GTTCTTGCTGCGTTCGTTAATTCTCTAAAATCATGTTGCGAATCATGATTGGCATCATAACCTTTATTAATCTGCCTTTGTCGTTCTTCGGCAATTAAATCAATTCCTTTTTTCATAATTAAACTCAGTTTATTCAGTGGTTACATAAATCTTATTATTTGCTGTATCTAAAAGCCAAGGCATAAGATGCTTAATAGCCTCTTTTCTTGTTAAAGCAGATTTATCAATTTTCCAATTCTTTATAAGTGGACTAAATAGACCAACGTCAAAGTATATGTCATATACTTCTGGTTCAGTTCCTTCTTCATATTGTCCTCTTGCCAATCTTCTTACAATTTTAATATTAGTCATAATCAATCTAAATTTAATATTCTAATGATGTCTTGCATCTTAGCTTTCACTGATAATTTATAGTTATCTCCACCAGTGTGGTCATATACCCATTTAAGAGCATCATAATAACCTCTATCATATTCATCCATAATCACAACAAATTTAATTCGTTCAAACGTATAATCATATCGTAAGTCGCATCAATAAGATTGTCATTGTCTGATTTAGTATGTAAATCATTTATGAGTGGATATGTAATATAGTTGTCATCAAGTACTATTATTGGTTTGCCGCCTTTAATTGCTGGCAGAACATCAATCAATGCTGCAAGACTCCAACAAGGGATAGTCCCCATAGAAGGTTCTCTACCTATCATAGGATAATGTCCTGTTATTCTGCCACCTAATGTGTGACTAAAGCAAAATCTCATATCCGCAGTTTCTATTGGAAGTATCTCTGCTAACTTCTTTGACTGTTCTAAATCTGTGTATGCTTTCATTTTACGTCAATAACTATTTTTTTAGTTTTTTCTTTATGCATTTTAATTGCCATTTCAGCATCATCAAGAGTATCGTAAATACCCGTTGTTATGGCATCTACGTTTTCAAAATTCCACCAGAATAAACCTAATATCTTTTTTTGGACTTCGTAATCTATCTGTCCATTAGGATATTCTCTTTTCACTATTCTATATTTTGCCATAGTTAAATTAAATTTTCAAGACTGTATTTAATAGCTGCTTCACAAGCATCTTCATAATCCCAATCAAAATCAGTATATCCTTGTCTTACATATTTGCATTCTTTATTAAGAATAGAATAACTATAATGATAATTACCATTAAGGTCTATACTTACCCTAATTTCAATAAAGATATTGTGAACTTCCCTCAACCACTTCATTGCCATTATAAGAGTTGGGGCAGCAAATACACCACTTCCGTATCCTTGATTACAACATTGAAATTCAACAAACTTATTTAAATTCAATGAGCCTCCATCATCATAATAACAAATGACTTTCTCATTAAACCCTTTCTCTTTGAGTAGTTTTGCAATTTCAAAACTTACATAATATTCTATAATTGTTGCCATCGTTATTTAATTAAGTTCTCAAGTGAATATTTTAATGCTACTTCACAAGCTTCTTCGTAAGAATCAAAATGCTGTAATGCTGGGATAATTCCCTTATCATCCTTATAATATATTCCTCTTCTTAATTGACGTACTTTTGATGGATCATCTTCACGTGACTTATATGTACTAATAAAAGGAATATATACTTTGACTCCTAGCATACCGACAGCTGGTTCAATATCAACATCAATATTATGCACTTCTCTCAGCCACTTCATTGCCATTTGGTGAGTTGGACGAGGATAAAATGGAGATACTTTTTTCCAACCGACAATAGGCTCACATACATTGCCTTCAGAATTATACCCATATCTGCCTTTATCATTAAACCCCTTTTCCTTCAAGAGTTTTGCAGTTTCAAAACTAACATAATCTTCTGTAATCATATTCTTTCCTTTCCTTTTAAATAAAATTGTTTTAACCATTTCTTAAAGTCTCGCTCTGAGGAATGTCTGTATGTGATTTTATTTCCATATTCCTTTTATTTTTCATTTGTTATTTTCCAACTGTAATCAGTTTCAAACCAATCTGGATTAACTGTTTTGAAGTTAGGTTTCTTATTGGGATATGCTTCTTTTAACAAATTAGTCATATCAGTCATAAATCTATTTTTCCATTTATTTTTATACTTTCGTCTGGTTCTAACCCTTCTTCTCTTGTTAATAAATGGAAGATAGTATGGTAGAATATTAGCGAGCAATTCCTCCCACCAGTATGCTTTATAGACTTTACAATTATTTAGTTTCATATATTCCTTTTGATGCTTCAATAGCTATAAATAAATCTTTACAATAATTTTTTCTTCCGTTGAGAACATGACAACTACGTGGAACTTCTCTACCTCCAAGTTTCTTGCATCGCATCACTTTCATAATTTTATTTCATTTGTAACCTATCAATTTCAGCAGCAATAAGCGATCCAGCTTTCGTCAATTCCCTAATTCTATCTTCTGGGCAAGGTTTCCACCAATCTTTACCCCAAGGCCAAAAATCAGGAACTCTTTCTTTTATTAAAGGGCAATAAGAGTAACGGCGGAGTTCGCTTGGTAAGGCATAACATACAGCGGCAAGAGCTAAAGAATCGTTAGTATGTTCTGCGTCATGCTCTTTTGTCCAACCTTCAACTTCAATTTGTCTTTGCCTTTCTTCAGCAATTAGTTCAATACCTGTTTTCATATTGTCAGTTTGGTTTTTAATTGTTGCCATAGTTATTCAAATTATCTAATCATTCCTTGTACGTGCCAAGAACTTTCATCAATATCCTGTTCATCTCTACCTCTTCTTCGTTGAGAATAACGCCCAGTATTTGTGTCATAATATACATCATAGACGCATCCTTCACCTGAGTCACGAAAACTTTTTATTAATTTTTTGATCATAGTTATTTTTCATTTACGTTATACATTCTTTCAGGTGCTTCTAACGCCAAACCAAGTGGTATAAGATCCCTGTAATCAAACATCTTTCTGTTAAGCCAATCAATGATTTCTTGTGAACTTATAATTAAATTCTTCCACTTTAATGCAGATGGCTGGTATTTCAAAGACATCAAATATTTTTTCTCTTCCTCTGTCATATCATCAATTGAACGGAGATATGGCTTAAAATCATCAACATGACAACATTCAGCGTCAGATAGAAATAAGACATTAGAAATACCTTTCACGGTGAAGATATCTTTATCTCCGTTGTATGTTATAATACCTTTCACTCCATACGGCAACCTTGTTGAAAGGTCTTTAAGTAGCAGTTCTTTGTATTCCTGTGTCATGTCAGTTCGGTTTTATTCATTTTCAATAAACTTCATTGTTTCTTTTGCTTATATTGTTTTTCTAATTCTTTAAGCCTTGGATAATCAACAACCCATCCGCAACATCCGTCACAGGGAACATAAGTGCCAAAGTATCTTGTGCAAACATATTCATATCCTCGTGGACGCTCCCTCCAAGGGCAAGCTTCCATTCTATCATTTATTTCTTCCTGTGTCATGACAGTTAAGTTTTATAAGGATTATTTTCTTCTGTTACTTTAATAGCAAGACCTTTTTCTATAAGTCCACGATAGTCTACATGTATTGAATTAAGATAATCAATAGACTCCACTGTATCATAATTATTAAATCCAGAAACCAACTCACCAAATTCATAATACCCCACCTCTGCAATATCACAAAGATCGTAGTATTTCTTCTTTTCTTCCTTAGTCATGCTTGACATTGGACGGAGATACGGTCTAAAGTTTTCAATAGCAACGGTTGCATAAAGTTGCGATGTGAGGACTAATACATGCCCCGACATAATATTAACTATTTTTACCCCGTAAGGCAACCTTGCGCTCAAATCCTTTAATACGAGTTCTTTATCTTTCTGATTCATTTTCAAACTTATTTTTAAGCTCTAAATATTTCTTATAGTCTATATCATTCTGCTCTTTCTTTGCTTCTTCTTTCCGCTTCTGAACCTTTCTCAAGTATTCCTCCATTTTATTTTTTGCAATAGCATTTAATTCTTCATCAGATAAAGTGAGATAAGAAGCATCGAAATAGCCTGTATGATGTTCGTGACCACCATAACTCCAATATTCATCACCTTCACATATTACTTCTTTATTCGAATCAGCCAATCTGAAATTATCAGCAAAGCCCAAATCGTAATAATCAGGATATTCATCGTATTTGGATAAAATGTTGCATACACGATCACAGTTTTTTTCGAATATCCTATAAAGTTTTGTGAACTCTTTTAATTCTTCCTGTTTCATAACCTATTCAATATTTTTTCTGATAACTTAATTAACTTATCCGTTCTCTTTAAGAATTCATTTGGATCGAAGCATTCCAAATCAAACACTATATCCTTTCGATTCTTACTGCCGTTCTCCTTCCAGAACTTCGCAAACGCAGCAGGACACTTTTCACAACGATGATCAATACGCTTGTCCTTCGGAACAAAAACGCCGCCACCAATATCTTCAAAACAATCAAACACCGTCTTCGGCGGCTGATAGTTGATACAATCCATACATGTGTACTTTGCCATATGATTTAATCGTTTTTAATTATTACTTTTTAAAATCCTGTTGCAAAGTTACAACTTTTATTTCAAATGAGAAAATTATTTCTGTTAAATTGTGTTAATAACGCTGCAGCCCTGCTGAATTCACCAACGATTACGCTATCGGATCCAAATCATAATGACCATATCCTAATCCTCATTCATACTTTTGAGAAAATGCCTTATCGCGTAAGCAACAACAACCACAATCAAAATGTTATATATACTAAACATGATCCTTAGAATTACAAAAAAATATTATCGCGCAAACGAAACATACAGCAATCGCAATACAAAGCATTATGCAACATTCAATGACAGACATAAAATTAAAATAATTTTATTTGCTATACATACCATTTTGGGCTTCTAACGCCAAACCTTTATCTATTATACCACTGAAATCGAAATGGTTTTTAAGTAGCCAATCAAGCTGCCTTTGCTTATCAAACATGTACAGCCCATCATGAGATAAACCATGACCGTCTTTAATGAATTTTCCAAACTCGGATAAATCTTCACTAACCAACGTCTTTAAACATTTACGTTCTTCATCATCCATCGAATCCATCGAACGCAAAAAACAACGAACATCAGATAACTCACAGGGAATACCATCAATTATCACATATACCTCACCATCATCAAAACCAATATGATCAATGCCGTCAACATTGCCAACTATACGATCACGACTGCCATAAGGAACACCATAACCAGATTCCTCCATGTAATAACCCTCACATACAACACCGTAAGGAATACGGGAACATAAATCCCTTAACAATAAATCCCTATCAATTCTTTCCATAATAAACAAAAATTAATTCGCGACGCAAAGATACTACTTTTAATCCATATAGAAAAATAAATAAATGACTTTTTAAGCAAAACATGAAAAAAAATATGTGAACAAACAATAAACAACTGGAGTTCGAACGAATAGATAAACAACTATAACTAACCAATTCCTGGAGTTCGATCTCTGAAAAGAAAAATAATATATTTCAACACAAGAATGATATACAATAAAGAAAAAAAATATTAAAATGACAGATAATTAACTGAAATACAAAAAATAATACATGATAACGAACACAAGAAATAATTCTAAATTATCTTGAAAAAATATTACAACATTATTAATAATGTTGAAGATCCAAAAATATAAGAACATAAGTAATTACTGGAGTTCGATACTTAGTGGGGAAAAGTGGGGGAAAAATAATAGAATTAATTTTAATCTGATTCCTGGAGTTCGCTTACGGGATCAAAGGTCCCCCTCGGTCCCCCTCTCCCGAACCCAAAAAATCGGCCCCTTTCCAAGGTCCGTTTCTGAGCCAATTCAGAACCCCCTCTACTGAATCGCGTCGTCTTTGCAGCTTCAGTAATGTCATTGACATTACCTACCGTTTACTTCTGTTTGCTTGGAGTAGTATCAATTTCCGTTTAACATTTGTTAACACTTTCGGTAGCAGAATCAGTACGTATTTCCGAACGAACTTCCGTATCCCTTTCCGCATTCCTTTCCGTATCGCAATAAAAATTCTTCGGTGACGATTTCGTTATCAGATATAAAATATGTCCGCACGTGCTGAATTTGATAATGTTTTTGGCATGATATGCGTAGGCACCATATATCATATACCTTCCATATATGCCATCAAATATTGGTCATTTAGGGGTGTTTCTGGGTGATCTGGTGATAATGTCACTGACATTACCCCCTGTTGCCCAGCGTTTTCGGCGTATAAACGTGCGTTTTGACATATTGTAAGCAAAAATTGCAGTTCACCTATCAAAATGACACCTCTTGCAAAAAAAGTTCCGAGGTTTTTCAAAAGTGTGTAAGCAAAGTCATCATTTTTGCTTACATAATGTCACTGACATTACTTACAGCATCAAGATTCTTGCTGTTCTGCCGCATCCTTATGTTAATATTTGTGAAATAGGAATTTACCTATTGCGTGTTTGCCATGAAGTTCGTAACTTTGCATAAGATAACATAAATAGTTTAACTAAAAAAGTAGATTCTTATGCACGCACTTATGTTGTATAAAAGTTTCAAGTTGCTGGTAATGCTTTTAATGGTTTTGGTGTTCATGTTCGGCATCATAGCGGCTGACAGCACATTCAGCATCAGTCCTCTGCTTGGATTCTCGCTGATATTCTTCCCTATGGCTGCGTTGGGAACGCTTGCGAGGAGCGGATGGCTCGATGACGTGTCGGACTTGCTCGATGAATTAAGTTCCGACATATTCGGTGAGTAAGAGTATTTTTTAATCTTGTATTTAATGGCGAACCCAAGCGGGTCGCCTTTTTTTTTGCTGACAACGACGTTCGTGCTCGTGCTTGCCCTTGTGTAATGTCACTGACATTACTTTGAGAGGTTCACGGTTTGATGTCATCGTATATACAGACATACGAAAAAAATTTGATATGGCAAAATTCCTTAACGTAAAAAATGTTAAAATCCTTGTTCACGTTTCTTAACACCTATTTAACAATTTTTGACATAAATAATTTTCTTAATGGCGGAAAAAGCGGGGACATTGCTTCGTAATGTCGATGACATTACTTGGATTGGTTCACGGGTTGATGAGCATCTCATTGGCTTCCATGTCCAATGGCGGAAATCGATGGACATTGCTTCGTAATGTCGCTGACATTACTTGGCAGGCGGAGGCACTGCTGCGTTGCCGTGCTGCGTGAAAAAAAGTTTTGCGGTTTAAGTTTTTTTAACACGGAAAATTTCGGTATGTCACGGAAAAGCCGTAACTTTGCACTATAAAACAAAAAGACAAGGATATATGTTAAAGAGCATCTGCATATCAAGGGGTTGCCCCTTTTACACCAAGCGGTCAGCGAAATACGGCAGTTTGTCGGATTGGATGCCTACTTACATCTGCGGAAAGTGCGGAAAGGCATTAAACGTGTTGTCGGAGTGTCCGCTTGACATAAAGAAGATATAGACATTTACGCATAATAGGTTTTAGGTTATTCGGAGTTCGGTCGCCCGTGAGGGTAGCCGAACTTTTTTGTTCATTGAACGTGTGCTGAAGACAAGACTTGTTGGTTTTCCAGGGAGTAATGTCAGTGACATTACAGACGGCGCGACGTGCATGAACATCTCTCGTTAAGGCAACGCTAAGGAACCTTTTTTCCATCGGGTAATGTCACTGACATTATGCCCGTAAGATTGACCGCCTTCATAGAGGTGGCTTCGGCAACCGAGGGGTTGTTTTTTCCAGTGAGTAATGTCGGTGACATTATTGTGAAGCCCTTCTGAGATTTGGGTTGTTCGTGTGAAAAAAAATTTCGGTTGTTTAATTTTTTTAACACTGAAAATTTTGCGGTGTCAGAAAAAAGCCGTAACTTTGCAACATCAACCAATAAATGTAACTGATATGAAATTTTTATTTAAGACATTCATCTGCCTCTTTCTCTTGGTGTTCGTTCTGCCTATGTTGTGGTTCGTTCTGAAAGAGTTGTTTTGGTTGTTCGGTATTTCGGTGGAGGGTATATTTGCCGCATTAGTAAGCATCTGCTCTGGCTTGTTCTGGATTTTAATAGTGGTGCTGATAGTCGCAGCGGTGGTGTGGATGCTATCAAATTTGTAAAGGAATCTTTATTTTGGGATAATTTGTGGTTGGGGTTCGCAGTGATGCGAGCCTCAACTTTTTTGTGGCAGGTACTCCGACAGGTACTTCTGCTTCTCGTCCAGAGTAATGTCGGTGACATTACAGAGCGATCCAAACTGGTTGTCTTGGAATTAAGTAAAGGTAGCGATTCGTTGGAAGATAAGGTCGTCTTCCATCTCGTGATCGGCGAGTAATGTCAATGACATTACACCACTGTCCGACACGGCGGAGTGGTCTGCCGTACAGATTGTTAAAAAATGTTAAATGGCTTAAAAAAGTTGCCCTCAGGCCTTGTTTATATCAAATATTTTCCGTAACTTTGCAACAGATTTAGGAAACAATAGTATTAACTTAAACCACTTACAATTATGAAAACTATCAGTAAGAATGATTTGGTAAAGTTGCTTGAAAGCACCACAACTGAGGAATTAACCATCATCAGCCGTTCTGAGGCAAAGATGAATAAGACGAACAACCCTTTCTACCATAAGGAAGGCAGTTCGTGGGTCGCTGACCATTTAGTTGAGAAAGAAGCGGAGAGCACCTATGATTTTGGCGGCTCTTATGAGAAGAGAGTGAATGAAGCACTTGTGGCTGACGGCTCTACTGCAACTTTTGAGAGCGAGGGTCTGAAATGGGGGTCCTGGCTCGTAAAGGGCAAAGTTATCGAGCACAACGGCAAGTTGTATGTACGTTGCTATGTGAAGAATGGTGTCGCCACTCGTTACTCTTATTTCGTGGACGGACGGCCTGCAACCGATAGCGAGTTGGAAAGCATTAAAGAATATAGTCCCGAACACAAGGAATCTGCAAAGCAGAGCGAGGCAGGCCTGTTGGTCGGCAAGCAGATTATCCCCAACAACGTGGATTTTGACAATATCGTGTCCATCAGTTTTGACGGAGAAGATTATGAGATTAGTTAGGTTTTCATATATGTAAGAATTGTTTCGTGGGATTGTTCCGCAAGGGGCAATCCCATTTTTTGTGTAAGGACGGATTAGTATCCGCCCTATTCGGTCGTCTTGTAATGTCAGCGACATTACCTCCTGTTGCGTTCTGTTTGCTTGGACAGTGACTTCTGCTATACTTTCCAGCGTTTAATGTCAGCGACATTACTTTGGATTTTTCCGCATGAATTTTTCCATTTTTTTCTTGGAAATTTTTCTTGAAACTTTTTTGATTTTTTTCCGAGATTTTCTTGGAAGTTTTTTACGAGAAATCGGTGATGGAAATCAACTCGAAACTGAGAGCTGAGTAATGTCACTGACATTACCTGCTGTCGGGCATCTGAAGATTTCGGTGGTCAATGCTGTGCGTTAAAGTTTGTTAATGACCTTAATTTCGTTTGTGTTTTTCTTGTATATGTCATAGGAAATCCGTAACTTTGTATCACAATTAAAAAGAATAATGAATTAAGGGATTTTTATTTTGCTCATATCAACATTTTTTGTCAGCGGTTGCTCGTGAGGGTAGCCGCTGATTTTTTTGTATAATTCTTTCCAGCAGAAGGAATCCCGTGATCTGGCGGTAATGTAACTGACATTAACTTCGCCGCGATGGATCTCGATTCCAAATATTTATCTGCGCACGACACGAGTTAATCCTCGCTATCTTGCCGATCCAATAATGTCACTGACATTAACAACTGTACAAGGCAGACGATTGTGCTGCCGTAGATTGGGTTGTCGCATGAACCTTCTCGTCAAGAGAGGATACAGCAGCAGTTCAGGATGTAATGTCACTGACATTATGATGACGCTTCACGGAATCCCTTGGTGAGCCGCTCCACACGTGCGGGTTCAGGATGTAATGTCGATGACATTACTCGGCTGGCACATCCTTTCTCTTCTGTTTATACCGTTTGTTAAATAATGTTAAATACCTTCATTTTGTCGTTAAATCCTTTGGATATGCCATAAAAATTCACTAACTTTGTACCACAATTCAAAAGAGTATTAACCAACAAAAAACAAATGGAATTATGAAGAATTTGGAAATTGGAATGAGTGTAATTGCAAAGTGCAATCTCTATCTGGATGAAGGTGTAATCACCGACATCATCACGAACGAAAACGGAACGTTCTGCAAGGTGGGTGTGAACTACTATCCCGAAAAGGATATAAAGGTAGTGAACGTGAAGAAGCAGCCCTGCGTGTATTTTGAGGAAATCAACGATATGCAGGATGATATTGTAAATGAGATAATCGGTCTTGTAAACAGGTTCGGTGTCAATGATGGGGAATCGTCCACACTTAAATTTGAATCGGATGTTGAAATGCCGAGAATCCTTTATCGCCACAAAGTTGTTGCAGTTCGGAGCGTGCAGGTTAGCGGAGATTTTGCAACAATCATCATTAAGAATGAGGTGTACCCTATGCTTCCGTCTAACATATCATTAAACGACACGTTGTCAGTATATTGGGCATTGTACAGGAAAGCATATCAATAATCGGCAGTAATGCCGCAAAAGTCGGTAGGACATCGGACATAAGTTCGGTGTCCTTTTTGCTTGTGTCAAGCGAACCCAAGAGAAGACCATCGATGCCTGTCGATCGATCCTGATCGGGATATAATGTCAGTGACATTACCACCAGATCACGCGATGGTAATTACTATGTCTTGCTGAGTACCAGGTATTACTGTGCAGCCAATCTGCACAGTTCCGAGCTGAGTAATGTCATTGACATTACAATGCTGTGAGGAAGCCAAGATGAGTTCATTGTATTCCTTGTATTTTTTCCAAGATTTTTCTTGAAATTTTTACTGAAAAAAATCTCAACTTTTCTTGTGTATTTTTCTTGGATTTTTTTTCATAAGTTTCCTAAGAAAACCTGCGGGAGATCGTTCGGTAATGTCAGTGACATTACTTCCCGCGACAGACTCGAACAACTCCTGTTACAACTAATGAGTGTTCAGATGGAACAGGTAAATTAATGTATTAACTTTCTGGTTAGCACCGTATCTATCTTATCACGAAAATGAGATGTAAAAATGTATATAACGTATTGATAATCAATGATTTGCAAAAGAAGGTAACAATAGCGTCAGGTAATGTCACTGACATTACTTCAACGCCTTCACGGGCGTATGAGCATTCCAATGTAGTTCGTTAAAGTTTGTTAATGACCTTAAATTTGTTTGCGTTTTATTTGGTAGGGTCAGCGAAAAATAGTAACTTTGTACCATAATTAAAGGAAGTATTAACCAATTAAAACTTAATGGAATTATGTCAGCGACCATTAGCAGCGTGATTGCATTTGTTGGAACACCAGCAAACATCGACAGGATGATGACTACCGCTGATTTCGTAGGTAATCTTGATTCATTCAAATTAAAGCGTGAGGCTGATAACATTCTTCTTGTGTTCGCTTACACACAACGTAAAGCACCAGAGTTCTTCGTTAAACTCTGCAAGGGTTGGTTCAACCTTGAATATGCGTACACATTGTCGTTCGACTATGACGGATTCGAGATTGTGTACTACAAGGAAATTGACGGAGAACCGCAAGATTTTGTAAACAGGTTTGATGAACTGCGGAATGAGTACGATGATTATGATGAATTGTACGATGCCTGTGATGCGGAATTGGCAAAGATAGTCAAGGCGTATGAGGGCAGAGTTAAATCGATTGCGTAGTATCTTTTTTTTCTATCATAGTATTTAGGTTATTGAGCATCAAGGGCTGGCTGTGAAGTTCGCTCTTGATTTTTTTTGTTCACAACCGACAGGTATTTAACACCGCTCAATCTCGTCGGTCGTCAGGTAATGTCGTTGACATTACAGCCTGAAAAGCAAACCTGCCATCAGAGTCCCATTGACGAAAAATGGATGCTATCCTCTCGAACCACATCCACTCTCCAAAAACAATTATGAAAAAACAGAAAAGAAATTCGGGTGATTATCCGCAATCACCCTTATATTTATTTTTGGAAAAAGCTTCAGCTTTTTTATCAACTTTTTTCCAAGATTTTTACGAAGAATTATTCCTGAATTTTCCAGCTGGATAATCCGAAGTAATGTCACTGACATTATGATGACGATCTCCAGAGAACTATCGACTCGAATAAATAGTGCGAACTCAAAAAGCAACCTCAATAATTACATGGGATATGTTTATCTTCTAACGGATGGCGAGTATTACAAGATAGGCGTGACGAGAGGGTCTATCGAAGGTCGTATAAAGAAGTTGCAGACAGGCAACGCCAACGAAATTAGCATGGTCGCTCACCACAGGACAAGCCACCCGTTCCGTATGGAGAAGATGCTTCACGCTCGTCATGCGATGTCGAGGGTCAGTAACGAATGGTTCAGTCTGTCACATGATGAGGTGAATGGATTCTTGGACGAGTGCCTGTATCTTGAAAACATCATCAAGTCACTTAAGTACAATCCGTTTTTCTCCGCAGTGTCTGAAGAGGAGGCACCCCAGTAGTAATGTCACTGACATTACGGAGCTGTTATGAATCGGTCACGTATGTCGGGTACGTATGGTCAGCGATGTGTTAAAGTGATTTCTTTAACAAAGATAATTTGAATATCGTAATTTTATATGGTGGGTTCGGTTGCATATGAAGTTCGCCGAACTCCAGAAGATGGATCAGCAAACCCGTCGTGAGCTGGTGTAATGTCATTGACATTCCTTTGCTGTATCCTCCTCAAGGGACTTCAATGCTTATCAGTATAATCCTGATGTTACCATCTTGTGATCAGGATGTAATGTCATTGACATTACTATCAGGATATGCGTCGATGAACCTGAGTTTAACGTATATGCTAAAGAATGTTATCATTGCATTCGTTTAACGTATTTTAACGTTTTAACGTTTGGTTGTTTCAAATAAAAGCCGTAACTTTGTACCGAATTACAAAAACATATAACAGTATGAAAACAAAAGGATGTACAGGAAAGTCTGGTCTAATGGGTGCAATACTGCGTGTGATGCAATACGGTGCTACCTGCACATCAGATAATGGTTCGATTGAAACTGGTTGTCGCAATTTACGACAGGATATTCGACAAGATTATTGTATAGATGATTGATTTTGAATAATTTAAGTTTGAAAATTTGAGTTGTGTTCGGCTGGCTGTGAAGTTCGCCGAACATTTTTTGTGTGTACAAACTCCACCTTGATGGATCCATTCCCGCTGGTGATCTGGTGTGTAATGTCAGTGACATTACTTGACTGGCGACGGATCCACGTATAACTGGGTTGTTCGCCACAAAAAAGCGAGTGCCCGAACTTTTCAGTCCGAGCACCTGCCGAAGTAAAATTATGAGCAGAGAAAGAAACTATCTTTTAATATCTGTCTTCAAATTCTGTTATTCCTGCATAGAGGTCATCATTAAGCAAGTAGTCGATGTTTTCCTCGATTGTAGGTTCGTCTTCCTGTGGGAAAAGGTCTTCTTCCTTTTTGCCCTTTTCGTTCACGATGATGTTCTCGCCGTTTTCAAACGTGTCATCCTCGAAAGATGTAACTACCCAACGCCATTGCTTTTTGCCGTTGATGATGATTTCGTGTGCTTCTGCGAAACATCCGTTAGAGAAAATTTTACGTGCCATAATGTTTTAGTTTTTTGTTGGTTAATACTATTGTTGTTTGTTTGATGATGCAAAGTTACGAACTTTCAAAATAATATCCAAATTTTTTTCCAACTTTTTTTGTTAAAAAATGTCAAGAAAATTTTCGGATTATATCCTGCATAAATTTGTCAGATAATCTTTGAGATACGGATAGAAATTTTTCGCACATTCTTCTGGTGTGTTTCCATTGACTGTAATTCCGCTGTCGCTGCTGCCTGCTGCATAGATTCCGTACTGTCCGTTCTCATAGTAGAACTCGACTGAAACTGTCTTCGATCCGCTGGTCAAGTCAAAGAGGCATTCACACTCTCTGAAATGCCTTACATCTTCATCCGATGCAATTTCCGCACAAGCCCTGTCCGCATCTTCTTCGTCTTGGAACAAGGAACGTTTTTGTGCCTGTTCAATAGCATCTTCATCATCCTTAAAGCATCCATATACGACAAACGAATATCCATCCTTGCCGATTACGTTGATTAAGTAATACTCCTTTTTCATATTTTTTGTTTTTTAATTGGTTAATACTTTTCAACATCAGTTGAGTGGAAATTTTCAATTTCGCATGATTCGACTTTGACAAATTCTTCATCTCCGTTGGCTGTGATTTCGATGCAATCTAAGATGTTATCTACACCTGCATCCTCATAACTATCTTCGACAATGGCGACAATGTTAAGTGTCACTTGAATGTTTACCTTTTTCATAATGCTTTGTTTTTTAATTGGTTAATACTCTTTTGAATTGTGGTACAAAGTTAGTGGTTTCCTGTGACATATCCAAAGGATTTCCCGACAAAATGAATGTGTTTAACATTATTTAACGAACTCCAGTGAATCCGACAGATCCTGATTTACCATCTCGCGATCAGGAGGTAATGTCATTGACATTACCTGATGGGCGACGCGTGCGATTGTACTCGTTGTCAGAATAAAAAAGAAAGGTTCAGTTGCGATGTACAACCGAACCCAACCCTGTAACGAAGTATATATAGTCCCTATGGGTTTATTTCATTAAAATATTTTAGAAGAAACAATTATCATATTTACAACTTTCATCTAATGTAATTTGTGCAAGGCTTTCACACTCATCATCACCCAAGCATAAGTTTGCATCCATTTCAGTATTGATTCCTACTCGTTCCAATCTTTCTGGGTGTTCAGCATTGTACCTACGGAAATATCCATTGGACTTTCTTGTGCGATTCCAAAATTTCTCTTTGCAATCCTTACAGCAAAAGGCTTGTTGATAAGACTTTTTGATAAATCTTTTATGACAAACTGGGCACTCAATTTCAGTGCCGACCTTTGCTGACTTATTATTCTTATATAAACCCATTGCTATATAGTTTTTTAATTCGGTACAAAGGTACGAATAATATTTGAAATAACAAAACGAATATCCATATTTCTTCATTGTGTTTACATTATTTAACTAAATGTAGCAAGCCTATGCTAACCAAGGATTGGATCCGTCGTCCATCAAGTAATGTCACTGACATTACAACAAGATCACCCAGAGATGATGAGGTTCCTTGGAGTTCGCATAATTGCATAAAAAAGACTCGAACCCAAGGGTATGGGTGCGAGCCTCCAACAAAAAATCTAAATGGCATATTAGTATTTCACTATCTCGTCTTTGTATGCGGTGACAGTATGCCCGTCTTCATCTTCAAGCATATACACGATGCCACCAAGCATATTGAGCGTGTTTTTGATTTCGATAATAGTATATGGTTTATCCATGTCGAAGTATCCATATGCTCCGAACTTGACTTTATCACCTACCTTAAATTCATTTGTTACCATTATTATACTGTTTTTATTTTTGATGATGCAAAGTTACGAATAATATTTGAACTGGCAAAATTATTTATGCTAAAAAATATTAACAGTATAACGATTCTTATCCTGATGATAACATCCTGCGATCAGGATGTAATGTCAGTGACATTACTTTCTGTCAGGCATCTGAAGATCTCGGCGGGTTGTGGCAGTAGGTTCAGATCGCCTTCGCCGTCTGTAATGTCAGTGACATTACCTACTGTCGGGCATCTGACGATTCTGAGATTAACGGTTGCGTTCCTGTCTGTGTTATGTTAATGAAAGTTAAGACGAGCCCAAGGAATCACTGGAGTTCGCCACAAAAAAAGTTCGGCTACCTGTCACAGGCAACCGAACTCCACTCGCTAAAAACTCACTAAAATGAAAATTAACATTTATGTATGAAACAAATTTATTCATATAGTATGTGATGCAGAGAGAACTTGATGGACTGGGCGATGTCTTGCTGCGTAGCCTGACACCTCTGGCATATTGCTTTCTTGTTAGCCTTGCATCTTGGCTTGCCGACGTAGCATCCCCTGCAAGATTCTTCATTGTTCTCAACGCATTCAAGATAAATCTTTTCATTTGAACCATCCACCGCTGATTGAACGTAGGAAATAATCTGTCCGATGTTGAAAGTTTCCATAATGTAAATGTTTTATTGGTTACTGGTATTTTGTTTCGACATATTCTAACTGAACATCGTTTCCTGTCTTCGTGTAGGTGGCTATGCACATCCTGCAAAGTCTATCAGACACGTTGCGATGAAACCTTCTGAACATGTAGCAACCCACGCATGTACGCTTCACTTTGGGAACGACCTTCATGTAAACTTGGTCACGTGTTCCGTCAGGATTATTCTGAATAACCGAGTGAATCGAACCGATGTTAAATGTATTATCCATTTGTCTATTTTTATAAGTTCTATGCAAAGGTACGAACTTCACATGACATATCCAAATATTTGGCGTTAAATAATGTGAAAATAAAAAACATTTTTTATTCTTGAATATCCTGTAGATCTGGATCAAAAAATATCACAAATTATTTTTGGTTTTTATTCATATTTTATTCCAGTTATCTTGCTGAAAATCAATCGGATACTTTACGAGGAGGGTACCCCTGAAGTAATGTCATTGACATTACCACAGATCACGAGATGGTAAATCAGGATCTGTCGGATTTCTGGAGTTCGCCTGATGTAAATAAAAAATGAGCACTCCCGTCATCACGACGAAAGTGCCCCACGCTAACACGAAAAATTACAAATGCCTATCTATTTTGAACCTTAATCTGTCATTTCAAAGAAGTAGTCACACGCTTCTTCGTTATTTTCATATTGCTTGTAGAACTCATCCTTCAACTTGTAAAAAAGGTCTGAGTAGAAATTCATGATTTCCTCCCTGTCTTCAATATCCTGATTGATGAGTTGATCATTTGCGAACGCCAGTAGGTTGACAGATACCACGATTTCCGTGAATGCCTTATAGTCATCCTTGTATTCATTAAGCAGCCTATTGCAGGTGTCGATTATTTTGTCGAACTTTTGGTGCGTTGTTCCGTTCCAGTCGCAGATTGCGAACGCCTCGCAGAACGAATGCTTAAGTTCCTTTCCTACAAGTTCATACTGGTCGCTGCACCATTTTTGAATGCCTGCTGCATAAGTGAAGACGTTTTTGAACTGCTGATTTAGTTTCATAATGCCATTTGTTTTAGTAGTTAATACTTTCTTTAACTGATGCAAAGGTACGAACTTTATTTATAACCACCAAAATATTTTCGTTAAACAACGTTAAACTGGTGAAATTAATTTCAAGGCAACCTCTGGAGTTCGGCAGTGTCCCGTGATCTGGAGGTAATGTCACTGACATTATTTTCAGGACGAGAAGGATCCTTAGCGTTGCCTTGGCAGAGATGTCCATGCACGTCGTGTCATCTGTAATGTCATTGACATTACTCCCTGGAAAAAGGATCCTTATCGTTATCTTGGCAACGAACTCCAAGAGATGACCATGCACGTCGCGCCGTCTGTAATGTCAATGACATTATTCCCTGATCCTCAGAGATGATGTCATCCGCATTCTTGTCAATAAGTCACAAAAAAAGGGCAGTCATTTCTGACTGTCCTTATTCCTGTTGCTGGAGTTCGTTCACCATCCGTACACCTTTGCGATATAAGGTCGCAGACTCCGAGTTGCCTTGCGAAACTGTTCTTCCGTTATACCATTATAAACGATTTTGTCAATAAGCCTCTCCGCTGTTTCCTTATCCTTTGCCACACGGTAAAGGTAGTGGTTTGTGCCGTCATGATGTGCAGCATCGCAGCGAACGTTGTACCTGTCGCAATACCAATGAACGTAGTCGCATTCCGAGTAAAGAATATCCTTCACGTTCGTTCCGATAATTCCTGCCCCGTTGTGTTTGCCGTTCCATAAACCCATATTTGCGAACACCACGATATACCCATCAACATTTATATTAAGGTTAAGGCGTTCACAGTTAAGTTGCTCTGACAAATCATCGCAGAAGAAGTCATACGAAAGTTCCTCATCTTCGTAACCATCGTTAATCATATTTTCCTTCCATTCGTCATAGGACTGGTTGTTATCCCAGATAGTCCAGATTTTCTTGTTGTTCTTTTTCATAAGGCATTTTGTTTTAATTTGTTAATACTTGTTTGTTTCTTAATCTGATGCAAAGGTACGAACTTTATTTGTAACCTCCAAAATATTTTAGTTAAACAATGTTAAATTCGTGAAAATAATTTGATCTGAACGAACGCCACGGAACCCTGATTGCTCATCCTGTGATCTGGCGGTAATGTCAGTGACATTACTTACTGTTTACATCTCGTGCTTGGGTACTGACCAAAGCCTTGGGTTCGCCTCCTTAATCAGGCTGTAATGTCAGTGACATTACTTGGCTGTCGCCTCCATTCTCCTCTGTCCCCTGTCGGTTCTTATGCACACAAGAAAAGGGGCGAACGAACTTAAAGCCCGTTGCCCCCTAACAACAAAAGAAGTATTAATAAAACAAAATGGTTATGCCTGTTTTTTGTACCGTTCCATAGTGGCGGTCATCCAGTTCACATCATTGATGTAGTCTTCCAACATATCCCATCCTGTCGTACCGATTCTGTTTTGGTATTTGTCAAGATAGAATCCAATCAATGAGTCGATTGTGTCGATGACCTGTGCGATATTGTCCACAACATCCTGACTGTATTCCCCGTCGTATGTTTCTGCACCCATTATAATATCAGCACCGTAACTCATGATGTCGCTGATGTTAGGAGTGTCACATCCACAGAAATCGATTATTTCTTGCTGGTGGCGTTCGCTGATTGAACTGAACTCTGGAATGAGATACAGAGCATAGTACGTAGTGTTCTGATCCGATGTCCATGCCGTTATGACATACCTGTAATCAAACCTGATGTCAGGATCGTCGTCATGATGATACACCTTCTTCGTGCGGAACGTTGTTTCTTCTTCTCCATCTTCCATTGAACTGATGCAGTCGAAATTTTTGTTGATGTCAAATTCGTTCTGTGAGTTGAACGTGATTCCAAATACTGTTGCCATAATCATTAATGTTTTTTGTTGGTTAATACTTTTGTTTCTTAATCTGGTGCAAAGGTACGGACAATATTTTAATTGGCAAAATTATTTTGGTTAAATGATGTTAAAACTCCAAAACTTTTTTCAGATTATTTTCATGATTATTACAGGAAACCATCTCAAAAATTAACGCAAAACTTTTCTCATAATAATATTTGAAAATGAACGGGTACAATATATATAAGCGAACTCCAGAGATCAGTCAACTATTCACGCTGAAGAGATGTATGCGCCTTCTTGAGGGCAAGTAATGTCATTGACATTACAGAACGCTAAAGAGATGAGGTTATATTTCTGTTATCTGGATTTCGCATATTTTATGAACTCCAAGATAAAAAACTGGCAGATCGCAATCCGCCTTCACGATCCGTGAGTAATGTCAATGACATTACCTTTTACTGCCAGCCAATCATCTTTCGTCTTGGAAATATCTGGAGTTCGCTTAACACTATTTAACTTAAATAATTTTGCGGTTTCATATATTATGCTTACCTTTGCACCTGAATTGTTTAATTAAAAAACGCATATACGAATATGAGGGAAAGATTTAACATCAAATACAGGAAACAAATTGAAGACAAATCTCTTCAAGTTGTTACTGGCGAAGGAAATCCTGTCGAGATTATCAAGTGGGATCTTCAATGTAACGAGTTTCCTATTGTTGCTGTCGTTCAGCACAATAATTCAGACACGGAAAGTGTTGAACGCTACACATTGGATGGCGATTACTATCCAGATAATACCTCTAAGTCTTTTGATCTCTGGGTGACTGACGAGGATGTGTTAATGAGGAAGAAGTTCTGGCACGCCGTTTCAGAATGTATGCATTCCGCCTACGGTCATGATGATGTTCCGTCTAATGATAGCATCTGCGAATGGACTGATGAACTGCTTAATATAGCAAGGGAAGTAATTGAGCATGAAGCCTCAACCAAATCATCAAAGCACCTGTGTTGCGACGACAAGGCTAACTGCACTGATGACGATGCAGTTGCAATAAACGAACTCCAAGCAACCCCTGTTAATACGGAGGCTCTTGAAGCATTGCCTAACTTTCATCCCTGTGACTGACATGGCTGGAAAAAAGAGTAACGGGCTTAAAAGGAAAGCAATGGAGTTCGCTAACGGAAAAAGCATATTCAACGACAAGTGGATCATTTTACGTGACAGTTACCTTGCTGGGGCGAACGACATCATTGACAAGGCTGAATCGTGGCTTAAAATGTTCGTAGGAAAACATGGGTTTCTATCGGATGACGAAATAAAAGATTTCAGAAATTCTATGCTGGATTAATCGCAGAAATAATTCAGGATTTTTTACAAAAATAAAACCAGATTTTTTTCCAAAAACTTTCTTGAAAAATCGGGCAGACTTTCTGCTCGGTTTTTTTGTGTTTTTTCTCAGAATCTTTTTCAGGAATCTTATGCGGGGTACCTGCCAAGTAATGTCATTGACATTACATCCTGATCACGAAGGCGAACTCCAGCGATCACTGGATCGTTAACTTATGTTAAACTGTGTTGCATGAAGTTCGCGTTAACACATTTTAACTAATTTAATTTGGTGGTTACAAATAAAGTTCGTAACTTTGCATCATCAAACAATTAAACATTACATATTATGAAACAAAGTGTACGTTACAATTCACGTTTGGGTTTTTTCCAGTTTTATAGAGGCGGATATGATCCTGAAACAGAACTTGGGATTGATCCTTATGATTATGATGCTGATCCCGTATCGACAGCAAAGGGATATTCACCTACTTATATAATGAAACGTAATGGGTGTATTATACATTGCTTTAATGATACGGAGCGTTTTAAGATAGGTCGGTTCTTTTTCGGCGACAAGTGGGATCATTCTTCCCATAATGAGGACATGGTTATTGATGGTGAGTGGATGCTTTTGTTTACAAGGGATGGAAGATCAGTATTTTACCATAAGGGTGATCCTGCACCAGAGGTCATAACTAAACACTGCAAGACAAGAAACAAATTCTATAAGGAATGGGTTAAGCCTTACACAGAATATGGTGAGAACCTACCTCCAGTTGATATTACTGGCTTCAAGTTCAAGAAGGATAAGGATTACATTATATGCCGTTGCGGTAATCCGTGTGAAATTATACCAGAGCATACTATAAATGTTGGTTTAAGCACAAACAGGTTTGGCGTGTATGATGATTTGTTTGCAGTTGGCGTGATCGATCTATCCAGTAGTTATGACTGGACTGATGCACAAAAGACAGAGTTTGCAAAACAGATTTCAGCATATAGGGAAAAGGTTGAAATGGAAAAAAGAGAACTGGAGGAACGAAAGCATACTGCTGGTTTCTGTTCTGTATGCGGTGAGCCTGCAAGTTATGTGATTGATCCATACGATGCCGATATAAATTGTATAACACATTACAGATTTCTTTGTGGCAGATGCTATAACGACTTGCTCGGAGATATTTAACTGATGTTTTTTCAAAAAAGCAAAGCGATTGACTAAAACTTAAATAAGGATTAATCATGAAAACTGAAACTTGGGTAGCCGTTGACGGACACGGTAATGAACGCATCTTTCCTGAGAAACCTTACAGGACTTTTCCGAACCTTCCTTTAGAAGTCAAGTGGGGCAGGATGTGGGAGATCTCCTGCATAGATGAAAAATACAGCAAAGGAACGATACTGCCGAAAGGAACGGTCAAGCAATGGACTGGAAATGAAATGACCTACGACAGCGAACCAGTAAGGATTCTTTAGTTAACAGCCGATTCTTCTAAATTGAAGGATCGGCTTTTTTATTGTTGCAACATATCCTGATGGCAGTCAAGACTGAAGTGCCTCGCCTGTCAAGTAATGTCATTGACATTACCGCCAGATCGCAGAAGGCGAACTCCATTGATCACTGGATCGTTAACTGATGTTAAATAAGATTCACTGGAGTTCGTGTTAACCTTGTTTAACTAATTTAATTTGCTGGTTACAAATATTATGTTTAACTTTGCAGAGTAAAAAGTTAAATCATTTATTATTGGGAGGAATAATTATGGCACAAAAAGAAAAACAACTTGTATTGATAGACCTTTCAGCAAGGTTGCCTTATGGAGTTAAAGTAGCAATAGAATATTCTAAAGGTAAATATACAGATGCTTATGATTTAAGAGAAATTGATAATTATGGCACGTCTGCATTAAAGAAACGAGTCACTGTTTGGCATTATGGTTTTTATAGTAGCGTAATTTCATATCCTCTTATTAATTGTAAACCCTATCTCCGACCCATGTCAAGCATGACGGAGGAGGAAAAAAAAGAGTTGAAAGAAATATGTTCTATCTATATTCCAGCAGATTCAAAGAATATTGGGTTTGAAGATTATGGGATATTAGTTTTTACACATCACCTTACTGATAACTCTTATAGTTTCAAATTAAACTTAAATGTTATTGATTGGCTTCTTTCCCATCATTTTGATTTTCGCAATCTTATTGAATTAGGTCTTGCTCTTGAAGCACCAGAAGGAATGTATTGATTACGAGATCATATCAGGTATAACTATCACAGGGAATAAAAAAGTTCAGGTTAAAGTATGTTAATTGCTTGCACATATCAAATATTATTCATACCTTTGCATAGAAAATAAAAAATATCATTAACTATTAAAACAAAAAATCTTATGAAAATTACATACATTATTTGGGATTGTTCAGACAGCGGCACTGTTCCAGATGACCTTCCTACAGAAGTAGAGGTATCTGATGATCTCACAGCGGATCAGATTGCTGATTATCTGACTGAAACATACGGTTGGTGCGTAGATTCATTCGCCATTCCTTTTAGACAGAACCTGAAACAGGATGATGAGAATAATGATGATGACAATATCCGTCAACAGGTGATCGATCTGTTCGCATCAAGCGGTTGGAATCTTTTCGGTAAGTTTGTAGATGAGGTTGCGGAAGCATTGGCTGATGAGATTGTCGCTGAATATAAGGAGGCTGGTGACGGCAACTTGCAGAAGGCAATTTCTTATGTCATACTTGACAAGTTTGACAAACTTTTCTGAAAAATAAAACAGGAATAATTATGGAAAATATTTTAAAGAAATATCTGAAAAGATTTCTAAAAAATTTTTTGAATAAAAATTCGAGAAGCGAGTATCAGAAAAACTATCTTTTCTACCGTTGGCTTGCATCCATTGCAGAGGATAAGAAACAGACTGAAAACATCTGCATCTATTTCGCATTGTGGATGACTAAAAACAATAAGCAGAATAGACAGTTCAATGATCTTTTCGTCATAGATGATGTGATATATCTTGTCACAGATCGGCCAGGAATCTGGATAGGCAAACGTGGCGAGGATATTGAAAGCCTCAACAAATATATTAACAGTAAATCCGATACTGAATACAGAATCAGGATCATAGAATCGACTGTCAATAACAGCAACTGGGTCAAAGTCAACCTTGCACTTTACACCATAGCGAATGATTATTAACATAGCCACAACACTTGACACGGATCGATCTCCATTAACTTGGGGATCGATTTTTTTGTTATATACGAACCTGATAAGTAGAAACTCAAATATCCTCGTCCCGCGTTGTAATGTCAATGACATTATTTCCTGTCGGTGAGTCGTCTTGGTCATCATAAATTATCTTGATCAAATTAACATTCTTTAACAAAATATATTTGGTAATGTCACATAAAGTCACTAACTTTGCACCAGTAATAACAAAAACATTAAAGACAATGGGATACAAAATCAACACTACATGGCGTAAGTTTCATGAGTCTGACATCAAGAAACTTAATGAGATACTTGATAGCGAGTACATGAATGACCTAAAGATTGGTCATGAAATCAACATCATGAGGAACTTTAACAAGGCATTTGATGAGGAGGTGAGTGCTTTTGACTTTGATATTGTGCTTAAATTCATGAAAGATAATGATTGGACATGGAGCAATGGATCAAAGGAGGAAATACCAACGAAGGAACAGATGATCGACAGTATGAGGGAACGGCTAAATCACGGTCTTTATGAAATCATCAAGAGAGGTAAGACTGAATACGGTTCTTTCAGCGGAGGAATAGTATTTGAAATGAGCATGATTGGAAATAAATGCTTTGTTGAAATATATTTCGACATCGCACATTTTGTTAAATGAGTAAATCAATCAGATTATGAAGACAATAGAAATAGACGGAAAGTTATACAAACTTACTGAAATAAAGCCAGAGAAGAAGGATCATATTCTTTTCACCCTTACCATGCCGAGGTTCAACACTTGGAACAACAGATGGACGGGCGAGGGTAGGAAATACACGAGATCATGCCGTGGATTCAGGTACGGCAAGAATATTTACCCTAAATTGAACGAGGGTAACTTTCAACATGACTTTGGCGACGGATGGGTGGCAAACGTAAATGTAAGGCTTGTCACGAAATCAGAGTCTAAAGAGGCTGACAAGAAATCCGAAGGCTTCTTGGGATATGACTGGATGATCGATCAACTTAAAGAAACTGGAGAGATTACTAATTAACATATAAAAAAACAAAAAGCATTATGACTACTTACGAAAAATTATCAGCGATCATCAACAATGAAAATATTGACAACTGTTTCTTCAACCTGTATGACAGATGGCGTGATGAAAGCCAGTACGAGGACATCAATGAATACGGCAAGGTGATCTTCAATTCAATCAACAAGAATTTTCCAGACTATGGCATTCAACTTGTTTCATCGACAAAACGTCCTTTCGGAGTGAAGATCAAACTCGATGGCAAGGTATTCCATATCAACATCAAACTGAAAGGACAGTATGCCTGTCTTGCAGTCAAGGCTTGCTGACAAACATACATAACATGAAATGGGATCGATCCAGAACATAATGGATCGATCCTTTTTTATTTTTGTTCATGGCGGACGAGTATGCTGAAGTTAATAGCCAGAAAAGTAATGTCAATGACATTACTCCATGTCGGTGAGTCGTCTTGGTCATCAGAAATTATCTTGATCAAATTAACATTCTTTAACGAAATATATTTGGTAGTTTCAAATAATAGTCGTACCTTTGCATCATCAAACAAAAAACAATATAATTATGAAGATAGGTAACAAGACATTTCGCATCGTAAAGAAGACGTTCGCTGATGGTCACAGCGAATATCATGCAGAAGAACTTTTTCTGAATCTTTGGTTATTTAAGATATGGATAGAATATGTTTATGATGATCGTGATTACGGTTACGGAACGTTACTGTGCAAGTATAGGTTTCCGACATATTATGAATGTGTTGACTACCTGACGAAAGACGTTAACGAGAAGATGGAACACTGGAAAAAGAGTAGATTAATATCAAAGAACATATATTATTAACATAATACAAGATCACTATGCCACCAAAACATCTATGGGATGAATACATCACCAACGTGCCAAGATCCAGCAACGGGTTCCCGACAATGACATATCAGGAATACCACAGGATGCAGAGGGCGAACTCCAGAAGATGCTGAAATTATTTTCACCAGTTTAACATCATTTAACTAAAATAATTTGGTGATGTCAGAATAAGTACGTAACTTTGCAATGAATTAAAAAAATAAGTAATCATAAAAAACAACGACTATGGCAAAGAGAAAATATGTACGTTACACGCTTCACGCTGATTTCGGCAACATACAGGAACAGTTTGAAGATTATCGTGAGGCGTTCAAACGTTACCGACTGACTGAATCACCGAAGACTCTCTACGCATTCAACGAACAGGGGGACATATCAGTAATATTCTCAAAAGGATAAACAACTAAAAACAAATATGAATTATGAAGAAGATTGGTTTGACATCAGGCAAGGAAAACAAGAAACTTTCCTTCATCAACGAAGTCGTTAGGGATTGTGGAAGCGTTCAACTTTCAGCCGCTTGCGGAAAGTACTACGCCCTGACAGACAACGGCAAGACAATAGTCGCACTCTCATTCGAGGGCAGGAACGGCTACGGAACAGCATCACTCTGCAAACTGCCTCAAAAGGTAATTGATGCAATATACCATGATCTATATCAGGATTTCGCATGAAAAGTGTTAGCATATACGATTTAACGGGAACTCCAGAAATAGAACTTGCAAGGGAACTCGTCGAAAACAAAAGGGTTGAACGTTCGTTCGGTCTGGAAGGCAACAGGTGCAGGTTCTATGCTTGGCTTGAAGGGGATGATGTGGATGTGTGTTTCATGAAGGGGATCAGGAAATCCTATCATCTGTCCCATGGGGATGATGTTCGTTCGCCAGAGAATGCGTACTATCCTTTGATGACAGGCATATCGCTTTCAGCGCAATTACTTTTTCCAGAAATAGAATTAACTTATAAAGACATTTGAAGCATGAAGGAATTTATTAAAGACATCAAGTTAGAGAATCCTGTGGATGACGGAAAGGGGTTCAAGGCGAACACAATCCGTATCGAGGTTAAACACAATATTGGCGGTCACTCTGTTTTCAGCGATGCGATCCAGAGGCGTGGCATCACATGCTATGTCACACCTATAAACATCAAGGAGCACAGTTACAGCGTTATGTATGACGGTAAGATGGAGCATCAGGGATATTACGTTTTCCTGAAAGAAGTAGGCAGGCGTTCGGAGAAGCAGATGCAGAAGTTTGCGGATGCTATTTTCCAACAGGCGGATGAAATAGCAAACAGGTTCATATCTGGCGAACTCCAGAAGTCGGCGAAATTAATCCTCGAACAGGCACAGAATGTATGTTAAGTAAATGAAGAAGGTGCTTCCTTCCATGATGACTAAAGAATGACCTTTTTGTCTTGATTATATTTTTTACTAAAGTTGTTTGCAGGGATTGCCCGTGAGGGTAGTCCCTGTTTTTTTGTTAACATCATTTAACATTTTTTAACACCAGGATCTGGCACGCGTCGCCAGCCAAGTAATGTCATTGACATTACCAACAGATCAGGGACACTGCCGAACTCCAGAAGTGCATATATGTCCAAGTAAATCCATGACCAAGATGCTTTCACGGATCCAGAAGTAATGTCATTGACATTACCAACAGTTCAAGGAGGTGAACCCAAGGCTTTGACCAGTACCCAAGGAAGGGGGTACCCCCAGTAAGTAATGTCATTGACATTACCTGATGACCGACGCGTGCATCATCATCTGCCGAAGTATGTTAACAAATGTTAATGGCGAACTCCAGAAATTAATTTGATCCTGAATTATAATATAAGGTAATGACGTGATGTCTGGAGTTCACATTTATCATATTAGGAAATAAATTGTCCTTCTCATATACATTTCATATAAATCCTGTTTCGATTTAACATTTTTTAGGAAAAAAGATTTGGTGGTTACGGATGGAGTTCGTAACTTTGTATCAGATTAAAAACAAAAGTAATACAGCAATGAAAGGAGAAATGAATTATGTCAACAGTATGTTACATACCAGCGTTCAACGAACTGATAGACGCATACGAATGTATGCAGGATTACCGCTACCCCATTTACAAGGCGGTGAATGACATCCATGATTTGATGAACCAGCATCGGGAGTTCGTCAGGATGTTCTCTGGCGAGGAAAGTGACAGGGAGAAGATGTTCAAGGTCTTTATGGATCTTCTCAACAAGACGATCAAGGAAACCTTATGTGAGGAAAAGGATTTCCCACTCTACAAGATAATGCGTGACGATTACATATTCTTCACGAGGTGGAGCAAGGAGTTCTTCGACCATTTCTGCATGGAGTACAGCAGGATTGACTGGATCGGCTGAAGCCAGTGATTCAATGACAGGATTTCATCATCTAAAGTTCATCATGGCAATATGGGTAAGGCACTCATATAATCTGTGTAGTGTGTCAAGAAAAATCTCATGTATTTCCATAGGATGATGTGATCGGTGGCGTTCGCTTACTGAATTTGCATTATTATTTTTTTCAAAAAATTTTCCAGATTATTTTCCAGAATTTTTTCCAAAAAATATTTTCATTATTTTCACAAAAATTAACATGGAAAATTTTGCTGTTTCAAATAAAGTCAGTAACTTTGCATCACCAAACAGAAAACAATATGGATAGACAGGAATTAATGAATTTACGAAATGAAGCCTACAACGTTGGAATCAGGTGGATGGAAGAGCACAGGAATGATCAAACAACGCTTAAAGGCTACATAAATCTTCTTCTCAACCAGTTTTATTACGGTGTTGAGCCAAAAAACGAACTCCTGATGTGCCTGATGGCTCATGGGATAATGGATAAGAAACAATTAACAAAGAACAAATAAAGTTATGGCACACAGATTTAATGAAGGCGATAAGATCGCCATGATAACTGATAAAACAGTTACGTTCCATACAATATCAGCGGTGAACGACACGTTCTATTCTTTCACGGATGGCAGTTCGGCAGAAATCGCCGCCTTGGATAAAAACGATACGCTTTTGGTTGGCAGCAGGCATTGCCATTACCACAAGTTCAACCTGTATGACATTATCGTCACCAATGATGGAATCGAACCACGGGAGATCGTCAAGATTACAGGCAGGTCAAACGCAAATTATTTCTCTGACGATTTCGCCGAAACGTGCAAGTGCATGGAAGTCAACGAATGTGAAAGCAAATTCCACAAGTGGACAATCAATGATGCAAGGCACGGGGATTTCATCACTGATAATGACGGTGTTTTCATATTCAACAAGATGAATGGTGACAAGGTTACAACGCTCGCAGAATATTACAGACCAAACGACGAACTCATGTTCGAGCCTTGCAACAACTTTGCGAACTTGGATGAATCTGATGACATGCGACCATCAACGTCAGAGGAAATAATGGAGTTCATGAACGCAGTCGATGCAAACGGGCTTGTTCTTGACGAAAAGACGATGACACTATCGGAAATACCGCCTACTTTCAACTACACGGTTACTGACATAACGATGGAGCAGGCGAAGTTGATAGATGATCTTGTCAACTCTTGGAAGCAACATTCTTGATTTACATATTAAATTTCTTTTTTCGTATTGCTTGGCGGGATCGATCCTTCGGGGTTGATCCCTTTTTGTGTTGTAACGCCAGATTATCACCAGAATCGTAGGATGCTGCCTGCCAAGTAATGTCATTGACATTACCGCCAGATCACAGGAGGCGAACTCCAGAAGTCACAGTATTATTAACTGATGTTAAATAAGGTTCACTGAAGTTCGTGTTAACACCTTTTAACTAAAATAATTTGGTTATGTCATATAAAGTCCGTACCTTTGCACTATAATAAAATAACATTATTAAATATTGAATTATGAGAACAGACGTTTCCGCCGTTTTAGGCACATCACATCACGGCTTGACTATCTTTGCATCAACTGATGAAATCAGAAGCAAGTTGGGTCTTGAACCTAATTACTACAAGCCAGATGATTATGGTAACAAATCGACAAGGGAATGGGATGTCATCAGTGATGACAACCTTCGGTTCACTATCTATGACTGGAAGGAGTATAGTTACTTTGATGACGATGAGGCTATTGAATGGCATGTCGGCACAAGATCAAATGATGATCAGGAAAAGGTCAGGGAATTACTCAACACGCTTTGTCTTAAATAAAATGGTTTAACATCATTTAACTAAAATAATTTGGTGATGTCATATAATAGTCGTAACTTTGCACTGTAATCAAAAAACAAAAAGCATTATGAATAAATTTGAAAAGATAAAGTCGATTCTGCAATCACACAGTGCAAGGATGGTTAACCTTCCGTACCTGATCGATCTCGCATCATACACGGATGATGAATGTTCAGTCGCCAATACGGTTGAAATCATCAATGGTATTTTATACTGCTATGATTATAGGGACATCGATTTTGATGACGAAATCGATCCTATCTACAAGATAGAGGATCTTCCAGATAACATTCAGGGTGACATTCTGACGGCATTAAAGGCTAAACTTGAACGATCCATGTATTGACAATATAAAGCATAAAGCATTATGAGTTACAAGATTATAGGACAGACCAACCCTTACATTGCACAGAGGGACATACATTTCAACGGCAAGACAACTATCACACTTGCAAAGGGAATGACATTGAAGGATGCACAAAATCTACTGCTTCGTTTCTTCAATGAGGACTATGACACATCATTCAACAACTGGGGGCTTGTCAGATGTTGGAAACCTTATTTCACGTCAACACAGGATGACGGAACGAGATCCTATGAATACGACAGCCGTTACTACTCCATTGTCGAGGAGGATGATGAGGAAAACAATTATTAACAATTAAAAAACGTAAACATTGTGGCATGGATTAAAATTGACTGGCCAGAAAGCCAAGACCTTTCCAATCTATTTGAAGAAGAAGGCTACGACGACAATGTGATCGCCACGGCAGAATCAGGCAGTTATCTCGTCAATGAGGACTGGCTTGAAGAAGTGAACAGCCAATACGAGTAAGAAAACAAAACCGAACAATGAATAAGGATGATCCTAAAAACTGAATCATCCTTATTTTTGATCAATCATTCACTGTGGCAGAAGCAAGACACTACCGTCTGTGAAAAAATAATTTATATCCTGTATGACAGCGAGTGAAAAAAGATCGATCCAGTTAACATTCTTTAACTAAAATAATTTGGTTATGTCATATAAAGTCCGTAACTTTGCATCATCAAAATAAAAAATAGTATTAACCAACAAAAAACATTACGATTATGGGTTACACGCATTATTGGAAGTTCACAATGAATCCAAAGGACATCAAGGATGGTGAAACGAAGTTCAAGAAAGCAGTCAAACTGCTTAAAAAGTGCCTCGCAAAGTTACCTGAAAGGGTTGAAACTGATGTGTACGACAGCGAAAAGATGAAGTACGTTAAGGAACTGATCCCGTTGAGGCTCGCAGGCGGAATGGGTACAGGCGAACCAGAGTTCAGCGACACAAAGGTGTGGTTCAACGGCTACGATGACGGCGTTAACGATTTTTCTCACGAAACGTGCGCAATCCTTTTGGATGATCCAGAAGATTACAGTTTCAATTTCTGCAAGACCGCTGAAAAGCCTTATGATGTGGCTGTGTGCCTCACGCTTCTCTGCTTTAAGAAGGCGTTCGGCGATGATTTCAACTATTCATCCGACGGCATGGAAACCGAGAACGAGGGCTGGGTGAATGCACACAGGATTTTCGACAGAGTTCGTTAACAACATTTAACTGAAATTGTTTGGTGGTGTAAAACATTATGCTTAACTTTGCACCACCAAACAATAAATAACAGCAACATGGAAGAACTAAAGACATTCATCACCGACATTCTCAATAGGGTAGGGCTTGGGGTTGAAGGAAACATCAACAGTTACAACATCGAAACTGCACAGAACCTTTTCACCGACTACAATATAGAGATAGACGGAAACATAGTCCGCTTCTCCAAAGACGGAAAGAATATCCTGTCAATCATCTACACGACGAACGACAAGGGAGTAATAAAGAATATTAAAATACAACAGGCATGACAAGTACATTTGACATACAGCGGCTTGAGGATCTTATGAATGACATAACATCAAGGATCATCAACTATAACGGAACGGAGGATCTCAACTCAATGGTTGATTTCCACGGAAGTGACATCGACATCGAAGATGCGTTCGGAAACACCCACAGGCTAAACCACGTTTGGCTGACTGGCAACGGGAATATTGTCGTTAATGTAGATGACGGGGAAGAAATATTCGCCAACAAACTTGACGAAGTCGAACTCCAGAGAATCCTGCAAGCCATTAATGACCAACATGACGAAATTGAACTCCAGAAAACCCTGCAAGCATTTAAGGGAAACGGAAATCCATCAAAGGAAACGTTTTTCAGGGTAACTTTCCGTTCGGAAGTAACGATTAAGGGGCGTTCGCTTGAAGATGCGAAGTTGAAGTTTGAATACATGAGTCTGTATGATCCAAATTCAGGATGCCAGTACGTTGAAACCACATCGGTAGAGGATATTGACACAAATGAAGACCTGACGGATCAATGGCAGGACATCAACGTTTGAAAAATTATTATACACAAAAGTTTAACATTTTTTATAATATCTTATTTTGGTTCGGTCACCTTTTACAGGTAGCCGAACCTTTTTTGTGTGCGAACTCCAGATAACAGAAATATAACCTCATCTGTTTGGAGTTCGGTAATGTCAATGACATTACTTAACGGGCGAACTGGGGCGAACTCCAGAAATTAATTTGATCCGATTAACATTGTTTAACTAAAATAATTTGGTGATGTCAAAATAAGTTCGTAACTTTGCATCATCAAAATAAAAGGAAACTATATACAATTATATCCAAAACGTCAAAGTAGGTATGGAAAATAATATTACAGTAAAAAAAGGTAAATCATACATTTGTATAGAGAACTGGAAAAAATTAGGCACATCATTTACAAAAGGTAAAATATATGTTTGCCATAAAGATGGATGTATGTATGATGATTTCGGAGAAGAGAAAGCATCAGTAGGCAAGTTATTCCGTCTTGCAACAAAAGAAGAAATAAAAAGGTCAAATAGTATATAATTACCAAATAAAAAATAGTATCAACCAACAAAAACAAAAAGCAGTATGAAAAAAGTATTTGTATTAGTGGAGAATTTCGTCAACGACCTTTCAGGTGATGTGGTCAACATCGTTGTCGGTGTGTACGGCAGCGAGAAGGATGCGCAGAATGAACTCCACAAGATGGCGGAGAAATATAAAAAGGAGCCGTTTTCGCTCTGGGATCCAGAATGTGATCAGTTCGAGGATTTCATTGATACACCGAACATGTTTTCATGCTGGCGTTCTGGCGAGTATAATAATGAGCACTACACGTTGACCGTGCATAAGGCTGATTTCAGCGAGCAGTGTTCGGGGTTCAATGTCGGCGACTATGTTACCGCTACTCCTGATTCGTTCAAGCATGTTTTCGATAACAGGAACGTATGGCGAATCGTTAGGATCGGCGGAGTTGACTGTAAACCTTTCGGTGCGGTTAACATCCATGACAATTCAAAGGAACCAATTCTGTTCAACTTTTCGGCTGACGAACTGATGAAGGTGAACGTATGTTACCGTGTTGATTTCAGCGTAGAAGATGATCCAGATTTCATTCCAGATTCAGAGTACATCTATGCTGGCCGCGACGATGAAGCACTTGAAGTTGCGAAGAAGATGGCGGCGGATGGTGTAGATTATGCGGATGCAGGTCACATCAATACAGAGATCAGCGAGGTCGTTCTGGTTGATGAAACGCAGGAATGCTATCCTGATTTGAAGACCATCTACTATTAGGGAAATTCTTTTATTCATTTTTGTGTTTATGTGCGAGGGGGATCGATTTGGTTCGATCCCTTTCTTCATGCGCTGATGGAATATGTTAACGAATGTTAACACCAGGAGGACAACTCTGGTAATGTCAATGACATTACTTGAAATTCGCCGCTGGTGCGTTTTTTAATCGACACCTGTGCAACTTACAGCCTCAACAAATAAAACGCAGCAGAGAGCGAATTTGGCGGCAAAAAATTAATTTTAATAAAGTTTAACATATTATTTTGATCGAACTCCAGAAATTGCCTTGAATTTTTTCTTGAATTTTTTCTTGAATTTTTTCTGGAAATGTTTTTCAGATTTTTTTCCTGAAAACTTTTTTGATCCAATTCACATTCTTTAACTAAAATAATTTGGTGATGTCAGAATAAGTTCGTAACTTTGCACCATCAAACAAATAAACAATAGTATTAACCAACAAAAAACATTATCATTATGAGGATTTCAAACATTAAATGGGAAACAGACGGTGAACAGGTCGATCTTCCAACTGAAGTTGAAGTTCCCGACACACTGGATGAATTTGAGGTAGCCGATTATCTTTCAGATAATTACGGATGGCTCGTTGAATCTTTCGAGTTCGGTGACAACAATCCGAACGATGATGTCAGCGGTGATAACAAGGTTGCCGTGTTTAACCGTGATTACTTTAAAAAGAGTGATGTAATGAAAATGACGAAAGAACAGGTTATCAAGGCTGTAAGACAAAGTGAAGGTCGTGCATCCCTTTATCCTTTTCACGTTTTAGAGAGATTACACAACGATGACGGAACCGCTTTCAGCGGATGTTACATAAGATTATTGACAAAATGAGATACAGGCTTCATTACATAGATTTCCACAGCGAGAAGTATCTTGATGGTCGTGCCCGTCACAAGGTGTACATGGATTTCAAGACACTTTCGGAGGCAAGGGGGTATCTGTCCTTGCTTGGTGAAATCGAAGAAGGATGGATCGAGGATTTAGTAAATCATAAAAAAGTGATTTTATAATGGAAAAACGCAATAAGTTTGTAGTATTGTACGATTCATGTTTCACTCCTGATTTCAGGTTCGGAAAGGTGGAACGCCACAAGGATCTGGTTAATGACGAAGAGGAACGAAATGTTCTTGGCGGCGGCATGTTCAGCGTTGATTTGCCTAACAAGGAAATCATCATGTTCGGTAGTTCGGCGGATTACGGTAATGTGAATAATCTGGCGATCCTTGTTTGCAATTTCAAGAAAAGGGTTCTGTTTGGCGTTCGCCATTTCTATTGGGAGCAGACTGGAACGGATGTGAACATGGACAGGTTCAATATTGTTGTAAAGGATATGCAGGGCGGTCAGGTTAAGGTTTGATTAACATCATTTAACTAAAATAATTTGGTTATGTCAAATATTATTCTTAACTTTGCACCGTGATTAAAAAACAATAGTATCAACCGCCAAAAACAAAAGACAATGAAGGAGAAAACTAAACTGATGATGGGTGACATACTTAACTCATACAAGGATTTGAGGAAAGAAACGGTGAACATGATAACTCACATCTGCCTGAATGAAATTGATTCTGGCGACTGTTCAGACGTTATGGAGTATGATGTGAATTTGCGAACGCCAGTTGCAACGATTATAAACGGCAAGATTGTTCCCGTAACTGGTCTGCATGTATGGAGTCCTGTTTTTGAAGACGGGATCGATCCTGACAGTACATGTATATTTTTGCGACCAAAGTGTATTGAAGAACTACTTATAGATTCTCTTTCTGTTGATTCGCTTTTGGAGATTCTTAACGCATTATACGAAACAATTAAAAACAAACAGGCATGAAGACAATTAACACTATTTACGGTGATGTGAAGATCAATCCTCACTTTAACGGCAGCGAACAAGGCGGTTATTATGTTTATGATTCGTTTGATCAGTTCTTGGGTGATTGCCCGAACGCCCAGTATATTGATGATGACAGCATCGACGAACATCTTTCCGACATATCGGACATGATAACTGATGCCATTGATGAAGGTTTGCTTTCTATACCTGATTCGGATAAAAGCAAGGTATGGGTTCTCAACGTTCTTGAAAGTTACGCTGGATTCCCACCTACTGCGAAAGCGACTGTTTACGGTAGCAGGGAAAAGGTGATAGAGGCAAAGAATGATGCGATCCACTCCATCATAGACACGTTCGTTAAAAACGGCGACAAGTACGAACACGAACTTTTGGATGAAGAAGGCATTTCTGAAATACGTTCGTGTGATGGCGGTGCTTATGCCTGTGTAACTTATGCCGAAAAGGAAATACATTAATTATTTTTTTAAGTTTTTTTATAATCGAATCGAATTTTACGAGAGCCAGATTGCCCGTGAGGGTAGTCTGGCATTTTTTTTGCATGTTCACGGCAGTCGCCCGTTGAAGGCAGTTCGGTAATGTCATTGACATTACTTGCCACCAAGGAGGCGAACTCCATAAGTCGTCTTATCGTTAACGGATGTTAAATAGTGTTGTATGAAGTTCGTATTAACATTGTTTAACAAAAATAATTTGGTCATGTCAAAATAAGTACGTAACTTTGCAGCAATAAATAAAAACATTATAATCGTACCGCATGGAATTGGCGATTTTTCAAACGATTTTCAAAATGTAATAGATTATGACAAAAAAAGAATTAATCATTTCGCAGGTGAACAAACTTGCTCAAAAGAATGCCACAGGAACAATTAAGATGTGGTACGGTGATGAACTCATTGGTGCATATCAGTTGCCAGATGAAGGTACGCTTGATTCATTGCGACCTGATGACTGGATTAAGGAAAACCTCGATTTCGAGATTGATTTTAAGGAAAGGAAAATTTCCAACGTTCGCATAACATTCGAGAAATAAAAACAGGTATCAACCAACAAAAACAAAAGCAATTATGGGACAATATTACAGGGCGGTGATCCTTAAGCCGAACTACAAGGATGAAGAAAGCATCATCATGGCTACCATTTCGCCTTACGATTTCGGCAACATGGCGAAGATGATGGAGCACTCTTATGTCGGCAATTATTATGTCATGGCTGCATTGAGAATGATTGATTTGTATGATACGGAAAAGACTGGCGTTCCCTTCGTTTGGTGCGGAGATTACGCTGATCGGATCGGCACTGCACATCATCGTCTTACGAAGAAGGATGACAGCGGCGTTGATGTGTACGACGAGGCAGATGTTTTCATTTACGGAAATTCTGATGACAGCAAGACACCAGAATATAATGAACTCTGTGATCGTGTAAGTGATTTTCAGGATTTCAAATACAAGTATGCAATCAACCACACAAAGAAGCAGTATGTTGAGTTTCCTGATGAAGATCCTGACAAGTGGATCATTCACCCACTACCCATCTTGTGTTCGTTCGGTAACGGAAGGGGAGGCGGTGATTATTGTACAGATGTAACAATAGATGGCAAACTCAAGACGAAGCCAAACGCAAAGTATGTCGGCAAATGGGCTTTCGATAACATTTCCGTTGCGGAATCAGTAGAGGGTCTTGAAGGTTACAAACGTTGCTGCTGGAACATTGAATATGAAGATTGATAAAGTGTGATATATTTCGCTCATGGTCTGGGGGTCGATCCTGTTTGGGGTCGATCCCTTTTTATGTGCCTGATTGAATATGTTAACGAATGTGAAAGCGCGGGTGCGGTGTTTGGTAATGTCATTGACATTACTGATGACGAACGCCAGCGGTTGTAGTTCGTTTTTGTGAATTTTTGTAAATTTATTTTTGTAAAATTTACTGAATTTTATTTTGGAAAAAGAAATAGGGATTTTCCTATTTTTTATTTCATGGAAAAATTGTAACTTTGCAACGTGTTTTTCATGGTATTAAATTATTAGATTTTTTGACGGGTCGAGTCTGTTGTGAAACAGGTTCGATCCTATTTTTATTGTGTTAACATCATTTAACTAAAATAATTTGGTGGATTCAAAATAAGTCCGTAACTTTGTATCATCAAAATAAAAAATAATATTAACCAACAAAAAACATTTATGAGAAGAAGAATATCTAAACTGCCGAAGTTCGCCGTGTATGATTTCACTGACATATTCGGTAAGAAAGTGTTTCACAAGAACACGAGGCGTTACATCGTGGATAAGATTTGGGTTTATTCAGAACCTTTGAGCGAGGATTATCAAAGTTAAAAACATATAGTATTATGATGCCAATAGCAATGACACCGATTTTCCGTGTGGTCTTCTCTACCCCACGGGAATATTCGCCAGTAACTTACTGGACACCAGAGAAGCAGGAATGCGTTGATTACAAAAATTCTTTGCATGGTTCCTCCGATTACGTTATCGAGGAGTCAACTTTCACGCCTGTACTGACAAAGATTCGTAATGTTTAACAGTTAAAAAAGATTAGTATGTGTTGGGCTACTGACAAACTAAACGGCATACCCATTAAGCATGTCGCTGATGAAGACATATCTGTAAAGAAGGTTCTTCAATATAACATAAAAAGTCATTCGTTTTCATCACCAGTTGTAGATTGCAGATGGAAAATAGGTGAAACGAAGAAAACAAAAATAGGTGGCATATACAGTGAAAATGGAAACTACTGCATTGATAAGGGATTCCATAGTGCACATGAAATTCAGGTTCACCTATCCGATCAAGGAATATATTCTTTTTATCAGGTAAACAAAAAAGGAAACAAAGATTATTTGTTCAGAAAAATGTATTCGGATGTTATTTGTTCGTTCGTTATACCGAAGGGATCGGAATATTACATTAACGAATATGGCGGCTACGTTTCCAACCAGATTACGTTCACTGATGTTCATGTGGATATTCGTTATGCTGATGATTATCTTATTGATCATATTTTGAAGAATGTGTTACACAAAAAATAAATTATTATGTGCTGGATAACAAACAAGACAAAACATACAGTTCCGCATTTTGCGAAGAAGAATATCATGGTGAAGAAAGTGTTAACTTTGAACAAATTTTCAAAGTTTTTAACATCACCTGTATATTCAACATTTAATTGGTATGTCGGTGAGGTGCGAACTGAAAACATCCGATATGTAGATCGTAGCGACATTAAGTTAGGCATAGATGGCGGCTTTCACAGCGCAGCACATATTGAAAGAAAGGTTTGCAAAACTTACGGCACAGATACAAAGTTCGTGAGCAGCACGAAGAATGGCGAGCATGAAGTGATGATGTTTTCATGTGAAAATAATGATTTCATTTGTGATTTCGTCATACCGAAGGGATCGACATATTACATGAATGAATGCGGCGAATATGTTTCTGACAGGATTGTGTTCTTGGGAGTCAACGATCCAGAGAACAACTACGGGCGTTCGTTGGTGAAAAAAGCGACATTACCATACAGTTTGTTTGATGATACGATTAACTACTGGCTTAAATGGTACAAGAAAAAGATGAAGGTTAACATCATTTAACTAAAATAATTTGGTGATGTCAGAATAAGTTCGTAACTTTGCATCATCAAAATAAAAAATAGTATTAACCAACAAAAACAAAAAGCAGTATGGATACTGTATTTAAGGATTTGAATCATTTCAAGAACGGATTGGATATTGTTTATTATTTTCACGACATGTGCTTCCACACAATCGTTGACGGGTTGCTGGAAACTGGCGACATCGAACTTGACGAAGACGAACAGGATGAGTTCAGATTTGATTATCTTGAACTTGAAGGAACATTCACGACTCTTGCAATTCGCCTGACGAACGACAAGAAAAGTTTCTATCTGGAAAGTGTGGATGAAGACAATCAGAAGCGTGACATCTATTGGGATGACATCAACCACGATTTGATCATCGAGGAAATGATTGTTACCAAAGTGTTTAACACAATTAACACAAAGAAGCAATGAACAAATTCGTGAAGAAATACATAAAGAACTACCTGAAAAAACATCTTGGTAGTTATAAAAAAAATTTCTGGCTACTCCGATTCCTTTCTGATTTGGTGATGGATATGGAAATTGTTGATCATGTTTGTGAGAACATTTCTGTTTGGATGTATCACAACAACGTAAATTATCCTGTCAATGATGTAATCGTGATTGATAACTTGGTTTACATCTATACGCACAAGCCTGGATTGTGGATAGGCAAGGGAGGATCGAACGTTCATTCTCTGGAAAAGTATCTTTACGCTAACGACATAAAGACGGCGTACAAGTGGAAAATAAGATTCATCGAGATAAGGGAAACTCCATTTGTAAAGATTCAGAATTGGCTTTATTATCTACATAATAATTTTTAAGAATTTGTGTACATTATTATTTGAAATTAAATAATTGTGTTCGGTTGCCTGTGAAGGTAGCCGAACTTTTTTATGTGCGATAAGGAACTCCAGACAACATGGTGCGCCTTCCGCAGGAGTTCGGTAATGTCAATGACATTACTTTGTCCCGCAGACCATTTTCGTAGTGTAACGAAAATGATATTCCTTTAACGTATTTTAACCTGATTTATTTGGCGGATTCAAAATAAGTTCGTACCTTTGCACATGTATAGACCATTTTTAATGATTAATTGAAGATTGTTATTTTGGTTCGGCTCTGTCGTGATGACATGGTCGAACTTTTTTGATCCGATTAACATCATTTAACTAAAATTATTTGGTTGTTACGGATGGAGTTCGTAACTTTGCATAACAATTAAATAAAGTACAAACCAACAAAAACAAAAACAGTTATGATAAAGAATTTTCCATACAATGACATCATCCTGTATGCAAAGGGATGGTACAAGCGAACGGATGTAGTTAGCGATCTCGGTTATCTTTTCGGTCAGGTTTACGGCTGGGTTTCTGGCAGCGAACATGAGATTGCGAACATGATGTTGAAAGTTGTCGATATGATAAACGACGAACTTAAGGATGAAATTAAGAACACATGGTACGCCAAGAAGCCCCTTTCATCCTTTTATTCGGAGGTGCATGATCATTATGTATGCCTGTATAATGTTTCGTTCGATATGGGTGTCATTCTCTGGTGCTTAAGCAGGATGCTTGAATTGGAGGCTAAACACATCGAACTCATTCCGCCACATTACGGCAAGGGTGAGCATTTCAGGATGGAAGGTAAACCTTCAATGACTTATGCTGAAATGAACAGGATTGCAAAAAGAATGTTTGACAAAAAGAAATAATATTATGGCTATTTTCACAGAAGGCACGAACGAAGAACTTAGGAAATCGTTTCGTTTTGATGGCGTTCCTCATTCTATCGCCGAGGGTTACATATCGCACAGATGCAGCGAGTACGAATTTCATGAGGCACCTTTTGGTGTTCTTGATGAAGAAATGCTTCGTATCTTTAATCAGATTTATTGCGACAACGATCACATTTTGAACATCGTTTTCGATCACGAAAAGAATCGTTTGTGTGATATGTCATTTTCTTTTTCTCATAATGCTGATTTGATGTCAGGGTATGATGTGATTAAGGAAAGGCTTGACGGTCATTATTTCTTCACGAATGACTGGTTAGGTCATATCTGGTTCTTCTATTTTAATGAGAAGCGAACGCCAGATCACAGAAGCATTTGCCCAATATCCAAATACATTGCCATGATGAAAGATTACAGGGATAGTTTGGCGAAATATGAGTTCAAGTTTGTCCATGATCGTATTTTTTCACCTTGTTAACATCGTTTAACTAAAATAATTTTGCCAGTTCAAATATTATTCGTAACTTTGCATCGTAATTAAAAAACAATAGTATTAACCAACAAAATCAAAAAAAGAATTATGCCAAATTATATCCGAGTACGCCTTTCGTTTTCAGGTGACAAAGAGCAAATCAAGAAACTTGACGAATTAGTCAAGACAGAAACGATCAACGACAAAAACAACATCGTTGGCTGCGTGTTCGATTTCAACAAGATTATTCCAATGCCAGAGGAACTTAACATCACATCTGGTACTCAAGGTGATTTTGGTATGCGTTACCTTCTTTTGAAAGCAAAGCATCCGATCACTTGGAATCAGGATGAAATTGAGTTCATGAGGTCTATTGAAAAGCAGAAGGCAGATAATCCAGAATCTTTCAAGGCATCAATAGAACTTGGAAAGAAGTACATGGAAAACATCGTGAAGTTCGGTCATAAAGACTGGTACAGTTGGAGAATCCATAACTGGGGAACGAAATGGAACGCTTTAGAGTCGAACATCGTGTATGACATAAACGGCGAACTTTCGGAGGTGAATTTTGAAACGGCTTGGAATTTCCCCGATCCGATTATACAGAAACTGTCAGAGTTGTTCCCTGACGTTCGTGTGGAGTTCGTTTATGCTGACGAAGATACATCATACAACACTGGTACAGGCGTGTATGAGGGCGGTGTGCTTGTGGATTGCGAATATCCAGATAGTGAATCAAAGCGTGCGTATGAACTTTATTTCTCAACGCATCCAGAGTATGAATGTGATTACCGTTACGACGAGGAACTTGGAACGTATGTGTATATTGATGAAGAAGATGTTCCAAAAATAGAGGAATAGATTAAAGTTATTTAAGTATTCATAATAATAATAAAGTTATAGTGATTGTGTTCGGTTGCCTGTGACAGGTAGCCGAACTTTTTTTTATTATGACATTTTGTCAGGTTTCGGATATGAGTCATCGGTGAAGTTCGCCAGCGATGTAATGTCAATGACATTACTTTTTCCAGAATTTTTTCCAGATCTTTTTTCAAAACTTTTCACATTTTTTAACTAAAATTTTTTGGCAGTTTATAATATAATTCGTACCTTTGCATCAGATTAAAATACATAACAGTATGCCAAAATTAAACAGTTTAACAACATTAATCGACACAAAGAACTTGAACTTATCGTATGAGAGTTATGTCAAGTTCTGCATGGATTCACAGCGAACTCCAGACTTGGAGAACGGTGTTGCGTTCAAAGCATGGAAATATGATGAACGAAAGTATATAATCAAGGATTTTCTTGAAAACATAAAATCGTACAACGATCCTGTTCTCATTACTGGTTCGATATACATAGGCGAGAATGAGAAGCCGATATATCCTTTAAGGATGGAGGGTGATCAGTTTAACAACTCATTGTATAATGCCGTGATGAAATGTATAAACGGATCAAATGATTTCAAGATTGTTCTTGATAATGGTGTGATTGTGATTGACAGTTACCATTATGATTACAAGAACACATTTGAAATTCATAAACTTTCGTTTCAGGGTGAAATCGTTTCACGGCACATTCTTGAAAACGGAAAGAACAAGTACGGAAAGAACATGGTTCCAAAAGGTTTCTGGTTCCAGAAATTTAGGCTGTATAACATTTTCGGAAATAAATAATCATATCAACTTGGCAAGGTTAAAAACATTTTCGTTTTTGGTTCTGGATCGAATTGTAAAATTTAATCCAGAATTTTTTAATATTTTTTAAGAAAAATTTTTTGGATTCTTCAAAAATTATTTTTAACTTTGCATCATCAAATTAAAATCAAATAATATTATGTGTTGGGTTACAAAAAACAAGCCTGTCAAACAGGTTGCTGAAAGGAACATCAAGGTGCAGAAGGTTCTACACCGTACAAGTTATGGTTTGGTTTCTCCATGTTTCGGTACATATAAATGGAAGAAAAGTTTGCCAAACACATCTTATCTTGAAACTCCAGAGGAAAGTTACAAGTATCCATACGACAATTACATTTATCCCCATTACATTTATCCTGAAAATCCGATCGAAAAAAAGTATAAAATTAATTACGGTATTCACTCATGCAAAAAGATAGTTCGTAATTGTGATGGTTTTTGTACAGTTGATGATAACATGAAGGAACATTATCTGATGATGGCAATGGCGAATGATTTCATTTGCGATTGCATCATTCCAAAGGGATCGACATATTACCTGAATGAATATGGTGAATACGTTTCCGACACGTTAAAGTTCGTAAAGATAAAATAATCGGTTAGATAATTTAGTTAGTATTTAGATTTTGTGGTTCGGTTCTGTCGTGATGACAGGATCGGACTTTTTGTTTTTTTGTCGAACTCCAGAGCGAACCAAGACGACGGGATGAAGGTCTGGTAATGTCATTGACATTACCGACAGGGTGGCACCCCATGCCGATTCTGCCATTGAACAAAAAAAGATGATCGAGAAATCGATCATCCAGTTATTATGTGTTTGTGCCGTTCGCCTGTGTCATTCGTTGACGAACTTCGCCTTCAAATCATCTATTTCATCCAGTATTTCGTTGTCATCATCCTTAAGTGACATTCCGAGTTCGCAAAGATATGTCTTCATTTTCTTTCCATCCACGTTTACGACTTCGTGAACTTCAAGATATGTTCCGCCTTTGTCCTTTGCTTCCTGTATGAAATATTCATTTCCACAGAGATCTTTGATAGTTCTATTTCCCATATTGTTTCTGGTGTTTGTTTTATCCATTTATTTATTCGCACAAAAAAAGATTGAAGAATGACCTTCAATCCTTTTATGCCTTTTTAGATTGTGTTGCATACAAAATCCTTCAACTCACTCAATCTGTGCTGACGTGCGAGTTCAATCGCCTTATTGACGATTTCATCCGTTGTCAGGTCTGATTGCTTCTTGACGATTTCATATTCGTCATCATCCAGAACTGGTGCTGTTGAATACGGTGATCTGATCCATCCGTCTTCGATTACTTCCGCTTCTGCTCCGAACAACCCGTAGCCGTTTTCGTAATACAGTTCGAGTTCAATCGGCGTTGACTTGATCCACGCTTCCGCTTCTTCAATCGTATCGAACGCCTGAACATCCATGAGTTCTTCAAGTTTGTTCTTGTAAGCGATTGGGAATCTTTCTGGTGTAAGCGTTACGGAAATTGCTTCGTAATTAGCCACATTGTTCATTTTAATTGGTGTCATAGTTGATGTTGTTTTTTAATTGGTTTATAATGTGTATGTATATTCTTTAGTTCCTGATTTCTCGTATCTTATTGTTTCGCCGAGCATTCGTGCAATTCTCCTGTATGATTTAACTGTATCCCAGTCACAAAACAAATGTGTAACATAACACACTCCTCCTTCGGATATGCAGTCAACATCGTACAGATTTTGTTTTCGCTTTATTGTTCGTTTCATAATGTTTTTTATTTTATAATGCAAAGTTACGAACTTATTGTGACATTACCAAATTATTTTAGTTAAAGAATGTAAAAATGCCGTACTATTCTCACGAACTGCACGGCAAAACACTCATTATTCATAATTAAAAATTCAATCATTATTTATTAACAATCCTTTTTTATCTTCTGATAGTCATCCACTATCTTTTGTGAAACATTCTTTGACATCAGGAGATCGATCCTGTCCTTGTCAGTTCCTATTTCATAAAGTATTGTGGCGAGTTTGTCTTTGGTGTAATACTCAATCCTTCGGCATTGGTTGTTGCCGTCAATCAGAATGGTTCTATCTGCGAACACTCTTACGCCCAGCATCTTACATTTTTTTGGTAGCGGGCTTGCAGGTTTTCCGAAAGTATCGGTTATCCTGTACATTATTTCAGTCTTTGTCATAAGTAAATTGTTATTTAATCCTCACGGATTTATTTATAATCTGGTGCAAAGTTACGGATAATATTTGTAATAAACAAATATATTGTGTTAAAGTACGTTAAACGGCATCAAATTCTTTGTCTGCTGCATTATTGATTATCATCTGGTAAGTTGTACAGGTGTCGATTAAAAAACGCGTCAGCGACGAATTTCAAGTAATGTCATTGACATTACCAGAGTTGTCCTCCTGGTGTTAACATTCGTTAACATATTTCATAAGATGCAAAAAACAGGTCGGCTCGAACCATAAGGAGCACCGAGCCGACCCAACCAACAAAAAAACAAAATGTATATGTTTAGTTATGGTTTTATGTAAGTTTTGTTATCAGAATTTCACATCAGGATTGTTTTGTGTCTTAATGACAAACGGATCGTCAACATCCTGTGCTTTCATCACTTTTCCATCCTTTACGATTGGATGAAATTCCAGTCCCATAATGCAACCATTTGGATCGAGGTAGCGCATATCATATTCGTTTGCATCCACTACTTTATATCCCTTATAGTATGCTGGCATCTTTTCGCTGTCGAACACCACAGCAACCTTGCCGCCGTTGTTAAGAAATTCCTCGCATGTATCCCAGTTGTAGCCATCGAACGAAAATGTGATGTCATAATTAGGATAAAGTTTCATCAGTTTAATTCTGTTTGGGACTTTGGTGTAGTCGTAGAACTGAACATCAGGGAAGATTTCAAGAATGTTCTTTCCATCTTTGCACATGATTTCAGGTGAAAGGTCAGATGTACCGTTGAGGCGAACTGAAAATTCCATGCCGTTGTTCTGTGCATATTTGCGATCACGGGTGATTTCATGGATAAGAATATCCATATACAAATCCCTGTCGTTGTAGAACAGTTTCGTTTTCTTGATACGGCACTTGTTGATGTCTGACTGACGGGAATTTTCTTTGCCATGCGAAAGGATGTCAGCCTTATTGTGTCCAGAGGAATTAAGGCAGAGTTCCTTACAGTGTGTGCTCATAGGACACACATTGATTCTTGTTCCCTTTTTAGTTCTCCCAGCCATGTTTGCTGGTGCAAGGTACACACAGTATGTGGCTACATTGTGATTGAACGACTTCGTCATCTTTGCTGATCTTTTAAGACCGCCAAGGTAATTGAAACCACATTCTTTCAAAGTCTTTTTGTAATTCTCCATAATGTCTTTTGTTTTTTGTTTGTTGGTTGTTTTTTATTTTGATGTTGCAAAGTTACGGACTTATTTTGACATCACCAAATTCTTTTAGTTAAATGATGTTAAACCGCTGAAAATAATTTCACCACAAATCACAATAGGGATCTCTAACCAAAGCGACGATATAAAGCCCAAAACCGATTACCTCAGAAATAAGACCTATCATTGCGATTGTGATTGAAATTTCATACAGTTCAAACAGCATAGCAAGAACAACTGATATTGCAGCGAGCAAAAGCGAAGCGAAAATCAGAGATATGCTACATATAAACAGTTTATTGCTCATTTTTTTTAATGTCATTTGATTTTTCGATTATAGTCCATACATAAGAAATTACAATCAAAGCAGAACCAATAATCAGTAATGTCGCTGAAACCGTTTCATCCATTGGTTCGTTAAGCCTGATGTATGAAAATACAACTGGAATTAGGAATGATATAATTCCTATCGCCAACACTATTACATTAAGATGTTTCATCATTCAAAAGATTTACTGGTTTATATTAAAATGATGTTCAAGGTTCCAAATCACCCTTTCGTTCTTGTGATATGGAAAAGCGGCGGCAAGCCTTCCACCCTTTGATGAATTGCGGAGTTCATGACTGCAAAACGCGTGCAGGGAGAAATTATACAGTTCGCCGTATGTCAATTTCGATCTGTCATAACCACGAGTCGGGATTGTGTAATAACGGAGATCTTTCATTTCCCTGTCGGAAAACTTCATCGTCAGTTCGTTGCCGTATCCGTAGAACCTGACTGTGTTGTTTAATACCTTACTCATAATGATTTTTGTTTTTGCTGGTTTATACTTTATTTAATCGTGATGCAAATTTACAAACAATATTTGAAACTGCAAAATTATTTTAGTTAAATTTTGTTAATAATTTGAATTTAATTGGTTCCAACTTGGAACCATTTCAGAACTGGTAATGTCAATGACATTACTTTGCGGGTACCCCCTGTCAACGTTATTCAGTCTTAATCTTTGTTGTAACTTATTGATACACAACAAAAAAAAGGGAAGGCTTTATCCACCGCTGTGGAGCCTTCCCATCATTAATTGATCTTTGACTTATTTATATCACATTCATTCTTATCCGTAAACGACTTCATTAAACAGGATGATTTGAATGAGAATGTCTGCTTCTGTCAAATCAAATGCCGAGGAATCTTTGGCATAATAATCGAACGCAGTTTCACCATAATCTTCATCCTCATTATATTTTTTATACGTTCCGTTCGCCGCATGTTCCAGACCTTCAATGATGTCCTTCAAGGTCAAAGTGTATTTGCCATCCTCGCAGCCATCCTCGCTTTCAACAATTTCCTTTTTCTGGAGTTCGCCGTACAGTTCACCTTCTGCATAGGAGTCGAGAAAATAAATTTCTCCGCCGTTCAAAAGGGTGTCTGCAAGTTTGTCTTCAAGACAATCACCTTGCTTTTTGTCATCTGGCAATGAGTTGTAGAACACATCGTCATAATACGCATACAAGTAAGACGATCCATACAGGGCGGTTGCGAACAAATCCACGAGATTCTCGTGTGTCAAATCAGATATTGTATGCTTTTTTACTACTTTCATTTCTTAAAAATGTTTTAGAACGTTCTTTAATTCGCTGAATGTAAGTTCTTCCAGAGGAATAAACCATGAGTTCTGTACAGCCATAACTCCAAGTTGGTTATCATCCACACAAAGCCTGTCGAGATTGATCATCTTTCCCATACCTTGTGTCATTTCGTGAACTGACATACCTTTTAGAGATATAGAACCATTAACACGAAAGTACTTTTTGACTCTGGCAATAAGTTGTTTTGTTGTCATAACTGTATGATTTTTAGTTTATTAATAAACGACAAATTCACCAAGAGGTTGTGCGAAACCATAGGAGATTTGATCCATCAGGGTGAAAACGTCACCGTAATGTTCAAGTGCATCGTTTAATAGAACACTTTCATCATTGTAATTTTTAGCCCACTCCTTCACCATTTCTTCATCTGCTTCAACGGCTGTATAGTTTCCGTTCGTGCGAAGGTTCTTTTTAATGATTTCAACGGCAGCGTTATGCTGGTCTTCTGTAAGTACACTCGAAACGATTTTCGTTCCATTTTCCAATGTTGTAGTCATACTGCTTTTTGTTTTTGTTGGTTGATACTATTTTTTATTTTTCTGTTGCAAAGTTACAGATAATATTTGAACTGACAAAATTATTTTGATTAAAAAATGTTAATCGTCAAAACTTTTATCAAAAATACTTTTGCCGTGTTCGTTCAAATGTCCATAATGTTTTTTAATAATGAGGGTTGAGAACAGAAACCTTTTCAGGCGAACCCAACCCTCTGGTTAGTAAAAAATGTTAAACTTCGTATGTTGACTGCCATGTGATGCAGTTAGCATCAAGTGATGTTGCTTTGAAAGAAAGTTTGTTGCAGCCGCACGGTGTAAAAAGATGATAGCCGTTTTCATCATCACGATAACCTGACTTGAAATCAGAACTCCACGCATCAATGTTATGCTGCAACGCTTCTTTGGTAACGTTGAACCCATGTTCTGCAAAATAATCAATAATTTCATTAATGTCAATACATTCTGAATCATTTTCATATTCATTAAGCCACACACTTGCATCATAACTGCATTCATCGTAACAATGAACTTCTTCCTTTTCAGCCTTTCCTTCTCGAATGAGTTTGTTAAGCGTAGTGTAACCGTTTGCGAGTTCATCTTTTGTCAACTCTGGTTGGTGAACGCCTTTTGAGCCAGAAACAATAATTCCTTTTTCAAGATCGATTACATCATCGAAACGGAGGTAGAACTGGTTATTTTCATCATACAATGAAACGATACGACCGTCATTCAACTTAACACCACGTTGTGTTTCGCTTCTATCGTTGACGAAATGGATTTTATTTTTGTTGTCATCGAACTTCAATTCGTTAACGATTAAAAGTTGATCTTCGAGATAAATGTCATCAAGTTCTATTGGCTGTTCAGCACCGTAGATGTCGAGCCATATTATTCCTTCTTCTGGATCTTGCCATATTGATTTAACCTCTGGCAACTCAAGCGACGAAAGACCCTGTGCATCACCTTCAAGGCAAATGCTGCAATACAGTTTTTTATTTTCATTCGTATCAATCAAGTTTCTTGACAGGTACATCCTGATTGCTTCTGGCAGCACATCGTCAATGAGTTTCCTGTAATTATACATCTTGTTAATCTCGGAAACTGTTTTGTTCGCCGCCATGTTGAAAATAAGTTCACTATCCATAATTGTTTTTGTTTTTGTTGGTTAATACTATTTTTTATTCTGATGATGCAAAGTTATGAACTTATTCTGACATAACCAAATTATTTTAGTTAAATGATGTTAAAGATATCGGTCAGTCTTCCTGATACTTACCTATAAAGATAACTTTTTCCTTTATACGGAAACTGAAATACCCCAATACATTATTAACGTTTCCTGCTTCATCTGTATAACTGTAACCTTTTGTCGAACGGATATATTCATCCATTTTTCCAGCGGACAGGAAATATTTTCGATCTTCTTCAATCATTTCTTTTGTGCTGATGAAATTTCCGTACAGTTCCCGATCATGTTGTATGATGTCAAACATAAGATTGATTGCGTCTGTCATACTTAAGGCAATGCCTACCAAATCATCGTTGTACTGTGTCCCTGTGTGGTTTCCAGTATATTCAATGAAATAAACTTTTGTTCCCATAATTGTTTTATGTTTAGTTTTATTTTGTTGCAAAGTTACCGCTTTTATTTGTATTGAACAAAATATTTTAGTTAACTTTTCTTAATGCCGTTGTATTCATCATCACTGATGTACTTTCCCCTGATTCTTTTTACACACAAAGGGAAGCCGTCATAATGGATGTTATCTGAAACAAACCATATAACGCTATTGTCGTCAACACCCTGTTTGATAAACCAACGTATCAAGTTAGACTTTTTTGTTCTGCTGTATCGCATTAGAAACGGTTTTCCGTTTGCATCAATGAATGCGACCATATTATAAAGCGTTTTTGTTTTTGGAACAAGATTCTTGGATGATGTTTTTGTGGTAACATTCCAACCATGCTTATTTATCTTATCAGCAATCGACTGGAAAAGTTTACCATGCGCATCACCCCTTTCACGAAGACCGTTCTGTCTTATGTAAAGGTGGATCATTTCGTGAAGGATTGTATTCTGAATATCCTGTTCGCTTCTTATGTAGTAATCAGATACACTCATTTTATATGTGACTTCTTTTGTCGATCTTTTATTGCCAACCTGTAATGTACCGAACGCCATCTTTTTATTGCTTACTGCGAACATAGGTGTTATAAGTTTTCCGTCAAAATAATCTGCATTAAATCTTCTGAAATTGTCTTCGATAAATTTTGTTGTAAGTACCATATTATATTAATTTGAAAAACGTCTGCAAAGGTAGGAATAAAAAATGACATGGCAAAAATATTTCTGTTAAATGGTGTTAAGTCGAACTCCAGTGATTGGTTCTTAACGTTTGTTAACACCAGGATTTGCGTTTTAGTAATGTCATTGACATTACCATATTTACGCATTTTATTTTTAACTTATTGAAGCACAACAAAAAAAGGGATCATCTTTCGATGATCCGCAAATGTAAAATGTTTTTTATCATTATGAAACGTAGTTTATCCTTTCAAGAAATGAAACATATTAAAACTAAATTATTTTCATTCCCATGCAGTCCAGTAGCAATCATCACCATTGTTCTCGATGTCCTCATTGAACAGTTCCTCTGCGTTAGGCAGCACGTTTCCGTTCCTGTCAACATAAAGATTGATTGCGCATTCATCTGAACAAGCGTGTTCGCCAGCGAGCGTGTACCCTTCGTGCATCAGTTTGCCACAGTTTTCACACACTCTTAACGTTTCGATTTCGTTATCTTCAAGCCATTGTTCCTTGTCAGGAATTGACATTTTATCTATTTCTCCAAGAACGAGCATAGTGTAAAGTTCTCCCATGTCGTTAAGAGAGTCATATTTTGCGTTAACGATGATGTTTCCGTCGCTGTCAGATATTCCAAACAATTTTGTTTGGTCATCCATATAAATACTAAAATCGCCTTTCATTGTTACATGTTTTTGTTATTTATCCTTCAAAATTTTATCAATAATCGTTGATTGAATGTAGAGATCGGTGTGAAAAATATCCTCTGCGATTATGTATGTGTCGCCTGATTTTGACTCAACGATAAGTACATACCCGTCTGATTTGTCGAGTTCGATTGATTTTACGGTGTAGAATCCTTCCATTTCCTGAAAGCAAAATTTGAAGTTCGTTTGCTCTATTGGAGAAAGTTCAATCTTTCCGCCCTTGCTGCGTAGATAGTTGATTACAGTTTCCTTGCAGTTGTTCAGGAAATTGTACACATCTGAAATTTGTGTTTCAAAATCGTCGATGCCTGAAAAAATGTTGTACCCATAATTTATTTTTATAAGGAGTTAATAAACGTAAGCAAACTTTTATAGCACCCAATATCCTGTTTGATTAAAGGGTTATCCGTATTACATTTTTCAAGATTATTCAATCTGCGTTTGATTTCATCTATCACAATATAAATCTTTTCCATATTATTTCTATTTAATTTTTATGAATACGCAAAAAAAGTTCGATGATATTATATACATCAATACTTTTAAGTGCAGATAGATCAAATTCTGTTGCACCTTCAAACAAAGTTATTACATCATCCACATCCACATACAGGTTATGTTCTTCATCTGTGTGAATTATGAACCAGTCATTCATCTTTGACCGTGTTGCAATCTTATCAAGCGCATTCGCCATACTTGCATTGATTATAACTTTCTTCATTCTGTTTTTGTTTTATTGGTTTATACTTTATTGAATTATGTTGCAAAGTTACAAATTTATTATTGAACTGACAAATTATTTTGGTTAAATGATGTTAACGTATCAATAATATTTTTCCATCAACTTAATTTAAGTAATGTCATTGACATTATCAAACCACGCCTGACGACAGATTTCTGCCTCGGCATCAACAAAAAAAGGATCGCCTTTCGGCGATCCCACCAACTTATAAAAATAAAAGACATTGAAATGAACTCATTTCCACTTGATAACAAGGGTTGATCCTTTAACATCCGCTATGTAATAATCAACATTGAACCCCATTGCTATGTAATACATCTTAAGATATTTTGCATCTTCTTCGATTGTAGGGAAATTGTTCTTTGTAAAAGAAACATAAAACTCTTTCTTCAAGGAGGCTTCCTTGATGATTTCATCCATCTTCTTTATAGTTTCTTTGTATTCCTCCTTAATTGATCTAATCGTATCAATATACGTTTGGGATGCTTGGTTATAAATAACGTTTTCCATAACTACTTTAATTTTTTGAAATTATCTTTATCTTTAATTATTTTTTCAATCCATCCTGACTTTATTGTGTCCAGAACGATTTTAATTCTTTCATCATCAGTATCAATTTCATAAAGTTCCGTCATTAACTCTGCAATATTATCCACATTTTCATAAACATGTTCACGAAACTTTTGATCGGTTGCAAGTTCCAGACCTTCATTAAAACGTTTTATTTCTTCATCAGTTGCGAACTCCCATTCAGCACCGTAGGAAACAACCTCTGTGTCATGCTCCTTATGCGTCACCGTAGGAACATCATTTTCTCCCCAAAAGCAAAGTGCTACATGAAACGCATTGTATTTGAACGACGCATAACCATTATAATTTCCGTTGTATTTGTAAATTATATTATGATTATTCTTTAGCACCAGAATGTCACCGTCTTTCGGTTCCTTTTTCAAATTCTTTACCATTTTATTTTTCAAAAAATATTATGGATTATTTTCTGTTTTTATTTCACGAATTGGAACGAAAAGATCGTAACCGTCATCGTTGTCAAAGTTGTTAATCTTCTCTGTATATGTTGAGCCGAATTTAGTTCGCTTATATTCAAACTTGTCACCGAGCCAGACCGCTTCACTCGCATTCCTGCAACTGCCGTAGTATTTTCTTCCAACAATAAGTTGAGAAGATGGTATAGCACCGCACCTTATGAAGTTAGGAATGACATATTCATCATACGTTTCCTTATCAATAATAGGCGGCGTTGAAATATGCTCATCATCAAAAGGCATCATTTCTTGTAAGTGCTTAATAATCAACTCCCTTCTATGAGCCTTTTTGTAAGCCAGTTTCTCTTTTGCCTGTTTCTTCAGTTCTTCAATCATTTCCTTTGTAACCATAATCAATATAAATTTGATGCAAATATACGAACTTTATTTGACATGAGCAAATTATTATTGTTAATTTATGTTAACAAAGGAAAAATAAAAAGGGGAATCACAGATCCCCCTTTATCTTATTCAGCGACAACTCTTTCAATGAAATCGTTGTTATGTTTGCTGAACGACTCAAACATATCCAACTGGGATCGAACTCCAATAAGGAAGTTCTCATACTGTTGGAGCATCGTCTTCAACATGTTTCTTGCCACTCGATAAGCCTCGTTTTCCGCCTTTGCGCTGGCAATAAGTTTTCCCTTGTTAAGTTCAAATGTGTCATCATCCGAACAGATTGCAACACCTGTAACCTCAAAGGATGTGAATTTCATCATTTCCGTAACCATAAAATCTGGAACGTTAAATGAAAGGTAACATTTGAGTTTGCACACAACGCTCTTTGAGTTTTCGGCGTGATAAATATCTTTCCTTTGAAAACTTAGTTTGATGAATTTCGACTTGCGAATATCACCTTCCGATGTCTTGTAGAATCCGTAAGTAATGTTCGGGTTCACAAACGGATAATAAAAATTATCCGCATACTGCTTCTTGCTTTTGCTTTGTTTGTTTTTTTGACTCATAATCGTTTCTGTATTTTTTTTATTAAACATTATGTTATTGTATCATTATGCTGTCATAACATATTCGAGCGACTTTGTTGCCTTCGCCACAATCTGGTGTATTCTGGTTTCAGTGACATTGTACACGCTTGCAATCTCCCAAGGCATGTATTCGTGATCATAACCGATACCGTATCGCATCTTCACGATTTCAGCCTCTTTCGGGTTAATCTTGTTCAACGCCGCCAGAACAATAGCCTTTGTGTTGTCCTGCTCTATCGTCTTGTCGTAATCGTTGTAGCAGTTCGTTGCGTTAAGATATTCATCTGTGTTCTCAACCGTGTATGAATTTTCACCGTCAAAAACTGGATCATCAATGCGAACAACTCTGTTTTGTGAAAGGTCATCATCTGACTTTACGTCAATGCCATATTTCTTGTAAAGGATGTCACGAAGTTCATCATAAGTTGGCTCACGCTGATAGATGCTGTAAAAGATATTACGTTCGTTAGCAACACGGCTACCGATTTTTGTATCCATCGGTCGAGTTATCATCCTGTCGTTACAGAAGTAGTTCACCATATTTCTTGATATGTACGCCTGTGCGTAGGAAAGAAGACGAACGCCAAAGGTGAAATCGAATTTTTCAATGGCTTCTATAAGACCAAGGTTTCCCTCATCAATGAGGTCGAGAATGGTTTCCGCATCGCTTGAAAACCTTTTCGCAGCAGAATAAAGGAAACGCTGGTTGCACTTAATCAGCATGTCCCTTGCATTCAAATCGCCATCAACCTTGTATCTGGTGATGTACTCATTCTCCTTTTCAAAAGTTAGGGGCTTATACTTTCTGAACATGTTGAGGTATCTGAAAAGAACCTCCTGTCTTCCCCTGACGTAAACACTATCCGAAGATTTGTTGATAATCATAATTCAAATTGCTTTTGTTTTTAATTCATCTGCAAAGGTAAGCATAATATATGTAACTACAAAATATTTTGTGTTAAATGTTGTTAACTGCCATCATTTTATTATTTTATTTGTCTGCACAGCGGTATGCAAACAGTCGAGTAATATCAAAAGGCTGTTAACACAAACAATATCTGTATTGATTTTATTTAACTGTGTATCAAAAAGTTCAATATTATCCCTAATCCATTCTCCAGACTTATTCACATGCCCGTCAACATTTATATAAGCGACAAACGAAACCTTTCGTGAAGACATGTTGCATGACATACTCAACGGAATTATTGTTGCTATTACTGAACTTAAGTTAAAACTTGCATGATATTTCCTACCATCGAGAACGTCAAGAACTCCAAGATTCTCCGCATACATTCCTATCTTATTAAGTATCTTTGCCCTGAACTCACGACCTAACTCAGTTCTCCAATATTTACTTATCTCTGTTTCCATCTTTATTTTCTACTCATTATATAATATACACATTTGTATATCTCTCTATTTATCCAACTTTGGTAATGACAATGACATTACAAAATGCGTGGCACCCATACGATGAGAGATGTGTGGTGTTCGCTGGAGTTCGGTAATGTCATTGACATTATCGAAAATAAGTAATGTCATTGACATTACTGAACGCAAACACGTTTGTTAACAAATGTGAAATTGAACATTCATCATACAATTTCTTTTCTATATAAAATATTCGATGTAACTTTGCAACAGATTTAACTACCAAATACAATGCAACAAATTAACATTTATAAACATATTTTAATAGGTGATAACACTGAAATGTTAACAGATGTTAAACAAACAACCGAGGTTCAAAAGTTAACAAATGTTAACAGCGAACTCCAGAAACCGATTCCACCATTGTTAGAATCCATTTCTAAAACTTTCATCGCAGATTGGAAACCATGTGGAAACTTAATCTAACGAACATTGGATCGCTACACTCTGGCGATCCTTTTTTGTGAATCATTCACAAATAAAAAAGGGTCACCTTTTTTTGAAGGATGACCCTAAACCCGTGACATGTATTCAGCTGTGTTGAATATGGAGAATTATAACTGTCGTCTAAATATATCGCCGATATGTCACGGAAGCAATTTGAAATATAATTATGGAGTACTTTTATCTTGTTGTCACATTAGGATAATCTGGATTGTTAGAACGTTCAACATTCTTAAGGTTCTCTATCATTTGACGCGCTGACAGAAGACCAATTTGATCCGTAAGGCGTTCAACAGTGAACATGGCTGTTTTTGCCGCCCAATCAATCGCGTCATGCACCGACAGGGTGTTATTTTTATCTGCAGCAAACAATCCTGTAAGTGTAGCGCAATATGTTTTTATAAAAACATCTATCTGTTCTTTCGATAAAATATTATTCATATAAATGTTTTTTGAAAGCGTATATACTTGTATTTCGAAAATGCAAGCAACATTACTTGTATGTTATTAAATTCTGTTGCAAAGTTACAACTTTTATTTTATATAAAAAAATATTTTTAAAAAATTTTTCATTTTTTTTCAAAAAAATTTTCAAAAAATTTTCCCAATTATTTTTTATAAAATATTTCAAAAAAAATTTTCAATTATTTTTTATAGAATATTTCAATTTTTTTTCCGAAAAATTCTGCCACTTTTTTTTCTGATTTTTGTTTTGGTTTTTTATCTGATTCTTTGTCCTCGATCACTAACGAACCCAACGGGTGATGCTTCCGTGGAGGGAAATCCTTTGTCGCAGCAGCATGCACATATTTTTTTAAATCATATTTCCACAAAACATAATTCAAAGAAAGCTGATCCCTTTTTGAATACATGTTTATCTCATCCCACCAACGCCTGAATATTTCCTGAACGTTAGGATCTTTTGGATGTGATATGATTATATTATTCTCGAACAAACCATTTTTTGCTGGGTAACGCTCATTCTCATACCTGCTATAAAGAAAATTGCACATTTTTTGATCCTCTTTCATCCGTATGCAGCACTCTTTAAGTTCCTCATATATACATTTCCTTTTAGGGTGAACCTTAAACGTTATCGGATTTTCCATGTTCGCCTCTATGTATCTGTAAAGCTTATCGTCAATCCTTGTGTTCGCGTCAATATACACAACAACATCATAATCGTTAAGAAACTCGAACGGATGCGTCTTTATGTACCGCTGGCATTTCGTCTCGCCAAGCTCATCTAAGTTCGCCAACTTGATTATATAGCTATTCCAGGAGTTCGTATTTATTGCAATATCTGAATACAATTTATAATCATATCCTTCACGCTTTTCAAAGTCATCGCATGGTGTATCATATTTTCCAATGATGCAAGTATATATAACTATCTTTGCCATTGTTATTCTTCATCAATGATTGGATTTACATCAAATGATTTCTGTAAATTTCTCTCATACGCTTCTCTGACTCTTTCATCAGAATACGTATAGTGTATTCCGTATCCTTTTATCCTGTTTGTTTCGGACAGGCGTTTACCGTTTATATGAGTTTTTCTTATGGCATAATCTACACCGAACGCCCGTGAATAGTGAAAACAGAATATTCTATTTCCATTATACACATCATAATCTTGTGGAGAAGGTTTGCAAACATGACATCCAGGTTCATAATTTATATCAGTAATGTAATTTGGGTTGAACAGAAGTGCTTTATCATAAATGTTCCCTTCATACGAGTTTCTCATAATCTCATGAAGGTACTTACCTTCTTGGTGTTCATACAATTCTGTACCAATCATATTATACCATCTTGGATGACATACAGATTGTTTTGCATGATTCATGTAAACAAGTTCCGCTTCAAGATCCTTTGCATATAGGCATTCATCTATGTCACACACAACAACATAATCTGCAGAACCTTTTGAATGTTTCCACATTTCATTCTTTATAGACAGCATAACCTCATCATTTATTCCATCTGTTTCAAATGGTATAACAGTTATCCATTTGAATTGTTTCAGATACTCTATGGTTCCATCATTCGATCCGTTGTCAAATACATACGCATGGTTAACAAATCGTTTCCAATAATCAATGGTAAACGGAAGAAGATCTATTTCGTTCCAGCAAACGGTGTATAAATCAACCTTGAATCTCGTCAACATGTTGTCATGGTTTTTTATGTCTTCATCTGGAACATTTTCTGCCCCATAAAGATTTTCAGCAAGCTTTATAAGCGAACGCCATTTATAGCTCCATGACAATATATCATTTTTAACGGTTGAAATGTTATCTGATTTTGAATTGATATATGGTATAACATTATTTTTTAAGTAAACAAGTTCTGGTTCAATCTTATCAAATAAATTTGAAAACGATCTTATGATAGGCATTATCTCATCAAGAACATTGTTGACAATAATGTTAAATTGATTTTTGATGAGCGCGTCATCCTCTCTGCCTATATAATCGGCACAGGTGTATATAGCCTCGAATTTATAATATAGTCTGATGAAAAGTTTCATCTTGCTACTATTAGATAATGAAACCTTATTGTTTGACACATTTGTCGGTATCAAACCATTTTGCAATTTGAATATGTAATCAATCATCCATTTCGCCTTTTCAACTGTAAGATCATTTTTATCAAAAAAATCCTGAAACTTATTTGACTCGTTGAAAGAACCGTCGGAGAATCCCTTTGTCATCTTGTTTGTGACAAACTCCTCTATGGTTTTATAATGGTAATGTTTGATAAAAATTTCTGAATAATCTGGATTGTAGTTAAATGGTCCGTTCTGGAGTTCCTTTCCCAACGGGTCACACACTGGAAGAACATTAAAAGCATTATGAGGTGTGTAGAATATTATATTCTTAACGCAATTCAAACGAACTGCACACTTTACATGGCGATTCATGTCGCACAGTAATGATCCCTCCATTGTCATCACTGGTCTCTTGAATCGTTTACGGAGAGGAAGCGGCTCATAATATACTTTATTATCATCACTCATTGTCATCCAGTTGAAAAGAATCTGGTTATATCCATTAAATATTTCCTTTGACATGAACTCATGAATGTCAGCACATGACTGCATGATGATAAATTCATCAATATCAAGAAAGAACATCCATCCGTCAACATTAGCATTACGAATATATTCATCATGATATACAATAAGCTGCTGACACTTTTTACCACGAACATCAATTATCTCAACCTTTCCGTTATCTAAATATTCTTTAAGAAGATCATTATATGACTCTCCATTCGGATCGTTGTTATCATATATTATGATTTTGTCAAACCCTATATTGATGTGATGAGATACAAATTCATAAATGTATTTGTATTCGTTTTTTGCTATCGCAGTAAGATAAATGTTCATTTCTTTTCTGTTTTTGTTTTATATATTAAGAAGATCTCCAACCCTTTTGTTATCCATATCGTTTTTGTATTTGAACACGCACGCCCCTGGGGTAAATGTCAGTTCGCCAAGATATATCTTGTCATCTATGCAATAAAGATCCACGCGAACGAACTTGAACGGCTTTGCCAGTTTCCTTGCCATTTCGATCATGTCATTAAATCTTATCGGCTTTTTGTGGTTCGCTTTCAGATTGTTTTTGAAATCTCTTCTGCAGAGATTGACATAATTGAAATCCATATCATAATAATTCATGTGCCTATCTTTTCCAAACCGTTCAGCAAACAACTGAACATACACTGGTTCTCCATTGAAACACAGGAACTTATAATCGTATGGAATTGTTCCGTTACATTCTTTATATTCCTCTACAAAAATTTTATGTGGTATATCATGATAATGAGCTTCAAATCCGTTACGCATAGAAAAATCATCTTTCATCCATACATTTAGTTGACGAACAGCTTTGTTAACATCCAACTTGCTTTTATCCTTTACAATAATGTTCATACCAGAACCGTGATTACATTTGATAACGAATTGGTTCGGTAATTCATTCCAATCTATATCATTCACATTATCATAAACTTTGATTATTGGAATGCACAAATCTTCTCCGAGAACATCTAAAGAATAATCACGAAGATGAATTTTATCTGCACATTTTACCTTAAGCGGATTTTCATCATAAATGTTTAGCCATGCAAGCTTATCCTGTATCGTTATAGGATTTACAAGATTAAGCTTTACTCCGTTTACCTGGCAGAAATGCTTCATCTTGTCAACATATTTCATGACATCAATATTATAATGATAATCATTCATCAGTGCAAGAATATCATTTCCTTTTCACATCCTCTTGCTACCTCTGCTTCTATCCTGCAACCGTTGGAGTTATACCATCCGCTATCAAATATAACCATATCGCAATCAATCAATTTGGAAATACATTCTTTCATGCATTGTCCATAAGGCTTGTTCGGATCATACGGTGCTGCATCAAAAGGGCTGATAACGCCACAGTCGTATTCATGTGCCAGAGCGACCTTCAGCATATCAGCCCGTTTAATTCTTTCATCAACCGAATAACCTGTGATAGGCATTGATAAGTATGCCAACTTTACTTTTCTTTTCGACATTATCTGTTTCTGTTGTTTTTGGAGTTTCTTCTTCAATCTGTTCCTGTATCGGCTCATCCTTTGACTCATCCTTTGGAACAATCGGCTCATCTTTAATCTCATCTTTGATCTCATCCTTCGGCACATATCCAATCCAAGGGTTCGCCTTGTTCATCATTTCCTCACGAACTTCTTTTGTTGCATCATTAAGTTTCTTCATCCATGCAGCAGCATCCTGTCTTGTCATGAAGCAGTTACCGTTCTCGTTCCTGTTCTTATCTGCTGCGGAATCCTTCCATTCACCATCTGCAACAAAGAACTCGCACGCTCCTTTTATGAGAAGATAATAATAGAGTTCACCCATCTTAGGTGTCCATCTTCCATATATTAATTCTTTTGTGTCAGCTTTCCATGTATATCCATGTTCCTGGAGTTCGCTGTTTATCATTGATATTTCATGCTTATAAGCAAATCGTGTGCTATCGTTACGAACTTCAACGGTATGCGTTCCGTTTGGTGAAGCGAACAATCTTCCTTCATTGTCAACAATAGCGTATGCAGATATAAAACCGTCGTTACTATATTCTTTGAATATCCCTACCGCGCCACCATCCACTGCAAAATAGTCACCATTCTTCAGCACTGGTTTCTTTTCTGCCTCAGTTTTTCTTTTATTTCTCTTTAGTTCATACACAACATAATTTGCGATTTTATTAATTGCTTCATTATGCGCTTCATTCTTAGTAGAATTATATATCGTTTCCGCAGTAATATCTCCAGCTTTAGCCGTTTTGTTTCCCACAGTTGTTACAATCTGAACAGCCTTATGTATTCTGCGTTGCTCATTGAGTTTATGTACCATTGCGTATTACATTTTTTTTTTATTTATCTCTTGAAACGATCAACTCGTTTAAGCATTCTGACAACGTGTATGTTAGGTGTGATGCATGGATTTTCTTTTCTTGTTATCACCTGAAACTCATTGCCATATGTATCCATGATATACCTGACAACACCTTGGGATCGCGAGACTCCAGCGGAGCAATGGATGAAAAATTTTCTTATTCCAAGATCTATATTAGTTCGTATGTAATTTGTTATTTTTTCAGCCTGATTATATGTCATCGCATGTAATTCACATGATTGGCAATCATCAACATAAAACTTAAATTCATCATCCACATTTTTCCCATCAAGATACTTATCCATAAGAATATCATACATGTTTGATCTCCACCATATTGATGGATCCATATCATCAAAATCTATGTTCAGTACATTTCCGTATGGGTTTTCCTGAAACCAATGGAACGGGTCATCATCGTTCTGTGAGCATATGGATATAACAGCCATTTCAGAATCAGGTGACTCGAACAGGTTTGACATCCTCATGTAGTCATTAAAGTCCTCATGGGAAAAGCAAAAAACATATAGTCTATCCTTTACCATTTTGTTTTATGGTTTGTTTGCTGTTCCGATAAGATGTTTTGTTTGATCATTATAAGGTAAGCATTGCCAGTAACCACAATATGTGCAGCCAGTTGTATAGTGTTCAATTGTTCCATTTGGATTCATCACACCATGTGAATAGAATGTCGCTTTCCAGCTATCATTGTCGTTATTACGAATGATAACCTTATCGTATGGTTTGAACTTAGGATCATGTTCACTTTCATCCTGCTTACAGAAATATTTCGTTTTGTCAAAATCACATGATGGTTCATCTTTTTTTACATCATCAGATGTTGTGAAATCATTATAAAATTTTTCACATTCATCAAACGATGCAAACCGAAAATGACTGATTGGCATATTTAATATTTGAGCTTTTGAATTTTCTACCTCGATCCAACCAATATCATCATAGGCAACAAATTGATAAGCATCATTGGTTCTAACATCATCAAAAAGAATGTCTCCTTGATCGAATAACACAGACCTCCAATTTTCCCATGTATGATTACCTCTGCACGGGAACAACAGGCACGAATCGCTTTTTTTTACAAATCCGCCACCATCTTTCATTCCTTTTACTGTGCAACTAAAGACAACCTCGCCATAACAAAGATAACCATTCCTATCGAATATTATTTCTTTATTATGTTCATTTGAAAATGTTACAATGTCGTCAAACTTAACGTACTTAAAAAGCAAATCACCATATGCCGTTGAATACAATTTTTTGTTCAACGGACAATTGCGCAAAACGTCTGCAATGGTTTTTTGAGACATAATCATTTCTTTATATATTTCTTAACAACATTAGCGATAACAGATCCATCAGCCAACGGGAAAACTGACTTAACATCTTTAATAACAGCACCCATCTTCTTTTGCTCTATTAAATCAGGATAATGAGAAACTATATATTCCTCAACATCTAATTCGCTTGGCAGATCTGGAATCAATTGTGAAATAACATCCGCCTGCTGAAGTTCATTGTCAGCAAGATCTGTTCTTCCGTTGCTTTTGTAGATATTAGCTGACTCCTGGCGTTCCTTTAACATCTTCTGGAGCAGCTTAACTTCAGCAGCCTCATCATATACTGGTGCGTTCTTTTGTGTCTTAAACTCAAGAATCTTTGCCTTAATTGCACGGTAAGTGTCGATGACAGTACGCTCCTGGCGTTCCTTCATCGCCTTCATAATTAAATCGTTGATGTTTAACATAATTGTTTTTTTATTTTTAAATTATTTGTTCCAAACACTATCCGCCGTCTGATAATACTCGTGTGCTGTCTCCACACATCCTTCCCACAGAGAGCCTCTCTTGCATGAATTAACCAAACATGTAACTGTAAATGTAATTAAAAGAAATGTGACAATAAGCGAAAGACATCCGCATCCGCATCCGCCACAGCTGACATTTGTGTTTTTATTATCTTCCATCACTATAAACATATTTTAAATTTGTTGCAAAGATACAACTTTTCTTTTAAATAAAAAAGGATCGAACAAAAAAGTTCGACCCAAAAACAAAAAATCTAAATTATGACTACAAAAATCAATATCTCGAACTTTTAATTGTAACTCTTCCAGTTCCTCCGCAGCTATGGCAACGTCTTGACATAACCCTTCCATATCTGTCAACTAACCTAACTCTGCCAGATCCGTTGCATGAATAGCATGTTCTTGTAACATAGGTCACCATCGGTCTTGGAGGTGGTGGAGGCATCACAGGATAATCATATCCATAATCTACCAATCCTATGCAGGATGTGAATGTAGCAATCAGAATAAGCGCAAGAATCTTCTTCATTTTTAAAAGCAGGTTCCTTTTCGCTTTATTTATCTCATTACCAAATATCGTAATCCGTGATGTTCGCAACCTGATCGCACACTGAACAATGACAGGATTTTCCTGTTCCTATTGATGTTAACGTCAATCTAAGGCTTATGGTTCCTCCACTTGCACCTTTATATACTTCTTTGTGTAAATGGTTCTGACAGAATTCCTTATACCTTGCGAATTCCAAATCGGACAACGCTATACAGTTTTCATTAAATATTTTGCACAGCTTCTCATTTTCATCTGGATTATTAATGTTTCTTTTCTTAAAAGATTGATAATCAAATGGATCTTTTTTCATTTTCTATGTGGTTTGTTTTGTATTTACAGTACATGAAGTTGTATCCGTAAACTGATTATTCATATCATCAACGTTTGATGTGTAAGGTGCAGATATACAACCATACATCACAACCGTGTTTGGTCCAAACGGAGGATTTGTTATTGTCGGAGGATTATATGGTTTAAATGGTTCGACACCTATGTTGCTTTTTTTATTTTCTCCGTTAAACACATTCACAATAATGTAGTTCGCGATTATTTCCGCTACCTTATCCGATACCTTATCAAGAAACTTATCTATTTTTTCCTTGTCGATAAGATTTTTTCCAAAATGTTTATCTAAAAATTTTTCCATAATTATTTTTTGTTTATTATTTTATCAATGTATTGTTTAACCGTTTCGACATACCCTTCTGACATTTCAATGATATTTATGTTCTCATCATTTGAAAGACTGTATATTAATAACGGATTATGAATTGTTGCTATAACCTGTGTGTCTGGACGATCATATGACAACATTCCATTTAGATAATCAATGTTCTGTATGCTTAAGTTCCTGTCTGGTTCATCCATCAATATAGTGTACCTGTCATTATCATCACCTTGCTTGAACTTTATACGGTGCTTCTTGACATATTGAATATAGAAATCATATATTTTATCAATGTGATCATAATCAAATGTAAGCTTTGCATCTTGGGAAAACATCTTCTCAAAAAGTGAACTCAAAGCAATTGAAACACTTTCACCAGTTGACGACGTAGCCTGCGTGAAAAATGTTCCGAAACTATTAAAGTTCGTCATGATGTCATCATTAGATTTCTCATCCTTATGACAAAGCCTGAACGTATTCTTCTTGTAATCAGCATAAACATCAACACCATCAAACCCTTTATTCGATTTTCCTTTGCAAATCATGTTTATGCGATTATTAAACATACCACAACCGCATTCATCAAAATCCACAAGAAGATAACGACGAATAATCTCAAGCAATGTTGTCTTTCCAGAACCATTCTCTCCAACGATTATATTGATTCCAGGCTTAAAAACCCATTCCTTACCGTTCGAGAATGCTGGAACCTCACATATATACCTGACAGCTGAATTAGTGTTGTCATTTATCTTTACGCTTGTAACCATTATGTATTATTTTTTATGCCGATAAAATTTACGGATGTAACTTAATACTGATAACCTTTAAAATGTTTTTTACCTCGCTTGAACCCTGTCTCGTCTTCATCTATCTCCTTGTTCTTTATGCGCAGGTACTTGTTGTACTGACGTTTGCGCCACTTGTTTGAATCTGACTTTTTTCTCCACGGCTGATCCGAATTCTCAATCCATTCGTGTTCAAAGTGCTCAATTTGTTCTCTGCAAAGTGCCATTGTATTAAGATTATTTTTTGTTTAAAATCGGAACATGATCTTCATTGGAATACAAATCTATCTCTTTAACATCAGTGATCATACGAACGCCAAGAGCTATCCTGTTCGCTGTGTTTGCAGAATTTACAGCAGCCTCCGCCTTTTTCGCCAATTCCTCTGTGCTGAAAACTGAATAATATGATTCCATCACAATGGAACCGTTCATCAAAGATTGTATTAGAAGATAAACCTTCTTTGGATTTGCTTCCATATCATTTCATTTCTATGTTTGTAACTTTATTGTTCACATATTCAACATCATCTTTCAAACTGTCAGCTATTCTCACCATGAACGCCAGCGCATCCTTTCTTGTAGGAGCCGAATATGTCTGATGAGTGAATGAACGTCCTGTCCATGTCTTCGCGTTTGCGTTCATCGGGCGTTCGCATTCATCAAGGACATTTTTGTCCCCGATGATGTAGCAGTACTTGACATTTTCAGAATATCCATAATCCTCTGCGAGTTTCTTTGCCTCATCAAAGCTTACTATTTCATCAACCATTGTTTTCATCATTGTCCTCATCTGTTATATACATATTTATATTATATCCATCTTTCCTATTTCCTTTAAGCCAAACTCTTGTTCCTTCCATTATATACGGATTGGTAGATGTTGCTGCAATATCATAAGAAAATATCCATTTTCTTACCTCGATAATATATTTACCACCTTGCCCAAAATTACAGATGACGGTTCCAAACTCCTTATCAAATGAGCAGAACCAATATACAATTCCCTTGAGATCCAAAAGAATTAATGTAATAACTATTAATAATATTTCTATAATTGTAGTCATTAGGAGTAAAGTTTTTCTTTAACAATTCCTATACATTTTGAAATATATCCAGCAAGATAAGCAAACGTTTCCTGATGTTCAGCATCGACGGTTGCCCCTATAAAAGAAAATATGAACAAGGCGGCATGTGAAGATTCATGTGTAACATTCTCAAACGTAATCTCCGTAGCATCACAGAACCTAATAAGTATCCCTCCCAACATTTCTGGTCTAACTTTACGAACTCTATCCGTAACAGCAACATATCCATTAACTTCTCTAAATGGATCACCAATTGTATCACCCTCTGGAAATAACTTATTCAAATCGTTTACGTCTGCTCCAACGGCAATCCATAGTTTGCGATGATATATATCAATTGGAAACTCGAATATATTATTTCGTATTTCCTTACAAAGGTTTTTTGCCATCACGTTCAATTGATGATTTAATGATGTTATATATTGTTCTAATTTCAGCGCATGAAAGATCAGCCCTGTCAATGTTACGACTGATGTATTTCAGCATTTCATACCGTTCCTGTTCAACTTCATATTCTCTTTTTGATGGATATATTCTCCACGCGCTCCACTCGATATTAAACCCAGTTTCCTTATCATATTTAGAATTCCACCCATTATCAATGGTGATGTATTTTCTTCCAACCGTTTTAACAGTTGCCTCATACGGCTTATTTCTTGTATCTGGTGATACAACATACACCGAATCTCCTTTTTTAATTCCTGATAAATCTATTCTTTTCATAATGTTTTGATTTTAAAATAGTACTCTCTGAGGGATTCAAACCCTCGACCCACAGATTAGAAATCTGTTGCTCTATTCAACTGAGCTAAGAGAGCGAATTAGACTCACATATAATCAAAATCAGAATTCCTGCAGGCGTAACCTATCATGTCAGACACTCACAGAGCCGTCTCGTAGTGTTACAATTCTTATCTTAATTCGCCATCGGTGTCAGCACAACGTCGCCAAGGTGATCAAATCCTCAACCGCGCTTATCCTAAAGCCAAACTATGATGAGCCTAATGTTGTTTGAGCAGCAAGTGAGGATCGAACTCACCACCTTCAGGATGGAAGCCTGACGCTCTGCCAGATGAGCTATTGCTGCATTGATGTTGCAAAGTTACAACTTTTATTTTAAATAACAAAAAAAATTATGTTAAAAATGTAAAAAAGAAGGTTTCTATTTCTAAAAACCTTCAAAAGTAATATAATTTGTTGTCATTTATTTGTACCAATAACCGTCTTCGTAATCCTTTGGGTTTTGTGTAGCCCACTCAACGAACTTAGGATACTTGCTCTTTATGTGCTGATGTTCCTTGCACCATTGATAATCTGTTCCTACGCAAATCTTTGCTGGAGCCTGCCCCATCTTTGAAAGGAGTTCGTATCCTGTTCCATTGTTGTAAACAACAACTGGTATCATGTTGATGTCAGTGAACGGAACATTTATTGTGAATTCAACAGGATCGAGATCCAATCCAGTGCCAACGTTAACAGGAAGACGTTGTGAAAGACCAAACAAATCATGAACTTCTCTTTCAGCAACATATAAAGGAAGAGTACCTCCTGCTGCGACAACTCTAATATGAGCAACTCCATCTTCAATATATGCATCAAATACAACATCATTGTAATCCCAATCCGATTCCGTTAAGTGTTCAAGATTATTTGTTGCAACAAGATCTTCTACAATTATCCTGCAATATTTGTCTTCATCTTTCTTTTTGTTTCCGCCGTCACCCTTTCCTGGACATATTTTTACAATCCAATCATCGAACACATAGTCTCTTGGAACGTCAGAATTAAGGTTCTCGCCCCAAGGAACCATTAAATCTCCCTCAAAATCAAAGCCAACATAATACGCGCCATCAATTTCAACCATCCTGAAATTGTAATGTATCTTACTGTCCTCTGAATTGTGGAAACCGAATCTCTTTGTTGTTGTATCATACATCAACTGTATGGAGCCGAACGCCGCGTTGAAATTGTAGATGTGGTCGTCATATCCTTCCACATTAACAAGCCTATCCTCATATGGATAATATGATATAATCTGGCGTTCCTTGTCAGAATATGAACACAGCCAATCCATATGATCAGAACCAACAACATCCTGGTTGTATCCGTTCTTATATATGGAATCACCCTTGTAAACATGCTGAACAAAGAAACTATCCCAGTCAACAAGGCTTTCACACACATAACCTTCTGGCATCTTCTCTGCGAACACAGCCTTTACCTTTTCAACCTCAGCATCTGTGATGGGATCAGGAACTACATATCCTTCATCTTCCCACATGTTTGAATTAGGATATGTGCTTCTCGTACCAACATCTTTTGAACCAAATCCCCATGTCTGATCGGGAGCGACATCGCCGCCAACATAACTTCTGAAAACATTCTCGTATTCAATACCGTTGCTCTTGTACTCGTCAGTGTAATAATCATAGTCCTGGCAAGACACAACAAAGCAAAAAACAAACAGCAAGTAAAATAATTTTTTCATCTTTTTATCTTTTGAATTAATCTTTACAGCTATTTATCTGAATAATTATATTATTCATCTCATCGCCACATCAATATTTCCCTTGTCACCTGCAAAACGATTGTCTTTCCAGCTACCAGAAATAACTTTCCCTCCAGCAGTAGTGTATGTACCTACACCATTTCGCATATCCTCTTTGAACTGACCTGTGTAAGTTGCACCTGAAGACCAAATGAAAGTTCCTTGACCCTCTATGTATGAATTGCAGAACTGACCTTCGTAAACGTTGCCGTTCGCATAAGTGTACTTGCCAAGACCCTCTTTCTCTCCATTTATCCATTGACCGACATAAACGTCACCATTATTATAATAATATGTACCGTAACCATTACGTTGATTATTTTCATAATGACCAACATACTTGTCACCATTTACAGACGTGAACACACCATCCCCAACTCGAACGTCATCGATCCATTCACCTTCGTAAACATCACCGTTCGCCCATGTCAACTTACCATGACCGTTTCTCTTTCCATTCTTCCACTCACCTTCGTAAGTGTTGCAACGAGAAGCATAGAATGCTGAACCAAATCCATCTTGAACCCCATTCTTAAAGTCTCCTTGATACACATCACCATCTACCCATGAATAACGACCATATCCGTTAATCTTTCCGTCCTGGAAATTTCCTTCAAATCTGTCTCCATTTGTCCACTCGAACGTTCCCTTTCCATGCATCTTTCCGTTCTTCTTACTTCCGATGTACTTACCACTATTGTTGAAATCTGGAATTTTCTGATCAACCGTAGAATTTTGTGCCATTGCGGAATTATATAATCCGAATGACAAGAAGCATAACACGCTGATAAAGAATTTTTTCATAATGATTATCGTTTTGGTTTAATATTCTACCCGCTGATCATCGTTTCCTTATTTATCTTGTTATGTTTCCAAATTCCTGAAATGTTTTGAAAAAGTTACAATTTTGTATCTAATTTTCTACATATGTGACACAAAATACGATAATATGAAAAATATTAAGATACATTTTGTACATTATTTTTATTAATATTTTCATAATCATTTATTAATATAAATATAATAAAAGAAAAAATATATACATATGATACTCGGATCACACAATTCATGGTCATATTTGAAAGGTAAAAAATGGTGGATGAATCTGTTTCACTTTATGGCTCAATGTCAGGATTATGACATCCAGACACAATATGAAAAATATGGAGTAAGATGCTTCGATCTTCGTGTCAAATATGACAAAGACGGTAAAACATTGTTCGCTCATGGAAAATATGTGTATGACTACACACCTAAACAAATGGCAAAGGATCTTCAATACATCAACAACAAGAAAGACTGCTACGTCAGAGTGTTGCACGAAGCAAGGACAAAAAAAGAATACACTGCAAATAATGTCGAACGATTCCGTAATTTTTGCAGTGCAATAGAAAAAGAATTGCCAGACATCAAGTTTTGGTGCGGCAATAATTTGTATAATTATGAAAATGATTATTCATTCAAACACAAACCATCGGAAGAAGGAAAGTATTCTTCGGTTATGGCACCGAGATTAATTGACGATTGGTTCCCAAGAATCTACGCTTACTTCAATAATAAACAAAATATAAGCAAAGGAACAAACAGAGAAATACTACTCATTGATTTTGTCAACTATAATTAGACTCTGGTAGCGGATTCGAACCGCTGGTTTTACGGTTTTGCAGACCGTCGCCTTTGACCACTCAGCCAACCAGAGATTATTCAAGCTTATCAATTTCCTTAAGCATGTCATTTGCAATCGCTACAGCTGTCTTTGCTGCCTGAATGTGTACAGTTCTGTCAAGCAACTGTACCCATATGTTATTGTCAGCAGACATCATGCCATTAATGACCTGTCCAGAAAGTTCTATCAATTCATCACGTCTTAACATATTTATGCTTAAGTTTGTTACTTGTTACCCTGACAGGATTCGAACCTGTTCCGACAGAACCAAAATCTGTTGTACTACCAATTATACTACAGGGCAATTTGTGTTCCTGACAGGACTCGAACCTGCACGTCATGAGACATCAGATCCTAAGTCTGACGCGTCTACCAATTCCGCCACAGGAACGGTTGTAGCTTCAGCGGGACTCGAACCCGCACGGGCGCAATGCCCAAGGGATTTTAAGTCCCTCGTGTCTACCATTCCACCATGAAGCCATAATAAGAAAAATAAAGGAACAACCTCGCTTTAACGTTTATTTCCTCTTAATAGCTGTACGCCTGTAAGTCTTTACATATGATATTACCGTATATAAAATTCTATGAAAATCTATGAATCTCATACATTTTATTTCTTGCTTCAACCTATCACTACTTTTTAGGTGGTAAACCACGTTCATCCATAGTTGGATAGTCCACAAGCGTAAATTCGGTAGTACGGCTACCTATTTGATTTATCTAATTTGGAATCCTTACTGCTTTCAGCGGTCTGTGGTACAATTACTTATTTTTCTTATTTTGCGCTCCAGGGTGGGCTCGAACCACCGACACACGGATTAACAGTCCGTTGCTCTAACCAACTGAGCTACTGGAGCGAAGATATGTGGACCAGGTAGGGCTTGAACCTACGACCTCCAGATTCCTGCTGCTCTATGTTACCATAGCCAACTTTTTCAGACGCTTGGCGACTCATTAAGTTGTTGTAGTCTGGAATACATTATTACCATATTGAAATTCTTGCAAGTGTCAATACAATTATTCTTACAGAAGGCCAATCTGCTCTGACCAAATGGGACACCATTCTTAATTCTGCGTTTGAACTACTTTTATCATTGTATATTCTAATTTCAACTTAGGCATTCTTATCAGATACATCTGAATGGAATGTGAGGGTATTCAATGTATTTCCCTCATATCTCCTATATACTCTCTACACATTTATGAGAACGGAATAAACAAAAGAGCCATCATCGATTATTTATTCATTTAAAAACGTAAGAAAGGGGATTCTATGCAGATGGTTTATTCTCATAGACCGATTCTTTATTCTCACGCATTCTCAATTTAGCACGGTATTAACCTTACACATTATTGATTAGTGTTTTGTTTGTTCGATGAATGCTTCTCAAGGGAGGGTTTCCACCTCCAATTATGCAAACCATATAGGAATTTTACTGCATACGTCAATCGTTTCACTTTCGCCACTTGGGGTCCATCACATTCATCTAAAGGTCTTCCACCGTTTTAGGAAGATTCTACTATGGGATTTCTCGCCATAGCACACAATTACTATGAGTCTGTTGCTCTAACCGACTGAGCTACAGGTCCAAAAAACGGCAAGCAATTTTATTGATTGATAAATTATCGTTTTATTCCAACTAAACTAACGCCTTCAACCGATATTATCTTGAGGTCATCTTGGTTTCGAACCTTGTTCTTTAATTTATTGATCAAAATCAACTGCTTTGCCAGTTATATTTCAAAGAACGATTTCTAAATCTGTTGCAAAGTTACAACTTTTTTTCAAAACAGAAAAACAAATTGAACATTTTTTTAAGTTTTACATAATTTTTTCTTCCTGTACAACGTAATGTTTCATCACACGTTGAAAATAACCTTCTGTTCTTGCTTTCCTTTCCATGCACTTTATATCACCAGAATTCCATAGGCGGATTGCTTTCTCAACATTGCAATCAGGATTGTAGTGCTCCTGGAAATCAATGAACATGTTTATACTTTTCTCTTTATTATAACGGTCTGCATAGGTGTATTTCTTATAACCGTTAATTCTGTTACATTCGTCTACCATAATCTTTGCTATCTGAAGGTAGCCGACATAAAGACCATTCTTTGAAACTACTTTAGGGTTTTTTCCGCTTTCAACTGTGGCGATAGCATCCACAACATAGTGCCATTTCTTGTGCAGGAAATCTTCTTCCTGTGCATTAAGAGCTACAGCGATGAACGCTGCTACGAGAAACGTGATAATTTTCTTCATCCATAAATGTGTTAGTTTTAAAAGAAAGACGGTCTTTTGACTTTTGTATCAAGAGACCGTCTTTGAAATATTAGATATTCTGTCTTGGAAATTAATCCAAAACAGAGTCAGTCTGCTCGTACAATCGTTCCTGATTCTCACAGGAAATAAGAGCATGTCTTGATAATGTAAGAATGGAACGATTCATGATCTTTTTCATTTACATTGATTAAATTACTCAGCGACAACAGAATCTGCAACGATGCTATCAACGGCTGTTGTGTCTACAACCTCAACGCTGTCTGCACTGATGCTGTCGTTTTCAACTGTTTCTGTAGCTGTACCATTGTTACATGCAGCGAAAGTCATGCCTACCATGGCAGCTGCCAAAAAAAGAATCTTTTTCATTTTCTCTTTAATTTTTGTTTTAAGTGTTTTAAGAAAATATTGTTAAAATATCACTAATTGTTTTCGTCTATCCTTGTATTTATTTCAACTTTATTTTTCACTCAGTGTTCTTACTGATATAGAAATAGTTATAAAAATCTGAACCCAACATCCGTGTTGTCTTACGTCTAAGTTATTTTTCAATTGTTTGACAGCCAGTCACCTCATGCACCTACCACAGATGCAACACAACTGGACGGTATCCACCTTCACGGACAGGTTCGATGGTTAATCGACTTCGCCCTTACTGCTGGAAACAGACTTTATATTTATTTCAAAGAAACAGAAGCCAAAAATTCACCTGAATATTTTTGATAAAGGATTTTTGCTGTACGGCTTCCTTTTTATTTGGAACTGATATCCTGCACAATTTTATGACCATGTTTAACACATTGTATCAATATATATGCAAGACTCAGGATGGGATACTCTGCACAACACTGTATGCTTTCATCAAACATAGATTTATTTTTGTTGTGTAAACTAAAATACGCTGGATAAAATGGAGCGTCCTTGCTTAATTTGAATCCCCCTGAATATTCTTCCCCATTCTTTTCAATATATAGGTATTCTGGAATCTTATATAAAAGCTCAGAGGTCGAATAGGTGGGCAAACATTCGCTGTATTGCGTTTTATCAACATTGTCCTTCATCATAACGTATTGCTTTCCATCACGCGATACAACGCAATATTTAGCGTCACTCATGTCAATACCTGCATCCAGCAACATATGCACATGCTGAGGATCAAGAAAATCCTGGCAGGTTTTATTTGTTAACTCAATATCCAACATGTTTCAACTTACAATTAATGTAACATCTGAACTCTCTAAGAACATATGAGATATTCATTTTGTAATTATTTTTAATTCCGTTGCAAAGATACAACTTATTTTCGACATAGAAAAACATTTTAACGAAAAAATAAAAAAATCGACCCATTGTAAGATGACAACGGATCGAAAACGCTATTATTGAATGAAATTATTTCTTCTTATTAAACCATGAATCTATAATTTTCTTAATAGCTTCAATGTCATAGATACCATTTGATGATAGACCCACGACGATGCTTAACGCAATGTAACTTGGCCATCCTATGCTTTCACCAAGGAATCCAAAGAAGATTGCTCCACAGGAAAGAACTGCGCCCACAATCCAGGATGCAAGTTGCTTAAACTTATCAGGGATTTTGAACCATTGATTCACAAGACCCGTAACAGTTGTAGAAAGCGCAACAAGAATTGGTGCCATGTACCAAAACGCTGCATTAAAAATTTCTTGAATAGCTGCCATTTTAATTTATTGGTTTGTTTTTTGGCTTTTGATATTTATTTTTGGTTGTAACAATCCAACATTTTGCCACAATAAACAGCAAGAATCTGAAGGGAGAAATCCTAGTTGTAACCATCCAACATTTCACCATAATAAACAGCTGGCTCGTCATCAAGGAGGCGAATGGGTTAGTTGTAACCATCCAACATTTCGCCACAATAAACAGTCATCTGGTGCAACTGTCTGTTGTAACCATCCAACATTTCGCCACAATAAACAGCATCAATGAAAGATGGCTTAAAGATCGTAGGGTTGTAACCATCCAACATTTCGCCACAATAAACAGCTTAGAACAGGAAGGAGCCTTATGAATATCGTTGTAACCATCCAACATTTCGCCATAATAAACAGCCATCATTTATTCTCTTGAACTGTCCCGTAGTTGTAACCATCCAACATTTCGCCATAATAAACAGCGCTGGATCATCATCATTCATGTGGTTTAAGTTGTAACCATCCAACATTTCGCCATAATAAACAGCTTATGTTGTATAACATTGTGTATATCAAAGAGCTATGGAGAAATATTGTATACAGAACTTACGTTCTGCTTGGTGAAATGACCGATGTCATTTCATTTTTTCCGCTTCAAATCACATTCCGCAACTATTCTACGATTACAAATGTATCAAGAACGCCACTGTTGAACAAAAGTTCAATCGATTAAATCGACAAATCTGTCCACGGACATTACATTCCCGCTACACACGGGTAGGGTCTGAAACGCGACCAACGTTTTATATTATGATCAATTCTTACTTGTTAACATCCTGTACCCTTCATTTTTAATATTTTCAGCAGCATTGAAATCTCTATGATGTTCTGTATGACAGTGAGGGCAAACCCAAGACCTGTCAGTTAATTTCAGATTATCATTTTTATATCCACACACTGAACATGTTTTTGAAGATGGGTACCATTTATTAATTTTAACAAAATTCTTTCCATTTATTTCAGCTTTATACTCAAGTTGCCTGGAAATTTCGCCAAGACGAACGATGCGGTTTCTTCTTGCTCTCCTCTTGCGAGCCTTTTGTTCTTTTAAATTGTTTGTTGTCTTTTTCTCGATCATCTCTTTAACATCCAAAGATTCTATTGCGATTGAATCAATATTCTCACAATGCACAATCGATGATGTCATCATATGAGTTATATAAGATTTTAAACGATTTATTTTGCATTGTATAACAGCACATTTTTCAACAGCTTCAACATATCCTTTGGATTGCCCTGTACGTTTTTTCTTACGTTCAATGCTATAACGTTTTGACTTTATTTTGCTCCATTTCTTTAAATGCCTTTCCATACGGTTTATTTTATCCGTTAGTCCAGCAATATTATCAGATCCATATCTAACTTTTAAATCAGATCCGTAAAGAGCGCCAGCCTCTGACATTCCCATATCTATACCAATAGTTCCATCTAATGTTGGAGACTTTGGCTTTTTCCAATCATCAACCTTCAAACAAAAAGATATATAGTATCTATTATCAATATCTTTTGATATTGTCATGTTCATGATTGTACCATCAACCTTTCTATGAATCTTGGCTTTTACAAAACGTTCTGGTTCACCATTTTCGTTTTTGATAAATTTACCAAGATATATACGATTATTCTTATAATCAATAAGATTTTCTATATTTCTAGCTTTAGTAATTTGAGTTGTGAATGCGCCAGATCTTGTTCTTTTATGCTTCTTTGGCTTTCCAGCTTTTTTTTCAAAAAACCTTTTATATGCTTCATCAAAATGTTCAACAACATAATTAAAGGAATTTAACTTTACATCCTTTAACCATTTTGTCTCTTCTTCTTCTTTTAATGTTTTAACATGACCACGTAATGTTTGACCATCAATACGTGCCAACGCTTTATCACCTGTTCTTTTGCTTTCAATATAAGCGTTCTGCTTCTTCTCGATGCAATAGTTCCAGAACCATCTGTTCGCACCAATGTTTTTATTAATAAAATTCCTTTGTGCTTTGGTAGGATATATTCTGTACTTGACAGCGATATTAGCCATATTCTTTTTAATTTATGAGTTATTAATTTCGTTTGATGTTGCAAAGTTACAACTTTTATTTGACATAGAAAAGAAAAAACGATAAAAATTAATTCAAACACGAAAAAATTTTTATCGTTTAGTACATTATATAAGCATTAGATTATTTTTTTTGCAAAAATACGGCTCTTTTTTTGATTAGCCGTAGTTTTTCAAAATCGCCACCAATTCTCAAATTATATATCGTAAGGCATCCCTCATTTATGCTTTAAATTCTATTTTTGTTTTATATTTTTTGCTTCTTTCATTGAATGTTCAATTGTATATTTCGAATGTTTGCTGCTCCGATCTACTTAAATATAAAGTATAAAATAACAGCCTGCAAAATCTGTCCGACAAGACCTCCTGCCATTGTCATCGACCAGTCAATCCAATCCCATTTGTTTCCATATAGCTTATCCTTAAACTCCATTCCAGATGCAACACCAAGAGCGCAAAGGATCGTAAACACGAACCCAACAGGGATGCCATAGAAGAAATGCTTTTTACGGTTGCTTTCAGTAAACCAGCTCATAGTATATTGTTTTTTCTTTTATTTATTCGGAATTCGTTTAATCGCTATTCTTGCATATACAGGTTTACCGTTTATTGCGCTTGCTGAATCTTTAATCAGCAATGACGGTTTATTTTTCAAATGATCATTAGATGTATAATTTCTGCAATCAACTATTTCAAATTGTTCTGGACAATACTTTGACAAAAATGTAATAGGTACACCCATCACACCATCGTAATCCATAGGAATATTTTTTGTCTTTCCAACATTTATTGCATCATAATTGTCATATTTCTGATATTCATCAGGGTTATATTTTTTATACAATTCAATTTGTTTATGCCTTTTATTGTGATCAAGATTTGTAAACCACGCAATGCTGTTAACTTGTTTATATAAGTTCCCGTCATCATCATAATAATATTCACCCTTTGATACGTCTGTGTCATTATTCACCCTGAAGAATGGCATTTCACCAACAAAAAGGGTGCAACCCAACCACATTTTATTATCCTTTATTAACGGAAATATATCGTTATATGTCACTGCGTTTCCGTTTGACATGATAAGATATTTTTTATTGTACTTCTCCAGGATGGATATAAATTCTCTAAACAGTGAGAATGGCGGGTTTGTTACGATAATATCAGATTTCTTTATGAGTTCAATTCCTTCAATTGTATTGAACCCTCCGTTTCCTTCCATTTCTGTTTGTTCCAATTCATCTATATCAGGAACAATGTTTCCGTTTTTTATTCCATAATATCTATATATCCTACCATGCCCATCCTTTGAAAATGATGTGCAGATAAGTTCCTTAAGACCTAGCTTTTCAAAATTTGCGCTGAAATACTTTGCAAACCCATCATGCGTTGCATCGTTACAATTGCATAGAACAATTTTTCCATTGAAATGTTTTACATAGTATTGGAGTTCCTTTTCAATATCTTTTGTTTGTGTATAGAACTCATCATTCTTTGTTACCTGTGCTGAACGAATTGTAGAATTTTTGTTCATGCTTCACATTAGTGTCTTTTGTGTATCCAGAGAGACTCGAACTCTCGACCCACAGATTAAAGGTCTGTTGCTCTACCTACTGAGCTATGGATACATAAATCATTCATCCATAACTCATCTGGTTACGGATGAACTATTGTTTCTTATGTTTTATGAAGTTCATCATATGTTTGTTATTTTGTTGCGGTGGGTGAGGGACTCGAACCCCCGCGCCAGGTATTAGCTGACCTAGGACGTTAGCAATGTCCCCCCTTCACCAACTTGGGTAACCCACCTCTCCTGGAGGAGGGAGTCGGACTCGAACCGACACATCAAGTCTTAGTTGATTACTGGTGGTTTTCAAGACCACTGCCTTACCAATTAGGCTTATCCCTCCGATGTAGTAGGGTAGACACGACTCGAACGTGCGACCTCTGCATCCCAAATGCAGAATTCTAACCAACTGAAATACTACCCTAAAAACAGCACGCAAACTTTTTTGATCCCAAAATGAAAATAAAAGTTTTTTTGCTGTACGCGTGCCTTAAATAATCAGAAGACTAAAGTTTTTGCCATAGTTAAACAAAATTGAATCTAGGAAGTTTATTCAAAGTTTTGCTGTATGTCTTCCATATTCTTGTCAAAAAAGTCATCCTCTTTTTCGAGGTAGGCAAAAATGACAAAGATTTGCTGTGCATACGGGACTCGAACCCGTGACCTCCTGCGTGACAGGCAGGCATTCTAACCAGCTGAACTAATACACACTGATGCATAAATTAATGAACAATTTCTCTAAACTGTCATATTTTGTGGAGGATATCGGACTCGAACCGATGACCCCCTGCGTGCAAAGCAGGTGCTCTAGCCAAACTGAGCTAATCCCCCGTGTGCTGATATCGTATTGAGTTTTTATCTTGTTGTTCTGGGCAGTAGATTAAACCAACATCGCTGGTTACGACTTTCAATTTCAGCGTTTTCTTGAAACATAAACTGCACCCACGTCTAACTTTTGTGTTATTCACATCAGGCTTATACGTTTATTAATCTGTTTACGATCACCACTCGTTCCAGTAACCGATGCTAATGCTACATCTGATAGTTTCGTCTATATCAGCCGAATTTATTATTATCCTCATTCGGTAGTTTGGATTTGAGCCTCAAGTCGGATTCGAACCAACGACCTGCTGATTACAAATCAGCTGCACTAGCCACTGTGCTATTGAGGCGCATCTTAGTTGCGGTGGGCAGGAATCGAACCTGCGACCTCCAGGTTATGAGCCTGGCGAGCTACCAACTGCTCCACCCCGCGATGTTTTCATTGTCAAAGAACGTTATATTTATTCAAATCTGTTGCAAAGTTACAACTTTTTTCTCACATAGAAAAATAAAATGGTGAATTTTTTACGATCCACCATTATTTTTTTTATTTTTGCCAATTAATACGGTCTTTGTGCAACATATGACTTTGCTTTTTCCGTATCTGGCTTAGGTGGACATTGTGCATTATATTTTGGTGTATCGGAAGGTGACACTTTTGTTAACGCCGTCGGAGGGCACGCTGTGTATTTCGGTGTGATAGGATACACAGGGATTCTCTCAAAGATTGTAGGATCTAACGTCACAGGTTCGTCAACCCAAATATCTTCTGGAAGTGATGCGTATTCCTCCACTGGTGTTTCCTGTGGCTGATCATCATCTGATGATTCATCGGTTGTTTCACTTTGTGTATCTTCTGTTTCGTTTAATGTTTCACTTTCGTCTTTGGTTTCACCTTCAAGATTAACGATTCCTTCTTCAACGATTTCCGTGTTAAGGTTTGTAAATTCCTCAGTTGTTTCGTTGTTGATGATTTCCGATACATCGGTTGATTCAATCTTTTCTGCGGACTCAAGGCTGATTACCTTTTCGTCCTGTTTGCTTTCGGCAACAACATTTTCCACAACACTTTTCTTTGGTGCTGCAGTTTCCTTTGCCTTAGCTTCATTTTTCTTAACAGTTTTTGCCATTGTATATTGTTTTTGTTTTGTTCGTACCTTATATTTATCTCACATTTTTCTGAAAGATGTTTTCAAATCAAATCCATGTGACACTATTTTTGTGTTGTTATCGGGGTTTGATATTGGTTCCTGCTTCGAACTCCAGAGAAAATTCTCTATATTTATATATGTATTGAGATCATTAAGTTCATCAAACCAATACTTTGTGATATTCTTATTCAGCTTATTAAAGCATATTCCGCTTATATAATGAATCGGATTTTTAATGCTGTCACCTTTTGTTACATTTTCATACACTGTCTTTTCAAACACGTCTCTGTAATATTTTGTAAACACTGGCGAACTAAGCTTGAAGAAAATATCCTTACATTCATGCTTCCACGTATTATTTTTGATGATTTTATCTATTTCGTTTGGAACAATGGCAACAACTTTATGATTAAGTTCAAGATTGTCAATTTCCTGCTGCGCAATAGATTCAAGTTCTTTTATAGAATTTTTATCATTTTGAATGCATCCGTCAATAATTTCATTTGGTGCAATGAATTTCAGATACTTGTTCATATTTTTATCATCAGAATACATCACCCTTATTACAGGTTGAGAGTACACATATGGATATACACCAAATATATATTGATCAACATATACCATACCCTCTTTCTCTTTAGACATGAAGTATGTTGAATATCCATATGCCTTGAAATAATATGGTATCCTGTCACCATCTCTCCTGAACATATCATCAAGATATTCATAATGCACGTTAACATCTCTGACGAACATCAGGTCTGCGTCATGATCCTGTGTCAGGTAATCATAGAAATCCTTGTATTTTGATATTATTTTCATTATTGTTTGTATTTTTATATTGCAAAGATACAACTTTTATTTCACATAACAAAAATATTCATGAAAAAATTATTTTAATCCTGCGATTTGAGAGTAGGTAAGGTGTCCAACACTGCTTCCTATTGTTCCCATACCAAGCCCAAGACCGCTTCCTTCGATATAAATGGATCCGTATCCACTAGCATAAGCGTTTCCATACGGTCTAGGTTCAAGCCATCCCATTTCCGTCTGTCCGTATGTGACATCATTGAAGTTCACCATAGAGGATTTAGTTTCTTCAATTCCATACAAAGATGTAAATTCATCATCGGTCATGTCTGGATTGTCTATTGCCCATTGCTTTATGATTTCATTCATCTGATAAAGTTTCGTTCCATCTGTCTTAAAATACAGGTATTCTTCAATCCATCCAATGAATGTGCTGTCATCGATCATTCTGGGTATATGATTGAAAATTGGGAGAGAAAGGTCATCATGGCAAGATATTCCTCCGAGCTTACTCTTAATGTAACCGAATGATTTCATCTGATCGAATGTCTCCTTGCATGTGACAATGGTTCGCTTCATTGTAATCATCTTGTTTCCCTTATTGCAGTAATACTCCTTGTTTGTGGTTGTCTTGAAACCGTATTTTCTTTTCTGCGTTTCTCCAGGGATAGGTTTCTTGTGATATGTTTTCTGTATCGTCGCACCGCTGTATGATGAATGTCTCTTGAATTCCTCGAAAAACGATTTTCCGTTGAAGTTCATCTCAACCATAACTCTTACATTATTGCGTTCATGATCTTTGAAAAGATTGTATGCCAGAGCTGAACAAACGCGTGCGCACTGTATTTCGTCCTCAGAACTGTTCTTGTATTTTCCAACCTGTACAAAACGTATGCAGTCCGATATCCTGCAACTAAGATGAGAGTAACGCCTTAAGTTCGCTGGTGAATTTGGAACAACCTTTAATATCTGTATCGAGTTAGCATCTGGTGTTTTTTTCTTTGATTGAACACGTTCATCTGGATCGCCGTTTCCTTCAGCCAAGTCAACAAGGAAAACAAACACATCATTCTCGTTTATATCATTAGGATCAAAATCTGGATGCCATGTTATATGTTCATCGTTGACGTACTGATTGTTTATATATATGTGCTTTTGTTCATATTCTACGGCAATACGTTCGATAAATCTCATGTCATCAGCCTTCATCAACATTCTGGAGTTCTTATTGAACTGAAGTTCAAACTCCTGCGCGAACTCATCTTCACCGAAGTCTGCCCTCATCTTCTTAGCCCACTCCTCATCATGTCCTGGGAACTGCCAGTAATCTACCCTTATTGGTATGAAAGAGTTCTTCTTTTCCAGTGCTCCAGACCAAAGATCATAATATTTGTTAGTAGTTCCGTTCGGTGTAGAACATATGATGCACTGTGATACATCTGAAGAAGAAAGTGTTGGGTAAACTGAACGCCAGAAGTTGTTAACTATATTATCTGGAATATGCGCAAACTCATCAAGCAGCACACAGTGGATCGTGAAACCGATTGATGCTGTGTTTGTTGTTGCTGATGAAAGTATTTTAGATCCGTTATCGAGTTTAAGCTGTGTTTTTGCCCATATTTCTGTGCCAGGTTTCAACCAGAATGGAAGACCTTTGAATATATTGATAATTTTATCAACAATCTCTATTGATGTCTTTTCCTTATTGGCTACAACAAGAATATTCCTGTCGATATGAAAGATAAGCATCCATGAAAGAAATACGGCGATGGTGGTCGTTTTTCCAGTTTGCCTGCTACAGCAAAGTATAATATTGCGGTTAACTGGCAGCAGAAGATCCCTTTCCTCATCATACACTTCTTCTGTTGCCTTGTCAATTATTTCCACCTGATAATCTCTCAACTCTACTGTTCTGAATCCATGATCCGTCATGAACTTTGCATAATGAGACGCATAATAGAGGGGGTCATCATAGCATTTTTGATATTCTATCATTTCCTCCTCAGTCATCTGGAACGGTATATTAGCCGCTCTAAGATCAAGATCTCTCATGAAGAACGGTTCAAAATCAATTTCATATCCATTGTTTCGTTCTTCGATGAGCGAATTGATCCTTTCTGTTGAGTATATCTTTCTTTGTTTCCGTTTATTTCCTTCCTGTGTATTTTCAGCCATGTTCCACTTTACTGGTTTTTATCTATGAGGAAACCTATGCTTTTTACTCCGTTGATGTATATGTCAAGAACAGCATAATCATATCCTAGTCCTGAATCTCCGAACTCTATGTTTGTTGTTATGTAAGTATTTTCCCCATGATTCACATAAGTTCTTATTTGTGTATTTAGTTTATCTAAAACCTGTTCTGCTGCATGTTTCGTGTTAAAAACCATATATTCAAGATCAATTCCAAAATCATAGTTCCCTAACACCTGTCCATTTTGCGTTCCAAGTATCATTCTGATTTGCGTTATGATTGATTCGATTTCGTTGTTAAAATCAATCATTGTTGGATCGTAATATGGATCATTTTCGTCTCTTATATATATCTCTTTGATTTGCATAACGTTACCAATCTTTAATTTCAAATTCAGCTTCTTTTACGTTATTTATCTTGTCTATGTGTCTTTGCCTTGCCCCGCTGATAAGATTTTTTGTAGATGTGACAACCATAGATGTAGGAGCTTCAAGTTTAGCTGGGTCTTTCTGCTGCTGTGCTGCTATATTGGCTTCTCCCTCTTTATCTCTAATCTCGAACTTCAGGTCAATATATGTTTTCCTGATTCTTTGTTCAGACTCGAATATTTGTTTAGTGATCGCCTGTATTTTATCAGTCAGTTGCGCGAACACCTCATACATTCTTGGCGCAGAGTTTCCAGAGTTAACATTTTCCATGATGGATCTTTGCATCGTCATGTTGCTATCAAGCTGAACATATAATGATGTCAACGTATCTATATCTTGTTCAATTTTATCCTTAACATATTCATATTCAAGCAAATCATCACTCATGATATGCTTAACAGCCCCAAGTATAGTTTTTCTTGCCTTTTTCCTAAGTATTTTTTTGTTTAAATCGTAATCGTAATCAAACATTTTTACTTTCATCGTTTCGGCTGCACTTGTATTGTCAACAGGTGTAGGTTTAGGTGCCTTTTCCGATGGTTGAGGATCTTGCACTGGAGAAGGTGTATGGATTGGATCCAAACCATTTAGCAGCTGTTCAAAATCTTTTCTGTCACTTTTTATTGTTCGTTGTGGAACTAGCATTGTTTTTGGATTTTCTTTCACTATTTATCTAAATAAAAAATGGCTGGAGCGTTATCCAGCCATCATTTTATTTCTTTCCAGTTTTATATTTTGAAACAAGAAATCTGCTATCGAGACCTTGAATATATTGTCCGCCTTTAATTGACCATTCAGAAACCTTGCGGCGAACTCCATCGATAAGAACCTCAACTGTTCCGAACTCATCTGTTTGTTTCGGTCTTCCAGTTATTGCACAGTTTTGTATAACAGAAGTTGTTTCAAATTCCCTAAGAGGATATGCTGATATATCTACAGTTTCTGTAGCGGTAGTGCCGTGCTTTTGAACTCCATTTCCTCCTTCATCGTTTGATATTGATGATTTAGTTCGTCGAGTTCTTCTGACACGTCTTGTATTTGCTTTATCAAAGCTTTGTTGTTCGTTTCCAACGTGTTCACGTTGTCCATCAGTTTTTGAATGACTTGATCCTTTGACAGCATCGGCATCACTTTCTGAACCAATAGAGTTTTTATTGTTTTCAAGTGCTCTGAATCCTCTCCTAATTTTGCGTCCAGTTTTCTCAGAACCATGTTCAGATTTGTCTGGTTTTTCATCAGCTGGTTGTGCTCCAGTCTGTTTTTCAAATTTAGTCTTTTCAGCCTCTTGTTCATCTTTATTGCGAACGCCAGTATTCCTATTGTCAATATGAACACAAACGTCGTCGCCGAATAATGCAAAAGAATCGGATCCTTCAAGAACGTTTTTATTGTTTCGATCATGTTTTATCATTCGTTTAATGTGTTTTTAATATCGTCCATAAATCGTTTATTTTCAAACATATATGCATATACTTCCATTCCTACGCCTTCTTGTGTGCTATATCCTATTGTTTTTGATTTAGCAAACGCAGAAAAATGAATCAATTTCCACCCCCACCTGTACATTGTTGTCAGTGTTTCAGCAGGAATCATTTCATTATATGAAACGCATGATTTATATTTTTCCGTTGTGATTGGCTTGAAATCGTTTATATCGAACACATTCTGTTTTTTGTCTTTCTTTTCCATAATCACTCTTGTTGGTTTTCTTTCCAGTACGGGAACACTTCACGTTCGTTATTTGAGTTATCCCAACGAACTTCACACATTCCACAATATGGGCATTCATTCATGATGAAATTCATCTTATCTTCATTTTCATCCGTGATTGTATCATCATAATCTGAAAGCATGAAATTATTGGACACAGTAACTTTATGCCCACAGTTTGTGCAGTGACCGTTAAGGATATCTGGTTCGGTGATCCTTCCGTCGATATCTTCCCCATTCTGATAGAATTCATACTTATCCTTCTCATTTTCTGGTGCCTCTGTGCATTCATATTTGGCACCACAGTAGGGACAGAAAAGAAAAGTTGTGTTACCGAACTCAGGATCTTCACTTTCGAGAAATTCCTCTACTTCAAGATCGTGCATACATCTTGTACATTTTAAATTAGTTGTATTCATAATTATTTTATTTTTAAACGTTTATAACTATGCACAATTGTTTAATTTCTTTTTACGTCTTTCCAGTATAGATATAAGCCTGTACTTCTCTTTTTGTGCAGCTATCATCTGATTCTTATATCCCTTTCTCTTTGCAAAATAATCACTGAGAATCTTAGGTATGAATCCTTCAAAGTCATTTGTGTACACACATCCGTTGGTACATTTAATTTCGTTTTCCTTGGGTTCGTAATCCTTATCCTTGAACAGAAGTGTGTCTGGTGAAATATTAAACTGCCTCATCGTTGTAGGATAAAGTGATGAGTAGTCAAGAGTATATACATTATTATATATACCTTGTATTGGTCTGAATACGAACGCTCCCTCATACTCTTCCTTTTTCTTATCATTCTTAACAACAGGGAACACCTTATTTTCCCTATACAGATATTCCGCCTGCACTATTTCGATGCTCTTTGTGGAGCTAAAGGTATTTAGCAGTGGAACATTCATAAGCGATGCGAGACCGAACACAACTGAGCTTGTCTTTAACTTATTATCGATTTCCCTCACAAGCACACTGTCTATCGCGTTATAGAACACATATTCCTTCTTCTGGCGTTCCCACATTTCCTTGAACCCAAGCTGGTGTACAACTTTCTTTGTTCCAAGAACACGGTTTGAAACCCAATCCAATTTATTACTTTCTTTTGGTGTGATGGATCTGTCATACTTTGCGTAAACTTCCATGTAGTCATACATACATTTATGCATTGGGAGTTTAATCATGCTGTTGTTGCCAATCTGCAGCTTATAGGTATACCATGTCTTTGTAGGTGAAAGCCAGGATATATCAAACCCTATTCGTTCTGCCCTGTTGCATAAGTATGGCCAGTCGTATCCGAACCAGTTCCAACCAGTTATGCAATCAATTGTTCCTATGAAATTCCTGAACAAATCTGTGAATAATGATATTTCACTTGGATGATATCTGTACTGGAATTTATATTTTGTATCAAACTTTTCACAATGCTTATCAATTTCATCCTGAATCCATTGTATATCATCTTGCGTTAACGGGGCTAAACCAAGAACATAAACATTTTCATTATAAACGATTGAACATGTATTTACTTGATTTTTAGCTTGATCCGCTGCTGGAAACCCATCATCATCAACATCAACCTCAATATCCATGAACGCTGTATTAGGTTTTCTCATTTCACGGATTTGCTTTAGGTTTGGATCATCTGGGAACCATCGTTCTAAATCCATGATGATTTCATGCACGCGCTGTTCGGTGAACTTGTTTACAATTGGAACCTTAATTACGCCTTTGCCGTCCCACGACTTATATGTTGGATCTGGCACATCATTCTTTGTTGCATATTTCCACTGGTACATCAATTCCTGCGGTATCATCCAATAGAATGACTTAATTCTCTTGTCTTCGCCTACATAAGATATATATAGGAATTTCTGTGGTCTCCCATATGGATCCATCACATCAATTCCGTTCTGCGTGTAATTTCGGATTTCTGTATTTACTATCATTGTCTTTGATATGCTTAAATGATTCCCCTTCTATTCATTATACGATTAAAAAACAAAAACGATTAAATCTTATAAATAAATATGTTGCAAATGTACAACTATTTTTTCAAATAGAAAAGAAAATGGCTAAAAAAATCACATCCAAAGAGAAAATAAACGACCCAAAGGATAAAATAATATCGCAAGCCGAAGAACAAGCGGATGTCGTCAATAGACTGGCGTTCGCTTATGATATAATGAATGGTGTTGAAAAGAAAGTGAAAAACATAAAAAAGGCATCTATTGATATTATGCCAACGTCAACAGAAAGTTGTGATATACCTGAGATTCTTCAAAAGGTTAATAATGTTACAAATGATGTTACAGAGTTAACAACCATTCTCCCATCAGCCCTTAACACGGTTTTGTCAGAAGCGCAAAAACTTCAAAATGAAGTAAACGGTGACGTGAATACAGTAATAGCGAACGCCACAAAGAAATTTTATCAAACAATGGACGCATCTACATCTATTATTATAAATGCAGTTTACGTACCGTTTCTTGCTATTCAAATTGTTCTAAAAAAATATCAAATTATACAATATGAACTTGAATTAACGAAGACAAATCTAAGCATAACCTCAGCGGAACTAACAAAAGATGAACTTCTTCATATAATTGAAGGGAAAGGAGACGCTTCTGATGCGAAAGTTTCTTCTGTAGTTTCTCACATTACACAGGCAGCTGTAGCAATTAATAACATTCTAAACATCATTAGCTCAATAACAACAGCCATAAGCGGACAGTTTGCAATGAACGTTAATGGAGCTGGAATGGCATTCTTCCCAACACCAAAGAGCATAATCAAGACAGAGATTCTTGTTGCTAACACAAATATGTCAACCACATATAGCATTCCTCCAATTGTTGATTTACTTATATCGGAAGCTGAAACGCAATGGGAACACACCAAAGGTCAAATTAAAAACGCCAAAGTTGCACAAATGGGTATGGCTGGAATGAACAGCGTTACATCCGCTACTGGATTTAACCCTGGTTCGTTCGGTGAACTCCCGCAATTTGATCCACAAACAATAAGGACAGCAATATATGCTATCCTTCAGACGTTGACGGAGGCAGAGGCGCTTCCTAAATATGAAAAGCTTAATGTTACAAATATAAGATTCATGACGTTTCTAATGACAGGATTTGAACCTGCTGGAAAATGCACATTTGGAATACCAGGCTATCCTTGACCTTTTTTCATTTCCTTAAGTTCAGAGACTTTCACGCACATGTAGTCAGAGGCTGGCACAAAACCTCCACCAACAAGTTCTATTTGTTTAGGGTGCTTAATCGGCTTGAACCGTTTCTTCTTGAACAGGTTCTTCAGAAAAGATATTATTCTTCTTAACATTTTCTAGTTTATTGATTTTTGGCATAATTCGAGGTACACACTCGATTATCTTCGTTTTCTTTAATGACGGGAAAAACACAACCTCATCAAACAACGTATAGTAATCATGTAATTTTGGCGTATCGAAATCATCAAGGATGACAAAACTTTCTATAGCTGAATTGGTTAACGTTTCGATCGATTTTTTAATTGATATGATTGTATCACAGTTAAGCTTACTGTTTATATAGATCATACCAAGATACCTTTTTGATTTCGCGCCTGATGTTATAAGCCGTTCGAGTTCGGCGTTTATAAGATACTTATGCGTATTCTTATTTGGATCAAGCCCAGACTCTTTAAGTATGGTATCTACATCAATAATGTAAAACGAACTTAAATTACTAAACAAATTTTTTAGCCTTCTGCATGGTTCGATTGTGCCATAGAACTTCATAATTATTAAAAATACCTTTGAAAATTTTGCAATAGTTCAAAGGTATTTATTCTAGTTATTATTGTGATTCATTTTCATCCGAATACGCCGAACGCAAGGAATCACGAAGTGCGTCTATCACTTTACTTAAATCTATGTCAGCGACAACACAATCTATAAATTTATCAAATCCGTCATCAAATTCGTTTCTTGCTATGTCCGCAACAGATTTAGCAGGAAGTTTCATTGTTATCTCAAGTTCAACTGGCGTATCATGCTTCTTACATTTATCAACAAGAATCCTTACAGGATCTATCGCGAAGTCAGAAAATTTTTGTTCTGAAGCAGCATAAACCTTTGCCTTTTGATCTTCCTGAACATTAACAGGTTCATCTTTAGGTGTAGCTGTATTGTCTATAATTGTAGCAGAAACATTTTCAAGAGTCTTTGGTTTGACTACAGGTTTCACGCCATATTCATTAATTGTTGGAAGTTCACGCATGCTTTGCGGATTACGTGGCTTCACAAGTTTTGTTGTTCCGATGTTTGAATTTATTTCTGAAGATTGACCGTTGCATTGAAGCATATCATGAAGTGATGGTATCTCTGCAACCTCACCTTTCATTGATTCGTCCGTGTAAATCTTTGGCTTTACTGTGTCAATTGTCCAAGCATTTGATGGAGAATCTATTTCAACCATGAACTTCTTCTTGAGGTCAACAACATTGTCAGTCATCTTAGATATAAACCTAAGATTGCACGATTCGCCGCTATCAAAATTAAAGATTGTTTCATCTTCAAATTTCTCTATGCTTTCCAGTGTTTCGATTTCCCCAATCTGTTCACCTTCGATCCATTGAAAATATCTTTTCTTCTTCATTCTAATGTAAATTTATTTTTTTCACTTTAACGTCAGTTATCTTTATCTGGCTTGATGAGTTTGCAGAACTGTCGTTCGTACTCGTATTTCCATTCACAGTCTTTGTACATGTCGTCCGTGAACCAGCTGAGATAATCTTTCCGAAAAGCTTCCAGAGCTTCTTTAAAGTGTTGTTTATAATTTCCATGAGAGAGTTGATTAAGTCTCCTTTCCTCTATTGTGAAACAGTGTTCAGTCCCTCTAACTTTCCATACAATTGACAACATCGTATCAAATTTATGAGCCTGCGCAACCATATAGTCTACGGTAACCTTCCCATTCCATCCTTCTGGGGAGATCTCAACACTATGAACGTCACCATGAGCAGCATTGAAGTCAAAAGCAAAAGGCATGTCTTTTTGATTTAAGTTTAAGAAGGAGGAGGGATTATCCCTCCACCTTATGCTCAATAACATCAACGATGTTCGTCTCTTTTATTTCTGCGATTCTATAATCAGACAATGATCCTTTCATTATTTCTTCAACATCTTTAACAGCCTGTTGCAAACTATTTGATTGAACAAGAATCAAATACAAAGAAGCCTTTTCCTTTTCAGTTTTTTCGTCAAAGAAAATAAGTTTAATCTTCACCTGATAATATATATCAGCATCGTCGTTTTCACTGAAATAAATTTCCTTATACTTTGCTTTCTTCATATCAGTAACTTCATATTCTCCACTTATAAATTGAGCCATTTCGTCGATAATACGAGTTTCTGATTCTGTAAATGAAAGAGCGTCAACTGTATAAAGTTCTTTCACTTTCTTAACGGATCCATTGTCCTGCATCTGGTCGTAGCAAACCTTGCATTCAAACCATTCACTATTATTAACTCTCATAATTGTTTGATTTATAAAATTATACCATTATTATTTATATTGTTACTTTCATCGGATGATTCATTTTCCTCACCCATAATACGCTTGAAGTTAGCCTTATCAATATATTCCTGTGGAATCTTTCCGCATTTTGTGCAGATGTATACAGGTATATCAACGATTTCATCACGTCCTGTCATTGTGACAAGCATAGGAACCTTCTTTAGGATAGCAGCTGGAGTGAACGTTTTGCATCCGCATTCACAGACTATGTTAGGAGAATCAATGACTCCTGAATAATTAATTTGTTGATCCATCTTCTATTAAATCTTCTTGTTCGATTTTACAATATGATTTCTGGTCGCACACATATATCCTGAAGTTTCCGTTATCGCTCCAGTCAACGCGTTGAATATACGCATAGAAGCAATCTCCAACAGAGAATTCACCCTTATCAAAATTGCTTTCCTGCTCTGGTGACATCATGCTACGATGCATAAGGCTTGAATATGGGAAATCCCCATTATCATCACGAATGGCACAGAACATACCATTTTTTGAAATGCCTGTAACCTTAACATAAACCTTGAGACCTGGATATAACATTTCCTTGACTCTATCTGGAAGAGTGAGTTCAAGATATTTCTTATGTGATACGACAAAGTTATTTGTGTTCTTTGAGTAGTTAACTACACAAACATTGACATTTTTTCCAAGAAGAGATTCAAAGTCATCAATTGGACCGCTTGCAGCCAAAGAACCTGGTAGGAAGCACTTCACACCATTAATGTCGACAGTATAACCACCGTTATTAATCATGAGAATCTTCGCAGTGTATCCCTTTGTCTGCCCGTTCACCAACTGATCCATGAAGTCTTTCTCAATGTTGTATCGAATGCCCTCCCAAATGGACACTCTATTCGCAACAACCTTTGCGTTCTTTGCATAGTTAAGAACAATCTTCTTATTCTCTGGATCATCAAGAGCAATCATAAACTCTGAAACAGTATTTACACCAAGAGTTTCAATGAATTGATGCTCCTTGTTAAGATCGACAACAGCGGAACCGCCACCATCTGTATCAAGGCGAACTTCATTCTTTGAAATCTTGATTATATCCTTAATGTTATAAATATTTCCCTTGATTTGATCCTTTGATGTATATACCTGTCCGCCCATCTTGCCCTCGAACTTGTCATACATTTCGTTCGCATATGATTCATGACAATACACCTTTGTTCCATTATTTGTACGAATTCGTGAATTCACAATCAGGTTTTTCCCGTTGTATCCGTCATCATAAATACTCCAGTCGAAATCGTCTAATGGTTTAATATGTGAATATATTGTAGCTTTCATGCTGATAAAGGTTTAATTTTAAACTGTTATGTTAGAAATTCTGCATAGCCGCAATAGCTATTTTTGTAGTAGATGTCACAGAATCGAACAATAATCTATCGACACTGCCGTTGCTGCTCTTCCCTATGATGATCTTAAAATCCTCACTGGCATTTCCAAGCATTCTGATAAAACGTTCGCGCGTAAGCGGTATAGAAACAGAACATTGTGGTTCAGCATCAAGTTCACCAATGTTGTAAACAAAGTTAGGTTTCCCCTCTGTACCGTTACCACGGTCTTCAACGAACAACGTTTTATCCTTTGTGTAGAATATAAGTGCATCCTTTCGTGCATCAAACTTCACGATGTCAGATATCTTAATGATGTCATTAATCGCTGCTGCTGTAATTTCAAGAGTAACAGCATCTTCTGCATAGAACACCTGGTTCTTGAACACTTCATCAGACAAATATGAGAACTCTGAGATACGGAAACCGTCAAGTCTCATTTTAAGTTTATCTGACTTAAAATACGTTGATGTAGCGACGAAATTTGTGCTCTTATCTTTTTGATTGACAAGAACATCATATTCAATTTCGATGTTAAAGTTAGAAATTGTTTCTTTCTTTTCTACCTTTGTTTCGCCTTCTGTTACTTCCTTCTGCACAACTTTGGAAGTGAGATTTGATAACTGCTTAACGATCTTGATAAATTTTGCAAGCTGAACAAGGATACCGATTTTAATACGGTTATCGCCTCTTTCTGCTTCGCCATCATCTGAAATAATCTTGATGTTGGCATCGTCAAACATGAGTGATGAGAAAAGAATTGAGGATTTGTCCTCAGTGAAAGTTTTTGCGACGAACGCACGTTTGTTTGTGTCGATTTCAAGAAGCAGTGAATCTCTTATCTTGAGATACCTGTTAAGATAGTTTAAGAACGGTTCGGCACTTCCGTTCATGTTTAGTTTTAATGTCATTTAGAATGATATTTTAAAAATGAAACAATAATGTAAATTCTTCTCTGTGAAAGTAGAGAGAGTTTTTTAATCTCCCTCTACATTATTATACTGATGTTTTTGAAAAACGATTAAAATTTTGGCAATTATTTTTATGTTTTTTGAATCTTTTTTGTCCTGCCTCTCAATGTGATGTTAATAGGACCTACAAGAGAATTGATATTATCTTCATAATATACACCATTCGCTGATGTGAAATTACCTCTGAATATAGGTTGTATATCATTGATATCCAATATATTACCAAATCTATCCCTCATTGATCTTGTAAGTACAATATCTCCGTAATCATCGATGCCGTAATTGCCTCTTCCGAAATAGTTCTGATTGTTCTTATCCGCATCAAAGAACACGGACACAGAATCTACTCCATCAATCATCTCTATAACCCTAATAAAATCTGAAACAGGTATCCTATCACGGCGTTCATTGTTAATGAGATAATCGGACACTTGTGATATTATTTCCGATTTAACAGCATTGAAATCATATTCATCCCACATCTGTATGAAAATGTTCATTGCGAATCTAACATACACTGGATCTATAATCTTATTGTCAACTGTTATGATCTTCTGTCCCGATTTATCTATGAGTTCGATTATGTTTTTCTTCTCATCATCAGTGAGCTTGAATCTGTTTTCAGAACATGTAAAATAATTCTCACCAGAAGCAAGACGCTTGCTTATATCAGGAATAAGATACAGGTATATGATGTTATCGTCCATTTTTGATTCATCATACTTAATCTTCATCGCATCAAGCTCAAGTTTCATCTGATTAAGTTCCTCAAGTATATCCTGTGCAGCCTTCGACGAGATTCCGCTTAATTGTATTTGATCCGAATAAAGCTGCTTTGTCGTGTTGTATTTAGCCTTAAGGTCATTGTACTCTTCCTCTATCTTTTGATCCTCTTTAGTGTTGAATCCAGAGAACACATCGATTATTGAGAATATATTAAGCTTTGACAAGAACGTCTTGTAATTGATTGGGTTCGCAAAAACAAAATTCCTTGATGCATGAGGTGCAAGTTGTCTTGTCATCTCTATACTCTCCCCAGATGCGCCGAATAAAATATCTGATGCTGACGAAATGTTATATATGCTGTTAAGATCAACATAATCGCCATTCATATCTGTACCTGAATCAGCAAACACCCAATAGTTTTCGTCACTTACATTTTCAACATTTCCGCTTTCTCCGCCACACACAATATATTCGCAGATTATTGTTGCTCCAACAAATGGAATCTTTCCGTTGTTTCCTGTACCAAAGAACACATCCACACCTCCATTTAAGCTAGGTCTAACTATACAAGCTTCTTGTTCATAACTCATATCAAGTATGGATTTAACAGTTTCCCAACGTTTCCCGTTTACATAAACGTTAAGGAAGAAATCGTCAATTATTCCATCCGTCTTGTTTGCGAAATTAAATGACTGCAATGCTTCGCCTGTACCAGTCGCCTGCTGATATTTTAATTCACCCTGAATAATAGGAACCTCTATCTTCGAATCATGTGCGCCAACAGTAACCTGAAGCTCTGGAGACTGGAATATAAGAAGATAAGGAAGACCATTCGCTCCATTTGTTATCTTCGTGTAATTCTTAATGAACACGGTTGATCCTTCGTAATCAGATGACATATTGTAAGTAAGATAAACAGCACCTCGTGAAGCTATACCCATTGATGGCATATGACCTGTCAATGTTGCCAAACCTTTTATGGATCTTGCCTGATATGCTGTCTTAATGTTCATCTCAGTGATAGAGTTCTCAATATAGAACAATATCATTCTACCAAGATTCAAAATAACATTAAGAATTTGCGCGAACGGCGACGCTGCTGTGAAATCCTTGTCGTTCGCTTTGTACACAGTCTTGATGTAATTTGTTACATCCTGATACATTTGTGTAAGACCTATCCTATTGGTCTTGAATATTTTAAAATCCAATTTACCCATTATGAATTATTTATTATTTAAAATTAACCTTCTCCTAATCCACCAACAAGACGTAAAGTGTAATCTTTTGTATCATCATTATTATCATCAATAGTAGCATTATTAAGTGTATTGTGCAATGCTGATGCAAAAGCATTCGCCAAAGCCGTAACATCAAATTGCTGTGTTGCTGGAGTTTCCTCTTGTTTTGGAGGACTGACAGCATTATCAACAACTGAACGCACTTGATTGCCCCAACCGCTAAATGCTCCACCTCCACTTCTATTTTCATCTGGTGTTACTGTTCCTCCTCCTCTGTTAGGATTGAACTCTTCTGTCTTTCTAAGAAGTTCGAGGAAATTATTTATGTCATCTTTTGATTCTCCCAATGTTTCAACAATAACCTTCACTCTATCTGTGAAGTTATCCATTGCCCTTTCACGTTTCTGTTCATCCTTTGTAAGAATGTCATCAAGATCCTTGAACTGTTTCTTCAAAGTTTTTATGCTTGCTGCAAATGTAGTTATTGTTTTAATATTCTTATTAAACTTTTTCTCTACAACATCCGTCACGAACGTTGTGATCGCTTTACTGTTTACAAGAATTTTCTGCCTATCTATATTGTTCGTCAAATCAGTAGCGATACCAAGAACCTGTTTCATTGACGAATAAGCAGATGAATACGACAATGGATCAATTGATGTAAGAGATGTAATTATTCCAATGTTGGCATAAATGATTGCATCTGTGCTTGATTTTATTTTATCAACATTAATATCTTCTCCTGACAGCTCTTTTGCGTAACCTATCATTGTGCTAATAGGTTTTATAAGTGCAGCAAGGACTGCTCCGTTTAGATAGGATTGATTTTTCCATTGATCTGATTTTTCATAAAGTTTCGTTACAAATGTAGTGATGACATTTGATATAACTGATGCAATGTTGGCAACATCAACAAATTCTCCAGTTTTAACGTTTCCTTCTGAATCTAATTCTAGTTTTGCAAGTTTCTTTCCATCTGCAGATGCCTGCAAAGTCACAAGCATATCTATGAATTTTGTGATAGGTTCTATCACGATACCAAGAACACCAGCTGCATCCTCAACAGATCTTGCCTTTGCTGTTTTGTATCCTAACGTTCTGGCGATGAATCCCTTATCTCCATACATTATTTCAGACCATTTCTGTGTATGTTCTTCTGCATAAAGACTACTAACAAACGCACTAATTGTATTAGCTATAATGTTCGCAACATCAACAACCTTTACTGGTTCTCCAGTTTTCACATTTCCTTGTTCATCAATATAAAGAGGAATAAGCTCATTGTCAGATGTGCTCTTATAATGTGTCAGCATTTCAACAAATTTTGTGATAGGATCTATCATTGTTGAAATAACTTCAAACATAATTGCTGACTTAAACGCATTCTTTATATCCTGGAACGTAAATTGAGTATTATCAGCAAATGCTCTAACAGCGTTTCCTATAAGCGTAGAAACGTTCACAAGGTTAACCTTTTCACCATACTTTACTTCTCCAGTGAACGGATTTATATTAAGCACAGGTCGTATGTTCCCTTGCTCATCCACAGCACCAGACAACTGAGCAATTTTTGTGATCGAATCTACAATATCCCATATACCCAACATTAACGTTGCAACGAGGGCATATTTGGCATTGAGTTTTCCTAATTCAATTAATCCTATCCCTGGACTAAAATTATTTGGATTAATTGATTGCATTATCTTAGGTATATCTTGTGTAAGTGTCTTCACAAGAGCAGCCTGTCCACCACCAACATCAATTGCTTTTTTAATAGATAACATACTAGTTATCACAGCAATAACAACAACAGAAAATGCTGATACGCTCCACATAGCTGGAGTTGCAAGTAAAATAGGCGCAGCTAAAGGGATAGCAGCTGCAGCAAGTACAGCGAACGTACCAATTATCATTGCCATACCAAGTACATCTTTTTCAAGTTCAATCCACCCTACGCCAGCTTCTTCTTTTACCTTATGTAATTTAATAAGCATATGTGCTATACCTATTGCACCAGTCAATACGATTTCACAAAGTCCAAGAGCAAAATTTCCCAATGTTAATGGTCCTACAAGCAAACCAGCCAACGCTGCAAACTTTCCAAACTCATACAAAAAGTCTGTTATTCCAATAACATCATTAACAACAATTTCCCATGTGATTCCTTGATCGGTCATTGTATTATGTAAATCAATAAGCCGTTTTGTTACTTCAATCGCACCACATATTAGTAGTTCAATTAACGCCATTGCAAGGGCACCAAGTGCAATAAATTCTGCAACGAAACCAGCACCTAAAGCAACAAGACCCCAAACACTTACGATGCCAAGCATCGCAAGAGAATCTATGTATACATCACCCCAGTTCAATCCGCTTTGATCCATATATTGATGCAAAAGAATTGTCACATAAACAACACCAATGGCACCAACCGCAAGTAATTCAACCAGTGCGACAGCTCCTATACCTGCAATAAGCGTTTCTTTCATTGTGCCTGCCGCCCACGCCAAAACACCAAACATGGCAACAACAATGATTGCTGCGCCAACAGCAGCTGCAAGTTTATCCCAATCATCTCCAATAAGTTTGGCAAGACCCCATGCAGCAAGAACAACGATCATTGCACCAAGCGCAATAAGCTCCATTCCTGCAAGTGCGATTAATCCTTCTCTTGTTGCCGTTTTTGATCCTGCTGCAAATCTGGCAAGGAATATAAGACCGACCATCACAACACCAACAGAAACGAGCCCAATAAGAATATCACCTACATTTTCAGTAACAAAGTCACCAAGGAATTTCGCGGCAACAATAAGAACAATGGAAGCAATTGTTAAAAGATATATTCCCCAATATCCTGATATAACCTCTTTTGACAGAGCAACTTTACCGACAGCACCCATTAGCCAGAACGTAAATCCTAAAAGAAGAATCGTCGCGCCCAATCCAGCTAAACCATCCAAGATATATTTCCATCCTCCATACTTGTTAATGAACACGCCTATGCCAACACAAGCAACAAGAAGAAGAATGGAAGAAAGTGTTAACATTGTTATATCTCTAAGTGATGAGAACGCACCAACACCCTTTATAACCTTACCAGCCAAACCGACAAGCAATATGATTACAGTCATTGTTCCAAGCACCATACCTAACACCTGGAGTCCGCCAATGATCAAATCACGAGTCTGACCCAACTTAAGCAAAACGCCAAGACCGATACAAATCGCAACAAGCGCAGTTGCTTTAAGTGTGAATTTCATGATAGGATCGATAACACTTGTTAATCCATTCAGGCTCTTTATTTTCTCATTTACGTTATCAATCTTGTCAACAGTCTTAACAACTATAATAAGCGTCTCCATGACAACCTTTGTTAAGCCAAGAGCGACAATTGCCAACGGTGCTGTAAGCGCGAGCGCTGGAAGTTTCTTCATGCTTGTTGCAAGAATGTCGATTGATTCAGTCAGAACTTTTGTCTTTTCAGCAACGTCTTTGTTTTCGTTCGCACATTCGGTTAGTTTCTTAACGCTGTTTATAATAGCATTAATCACCTTATTGAATCCATTGACGGTTTTACCTGAAAGTTTTGCAGTAGCCAAAACTGCAGGAGAAAGACGATTAAGTGCAATTACTATGTTTCCAATATTTTCTGTGGATAAATTGTCTTTCATCTTGTCGCCAGCTGGATTCACATCAGCTTTTGTGTGCAGATCACCTTTAGACAGTTTAGCTGTAGCTTCCGCACTGGATCCATTCTTTGGAGCCATTAAATCTGCTATTTGCTTAACCGTCGCATTTATACTTGATAATATCTGGACTGTATTTGTTTGCATCTGTTGGCGTTAGATTTACACTATTTATCTGAATTTTCGATAATTGCTAAATTTGCATAAAAAGAAATGGCTGCATTTTTTGTGCAGCCATCTCAAGAAAGGAGGAAATTATAATAGTCGTGTGAACAACTGTTTGACTTTCATCAAATTATAGGAATGTTTCATCCCAGTAGTCACAACGTAATGTATAATTTGTAACTTTATACAAACTATTCTTGTTCGCATAATCTAAGTCTGGTTGTGGCAGATTTGTTGTTGGGAAAACGTTGTACAAAATCCATTGCCAGAACGGTTGATTAGCTTTATCGTGAATAGTCACGGTAACAGAAGGAGCAACATAGTTTACCTTCAATCCCTGTCTACCTGTGAGAGGATCCCAAATAAGATCATTCCAACGTCTAAGAATCTTCAGTGTGTAAAGGTCTGGTGTACCATCGGCAGAACCACGAACGTTGATCTCAAAGTCCATTGTCACGTCGATATTGGTCTTGTCTGTCACAGACTGTGCGAAGCTACGTTGAGCTCCCTTATATGTCTGTGTATCAACAGCACCAGGAACCTTATTCGTGTCAAGACCCTTCACGTTTTGAACACCTTCCAAAAGCAGGTTCTTATCTTCTTCCGATACACCGCCTGTTCCAGTAAGACCTTTTGGGAGCTGAATCTCTACAGTAAACAAGTTTTGATAAACAGGCTCGTACATCTCCATTGAAACACGAGATGTCTTAAAATGAGGAAGACCCATCAAACCGACAGATGTCATTCCAGTTCCATCACTTGCCATATCTATTAATCTTAATTACTTTTAGTTTTACGCGGTCGTTGATCGGTTAAGTGTGATAGGCACAACAATCTTCTCCATATTTTGAGAGATCCATACACCAATATCAACGATACAGAATTTATTATCAATTACTTCCTTGTCGTTATTGAGGTCATCGCATTCAATCTCATACTTCACAAGAGCTCCAGAGTCTTTCATTTGGCTAAGGATAGGATTGATGCGTGTAACGATTTCAGCACGAGTTGTAGGAATATTATATGTGAATACATAATCATCAAGAACAGCCTTACAGCTAATCTGAATTGTATTCAGAAGTTCACGAACATGGAGGAAGCTTAAATCAGAGTTAACAATCTGATAAGCGGTTCTGTCACCATAAATCACTATGTTTCCATTGCGATTAATAATTGGATTGATACCAAATGGCTCAAGGTTACCACGGTCATTTGTGTCAAAATCAAATTCCATTCCTCTGATTTGTCCATTATTAATGATACCATTCATATTTGCAACAGTCTTGTAAGGATCGCCACCTGTGAACTTATTCATGAATGTGTTAGACACATCTGCTGCAGGAGGAACAAGAATTGTGCGTTGTCCGTCAGCATACTTGAAGAATGGAGCGAACACACCTACATGATCTGCACCATTTTCAAAATCTGGTAACGTAAACGACTGTGTATCAGAACTATAAACCATATCTTGATTACCTCCCTGTGGAATATAAGCCACATCAAATGTTGGTCTAGCCTGTCCAAGTGACTTATCATATGTATCACCAAAGAATGGCTGATCTGATTGTGCAAACTGTGTCATTGATGGAGCATTGATAAGTGCCGTACAATGTTTCTTATCAAGGGCTAAATTAGCAAGGTGAACTTTACCACCACAATTCTCACGAAGACCATAAGCCATTGTGTCAACAATGTAACGGAAATCAATAGAATCATTATTCAACAAACCTCTGCGAATTCCCTTATCTTCAAGCATCGCATAAATCTTTTCTACACCAGCTTCCTCATCAACTGATCCATTTGCATCATATCCAGGCATGTGTCTATTACAGATCTTAAGACCAGTAAGGGCAAACAACGTAACAGTATCATACATCTCCTGATATGATTTATGAATTTCAACAGACTGCTTTGTAGAAGAATCTAAAACAATATCAGCCGCAGTAAATGTATATGAAACTGTAGTTCCTGATTGTGATCCACGCTTCTTAATAATACGTGTCATGCTTCCGCCCTTTGAACGAACATAATCACCTATATTAACCTTTGATCCAGCAGAAGAATCTAAAATAAATTGCGTTGAGCTATCAACTGATCCAATTTTTGTGCTGCAATCAAAAATATAATTTTTAGGTGTTTTAATATTGCATGAAAGGAACGTGAATGTATTTGTTGTTGACGTAGTTAAATTGTTACCAACAAGATCAGGTATAAAGTTCGCATACTTATCGCCTGTTCCCTTTTCTCCATCACCATCATAGTCATAATAGTATGTAGAACCATCACGATTAATAAGCTCAAGCGCCTTTTGGTTTACACCAAACATGAGACCAGTCTCATTGCATTTCTTATTAACGAGATAATCAATGGATTTAATGTTTCCCTGCTTATCTGTAAAGTTTGGAAGGATACATCCTGTCCATGAACCGATCATATTAACAGCGTCAAGGCGAAGGAATTTATTGATCTTATCTTTCTTCAAACCATCTGGCGTGAAGTAGTTCGACCAAACAACGTCACTTGAGAACGCATCATACTTAGATTTGTCCCAATTACCAGCTATAAGAATTACATCTATGAAATAATCCGAAATGAAATCATTAGGATTAATCCACTTATATGGAATATCATCCTGGTTGCCATAATAATCAAGGAACGTTACATTATAACCCTGAACTGCTTCTGATTTTCTAACAATGACAGAAATATCCTTTGTACCACAGTTAGAAATACCAAGAAGAGCACCTTCGGAAACAGTTGTTACCTTTGATGGAGTAACCATTTCTTTTGAACCTTTCACAAAGTTGTTCTCAACAAACGCATCATCATCAGCAATCCAGAAACGTGTCCTATCATACATGAAAGCATAAGGTGCAGTTGTTGTCTTTGAAGCAATACTAGAATCTAAAGAAAGCAGTGTATACCCAACAGTGTCCTTGTTTGTATCTGTGTCACTAGTGTCAACATTGAGAAGATTCATCACATAGATTGGAGACTTCTTAATCATTGTGCGGATATTTCTATTAGTGAAACATCCACGATTTTCCATCTTCTTGTCTATACCACCAAACAACTTGTTGATCTCGTCTGTGTTGGAAATGTACACAGGACGGTTGAACGGTCCTTGCATGTTAAAACCAACAGCCATACGAAGAGCACTCTGCACATTTGACGATGTGATTATAGAATTATCAATCTCAACAAAATAAACACCAGAGGCAGGATAGTCCGAAAAATTAATTTTTTGTGACATAACTTTCTATGTGTTATTTTTAATTAGCTATTTTTGAAAATCTTTTCTTTATTTATCTTTTGGCGAAGAGATGATTTTTATAAAAATTGAATAAAGATATATTTATTTCATTTCATCAAAAAAGGCGATCCCCCAAGGAATCGCCCAAACAAATATAAATTATTTTCATTGTCATTATTTTTCTTCACCTTCGTCTTCTCCTGCTCCAAAGATATCACCGAGATTATCGAAATCGAAATCTTCCTCATCACCTTCTCCTTCACCTTCTCCATCCTTATCTTCATCACCTTCCTCATCACCTTCTCCTTCTTCATCATCTGTGACGATTTCTCCACCGATTTCCTTTTCAAGATCAATACCTTTCTTCTCAAGATAGTCCTTAAGCTCCATAACTGAATTAACATCGATACGAATGTCAACATTCTCATCATCTTCTCCAGCTTCAAGGATTTCAATATCATCTTCTGCGATTCCTGCGTCAACAAGTTCATCCTTGCATTTATCTTCATCACCTTTCTTTACTGTGATAATTACAGCTTTCATATCCTGATCCTCATCAGAATCTTCTTCGTTGTCGTTGTTATTGTCATTATCATCATCCTTTTCATCGTTGTTATCATCTGGTTCTCCTGTTTCCTTTGCGTCTGGATCCTCGCTTGAACCTTCAACGTTTTCATCATCGTCATCATCCTTCTCATTAAGATTATCAGATTCAAACATCTGGCGAAGTCTTGAAAAACGTTCAGCTACAGATTCATTGGTTCCCCTATCAATAAAGACATCATAACCTCCGTACCCACCAACTTCCTCTGGAGCACCTAATCGAAGTTTTTCATCTGGAAATAGGTTTTTAATTTTTTCTAGTGCATCACTACCTGTTTTTGCCATTATATAAATTTCTTCTTTATCCACATCACTATACGCACCAACAACATATAATTTATCATTATAATCAGAATCATCAGGCAAATAATCCCACAAACTATAGAATGTTTCTACTTTTGAAACTTCACATTTATTTAATACATCGTTCTTATCAATATATTCACCTTTGTGCATTCTTATGAATGTTCTGATTGCTTCAGAAACAGAATGAGACACAATGAAAGTATCTTTGCTGCCAGCTTTTTGAATTTTAACAAGAATCCAATTATCATTAGCAACTGACTCAAACATCTTGTTACGCTTAGATAAATGATTATCCACAGATTCATCAACATCTGTAACATCATCAATGATAGCAGAACGACTCTGCACATTATCCATTCTTTCTAACTCTACATCCTTTGTTGACACATTTAATGTATATACCCATTGTTCGCCGTCTGGAAGTTCAAATGTAACAGAATTTTCATCACGTTCCCATGTAATGTCGTGTTGATCTATGCCATTATCTTTTGCATACTCTGTAATATCACGGTATGCTTCTTCAAACGCATCTTCAACTGTATCAAAAGTTTTCACGCTTTTCATCTCATCAATATTATTACCGTCAGCATCATACTTGACAAGTTCCATACCGTATACTTGAACAGATTCATAGAGCTTCTTTGTTTTATAACTATATCTCTTCATTTGTCAATTAGTTTGTCGTTTTCATTATTTATCTTTTGAAAAAATCATTGTTTTATCATTTATTGTAATCAGAAGAAATATGACATACGTCTAAAATACGCCATATAAGCCTCTTTATATTTTTTACCATTATCATATATAGACTTATAATCTGTTGTAACAACATTGCCTTTTTCGTTTATATAAAATACATTTCTGCAATCAAGACAATAGTAATTATCGAATTTAACAGGTGATGTTGATGTTTGTATGGTATGACCGAAAACCTGCTTGCATCCTTTTATTCTTTCAGGGGCAAGAAGTTGGTCAGAAAGATCTGCCCACAGGAAACTTGGATGTGAACACCATCCACCTCTTGATGAGCCAACATCGCCAAAGCTTTCGATCCATTTTTGATCCTTTGCAAGCTCTTTCCAATCAATGTTCTTTATATTATTATATGTGAAGTTTTCTTCCACTAGTTCATCCGTTTTTTCATCTTCTTTGCATATTCCAAGATCAACAGCATACGTATCAAACCAATTATATGGTATTCCAGCATGTGAGAAGATAAAGTTCGATTTCCCTATCTTTTCGCACTTCACCCATTCAAACAGATCCATGTTATTCATGAACAGATCAGAGATTTCCTGTTTATTATTGAAATCCATACGGCAACCTGTTCGTGATCCATCAAAATAATGAAGATCATGATTTCCGATAAGAAGTGTTACCCTATCCTGATATCGTTGCTTAAACTCTATTATTTTCTTGAATCGTTTAAGCGCGTCATCTTTTGTTATTTGCTCTTGAGGATAAGGGTCGACATAATCCCCAAGAAATATCATCTTAAGTTTGCTGTTCTTCATAAACATGTCAACAGCATCATAATAGAACGTCCTTCCATGAACGTCTGGCACAATTATATAACATGCCTTTGAATCATACTTTACCATCTTAAAACAGTGCGTTAGTTATTGGTTCTTTCTTTTCCATTTTTTCTTTTACTGGAAATTCATCGATCTGTATATGATATTCTCTATTGAATATTTCTCTCAATATGTGCCTGTGACAAAAGTCAGTAGGTTTCTCATAACACAGAAATACAATCCCTTCGTATTTATCTTCAAATTCATCACACATCTTTTCATACCAATCCTTAATGTCTTTGTAATCAATTGAATGCGAGAAAGAATAATGTATATGTTCCTTGTATCGTCTTTTATATTCTTCATCCGACACATTTCCTGATTTTCTTTCTGACAGCAAAGATGCAGGCGGAGCAAGAACATTATCTGGAACGAAAAGAAAATTTCCTGGCTGATTTTCACCTTTCAACCAATTTGGGCATGAACGAGAAATACCCACCATCAAATAATTAGATGGCAGGTTTTTCATGTTTGCGTAATATGACGTATATAGTTTCATAATCAGAACAACCCTGGAGTATACGCCAACGTAGGCGGAATTTCATTATAGCCCATAGCGACAACTATTCTGTTCAGCGGACTAAGCAACATTTTTTCAAACTGTATGTCAATATTCATCTGTGGGGCGAACTCCACGGGGAATAAGTCTGGCACGAATCCGAACACCTCATCCTCTCCAGTGTAATAAAATTTAACCTTGTCACCAGATTTAATTAACGAGTATTTGCTTCTGTACTTCTTTCCTTTATTGAACAGCATATTGTTATACACTGCGGCAGCACGGACATGGATCGGCACTGGAAGCTTTTGGTTCGTTTCATACGTGTTGCCGTTTTCATCAACACTCTTCTTAAAAAGGAAATACTCAATCTTCTCCCCGTTGTCGCATTTTACAAAATTCTCATAATTAGATATAGCGACAGCCTTTGATATGTCATTAGGGTGCTGCATGACGAATCGTTTCTTTATCGCCTTAAGGAATTTGCATATTTCATCCATTGACGGTTTTCTTCCTTCATTCAATATCCCCATCACAAAGTTAACGAACGCCTTCATTTCCTGTCTGCAGTATTCTGGTGTTGTTCCCTTGACTACATCATATCCAGTATATGTAATATGTGCAAGAGGATCAAATCTTGCTCCAGAATCAATCCATTCAACATCACATATATAATTCTTCTTTGCAAGCATGATGATTGTCCTTGAGATCTTTTCGAGCTCAAACTTCTCAAGGTTTTTTGAGCAATGGAATTTTTCCGCATACTCATCGAACTTCTTGTCCATATATGCTTCCAGAATCTCATCATAAAACACAAGGTCAAAATCCAGCTGCTGATCCAACGGTATATAGCATGCGTCAATGATAGGCTGCATTGTGATGTAAGCTGAATTATGTACAAGGATGTCGTTCGCGAAAAACGTGTGCGTGTTATCATCCATTTCAATGTCATACACATATTCATCATTAAACGTACCAGTTTCAATGCATGAAACAATTGAATCTTCTTTTTCAACAATATCGCCACGCATAACATCAGCTGAAATGACACAATCGCCAGGTCTTGTCTCAGTTGGTGACATCTTCTGCAAATTCCCATCACGCAATACCATGATAGAATGATCTGAAGTAACATGCACACAATGACCTGCCTTTGTCGTTAAAGTCCATTTTGGCTTTGTGACTTTATGTCTTATGATTCGTTTAACTTTACCATAATAAAGCAACGAAAAATTTGTAAGTTCATGCCCACCAAAGTTAAGAACCATATCATCTGTATGAACAGACTCATGACCAATCAATGTTGTTTCACCAACATTATCAATATTCTCATTATAGAAATCCTCAACTTTTATTCCGTTAGGATGCTTTAATGTTCTTATAAGTGACTGAGAATCAATTGAATCCGTATCTCCATATATTTGTGCAGTTTCAATGTTTATCTTATTTGTCTTCGCTGCTTCAAGAAATTCATCATACTTAAATTTATCGCCGAATATGCTTTTCATTTTATCGGCGATTCGTTTGTGACCATCATAATCAGTGTTCCAGTGGTTATTGATATAATCATTAATCTCAACCACTGAAAATTTAATCAGATCTTGACCCTGCAGCGTGATAGATTCTGCGATACGCGCATCTGACAAGTTGAAAAAATTGGTACCAAAGACACCATATACAGAATTGATGAATTGTTTTGCAGACAACTGCATCGTGTTATAATAATCTTCCTCATTCTCCAGCTCATCAATTCTGGTCTGAAGTTCGTCCAATGAACATGTTTCTGGATCAAATATTTTATCTTCCATACGATTTTATATTTTGTTGCAAAGATACTACTTTTATTTGATATAGAAAAAAGTTCGAGCAAAAATTACTCGAACCTGCTTTTATAATTCATTATTCCATCATACAAACCATTATTCTTCATTTGATTGACTATCAACTCGCATAGATTTTTAATCTGTTCATGCGGCTTTCCAGTCTTTCCCAACAATCGCAAATCAAGGAAAAATCTCCAATCAGATTCATATCCTGTCATACAAAGATCTGTTTGCAAATCAAGCGGAAGCACATTTCTTGCTTGCTCTGGTCTAAGAGGTGATCCATCAAATCCTTTATTTTCTCCAAACTTCCCTCTTAATTCAAAATATGTATATTCAGCTGACATACAAAGTTGCAAAAATGCTTCCTGTTGCTGCGGTGATGCATTATCGAACCATTCAGGTTTTATGAACGTTATCGCTGCTTCTTTATCTTTTGCGTAATCAATGAATCGCGTTGAACTTTGGGCATATGAAAACACTCTATGGCGAACAATCTCGTTTGCTATTGCCCTGTCAGTCGTAAGTATAAACGTGTATCGTTTCTCATGCTTATCTGTTGGCTCAACGACATATTTCAAATCATCCTCCCACTGATTTTCAACAATAACCCTAAGATTCGTGGTCACATACACATTATTCATATCATAATAAAGTTTGGAATACTTGTTGTTCGCATACTTAATCAATGCATTTTCAAATTCAACGTTATCATAAAAATTCCGCTCGCACATTAAGTATATTGAACAAGATTCCAGCATAGCGGTGTGATGTGACTTAATCATCCTATCAACGAATGCCTTTGCGCTGTCAAATGTCCCATCAATCTTTGCTTCACTTTGATAGCACACCCTTGCACATCGCTCTATCTGTTTATATATTCCCTCAACACCAGGCTGCTGTGGAATATATGTTGCTTTCTGTTCTAACAGCTTCATAACGATATAGTTTAAACTTTTCTGAATTGGTTCTGTTTCTTGTTATTAACCTTTGGGTTGCTGTTAATGTTACTATTACCAGCTTTCTTGTCGTTTCCCTTAAAGAAAGGAATCGATGATTGTTTACTAGATTTAGCCATAATGTATTAAGTTTAGTTGAAAATTAAATTACATTTTATGATATGATTGTTTTTTGGATTCTTATCATCATAGATAAGAATATCAGAATGCTTCCATGATTTATATTGGTTACAATAAAGATGCATATTTACAATTTTGTCTTTAGTCCACTTCACACACACTTCACCACAATATTTTTTACATGAAATTCCAGATGATTCAGCTTTACTTTCATTAAAAGAATTGGAACATTTCAGTATTGAGTAAATCGATGGTGTGACTATAACAATTGGTGACTTGTAATTTAAAGAATAAAATGCAACATCATGAAGGCAAATATCTGCCAAAATATCATTAGGACCGTTACATATAAAATCTTTATGAGAAACATTTTTATTATCTTCTGCACATTTTGTTATCTCATCAATTTCATATTGTTGAATACTTCTTGTTAATTCATCTTGAACGTTTTTTCGTATAAGGTCGTTATAATCGATATTCATTCTTTTCATTGATATAACATGTTCCTCAGTATACTCACAGTTAACACCAAAGCGTTTTATTTCTCCAGTTATAGGATTAGGCACATCACGCATAGCGGATGCTGTAAATATCCCTTTATTATAATCTTGTTTGATCTCCATGTTAAAACTTGATTAATTTTAGCACATCAGCCGCCAATGCATTTGGATTTTCTTTAACCAACGATAATATTAAATTCTTTATATCATACGCGCACTCCAGATATCCATTCGAAGATCCAACAAAAACACCTTCTCGATAAGCTGGTATTCCATCAATGCCTTTATATGCTTGAATCCACCCATTAATATCTTGACGGTGTAATTCTTTAACAGCATACTCCTTTTGCATTTTTGTAATGTTTATTTCCTTCATATACAATCAATTATGTATTAAAATTTCTTCAACATTTCCTCGTTTTGAACCTACTGAATTTATCATTCTCTTTGCATTTATTGTATCCACAGTGTATTTGTTATACAATTTATCGAAATAATCCCCACACTTTGAATTGCTCAGAATGAATTTCCCGCCATGATTATCAACCTGATCACAAAATTGCTTCAGTGCAACCTGCTCATCATCATCAAAAGCCTCCTTTGTGTATGAAGTAAACGACGATGTCTGGCTTATTGGTTTATATGGAGGGTCAAAATAATAAATCACATCGCACTTATCCTTTCTTGCGAAATCCAGAACCACGTCTGTTCGACGATAATCACCTGTCATTATCACAACCTTATCCCTCAATGCAACGTGACACTTGTCAAGTTCATCCTCATTAAATATGTTAACATGATTCTTCTGTCCCCATGGAACATTGAACTCTCCTTTTTGATTCACTCTATACAAACCGTTGAATCCGCATTTGTTTAAGAATATGAATGCTGCAGCTCCCCACGCATCTGACATCTTTATTTCATGCTTAATCCAATGATTATACTGATACCGATAAAGAACATACTTTTCCTTCTTGTACCAATCACTATTATATTCCTCCTGAATCTGATAAAGATGTTTCTTGAAATCAACATAATCGTAATCATCTGCGAACACCTTATATACGTTCATAAGCTGTTCGTTCGCGTCATTGATTACAGCATATTTCAGATTTGAGCAAGTATCAAGAAGATGAAAAAGCACAGATCCTCCTCCGACAAACGGTTCAACATAGATGAACTCGTCAAGATTATCTCTGAACTCACCTATTTTCTCGTCTATCTGTGTAAGGAGTTGCGATTTACCTCCTGCCCATTTAACAAACGGTTTCGCCATCTTCTATTTCAATTGATAATGGTTTAAAAGTCACATTATAGTTTTCGTCCTTGATGCTCACGTTCGCAACTGTTATTCCGTTGTAATACGTAACATTATGGTTGCCAGTGTGTACATGTCCGCAGAACCAGTACTTCACGTTTCTTTCATTAACAGCATCAGTTAATTCCTGTGAACCATATTCTGGTCTGTAGAATGATTGAAGCACTGTGCCAGTTAAGTTTACATTTTTTCCTGGGGAATGTGTCAATAGCACATCCACATTTTGTGGGATATGTGAAAAAATCGCTTTAAGTTCTTCTGAATCAGCATAAAACGCCCAGTTTTTTAATTCTGGTATATAAGGCGTGCCATAAAATTTAACACCTTTATATTCATATGAAGAATTATGAAGATACTTAATCTTATCGAGACGGAACAAACCAAATGTAGAAGCTACATATTTTGAAAACGATTCAGACACATCGCTATCAATCCCTTGTTCGTAGAAATTGTATTTCTTTTTGAACCTGATATACATTTCATCAAACACGAAATCATGGTTCCCTGCAATAAAAATAACTTTATCGCAAGGCAACTTCTCGCACCAAGGTATAAATTTACTTGATATCCATATGATGCTCTTTTCATAATCTCTTTGAATATCAAGAGGCATGATGTCGCCACAAATACAAACGACATCACACTTCTTTCTTATGGTGGGGAGATCCCCATGCATATCTGACAATAAACGTAGATTCATTAATCACAATAAATTTGTCTTGTTAATAATTGCCCGCCAAGCTCTGAATCGTAACAGATATATTGCTGCTGCGGGCGTTCGTATTCAAAACCGTTTGTAAGCGCGAACGCGTTGTAGGAAATTATGGATCCGTTAACAACGGCATTGGGTGTGTTTACACTTGAATGGAAGTGACCGATGAAAAGCATATCCTGTTTGAACACCTTTGAATATTTCAGCACCAAACGGTTAAGCGCTGGATATATTCCACACACTGTTCCTGTTCCGCCTGATTTAATCTGGAAGCCATGTGCAAAAATGAAAGTCTTCTCATCAACAGTCTTTATGATGGCAAGCTCACTTTCAGGAATAAAGAAGTCAATATCAAGATTCGTAATTTCGCATTCCTTTTTTATGTTCTGATACATCAGCCATTCATATGACAGCTTGTACCCATTGCTGTGCTGGATTTTCTTTGTTGTTCTAGAATGATTACCAACAATTCCAACAAAACGGATTTTCTTCAGTTTAGGAAGATTTGCATCAAGTCTAAGATAACGTAATCCACTGTAAATCAAAGATTGCGCCTTGAATGTAGCTTCAAGCGGTGACATTCCATTTGTTTGCTCAAGTTCGGCATGAATGTAACCGCTGATTGTATCTCCAAGCGATGCAAAAATAAGTTCCTCAACCTCATCGCGTTCAAGACACGTCGCAAGATTAACAAAATAGTTCTTTATTCTCTTTTCAGCAATATCAATATTGTACTCATTAAGGAAGTTAACAGATTCAGGTTTAACGGTTTCCTCAATGTGAGCATCACTGAATAAAGCAACAGCATATCTGTATCCCCTTGAACGCTTCCACGGTTTTAATTTGTAAATCTGGAAAGGTTGCTGAGTTACCTTTTTGGCTTCAAGGAACTCCTGATATTCATCTTCGTCATCCCTTTCCTTTTCAATTGTAACAACTTTAACTTTATTGCTTTCGTCATTTATGTCACAAAGTGTATAGACAACACCATTTTTTTCGTATCTACCCTTTAATCTGAAATCTCTGGCGATACAAGTTCTGTCTGAATGAATCGCTTCAGCCAGATTCCTGATGCTGTAATACACATTTCCATCAGATGCTACTATCTTCTGTGGATAGTTCTGGTTTGGTTTCATTATCGTTTTTGGTTTGTTTTTGATCAAGCATTTGCTGCTTCTGGAGTTTCTTCTGAAGACGATCTTTACGAACTGTTTTGCCGAACACCCTCCAGTACATGTCATCTTCCTTCTTCCGCTTAATAAGCTCATCAAAGTCGAAATCGATCTTCAATCCGAACTCCAGATCGAACCACGCAAAACAGTTATCCACATAGTACCGTTTCCATCTGTATTGCGGTTGCCATAATTTAAAGTGCTCATAGAAATACTGCCTATACGCATCATATTCCTCATATGTGGCAAAAGTATATCTTGTGTACCATTTATCCTGATACTCAACGTTTGGATCAATTTCTTCTTTGTTTTGTGGCTCTTTAGGAAGATTAATAATATAATCGTAATCAACCCCATGTTTTTTTAGCATGAAGTTGATCACGTCTTTATAGAATTGATCAACAGATAGTTTTTTAACATTTGCCATATTCTTTTCTGTTTATTTTAATATATATCGCTGTAATTGTATTCCTCCCATTCGGATGCGATTTGATGAAGGAGATAAGCGAATCTGTTGTTACGACCGCCATAAATGCCGTTCGCCTTTGCATACGAATTGATTACATCGCGAAGATCCTTGTTTGCTGTATGAGCGTTAATCTTCTGATCGATAAGGTCACGAAGCGGATGTGACTTTGATGCCTCTGAAATTCCGTAACCAACTGCGCCGCTGAGTAAGCTTCCAATAATGTCCATGTTCTGTTATTCTTTTTAATTCGTTAAACAATTCTTTTTTGATGTTGCAAAGATACAGCTTTTATTTGACATAGCAAAACGTTTTCGTTAAAAAAATGCATTTATGCTAACATTTAACATCCTTTTACATTATTATACTGCAAAAAACACAAAACGATTAAATTTTAGATAAATAGTCCAAAGGATTTTTTAACTTTGATGTATTATCCAAACAAACATAGCGGAAGATGGTACTGCACGCGTCATCAAGACATGTACACAGATTTGGGTTACGATTATCACGGTCACGTGTTTGAAAAGACAATGAGTCCAGTCATCTTTCTGAACAGAAAGAACAAGTTGATAATGGCTAAGATTGAGCCGATGATAACTTATTTGATTGATACAGTCAAGCAGATAAGGCTTCAGTTTATGTTCTCTCTCGATAAAAACGATATAAGGGTTAACTAATGGGTGTTTTTAATTATAGTAGATTTCATTTTTTTGATAAGGAAGGCAATGAGTTAATCCTTAATCACCATTCTAATGTACATCTTAAAGTTCTGAACTCTCAGTATCCAGAGTTTTCAGGTGAATATGCTTTGGTAAAAAGTGTACCTGGAGATTCATCTTTGGCTTTGAATTCATCATTGGTGCAGCTGAAAGCTGGTATGAAATTCAACATGCAGGAAGGATCAAAACATCTTGATTATGAGATTTCAATTAATACTCCTGATGGATCCACATATAAGAATCAAGGGATGGCATTTTTTTCGAGAACTTCATATCGAACAAGCAACGGCGAAGACAATTATCCTGATCTTAGATATAACCTTTTAACGTCATCTCAAAAAATATCATTCTTGTCAACATTAGGTTTGGATCAAAACGCTGACTTCTTTCCTACATACACATTCAGCTCATACATAAACTTTGACAAGATATCCACTGGTCTCATAGAAACCCAGACAATATATGTTCTTGTTGAGGACGTTGACGAGAACGGAAATAAAATTTACTCAACAGTTAAGGATTACGCTGAAAAGTATAACGATGCAAGAGATTACATAAACCGATTTAAGCTGTTCTTTTTCATAGATAACAGGGAACAAACTGATTTCAGGATGTTCCATACAGAAAAGGATGAACTTTCATGGAGCGATAGATCTGTTCTTGATTTCACACACACAGACACAGACGGATCAAACGACAACGGATACTCTGTAAACATAGGATTCTCTGGAGAACTAGATGGCGTTTACGAGCAAACACTTTATGTTTGCCTTCTTGATACAAATGACGCTGATCCAGCAAACAATTTCCCAGGTACTGTTTATCCGATAGGAGATATTATTCTTAAGGCTGAGGCAGAGGGTGAAGATGAGCGTTACCGTGCATTCTTTGCTAACTTCGGTATACCAGATCCAAAGTACTACAACGCAATATTCTCTGATACAGAAATAGTTGAGGATCTTCCAGACTATGTTAGTATTAATAAGAACTCAAAAAAGATATATCTCACATATTCAGAGATTCTTCCTTATCTCGGAAGCTATAAAGCTCTTGATCGTCTCATTAGGCTTCTTGGTTATGAAAATGATGTATTCTTCAGAGAATGGTACAAGGAGGTTGGTAACAATTCTATCATTGACAATGGTTATGTTTCATATGAAGTTCAAAACAAAACAAGCAATTCTCGCGGAATAGATTTAGATACAGATCTTGACGAACGCCAGTCCATCAAGAAGATGAACATGCAGTCGATGATATACAAGATCAACGAAGAGACTGATGACATTGTTGACAAATTCGGATTCCCAACAGTTATAACGAACTACAAGAATTTCAACACAGAAAAGATTTTAAAGTTAACAAACCTGAAGAAATGGGTGTCTAAAAATGCAATTGGTGTAAACACATACATAGCAGACATAAACGGAGAAGGTTTGGCAGTTGAGAGATACACGTTGCCGAAAATCGGAGGCATCCAGCAAGTTCTCGACTACAACAACGAACGAACAATATCTCCGATTCCAGTTTACAACACTTATGTTCTCAGCGGATACGATTCTTCAGTTATGATTGATGTTGAGATACACACATCTGACCTAAGCACGACAATAAATGACCTGGAGTACGTTCGCTTTAAGGATCTTTGCATTGGTTATTTTGATGAGGATAAAATATATCATGCATTTAACACAACGACGAATTATAACGCTAACGAATCAAGATCCAATTTTGATGTTCTTCCAGATAATCCTTTATATAGATATTTTGGAAAGACATATGAAATGCATGACAACATGAATTCAATTTTCCTCAGAACAAAAGGAAAGCATGATTCATTCATGTTACGGAAATCTGGTAATTCGTCTAGTGTAAATCAATATTCTTATGTTGATTTCTATTCTCCAAGTTTGCTTGTTGATGATAATGAAATAAGATTTCTTATGGTTGATTGTGCAAAGACGTGCAAGAATACAACATTTACATCCGATCATTGCCCAGTCATACAGATAGAAAATGGTATAATAAAGAGATATAAAGACAATCACAAGGCGACAAGGGAATATGAATACTATGCAACAATAACAAAAGATGAGGATTCCAACGGAAACAGGGTTTATAAGATATCAGCAGAGAGTGATCATGATGTAGATAGATCATATTTCCTTTATGATGTTCCGTCGTTGCTTCCTCCTTCTGTAGATTCAAACAGCATAATTCATCCTGTTTTCGCTCCAGATTCTTCATTCCATAAGGTTGATGACAATTATCCTTATGATGTCGGTGAAGGTGAGCACATTGACATAATTAAGCACAAAATACATAAATCATCAAATGGATTACGTTTCAGCATAGATAACCCAGATAAAGTTCCGTGCTTCTTCATAACTGGTTACATGGAAAAGAACATTTATTTCGATGGAATAGAGCACAATGGAGAAACATCATCTTATAAAGACGATTTTCCATCTATCTACATCGATGAAGAAAATCATGTACCAGGTGAATACATATTGGAGATCTTTGACGGTCGCATGATATTCTATGATAGCAGCACAGATCAAACAGTAACGTTGAACTTCAAGTACGACAAAGATACAGATCAACGTTCGGTTTACGTTGAAACATATAAGGAAACATCTCACAAAACAGCATATAAGTATAGAACAAGCAGGTCTGATGCATCTCAAACTGTAAATAGATTCTCTGACATGTCATCTTATGCTGATTTCGTTTACGGATATGATGAATGTGTTGACGATTACGTTAAATATGATGGTATCGCTTCAGTGAAAGTCAACAATGCAGGAACATATGAAATAGAGGCTGTTCTGTGCGATGAATTCAATAACATATTCACTAAACGTTCTGAAACAAATGTAATTGTCCTTAAGAATGATTCATCAATTATGTCATTCATACGGGAAGATTACTCTGGTGAGCCATTTAATATAGATGGTATAAATTGTGAGTTATCTGAAAACAGACAGATTCTAATAAACCAATATAACATTCTTGCAGCATTTCAACATAGTATGTTTAAATATGTTCCTAAATATCAGATACTCAACAAAAGCGGAGAAAATGGTGAACAAATTTCATACAATGAACTTGATGAAAATGGATATATGAAGAGTTTTAAGAACGACTATTCATATACAAAAACTGTAATTTCTTCAATGTCAGATAGATATGAACTTGTTGGAGAAGTATTTTCAAATGTTTACGATGAAGATGTTATACAATATTTGTTTAGCAAAAGGAACACAGATTCCCACACGTTCGCTCAGTCATATACACAAGAGGTTGCAGGTGTAAAGAAGATATACGGATTCGACCAAGTCAGCACATATGATTCTGAGGATCTTCATTATATCGTTACACACGAAGACATGCACAACGGAACGCTTTGGAATGTGACCGTGTTTGTATTTGACGATCTTTGCGAACTCCCGATATACTCAATGGCAGGAACAATGATAGAAACAACTGGTGAAAATGGAGGGTATCCAGCTGGGTATTATATGTTTGAAGCGATGTCAAATGAATATCAGAAGTCAATATTCTCCGAAAGCGACATAAAGGCAAGAGGAAATAACAGCAAATATACATATTATATTATACCGCAGTGGCTTGCTCCTTGTGGAATAACAAAGATTTCCACAATTGAAAATACAATTGATCTCACATTGCTTCCAGCGCCATCCCCATTCGACGGCGTTCCATTGGATTTGTCGGACAAGAAATATTTGAACAGCATGATGACACTTACCTATCAACCTATGTATTATAATCGCAGCACAATAGCGTATGGAAAAGGTTCTTATCTTGTCAAAAAAATAAATGGAACAAGCTTGACACTTCAAGCTGCAAAATACAAGCCAAAGTCTGAATATGAAGTTGATCATTTTGACGGATCAACATGGCTGTCATCATCAAGCTTAGATTATATGGGATACTCTTTTGACATCAATATGAACAGTAAATCAAACGGGGCGTTTGTCACTGTAATAAATGATACAACGCCTTACAGAAACAAAGAAAAGTTCATAAGTAAAGATTATTCTATAGAATTTAGAGACATAGATACAATTGAGGCAATAAAATATTGCGGCTTTGATATAGAGAGGTTTGGAAATTCAATATTGTTCATAAATTCAAAGATAGCATCATATGCATATTACGTTCCGATAACAACATATAGCAATTATGTTCTGTTAAGCAATCCAGAATTCCAATTGGAACAAACTCTTAGTAATTTAAACAAAACAGAAATACGTTGGAGAGTTTATTACCGAACTGATGGAACAAAAGGAAAACTTATAACAGAATGCTTTAACCCATCGTTCCTTCTTTACATAGATGAACCTGGAATATATGATATAGAAATGACAACATGGGACAGATATGGGAACAAGGTTGTTAAGAATCTTGACAGCTGGATAAGAAAGAAAAAAGGAGACTGATTAAGCCTCCTCTTCTTTTTCTGCTGTGAGATCACCTGGAACGATTGTACCGTTATCTTCTTGTTGCGTTTGTTCTTCTCCAGAAGGATCCAAAATCTGAAGATAATATCCTTGCTCAAGCATCGCCCACTTTTCACGAAGTTCCTCACATGCCTTCACTTCGTTATTGTACCAGTCTACTAATTCGTGGAGCTTGTCATAAATCGGGACAAACTCATCCCACATGTCAAACATTTTCTGTGCATCCTTAAGACCTTCGCCAGAATAATTCTCGAACACGAGGAAAATATACTGCATCGGCATATAATCAAGAACAAGATCAACAGGATTATTCTCATCAAAAGCTTCAATGAAATCGTTCATCATTGCGGAAAAATTGCACACGCCTTTCCACATGTCTTTCTTCCAATGCTGAGTGTCGTTGAAATTCTTGATGAATTTTGCCACACGAAGAGCGTTAGCCTTGTCAGCCAAAACATAATCATGCTTTTCTTGCAATGCCTTTGTTCGTTTCTCGAACTCCTCTTTTGCATTATTAATGTCTTCATCAGTCGGAACCTTGTCTGGATCTATCCAGAACTTTCCCATGTTCTGCATGTTGAAATCTGCAATAGCCTTGCGTCTTTCTGCTTCGCGCTGTGCTGCAATCTTAGCCTCATCAGCGACTTCCTTATTAGCTTTTCCCATAATTGCAATTGGGTTAAATTTTTTTAATATCTTTATATTTCGGATAATCGCAGTCGCATATGAAATAGAAATCCTTCTTCCTGTCATATCCGTCTGGGATACCCTTTACGTTCGTTATGATCCTTCCAGTGTAATACATGACACTGTTGCCTGTAAGACGCTGGTAAGGGATCCTATCATACTTAATATATATATCTCTGTATTTGTCTATGCGAAATAAAGCCATGCGGCAATTCCTCCACCTATTAATCCAAGAGTTATAAGTGTTGTGACCAACACCTTTGTCAACGTCAGGCTGTATCCAGTAAATATAAACAGCACACCATACGACAAACTCGGATTATCATTTTCATCTACAAAGTTTGAAACCTGCGGAACAAGATAATCGCTCCATCCAAGATCTTGACCAAGATACTGGATAATTGGTTTAAGTTTCATCATCACCATTCTGTTAAAATCATAATCGCTGTTCATCAAATCGGCATCAGTGCAGTTGATTTGTGTGTAAAGAATGTTTCCAAGCCAATTCCGCTTAATGCCCAATGTGTTCATACCAGACTTAGGTTCGGCGAGCTCCCTACTTATCTCTTTCCTGAAGACAAAGAAGTTCTTAAAGTCCATGAAACACTGATATATCTTATTTTCTGTTATTTCCATTTTCTGTTACTGTTTGATTTTCATATCATTATATATATCCAATAAATCTGGATATCTGCATTTCATTTCATCCATTAAGCATTCTCCGCCCTTACGAAGCCAATTCTTGACGTTCGTTTTAGCCATATGATTTTCATTGGCAATATCATCAACCTTTTTTCTGTTTATGTATCTTTCCATCATCACGATTCTAAGGTGATTTGGAAGATACTGGATGCAATCGACAGACGCATCATAGATGTCTTCATATATTTTCGATTTGGTATAGACGGTATAATGGTTGTTCTTGAACAAGATGTCTTCGATTTCAGAATCTATTCCGTACTCACCATTATCATAGAAGTTATCATCAGCATCAATTCGTTCATGAATATCTGACAAATCGATATTTACCATATCAATTTTTGTCGAGTGTTCACCATCGGTTATGAATGTCATTGCATCATTGTGCGCAATTCTGTACATCCATGTTGAAAATTTACCGATGTCGTCTTTGAACTTGTCTATCTTATAAAACAAATGTTCCATGGTTATGCTCATCACAATATTGGTGTCGTACTCGTTCTTCACCATATTAAATATGTAATTGTGCAAACCCCATGAACATCGTTTCATAAGCGCGTTGAATGACCGAGAACTCCTTTCTTTTATGAAGTTCTCGGCAAGAGCCTGGATGTCCCTGGTCTTCTTTTTCTTAACGCCTAATTCACCAGCACTACAGTTAAATATATCAACCTTGCTCATGGTGGAATATCCTATTAATTATTTTGTTGATTGTTGATTGTGATAGGATTGAAATACTTCAAGAAATTCTCCTTGTTATTAATCACACCCATCAACTTGCAAACAACCTTGTACGGAAGATATGACAAATCCCTGATGAATTCATTCAAAGCAGCAATCGAGAAAATGCGCTTATTGTCTTCAACTCGCTGTAAGAACTTCTGAGCCTCCACATAAGGAAGATCAGCCAAAACCCTTTTCAGATCATTGATGAACATGTCTGACATCTTGTAGGTTTGATTGTACTGAATCGTCTTCAATTCAGGCATCTCTGGTGATTTTGCAATTTCTGGCATAATGTTTAATTTTTTTGGTTTTTATATTGTAATATAGATTGAGCAGGTATAATCTGTATTCTTTTTTTGAATTCATCTGGGAACATATATGATGCATTGCCAGCAAGATAAGTGAAGCATCCATCAAAAATGAACGTCACACACCAGTCGTGATCATTTCTTATTCCTCGTCCGACACCCTGCAGAATGGATATCGCTGTTGTGTTGTTGTACCATTCAGGTTTGATGTCTTTCTTTGCACTCACAAACTTATCAGCCAAACTTGGATACGGAACCTTCATTATTATTTGGAACCTGCAAAGATCATCATCAAATGACAAACCTTCGATTAAGCTCGGTCCAACGAGAATCTTATCATCACACCGCTTGAAATAATCCAACGCCTCTGTTTTCTCCTTGGTGTCATCATATAAAATAAGTCTCCTGCTGACAACTGGATCAATGTAATCGAGAAGCTTCTTCGCGAACTGATAACTTCCAGTCTGAATGATTCCCCTTTTTCCAGCGTACATATTTATCGTCGCCTCTATAAGCTCCGCTATTCTCGGAAAACTCATATCCTTCTCCTTGTAAGACATCCTGTAATCTGGTATATAGAAAATCGGGGAGTTCGTGAAATCAAACGTCGACGGAATATCTATCCCTTTATAAGCAACAAAAGCACAATCTTTCGCGAACGCCGAATGTTCACCAATCGTTGCAGACATATACATCTTGTTCTGGCAATGATTATGAAAATGTTTCTGCATCAAATATGATTCATCTATGCAGTTAAACGTTATTTCATCACGTTTCGCGTCATCAAAGTTCTTAATGAGGTTAGTTGATCCAATGATTTCAATAATCTTGACATAATCTGAAAACGCCTGAATATGATTATCAAGGAAATCACAGCAATTTGCAAGCTGCTTGTCCTCCGCTGACAACGGTTCATCATTATCCGTCCTCAATGAAATATCACGTTTAATCGTATCAATAGCGTCAACGAAAATCTTCATTTCCTCCAAATATTGGCACAGAAGATCATAAATTACCTGCTGATCGTTCGCGGCACCTATTTTATAACGAATATTCTTAACGTTCCCGATATATGTATCACCATCCTCATCCATACCATTATCGGCAATAAGTTTCATCTTCTCAAAATCACGTTCTGAAAATTTTGGAGAAAAGTGACTCTGAACAATGCTCATCAATTTATGAGCCTCATCGCAAATAACAAAATTTCTTGTCCTAAACGGCGCATCTTCACCCAGCATTTCCTTCACAAGATTCATTTGGATCAGCCAAAACGAATATGTACACACAAGAAGTTTTGATTTCATCGCCTTCTCCCTGTCAACGATATATTCACAAGTTGTATAACAATCTGGGAACTTTTTTCTGATGTCACCATAAGACTTACATCCCTTCAATTTGCAATATCCTGATGTAAATGGCAATCCATTTCGTTCGCACTTATATTGTTGCTGACCCTTAATTACTTGCCAATCAGGGAAATACTTATTTACATCATTTCTATATTGTTCTATAAGATTAAGATCAGATGCAAGAATGTAACCATTCATGTTGTAATATTTTGTCAACACAGCAGCTATTGTCAATGCCGTTATTGACTTACCTGAGCCAGTTGGGGCAGACATAATTACATCACTAATACCGTTCAGCCACGCATCAATCGTTTCCGCAACAGCCTCCTTTTGCTTAGGTCTGAAACGGAACAACGAACCAAAACGTTCCTGAACTACTTCATCAATCTGTTCATTAATCTTATCCAATCCTGGTGATTCCATCATTGCATTTTGTTTATGTAAAATAATCTTAATTGACCACACATTGTCTCGCCGCCAACAGCGTCACATTCTTCTGAACAATAGCATTTGTTGCATTTATTAAATTCACTCGTACAAAGAGCAGAAGCTATGTATATTAGTCCTTTGTCCATTGTTTTTAAATTTATGTTGCAAAGATACGACTTTTATTTCACATACACAAGAAATCACTCAATTAATTTCAAAAATTCTTGCTCATTGATCATTTTGATTCCAAGTTTCTCCGCTTTTTTTAGTTTAGCGTCGCCAGCTTTTTCACCGACAATGAGATAATCAAGATTTCCGCTTATAGATGATGCATATGTGCCGCCGTTAGATTCAACACATTCTTTGATACCATCCCTTGAAAAACCATCCAGCTTTCCTGTCGCGAGAATCTTCAATCCAGAAAGCTTACCGCTGGAGTTCGTTTCATTCTTATATGGTGGATTCAATATGTCAATGACATCTTGCAAAATAGGTTTATTGTCAATAACATACAAGAACATTGCAGATGCAGCAGCTTCACCAACACCATCCATAATGAAATCATCTAACGACTGAGCTTCCATCAACGATTGGAAAGATCCGAACTTATCCATTATACGTTTGGCTGTAATTCTTCCAATCATGCGAACACCAAGAGCATAAAGAACCCTGTCCGCTGGAACTGACTTTGATTTTTCAATCTCATCTATAATATGCTTTGATACCTTTCCTCCCAAACCAAACGCAACAAAATCTTCATATCTAAACTTATATAAATCTTGCCACTTATTAAGGAATCCATTATCAAAAAGCTTCCTTAGCGTTTTTATTGACAATCCATCAATATTCATGCATTCTTTTTTAACGAAATGATTGAGTTTCATCAAGTTATGCTCTTTACAATCTTTGGCTATACAATATAAATTTGCGCCATCATCTGCATATTTAACAAGAGGTGTTCCACAGAATGGGCAAACATGTGGCACAACAAACTCCTTCCTTTCCTCACCAGATGACTCTGTTCGTTCGTAATCAACCCCAACGATTCCAGGTATAACAGCACCATTCTTCTGAATGATTACATAATCCCCTATATGAAGATCCATTTTCTTGATATAATCTACATTGTTTACAGTGGCGCGAGTAATCACAGAACCATCCACCTCAATCGGTTCAAGATGTGCAACGAAACTAATCTGTCCAGACATTCCCATTTGCATTTCAATATCAAGAAGTTTCGTTGAAGCCTGTTCCTGCTTGAACTTAAACGCCTTTGCCCATTTTGGAACCTTCTGTGTGTAACCAATTTCATCCTGGCTGGATAAGTTATTAAGTTTTACAACACACCCATCCATACAATAATCCTGATTGTAAAGGAAGCGATCTTCAAACTCAGATATAAACGTCAGCACAGTATACGAATCAATCGCACGCATATAAAACGGTTGATCAAAACCAAATATCTCAGCAATATCAAGCATGTTATGCTGGAATTTCAAATAAGAATCGGCAAACTTTTGATCATCAGTGAATAAAGCATATGACTTAAAAATCAATCCGCGAGACGCTGTAACATTGGGATCAAGCTGCTTCAATGATCCAGCTGCAGCATTACGTTCGTTCGCGAACGGCTCCAAACCACCATCAATGCGTTCCTGATTCAATTTATTAAAAACAGATTTCGGCATAAGGACTTCACCCCTAACTTCAACAGTATCAGGAACATAAATGTTATCGTAATGCCAATCTCCAGCAATATCAACATCATTTATCTGAAGTTTAAGAGGTACATTCCTAATTGTCTTAACCTGATTTGTTATATCAGAACCAGTGTATCCGTTTCCTCTCGTTGAAGCTTCAACAAGAATACCATTCTTATAAACAATAGAACATGATGTTCCGTCATATTTAGGTTCAATTAAAAATGATTCATCAAACTGATCAAGCCATTTTTTAAGCTCATCTGTTTCATAACAATTTTCTATTGACCCCATCACTCTTTTTCTTGTAACCGTTCCAAACTCTTTCTGAAGATCGGATCCAATCCTTTGTGTAGGCGAATAAGGGAGAATGTAATTTTCCTCCTTTTCCAGCTTCTCAAGTTCCTTTAACTTCATGTCGAACGTAAAGTCATCCATAACTGGTTTGTTCAACACGTAATAATTGTAGTTCGCATCATTAAGTTCCTCAATGAGCTTGTGAATTCTTTCCTTATTATTCATATTCTTCTGGATTTATATCGTAAGGCATTTTATATTTCTCGCCTGTTAATGATTCTAATTTGCGTACATATTTTACGATGATATATCGTGCAGCCTCGAAACAAGCAGCTGATAACGATTGATCTTCATATACTCCCTCATAATCTATGTCATAGGGTTTTCCGATTTCATCCGTAATCCAGTCAATGAAATCTTCCCAAACATCATCAAACGTGCATTGACGAACGACATAATCATCCGTCATTACACGCTCAATATAACTATCCGCAAGCGAAAATGCCGCTTTACGCAATTCTCCTTCAGTTTTGTTCATTTGCATTTCCTATTCTAAGAGTTATACATAAACTTATCATATACAACATACAAAGCACGGCAAACAAATACTCGTAATCAAGTTCCAACTTATTGATTAACAGATTGGAAAGTTGATTGCCAGAAAGACCAGCCCATGCCCATGCGCTTAATGCGAACCCATGTATTGTGCTGATTTTATCCATCCCGAATTTGCTTTGCAACAATGTCGGAAGAGTTGAAAATCCGCCGCCGTAGCCAGCATTTATCAGACAAAGCATTATTACGATAGGTATTGCATACATCAAAGACATACCAAGTCCTGTTGCTATTACAGATGATGCGAATATGATTATATAAATTATTTCCTTTCTCTTCAGTTTATCGGACGCTGTAGAATACCAGAACCTTCCCATTGTGTTAAAGAATGCTGTCAACGAGGCAATAAGACCAACTGCTGTAATGCCAACAGACATTGCTATGCTTTTCTCGAACGCGATAAGCGCAAGTCCGCATGTGATATTAATATAGAATATAAACCATATTTTCAGATAAGTAGGATTCTTTATAATATGCCAACTGTCTGATAAGCTAAACTTATCTTTTGGTTCAATCCAACCTTCAGGTTTCTTAATAAGAATAGCAGCGGCAGACATACATACAACAGCAATTGCAGACATCAACATAAGCGTGTTGCACACTCCAAAGTTATCATTACAGTATGTTATTAGCGGAGAAAACATGACTTTTGATAATCCAAACCCTGATATTGCGATACCTGTCGCCAATCCCTTGTGCTCACTAAACCAAAGCATTAAGGTTTTAACAGGAGAGAGATATCCGATACCAAGACCGACACCCATAAGGCATCCGTAACTAATCATAACACCGAGTTGGCTTTGGTTATGAATCGACAAGACTGTCAACAGAAGTCCTGCAACAAAAAATACAAGTGATGTAATTGAAGCATACTTTACATTCTTTTCAACGAACCTTCCTCCAAACGCTGCAGACATACCCAAGAAGAATATCGCAAGAGAGAACGCAAACTCAATGGATGACACATCGCATCCTATTTCTGCCGCAATCTCATTTTTCAGAAGACTCCAGCAGTATACGCTACCTATGCAGGAGTGAATTAATAATGCGGGTATCGCCGCACGAAACCATTTATTCTCTAAAAATTTCATTTTGATTTGATGTACGTTTTTGAGGATATTTATTTGATGTTGCAAAGATACAACTTATTTTTCAAATAGCAAAAAAATTATGCGATTTTTTCAATTCGAAACGATAAAAACGGATAAATACAGAAACGAACGTAACGATATAATGGCAGCTAACGATATGAAATTGGTTGATGTTAATTGCGGAAGAATGATTCCACAAGGAAATCTTAACCCAAATCAGGCAGGCAGTTTTGCAAGTATGCGAAATGAGCTTGATCAAAAACAATCATCAAGCAAATGCTTTAAGTCTTCAACACCTTCTGGATTCACTCCTGGTTACACAACCAAAGGATTGAATAATGTTTGTTGGGGATGTGCAACATTCTAATAATTAAATCATTGCAAAAAATAAACGGGCTGATTAATCAGTCCGTTTTTAGTTTTATATAATCTCTCCGCCACCTCCTGCGGGTTCTGGTGCAGCGGGTTCTGGTGCAGCGGGTTCTTCACCTGGAGATTCAAATCCTCCACCGCCTCCTTCTTCGAAGCCACCACCTCCGCCGCCGAAAGCAGATCCTTCACCAAATCCAGTATTACCAAATTCACCCATGCCACCACCCATGCCACCTTCTTGACCTTTAGCGTTTTGAGCGTTCTCCTCTTCTTCCGCTTTAAGCTTTTCAATGAGCTTCCATTCGTCATCAGTGACGCTAAGATATTTCTGTACAAGATATTTCATCGGAAACACAGGTTTTCCGTCACCACCTTGTAGTCCAGACAATGTTTGAATAATCTGTGACGCAACCTGCAGATTTGCTGACTCCTTAGCGAGCCTGAATATATTTTCCTCGACGAACGTCAGACCAAGGGCATTCTTCAGCACATCATTTCCTGCAAAAGCCGTATTATGCAAACAGAACTGCAACCACATAGGCTTAAGTAGAATCTCCTTGAACAAATCTCGTATTTGTCCTATGAACAGAGAGAATCTGTATTCCTCCCTTGTCATGTTATTATTATCAGGAATAGCTGAAGCCTCGTTTCCGTCAAAGATCATGTTGAACCTGTCTTTCGGAAGTTTGCTTTCTATCATGAATCTCTGCCAAAACCATTTAAGCTGTTCTGTTGAATTCATGTCATGACCTTCTATTCCTATTTCGCTTATTTCAGTGCTCACACCATCCTTTGCTGGGAACACCATCGTTTTCGCGAAACTAAACTTAGGCTGTCCGTTAACGGTTATTTCACCAGACATGTTATCAATAACGATGTCTTCCTTATAATAAGCCTCAAGTTGTCGTAATCTTGTCTTCGCAATCTGATCCGATTCTGTTCCAACTGGAACAACAATCTTTATTCTCTTTTGGGCGTTTTGTATATTCCATATGATTCGGCTATTCTCCAATGTTCTCAGCATGTTGAACGAGCGTATAAGGCGTTCGCAATAAGAGAAGTGTGACACAAAATTACTTTTCGCCCACGATATATATATAACATTTGTGTCAAGAAGTTCTCGTTCGTTTTGCTTGTCGCCTTTGTTTATAATCCACACCTTATATTCTTGTCCATCATTATTAATTCTGATTTCTGGCTGAAGTGTAATTGGATCAAGTTCCTTAAAGCCAATAATATCCGATGCAATATTCTTGTTCGATTTCTTATCAGAGTATATAATTTCGAACGCCAGGAATCCGTCAACAAGGAATTTCTTCACATAATGCCACGCGTCATTTGACTCATTGAAATGGAACATGTGATATATTCTTCTATATGCGGCGTTAAGTTCATCAACTATTTTCTTTCCATGCTCTGGCTTCAGAATAGTTCTAAGCTGTTTCGTGTTAGGATAAGCGAAATAGTGCATATCATCATTAACGATGACCTCGTCGGCAATCGTATCAAGCACATAATCTATTTCACCCTGCAAAGCAAACTTACGAAGGAAGTCCCTTCTCATCTGATAAGCCTGATCATAAAAAGCAATGAACTTATTGTTACCTGCAATATTCTCATATTGCCTTGTGAACGCGTCTTCTCCGCTAAACATAGATCTGTTAACATTTCCCAGACCATTGTCGTTCGCGGCATCGAAATCATCATTTGTTCTAATTTGCTTAATGAGCGAGCTATTCCACTTAATACCTAACGCACTGAGATTGAGAAGGTTTTTCTCAAATGCTCTTGTTGCTCCTTTATTTGCCTGTGCTATGCTTGTACCAAGTGACTTTAATATATATCGTGGCATTATTCGCTATTTATCGTTTTAGACTATTTATCTGATTTTTAATGATTAAGTCAGCTTGCAGTTTAGCGAGGCTTGCTCCGCGAACAGCATCCTTAAAGGAAAGAAACGTTATATATTCCCAATCATCATATTCGAGCATCCTCGTCTTGAATATGAATCTCCTGTCATACTGTCTGACACAAGAACTCATGTTTATGTTTGTCTTTGCCGTCATGTATTGAAGAAGTGCTTTCACGCCTTTTTGTGACACAACACCATTTCCAAACATTTTGTTAATTTTTGGTTCATCATTATCATCAGCTGTTTTTTCTATATCATCATAGAATTCATGAAAATCTCCTGTCAATATGTCAAGAAATCTTGCACGCAAGTCATTTGGCAATAGATTAAAGTTAATACCTGTAACCGTTGTTCTGTTACATGACAGGCAAAGTATCAACGGACACACATCATAAAAACCACCATTTTGCTGTTCTGGTGTCACATACATGAAAATGTAAAACATTGTCGGCACAAAGTTTGTCGGCATTTTTTGTTCCATATTTTGTGCTGATATTGTATGAGATTTATCCGCCCCATACAAATCCTTCACCATAAGATCTGTAATAAGATAATCAAATGATTCCTTTTCCTTATCCTTTATGTTAGAACATTCTTTATATGCTTTATAATATTTGTTACTTTCCATGTCATATTATTCCCATTTTTTCAAGCGTCACCTCTGTATAAACCTTAAACTCGAATCCCTTTTCCTTACACCATTGAATCGCTGCTTCCCATTTCTTCTTATTCTGTAAATATGTCTTCACAGCATTTATATACGTCTTTTGTTGTCTAAGTTTCGCGTTCGGGTTTGGAGCAATAGGTCTCTCTGTTTGATTTTTAGGCTTTATCTCAATGATAAGGCGAAGGCGATTTGTCCCGTATTCATCTTCAGCATCCTGCAAACAAACATAAAAATCTGGATAATAATTAGCGACTGGCCAATTCAACGGGTTCTCAGGATCAGCTCTCCATTTTTTACAAGCCTCAAAATCAACACCAGCTGGATTTCTATATTGAATACAGCACGGTTCTGATCCCCATTCTATAACAGAAGGATTATCATCACACCATCTTGCGAACGCCAGTTCCCACCCAGATCTGTATATTACCTCTCCACCGATCACTTTATCTGGATGTTTAGGTATAAAGACTCCTTGATGAGGCTTTCCAGTCTCATTCTCCATCAGCATTTTCGGCGGATGGTATTTTTTATATGTAGATACGTTTGCCATGATTTTTTAATTATCAATCGTCATCAAGATTAAATTGACCGCAACCATTATCGCCAAAGGCATTCATCATCTTCCGAGTTTGATTTCTTCAAGTTTTATACGATTATTTATTGAATATATTATCCCATCTATCGTCTTTATTGTATTATCAAGATAGCCAAGATGGGTCTCCATTATATCGATAAGATATTTATCATTTGAAAGAGTAGCATCAATCTGTTCCCTTATTGCACCCTCTGTGCTGAACATAAACGATGTGGATCCAGGTGTTGTCCTCATCAGCCGTATGTCTTTGTATATCTTTGCAGATTGCTCCTTAAATTGCTTTGACCATTTGGCAACAGTGGCTGCGAGAGAATGATAATTCTCCACAGCCTCCTGCCTTCTAACAAAAACGTATGACTGGAGTTCGATCACCGTCTCGACTGATTTAAGTTTCACAGTCATGTCCTCGATAATCTTCATCCAATATTCTCGACGTTGCGAGAACTTGTTCTCTATTTCTTGTAGCTGTTCAATCTCCATTGAGTTCCAATAATTCTTCTATGTCATCATTACCTGTATTCTCTGGAAGTTCAAAGCTTGGTTTTATTATTTTTTCATCAAGGTTAACTAACACATCATATGTCAACACCTTTGATGTAAACATTTCAACGGCTGGAACTTCAGAGCATAAATGTTTAACGACAATATTCTTTGATGTGTCCTTTGGAAAAGCGTAACACGTTTTACCATCTTTGTCCGTCATCTCATGGCAGTTCGCCTTATCATTATCAGAAAGTTTAGAATATTCCTTTTCTGTAATCATCTTTCCTCTAAGGATTCCTGAATTTTCCCATGTAATATATTGTTCAAGACCAACATACGGATTAGGTGCCTTGAAGAACGGTATCTGGAATTTGACTTTCTGTGGAATTGTAAATCTTGATTTATATGGCGTTGCCGTAACAAGTACACCTGTCTTTGTAAACTCACCGATTTTCTTTTCAGCAATTTTATCAGATTGTTTGTCGTCAAGCTTTGCAGTTGAAAGCATTAATGTAATGGAAGCATTGAATCCAAGACCCTTTCCGCCAGTTACAACCTTACGCGAAATAAACTCCTGCGTATCATATATATGTGTATTAACAATGAACAAAGCCTGTGCCTTTGCTAACGCTATAGCTGTTGTTCTGAACAAAGCCTTTGCTTCTCGTTGCTTTGTCATGTCAGTCTTTCCGTTACCTTCAGCCACATCGTTCATTTCCTTTGTCGAAGATAAGTTTCCCAAAGAATCAAGTACAAATATAATCTTTGGTCTTTCCTCTTTTGGCTTCTCGTTTACATCATTAAGGATATTGACCATAAATGTACTCACTTCTGATATGGTGGACACCTGCTTTATAATCATGTTTGAAGGATCGCAACCAATCTTCTCAACGGTTTTAATATCAATGCTTGCCTCAGAATCCATATAAATTGGAGTGTACCCCTTCTTTTGTCCTTCGCGACAAATAGATAATGCGAGATAAGACTTTCCTGTTCCTGGATCTCCAGCAAGGCACAAAACACGTCCTGTTGGGGCACCCTTGAACAAACTACCAGTCATACACGCATTGAGTATAAAATTTCCTGTGCTGATGTAATCATCAATCACAGCGGTTGCACTCTCTGACAAAACTTCTGCAGTATTGTCAATATTCCGAACGATATCAAATATCGAACCAGCTTTAATTGTTGCTTTTTTTGCCATTGTTTTTGGATATTATTAACGTTAATACTATTTCTTGTCTTTGACCGATATGATGTTTTCTTTCCTGCACTGTCTCCAATCATCTTTATCTAAATCATAATAGACGACACACATATCACTTGTCTTTCTTTTTCGCTTATCCTCCTTGTCTTCTTCTGGAAGCAAACTTGGTTTAAGAGTACCACGAGCCTTACGAATGCTGCCATCAACCTTTTCGTACTTAAATTCAACGACACCGTCCCTTAACATCCGCTTTAATTTTGCGACCAAATCGCTGTTATCCTTCTTTTTATCAGCCATCCCTTTACATTATTATACTGCTTTTTTATCAAAACGATTAAATTTTGTCATATTATTTATTTTAGATAAATAGTGAAACGCAAAAATTTAGAATAATGGCGAACTCCAACATTACACTTGCCAGATTACAGGAACTCTGCTCGAAATTTTCAATCAACAATTTCGTCGCAGACCTTCCTCGTATGCTCAATGACGCATTAACGACAATATATGATGCGTTCACAAGTTTCTATAATCCAGACACAAAAACAATTAAAATAGATACACTTGATTCGACTTACATCGAGACAACAACTCTTGTTGCCCAGAACTTCAGATTCAAGGGTTCGGATGGTACAATCTATGACCTAAAGGACATTTCGACAATTATATCTGAGCTTCAAAACAAGATTGATAGCATTCATAACATCACCAAAGAGCAAATTGATTCTCTTGAATAAAATTTGAACAATTAAGCACAGTATGTCAAAGAAGTTAAGAACTCCATTAATTGCTCCAAGAAAGCAAGGCAGTACATTTTATACATTCTCTTCCGCAATGGAAGATATTGGTTTGAATGTAAATGACAGTAATAAGAAAATAAAAATTTCTCATTACGTTTTACTTGAACTCCCTAAAATTGCATATACACATCAGGAAAGCAATGAAATTTTCCTTGAAAAAAGATATGATTATGATGGAAATGTTGGAGATAAATTAATAGCTGAACACATTCAAGACTATGTTCTTAATTTTGAAACAGTTATAAGAAATTTAAGTCAATATAACTATACATCTGCGAAAACTATTTCTGAAAGAATATTTTGGAAATGGTTATTTAAACATATCCAGAACAAGAAGTTAAAATATGATCCTGAAATAAATCGCTACTATGAGGATGCGAGCACAAGTATCGTTAAAGGGTTGGGATTGATTTCAGCTGGATCTCATCGAACAGATGAAAGTGGAATTTATAATGAAACGTTTGTTCAAATTCCATCATCATTCGGTCAAATGAGGGTGTTCTATAAAGTTGACATCGATGAAAACTACAACTATGGATCTTATTTTACCGATTCATCAAATCACATAGAGAACATCCCAAATGATGAATTTGACGATAACGGTGTAGCGTTGGCTACAGGAATTTACTCAATGATAGATGCTGATGAATTAATTTATCGAGACAATGGTGTTTATGGAAAATATAACATAACAAACAGAAAATCTAGCGATGCGGAAGAATCAACAAACTGGGACGCGATATCAATAGACTTTGACATCAACACGTATAGAGAAAAATACAATAACGCAACATTGACGTTTGATGATCTCGCTATAGGGCATTTCAACGGCGACAATGAAGTTGGTGATTATACATTCAACGCTATCCTCGTTTATTATTCAATATATGATTCAAGCGAAGCAAAATGTCTTGCAACAAATGCATATGGAATTTATATCATAGATAATGCTATATCTGAAAGTTATAGTTCCGATGGTGATACATATGAGAAATATTATTTTCCGTCGCTAAGAAAATTAAAGTCAAGCGAACATAGAGACGGAACATCATATTCGTTCAGACTGAACATCAAGCCGACAGCAACATATACAAATGAAATCTCACTCAACGACAACTCAACTCCAAGTTATGAGATGAGTACGGATTTCACAGATATGCTTAAGAATTTATCAACCGCTGTCACCACATTGCAATCAAATTCAAAAACATTATATTCCATGGCAAGAGAGAACGAAAGAATTAACACCATGGCTATGATGATGATGGAGGAGCTTAATGATAAAAAAAGCGGTTCTGAGCAAACAGACGACGAAACAAGAATTATAGTTCTTGAAAAAAATGGAGTCATTAGTAAGCTGACACAAAACATGCTGAATAAATCTAATTCAATATATGTAATTAGATATGATTTTGATTTACAGCAAGAAAGCATAACAATTCCAGAAAAGTGTATACTGTTGTTTGAAGGTGGAAGTTTACAAAACGGAACATTAATTGGATCCAATACGCAAATTGTTGCTTCTAAATCATTCATATTCAGATTAATAACAATACATGGCACATGGAATGTTCCAGAAATAACATCAGAATGGTTTTATGATGTCACTTCAAACAATGGAATCAAAAACGTATTCGCGCTTCAAAACGATGATGTTTTTAACAGGATCGTAATTGAACCTGGTGGATATTTAGTGTCAGCATCAAAAGAAAAAGAAAGTGTAATAAATTTAACATCGAACACAGATTTAATACTAAACGGAACAATTAGACTCCAGCCAAATGGATTTCAGTCATGTTATATAGTCTATGTATATAATAAACATCACATCAACATTTCTGGTTCTGGAACAATCGTTGGAGATAAAGATACACACACAGGAACAGAAGGTCAATGGGGTCATGGAATATATGTAATAGGTCAATTTATAACAATAAAAGATATATTTGTAAAAGATTGTTGGGGAGATTGTATATGTATCGGGAAAAGCACAACCCAGGAGTTCGATATTAAACAAATCATCGTTGACAACTGCAAATTGGATAACGGAAGAAGACAAGGTTTATCAATAACGCACGGAGAAAATATCATTATTCGAAACTGCTACATCACAAACATAGGAGGACACAATCCTCAAGCTGGTATCGATATTGAACCAAATAGCGAAAATTATGCTTATAATGTATATATTGAAAACTGCAGAATAGATGATTGTAAGATTGGTATAGTGATATACGGAAGAAGTCATTACTCAAAATCTTGTATTTCAATCAACAATTGCTATATAAAATGCCAATATAGAGCATTTGCTGTAAATGGAATAAGCACAGTTGTCAACATAACAAACTGTGAAGTATATACAAGGTTTCATGCAGTTGATGCAAATACGATAGATGGAGCTCAAGATAATGTCATTTTATTTGAGAATAATATAATTAAACAGCAATTTGAAGAAGGAGATGATCCATCTTCAGATGCACGAGGTTGTGTAATATACGCGATTAAAGGCGATTATTGTTTCAAACATAATTCAATAATCGGATCATATCCAATTTTTAGATTCGGAAGCGGTCGAAAATACATAGAAGATAATGACATTGAATGCTCAACATTATTTTATAATTATAGTGTAAATCATGTTATAATAAGCAAAAACAGAATAAATGGAAATGTCACACTTCCAGGTATATACACAAAGCTTGAAAATAACACAATAAACGGATTCTTGAAAAGTACGGAAGTAGACAGTGAGGCAGGAAGCATTATTCGCGGAAACTATATTTCTCATCCTGAAGAAAATAATGAACCTGTAACATTTAGTCGCAGAGTTATGCTGGAAGACAACACGTTGATTAACGTTTCAATCAAGATGTCAGAAGGATCCATTTGTAACAATAGATTTACTTATAACTCACATTTCTCGCAAGTGGGTGTATTATTAAATGTGGCAGACACGGAATTTACAAACAACACAGTAATATATAACGGAAACAATCCAGAAGACAAAAACATATATATAGTCAGAACATCAAAGAGCATTATAAATAACAGCATAACATCTGGTTCAAGGATCCAATATGTATTTTATCCTGTTAAAAATTGTATAATCAGCGGAAATGAAATAAATTTGCCAAATGGTCATGCAACCAATAGACTTGTTCCAAGTGGAGATTTTACAATTATACCAAAAGTTAGAACATCTGGAACGACAGCGGATCTTCCAACACTAGCATCAGGAGACAGGTATTATGTTGGCTGTAGATTCTTTGCAACTGATTTAAACAAAGCTTTATCATGGAACGGGCATTGCTGGGTTGACGCGATGGGAACAATGATAACATGTGAAGTTGTATACAATTTAACAAATATCACATCATCATCAACAAAGCAACCATTATTTGGCGAGCAATACACAATACTTCTTACCCCAGCTAGTGGATATTCATTACCCGCGACAATAACTGTCAACATGGGATCATCCACACTCACAGCTGGAACGGATTATACATACAACAACGAGGATATGACATTATCTGTACTCGGAACAGGTGGAACTGGCGGCGTGACAGATACGCTTACCATAACAGCAACAGCAGTTGAAACATAACATATTAACATACAACAAAAAGGACAAGGGTGGCACTCTTGTTCTTTTTTTATTGGATTTCTCCATTAACAACAGTTTCAGATAAATAGTACAAATTCATTGAAAACGTCGTTAACGTAAAAATTATGTCAAAGAAATTGCGTACTCCATTTATAGCACCAAGAAAGCAGGGTGGAACATTCTATACATTTGCATCAGCAATGGAAGATATTGGCTTGAATGTAAATGAAAGCAATAACATCATTGAGCTCTCGCATTATGCATTGTTAGAAATACCTAAGTTTGCATACAGCGAGGCTTTGCCAGGAGAATTATTGGTAACAAAAAACATCAACTATACTGGCAATGCTGGTGACAAGATCATGGCTGAGAATATACAGAACTATATTCTTAACTTTGAGACTGTTCTAAGAAATCTTTCAAGCTACAATTTCTCATCAAACAAGACAGTTTCAGAAAGAATATTCTGGAAATGGCTATTTAGTCATATACAGACAAAGAAATTACGTTATGATAGTGTCGTTAACAGATACTATGAGGATGCTAGCACAAGTGTCGTGAAAGGAGTAGGTTTGATTTCAGCAGGTTCACAAAGAACCGATGACAGCGGAATATACAACGAAACATTTGTGCAGATTCCATCGTCATTCGGTCAAATGAAAGTCTTCTACAAAATGGATGTTGACGAGAACTATATGCCTGGTGCATATATGACAACAACACCAAACTGGATAGAGAACATTCCAGATGATGAAATAGAAACAGATCAATACGGAAACGGTGTAGTGAAGGCGACTGGGATAGCCGCAAACGTGAACGCTGATGAATATGTTGTAAGAACAGACAGATATGGCGTGTATAACATCATAAACAGAAAGAGCAGCGACACAGAGACAGAATCAAGAAACTGGGATTCTATAGTAATAGACTTTGACATCAACACATACAGAAACAAATACAATAACAATACACTTACGTTTGATGATCTTGCAATCGGAAAGTTCGCCGAAAGCGAGGATCTTGGTGATTATACATTTAACGCAATCCTTGTGTACTATTCTATATATGATCCAAGCAAATCTAAATGTCTCGCTACAAACGCATATGGTATTTACATTATAGATAACGCTGTTTCTGAAGATAACAATTCAAATGATACAACAAAGTATTATTTCCCATCTTTGCGCAAGCTGAAGACAAGCGATAGCAAAGACGGAACATCTTATTCTTTCAGACTTAACATCAAGCCATCATCTGCATACACAGGAACTATAACTGTTCAAGATAATTCAACACCTGCACACGAAATGAGTGTTGATTTTACCGATGTCATCAGAAACCTGTCAAATGCTGTGACAGTAATGAAGTCAAATACAAAAACCCTCTATGAGGTTGTTCGTGAAAATGCTGAGATTAAGCAGATGGCGATTAACGCAATGGAAGAAATAAACAACATCAAGATAGGAGGCGGAGCTTATACAGCAAGCATTGAAAACGAAATGGGAAGTGTAGCTTGTAATTCATCTGGTGTGACAAAAACATCATTTGATAAAACACTTTCAGTAAGTTTAACACAAGGAGATAAAGATGTAGAAATCAGCGAATTGACAGCAACAAATGTCCCTGGAATACAAGTAACAACAAACAGATTCGCAAAAACTGTACGCGTTCAGGTAGATGATGGAACAACACTTGAAGAAGTAAACGATATAGGAATTACTCTTAAAGGTGGTGACAGCGGCGAAAAATCGCTTCATTATGTGCTTAATGCTATTCGTTCTGGTGATAGCGGAGATTCGAACTACGTTGCCTATCTTGACAATGAGATGGATTCAATAGCATGTACATCTGACGGTCACCCAAAGAGCACCGAACCAGTTAAAACAACACTTTCATTCTGGAGAGGAAGCGAAAAGATAGCAATATCGAGTATAAGGATATTTAACGATTCATCACAAGGTTACGAATATAGAAATGGTAAAGCGTCACATAACATCACGGTTTATTGGAACTCTGCTTCTGGAGAAATTCGTGTAGTGTTCCAGCCAACTGCAGTTATAGACGGAAAGAAAACATTCTGCATCGTCGCAACAATAAATGATGGAGGAACAGCAATAACAAGAGAACTGTATTTTATTGTTAACGGAATTCGCGATGGTTTAAAGGGAGATCCAGGAGCATCACCGTACTTTGCTGACCTTGACAATGAAATTGATTCTGTTTCATGCAACAGCGAAGGACATCCATTCCAGCCTGAAAATATTGTTACAACCGTTGCTTCTGCATGGAAAGGAAGCAATGATTTGCCAATATCGTCTGTTGAAATAAGGGACACAAGCGCAGGAGGAACAGTTTATCCAAACGGCACAAACGTAAATGGTATAATTGTTTCATGGACAATCACATCAAACAATGCAAACATAAGTTGCAATTTCCTTACAAATGCAACTGTAATTGAAAAACAAATATTCTGCATAAAAATTACATGCAACGATAATGGAACAAGTGTAGTTCGCTACCTGTATTTTACAGTGAATGCAATACAATCAACTGCAACATACAACATAGCACCAAGCATGTCATCAATCAAAAGACTTTCAGATGGAACATACTATCCATCAAATAGTGAACCAATGAGATGCAGAATCAAAAAAAATGATGGTGGAACAGTTTCATACTTTGAGCCAACAGGATCTTTTGATGGAATGACATTATATTACACAAGAGATGATATATCATCTTTTGCTACATATAATTATTTGTATCCACCATTGATAAGTGCGGCAAGTCGTGAATTTAGATTTGAAATACGTACTGATTTATCTGGAACGGTGGTTGATAAAGAAAATGTTCCAGTAATATATGATGGTCTTGATGGTTCAAAGGGAGAACCAGGAACATCACCGTACTTTGCTGACCTTGACAACGAAATGGAATCACTGGAATGTGATCATAATGGAAAAAACATGTCATATAAATCATTTTCCACAAATATATCATTTTGGAAAGGAAGCGAAGCCATAACTGGATACACAATTAATGTTTATGATACAAGTACTGGCGGTCAACCTTATACAAACGGTGAAACAATCAGAGGGCTTAGAGTTGCATGGCTTTCTACAAGAGTTTTAATCGGCGCAACAAGAAATCTTGTCATTGAAGGTTCAAGAGTATTATGCATTAAAGTGTCAAAGACAATCTCTGGTGTTCTAATAGAGCAATATCTTTATTTTACAATTAACGGGGTTCGATCTTCATGTATTTTCAGTCTTGTTCCGAGCACATCGTCAATAAAGAAATCTGGATTAACATATTATCCACCAGAAAGTACTCCAGTGACATGTGATGTGGTTAAAAATGATGGAGGAATACAGTCTTTCGCATCATCATCAGAATATACATTAAAATATTCTCTCAATGGCGGTGCTGAAACTGAATTCAATCCATCAAGCCCACCACTTGTTTCGCAAGTTACAAGTAATATAGTGTACCTTTTATACGATAAGAGCTCAACACCAATATTAATGGATAAGGAAACGATTCCTATTGTATACGATGGTGAACAAGGTGAACAAGGAATGCCTGGAACATCTCCATATATTGCTGACCTTGACAACGAAATGGATTCTTTATTGTGTGATAACAACGGAAAACCAATAGGAGATGTACTTATAAGTACAAAAGCATCATTATGGGAAGGTAACCGACAAATAAACGATTTTATAATTGAAATTTTTGACACAAGCCTTGGTGGTTATCAATATCCAAATGGATCATTATCAGCAGACGGTCTCCGTGCGTTTTGGTATGATGACAACAGAACTATATCTGGGATTGAAAAGGGATCAATACGTATTAGATTTGGTTCATATACGTTTACAAAAACTAAACAAATTTTCTGTATTAGAATAACGTCAACAGAAACTGGTACATCAGTATCTAGACTTCTTTATTTAACTGTAAATTGTGTGAAAAATTCATGCGTATATGGTTTAATTCCGACAACATCTTCTATAAAAAGATCTACGGATGGAACATATTATCCATCTGCATTTACTCCAATAACATGTGAAGTCTATAAAAACAATGGAGGTGAAAATATCACACCAGATCCATCTGAATATACATTAAAATATTCTCTTAATGGTGAACCTGAAGTAATATTTAATTCATCTGTACCACCACTTGTAAGAGATGTGTCAACAAATATTGTATTCTCATTATACGATAAAAGCGAAACACCAATACTTCTTGATACTGAGACAATTCCAATTTTATTCGATGGTCAAACTGGAAACCCAGGAACATCTGTAACGATTGTATCAATAACATATCAGAAGACAAGTTCAAATTCCAGCACCCCACCAACAGGAACATGGAGCACCACGATACCAACAGCAACAGATGGATGGTATCTATGGACGCGTGTAGAATATTCAGATGGAAATATTTCATACTCTGTTTCAAAATGGGGAACAAATGGAGGCGCTGCATTAAGCATAACATTTATAAAATATCAAAAAACTAGCGTAAACTCAAGTACACCGCCAACAGGAGAATGGAGTACAACTATGCCAACAGTAACACCTGGATGGTATCTTTGGACATGGACACGATACTCAGATGGAACAGATGAATATTCTGTCGAGCTTTGGGGTGGTTCTGGTGAAGACGCATACACTGTGATAGTGTCAAGATATGCAACAATATTCACACAGTCTACAGTTCCAGACGCAGGCGGAAATTATCCTCTGAATCTCACTAACAACACAACAACAGTAAAGGTTGTAAAAGGAACACAAGATAAAACAAGTGAAGCAACAATAGGTATACTTTCACAGTATAACTGTACAGCTGTTAAAGAAGGCGGAAACACGATTAAGATAACAAGCGTCAACAAACAAGCCGACGGCAGTACATATTATGACAACGGTTATGTTTCATTCAGAGTGACGATAGCTACGGTGCAATATGATTTTATGTTCTCTTTCGCATGCAACCTCTTGGGAACATGGAAAGAAGATATCATCGGTGACGTTCGTACAATTGTTGCAGAATCAACAACATATACAGTTGATGGTGTAAATTATACGGTTCATGATAATCTTGGTACATACATTCAATCTTCTAATCGCAACTATGCGGAATTAAAAACAGAAATAGATGGCTCTAATGGATTATCCGAACGTGTGTCATACGTAGAACAAACGTCTTCACAAATATCATTGAAGGTTGGGACATCAGACTCGGCAAACATATTAAGAGATCCTATATTTGCAACAAATCTACCATTTAACCAACCAACATCTGGATCTGGCGTAACAGCGGCAGTCACAAGAGTTACAAGTTCTGGAGGAACAACGGATTATCATTCCCCATGGGAAGGAGACGGAGGACAACTTATAAAATTTGACATAAGTGCAAACACGTCTTCATCCAATGTAACAAAGAATTGTCCTGCAAATATAACAAACATGCCAAGATTATTATTAACAGCTGGAAAGAAATACACGTTCTCTGTATGGATAGCTGGAATAAATCTTACGGATAATCTTGTAAGTCCTTACCTCATTGCTACTGTAATTATGTATGAAACAGCATCTGGAAACACACATGCTGCAGAAATTCCTCTTTATGCAAACAATGATACAAAAAGGGGCGTAGCTGGATCATATACACAATATGCTGTGACGTTTACAGTTTCATCTCCATATATATGGTTCTCATGGGAACCTAAAATTGTCATAAAAGCTGGAAAGAAAAATTTCTATATCACATACGCTGGAGCTAAACTTGAAATGGGTGAAATCGCAACACGTCTTGATGGTGCAAAATCTAGCAGATTGATAACTGACGGTAGTCTCGGATTACTAAGTGATGACATTGATGGTTTAAGCGGAGACATAGATGAGATTGATGCAAACTTAGGTGAAATACGCCAAGGATTACTTGATACTGGTATAGACATATATAGCAACAAAATAGTCAATACAGCAGATACATGGGAATGTCAAAACACCTCTGGACAAAAAACAGCATGGTTGGACGCATACGGTAACTTTACAATAACTGGTGTCCAAAATAATCTTATAACAATAATTGATTGGGATAATCCAGATCCACATCAACAACATAGAGAATTAATTATAACACGATATATACCTCGTGTGTCAGATCCTTCGTTGCAGGAAAAATATCAATTAGATCCTGGAGATGATCCAGAAGATTATGATAAAGAATATCATATTGATATTCTCAGGTGTGGAGATTTTATATACATAAAATCATTACCAGATTTATCTGGTGGCTTAGGAACAGAGGTAAATTACAGATTACCTTATTATGTATGTCCTAAAGCATATGAAAGGGGGCACACAAGATTTAACACTGGAGAACCACATCCTATGACCGCAGATGAAATGAGACAACTTATAGGACGAAGAATAATCATAAAAATAGGTGATATGACTGATCATTATAATATATATTATAACAAAATAACTGGTCCTGTTTTGATTGAACTTAATCATTTATGTCTAAATGATGTAAATTATATATCACAAGGAAAATATTATTATGATGACCCACGCGATAATGAAGGGTTTGCAACTCGAAACATTTTATTTTATACTATACCATTATTACCACAAGTAGTAGAACTTGAATGTAGACATGTTACATGGGTTAAACCAGATCAACCAGCATCGGAAGGATTCGTAACACAAGGGTATGGATATGTATGGGTAGGTCAAAATGGATTAGACAGTTCAGTCGGTCAAGATGATTCAATAGACACCGATTGGACATAGCAAAAAGGAGGAAAACAAATTCCTCCTTTTTATATTTTTCACATAATCAACAATTTTAGATAAATAGTACAAATTCAAATCTTTGAACATAATGTCTAACGTTAACAGTTACGCACAAAACATGGCGCTTCTCACAGAAGCAGCGAACGAGGTAATGGAGTTCGCAAAAACAATGAACGACACAATAATCGGAAATGATGCTGAAGTTGTAATGGGCGACGGCATCACGCTACCTTCATATCAGAATATCGTGAACAGAGTGGAAAGAGCTGAACGCACAATATCAAGATTCACAGAAGGTAAAGGTGTGGTTGAAACAGATGACGGAACATATAGAAAAATACGTGTAGAAACAATATCAAGACCAGCGAACGACATCGTTAACGTTGATCCAATTGACAAGTTCGACATCGATCCTAACTGGTTTTTTGAGGCTCTTCAGTATCCCCGTTGTGTCGTGAAGTTTGATCTCGCTGGAAAAATAGAGGAGGATTCTGACCGTGTATATGTGAATCGTGTCATAATTGACACGGATCAAGAACGCTTGACTCCTGATTTACAAGAAGATATACTAAACACAACGTTAGCTTATGGTGAATTTATAAAGTATCTTGAAGCGAACTACATCCGTTACAAAGAAGACAAAGATAATGTTGCACTTCCTCTCACATATGAAAAATTTAATGGTTCATTTCAAGTTACAGGAATCAATCTTGTCAAGAATACAGAAACTGGATTAAACCAAACATGGTATTATCTTGATGGTATCAACTATTCAACTGTGGACGACAATGGGGACGCTATTGACAACGGTTACATATTGAAGAACGGTGACAATCTTCGTTTCAACAATACATTGTTCACAATTCAGGAAGTTAACCAGTCAGAAATGCGTGTTCGCCTTTCCTACAATGTTGGTTATGACACAGTTGGCGTTTATGATACATTAGAATTCTATAATGATCCATTTAAGGAAAAAGTTGTTAGTGTCGGTATAGGAATCGATGAAATAGATGTTGTTTATTTCAAGGGTGTTAATGAAAAGTTCAACATTCTTTCCAGAGAATGGTCTAATCCTGTTGCGTTCCACACAAACGATCTCCTTTATTCTGAAGACGACACAAAAAATTTCAAATCATATTATACAGAAAACGTTGCTGATTTCGGTCGTGTGTGGATTTCTCAGATAAAGGAAGGTCGTGTTCCAGCATATGGAAGCAAGAAGCCTAACGCACCTATTCTTAATGAGGATGATTTACGTGTTGTTCAAATAAACACACAGTTAAACGCAACACTTGACAGTGAACGTTATAATGCGATAACATCTGAGATTGCATCAACCAAATCTAACATCAACGCAACAAGAAACACAATAGCCGCAAACAAAAGTAAGCTAATAACAGAATACAATCAGGATAAGCGAACAATCATTCAGAATTCAATTACGTCGGATACCGACAAACTCAATAACTTAACAACACAGTTCAGTTCTCTTGTAAATGAGCTTAACACGCTGTTAAATGATGCTGGAGCCATAGGATATTCCCCCAAATATCACGTCAGGGGATTTTTCGCTATACCAGACTCACAATATACCATAGATGATGAAAAAACTGGCGAGCAGAGAATTATAGGGTTTGAAACAATGTACAGATATCTGCACACAGATGAAACTGGAGCAACACTCAATACATTCAATTATACAGATTCTTCAAACAATGTTACAGAAAGCGGCGTGTTCACCGATTGGTGTGTAACAAATTCTCCTGTTCTTGAAAAGATATATAACAGTGAAACTGATAAGTTTGAATGGAAAGATGAAACTCTTGATGGTACACATGTTACTATAAATCAAGTAGATATACCAATACGTTCTGGTGAAAAAGTTGAATTGAAAATCAGATCCGTATCTGAAGCTGGTTATCCTTATTCTCCATTGAAATCTGATTGGAGCAATTCAATAATCATAGCATTCCCTGAGAATTTCACAACTGATGATTCTGTTACAGCAATACTTGAAAGTGTAAAAAGCGATTTAACCGCTGTAACACTTCAGGAAACAATGTCCGCCGCTGGTGTGTATGCGCACATGTCTGACAGTAACTCAAAGTATAAGCATGATTCTGCCAACATTCAATACACAGAGACTACATTAGATGCATCTGGAAACACGGTTACAACAACCATGTCGGTTTATGATAAGTTGGTTGCTCTCAAAGATATAATAAAAACTGTTAATGATCTTAATGCATCAATGGATGAGTTGCGGAGTTATGTTGACGCGTCTGTATCATCTCTCCGTTCTTATACAGACACAAGAGTAGATTCACTAAAAACATGGTCAAAAAGTACATTTGAAAGAATAGGAGACGCAATTACACAATATCACTCAAATTATCATTGGAATTGGATGTAATTTAATTCATAGATAGTTAAAATCATTATATCGATTATGAATTTTACAACAAGCAAAAAGACGTATCTGTACAAATACGGAGAAAACATATCTGGAGGAAGATTTCCTAATTTTGAGGTAATCTCCACACGTTCTGCTGAAAATGGAATAACACCACAGGTCAGCAGAGTGTATGTTAATTCTAAACTTGTTACAGAAAAAATGGCAATCGAGCCGTTATATGATAAAGATGCTGGAGAAAGTACAGGAGACAGCGTTTATCTGATTTATTTTGATGCACAGGAACAATGTACATTAACTGTGACAAACCCTGGAGGAGTAACAATTTTACATACAATAACTTATACCGCACAAAACACAGATGAAACATCTACACTTAAGCGCATCGACAAAATGCTTGATGATGATACGTCTTATATGCTTCTTCGTGCAAATCCAAAACTAACAGGAAATGTGAAGGTAGTTGTAGGAAGCAATGAACAAATGTACCTTGATACGTTCAAAATATCACTTGCGCTTTCACAATATAAGTACAGGCACATACCGCTTAATCCTGATGAATATTATGGAAGAACACTGATGTCAAAAATGAAATCATTGACATCAAACGATTTCTACAAGATAGAAGATGCATGCTATCAACTATTTGACACAGCAAATGATTTCAATGAACAATACTATGATGTGTATAATTACGGCGTTCGCACAAACACAGACAAAATGTACAATGAAAATTTTGCTCTTCTTGCACCATTAAAGATCAGCAAGCATCTTCCTGATTTTTTCCTTGTGTTTAGAATAAACGATTATGATTTATTGGTATCGAAAGAGACAGACACTGAATTGTATGAATGTGATTTCAGAAAATTCATCAACATGAACAATTGTCAGATGATCAAATGCTATGATATGCGCGAAGGATCTCCAATTGGAAAATATATTAGAAACATATATAAGCACCGTTCCAATATAGTTGGAGATATGTTCACTGGGTACGACTATGATCATGCAAACATATTCAACGGAATATCGATCGATAGAGGTATCGTTACAAGTGCATACGAAGACACAACACAAGAAAGGCTGGTTAATAACCAAGTATCATTAAATGACTGGTATACACTTGGTTTTCAAAGAAATAGACTTGTTAGCAAAGACATTATAAACTTTGAGTTTATGTTTGATGACACAAGTCAGGATCTATTCTCTATTCATACATATTTTGGAATATATGTCAAGATGAATGGTGAAGATGAAACATATAGCTGTATAGATTGTATAAATGGTGTAAATTACTTTGACACAAATGTACACGGCGGAGACTTTGACCCAAGCGAACATCCGCATGTTATATATGGATTTTCTACACCTGATGGGTTTACAAGACTTGATAATAACGTGAACACATCTGACCTTGTTACACAATATAAACTGAGACCTGGAAATACTCTTATTTCAACAAAAGCATCATACATTACCGAATTTAACAAACGAGTGTCGTTTGCATCGGTAAAATTTAATGATGTGATTGAAATAGGCGAACATTATAGAATTATAGACACACAAAAGAAAAAAATATATGAAGTATTTGCATCAAATTTCATTAAAGATGATGAACTTTCAGAAGTGTCTATACATTACGTTACAATTGACAACGAAGAATATGAAATTCAGTCAATTGCAATGTTGAATTCAATATACAGATCAAACGTCACTGGTGACAAGTCTGAAATTTTAAAAGACCAGTTATCGCTTATCGTAAAAGCTTTTGATCATTTTAATGAATCAGATATAACTGCATATACAAATGGCGTTGATCAGTTCTCAATTGTATATAACAGATATACAAACGGAATGGATCTTTTGTTTGAAAAGGTAAGTTCCATATGTGGATATGATGAAAACAATCATGAAATTATTAACAGAATATACAATGATGAATATTCATACATATTTGGAATAAAAGACCTTCCTAAATTAATAGTTGATAATGACACAACATCACCAATCGGTCAACTTCTTTATCCATATGGTTTTGAGGGACTTGGGTTGCGTGCATGTTATTGTGCTGCATTTATTGGAATAACAACAGAAGATGAAAAACACATGATTTTGGTAAAGGATGATGTTGAGGTAACTTCTGGAAAGCATAAAACTGTTATATACAAAGAAAAAGGAAAAGACAACTATCATGTGTTTGAAAAGTTAATAAAAGTAAAAACATATGATAGTATCAACAGCAATACAGAATATTATTGTGATCCTGTCTTTAGCATAACTGGATTTGGATACGAATATAACAATCTGGTACAGTTTGCAACAACCCCTGAGATATACAGCAATGGTAATTTTCACATATATAAAAATTATCAAATTAATTCAGGAGTTTGTTCGATTATTCCTATAAAAGATTTCATGAAAGATGTAATAGATCCGCAAAGTGTATTTAAAAATGGCAATTCAACTGATTTCTATATACCAACGCACGATTCATCAATAGATTCATCTTTTGGTGAGTATTATGATATGGGGATAAGAACAACAAAAGAAGAGGATATAACAGACTATGTAGACAAGCTTCAGATTACAAAGAAATTTGCAAATATGCCACTTGATGCAAGCGGAAACATTTCATTAACAAGCAGTTGGAATTACGCTCGGTATATTAACGCAATAAACAACGGAGGTCACACAAAATTTGATGTTGAGCTCATTGCACCTTATTGTTGCAAATGGAGAAAACTTGCAACAGACTGGGAAGGTCACAGATTAAGAGTTATGTATCAACTTGTGCCAGAAAATTCATCATCATATAACATAGCAAATGATTCATCAATTCTGATCGGTTTCATATCGTCATCCCAACCAAACAGTGATAAGCACATAAAAAATTACTATGATAAGGATGAAACTTATGCATTTTACGATTATATCTATAATAACAATGGAAACATTGATGATCTAATGTATTATTATGATGGTGATACAAAAATTACAAACAACAGATTTTCAAAGGTTTATGCATATGGAGAAAATTCAATTGAATTAGTTTCAAGTGGAGCAAAAATCAGATTAGAATCAACAAACAAAACCGTTCTTAATCTTTCAAAATATATAGGATATTCTGGTGTTATTGTTTGTATGAGTGGAAATAATCCGAGAAACAGCGGATTGTATGAATTGTTTGTTGATGAAATCAAGGAACAACTTGCTATTTTCGTATATAACGGAAAAGATAGCGACAAAATGAACGATAATCCGTCTGATTACAACAGAATCATAACAACAACTCCGTTAAATGAATTAAAAAGAGATCCAGATTACCCTAGCTCGATTTATGTAATGGTTAACACGCTTACACAAATTCCAACAAGCGCTGAGGACTCAAGTATATATTTAATATCAAAGCCAATTAGATCAAGCGAAACAATAGCAACAGATAATTGTGCAATCATATATGGTAGAATCGAAAAAGTATATGATACTGAAATTTCAGTTCAAGTAAAAGAAATGTTATTGAATGGAGAATGGCGAAACATAGAAATATCAGACTTAACAACATATACAAACAATGTTGATTGTTACATTGATTCATCAATAGCTGGTAGAACTGCTGAACAAAGACTTATAACAATTACACCGCTATCATTACAGCAATTAAAGGAAAATGACACATGCAGCTTTACAATAAAGAGAAAGGTTGCAAATGATATAAAAACCATAACAGACAGCGGAAAAAGCATTTTGAACATTAAATTCATTGATTCTGTATTATTCCAAAAAGAAAATGTAGATTATAAAATCGTTGAATCTGGAAATGTTCACCCTTGTTATGCTGTTCCTGTGATGAATAATATAATTTCATTTGATGATAGTTATGAAAATATATCTATGTTGAACAATGCGTTTGACACAGATTTCTTGTTCACAAACATTATACCAAATGAATCAAGCACAATCAACCAAACATGGCTGAAAAAGATTTTGGAACAACATAGTTATCTTAACATGTATATGATGGAAGTAGATTCTCTTAACTATTATGATCCAGAAAAACATCAACATTGGTATGGTGATTGTGAAGTTCCATATCCTGGAATACCATATGACTACACAGCTGAAAACGGAGAAGTGTATACATTCTATCTGTATGAAAACTTCGATGATGAATCATTTTCTATGTATTCTGAAAATGCTTCTGCATATCTTCCAGAAAAAGGTATATTGATTCCAAAAATGAAACCAATCGATGCAGACGATGGAGTCTTTGTCGTTTGCTTCAAAAGTGCAATGAAATATAATGTAACAACAAACTCTGTAACATTATTTAAACATCAGAATCCATTTGTAAGTTATTGGTATTCAAAATTATGCAGATTATTCACAAAGAGTGATCAATATAGTGAATATTTTGGAACATATTCTGGATATGACAAGAATTGCTACTTTGCATCTTCTGGATTAAATTTGAAAGGAATATATAAGGATGGAACACCTGTGCAATCAGTTACGCTTTCATCATGGAGTGATAGCATTCATGACACAATAAACAGAAACGTAACGCTAAATGTTACAAACACACTTGCTAGTTTAATAAAAACATCACATGGTTTCTCGAATTCAACAATAGGAATAGATCAAGATATTCGTTATACAAATTTTGAACAAAAGTACATAGAAAATGCAATACTCCCAAAAATAGAAATAAACAACAACAATAAATTTATTCTTTATGTAGATGAAAGTTCTATAAGTTTTTCCTTCTTGGATAACGAACCAAACGACTTTGATAAATTTACAGTTGTTCCGAACTTCAAGAATTCATTGACATATAAGAATAACAAATATTACATGGACATAACAGGTTTAGACAGACATAGATATTATGCTAAAATGATAATAAATTTGTAAGATGGCAACAGCATTTAATTTCAACTACAGACCTTCAGGAGCACTCCAAAATTTACAACCAGACGGCGATTCTGTTATAGGAGAAAAAGGCAGACCAGGAATAATAGGTAGATACGGTTCAACTTTATTTTATCTGGACGCTGATGTCATCACTTCTATAAACAAGTCGGCACTTCTTTCATATATCAACAATTCAATTTCACTTGACGGATCAAAACAACTCGCGAATGGTTATCATGACGGTGATCTAATATTGTGTGAGAGAATGGTTGGAACAACAAACTACGTATATCAAATAACGAACAAGAATAATATATTTGACATAACACTGGTCGGAAAGATAAATGCACCAAGAAATGTCATCAAAAAAGACAATATAATTAACGGAATTGTAAACGTTTCGCTATACCCAAAAGAAACATTATCAGACAGCAAAGTTCCAGTCACAAGATCTTATGACTTTGACAGCTCTGGCTTAACATCATCGAACTTCCAGTATAAAAATCATCTTGGAGAGGACGCGTCAACAAGATACATACAAAACGCATCAACGACTTATCATCTTGCAAATCATCTTTTATTCGGATTTGAATTGACACCGACAATAAACACATCAAAAAATGAATATGCAGATAACTATGATTATTATCTTCGCATTACTTTAAAAAACACTAAAATGATACTTGGAAAAAACAATTTTCCCATTCATTTTGAAGTCAGCAATATATTTTCTGGAAGAACTATAACAGAAGAGCCTGTTGCTGATCCTACAATTCACCCAACATTTACATTTGGAAAAGTAATGGAGTTTCCTCTTACAGCAAAAGTTAACGGCAAAACACGCATAACAAAACAAATTGCATATGTCTCAGATATGTCTGCTGATAAATTGCACCCATCTGGAAACAACATAACTGCGCCGTTTATAAATCCATTATACGAAAATGAATATGGAATAGAAACCGATGCAAGATCTCAATATGTAATGCTTCGTTATCCTATGGAGAGTGCAAGAATGTATGTATACGGATTCAGATTCCGTCAAAAACTTGGAACATCGTATGCTAACATATTTTATGAAGCGATTGGTCTAGCTGAGTATTTTCAAACACTTGAGGATGGAAAGTACAGAAAAGATTTGCTCGATCAAGACATTGTTAAAATAGCTTATGATTTACGATATGGAGATCTTGGAAATCATACACTAATTACATATCCAAAGATAACTGTAATTCATCCAGAAGATTTAAACACATTATACCCATGTATAATCGATTTCATGGGTGGAGAATCTGCATATTTTTCCAGTATGGTGAACGATTCAATGTTTGATCCAACAATACATGGTAAGTATTACAGCAACATCAACAAAGGTTTATCGCAACCAGGATGTTTTGCTAATAACACATTTGATGAATATGTTGGATTCCAGAGATCACTTAGTGAATATACAAATAATTCATATGACAATGAAGGCGACAGAGCAAAACATTGGTCAAACAGAGTTGATGTAGCTAAACAATATATATGTAAAAAAATCAAAGAATTCATATTTAGTGATGAAAACAAATATGAATTGATATGTGTAAACAAAAAAAGCGGAAGAGTTACAATCATCCAAAATGTAAAACCAAATGATATAGGATAATGGATTCGGTAAACATTTATAAAAACGGAATATGCGGATATTCACCGCAAGGATCTCAGGGAAAAGGTGGAGGAGATGGATTTCATATCTATTATTCTGCATATGGCAGTAACCAGACTGCAAAAATGATCGACAAAATTCAACACAATTTTCCGCTTAGTGATAATGATGCGCTCGATTATGAAAACGTTAATTATGTCACTGGGGACATGATACTTGCAAATGATGCATCCATGTACATGATAGATGTTTCTACAAATCTTGATCCTGAATCATATCTGCCGATTGTAACCCTCCGTAATATTGGGTCTCTTGTTTATACAGAGGATAAACCAGATGATGGAACCATTGAGGATGAGTTTTGTGATGTTTTTCTTTATATTGATACAGCTTCTGGAATTTATAGCCAAAACGTGTATAATTATGTTGGGAACAACGACTCACCCTTATATAGGCACAGAGACACAAAAGACTCATCATGCTATGGCAGATACCTGAAGTTCGGATTCGGAAACGACGACGAAAAAACTTATTTTCTCAATAAGGTAAATACTTTTAAAGAAAAATCTGTAAAACTTATATTGAATTTTGCATCTGGATTACGATTTGAAAAAATCATAAAACATGATGATTTTAACGGAAACAACTTAAAAATATTTATAGACAATCGTTATTTTTACCCATTTGGTAATGGATTCAGTCCATATTGGTCAGTATCTGGATATATTGACAAATACAAAGGAAACGGAAGCACTGAGGAAAAATTTGACACAAGCATCAATTTCTTCACAAACGAAACGGATTCATCAGACAACAGAAACACAAAATGTTTATGTTCTGCATACATCGAATATTATTTTGACAATAATCAATATATAAAATCACTTAAAATAAAACGCGCATCATAATGGAAACAAAACAAATAAACGGATCAACATCATCTTTTATTCCTGGATCAACAGGCGATCAAGGTGCGCGTGCAACATTGACATATGTTGGAACATACATGTCTGCACCGTCAACATTCAAACCTTTAATGGTCAATATTTTAGAAGAATCGGTAACAATACCAAACGATTATAAAGTAGCACCAATAAAATATGATTACATCATATACTCAAAGCCAAATGTCTCATATATTCTTATAATCAACAATGTCATTGAAACATCAACCGTATATGATGTTGATGCTGATATACTTGCAACGTGGAATACAAAATATGACGAGGATCAAGAAGATGTTGAATCAGTAAATCTTACGTTCACAGCAATACCAAAAAGCGTGAAAACAAGAGTTGCATCAAAAGCATTAATATTCAAAACAGCATTAAGCGCCCATGAATATGGATTCGAAACACCAAGGCATATAAATGAAAACTTATCACAATATGCGAAAATACTTGATGAAACGTCTCCAGAAAATTATATCACAACAAATTCATATTGTCTTGGAATAACTGTGAATGAGCAAAATTTGACAAAACACCTTGGACACTATAGGATTGAACTTGAATTCGTCACAGACTTATCATCGCCAAGAATGGACGGAATAATCGCTGAAAAGTTCAAGAAGCCAACATATTATGACAAATATAATGAGAAGCTCACATTAAGAGGATATATCGGCAATTATGGAGGAACAACGGAAACGATTGGAAACGTACAAGTCGGTAAATTTCAAAACTTTGACGCAGAGAAACTTGATAACTTTGTGATAACAATAAAAGATTATTCTGAAGGAACAGACAGAAACATGTTGACAAAAGATCTGTATATTCCTAAACAGGTGATCGAAGATGCTGCAGAAAAAGGATTTCCATATAAATGCTATGCTTATATATATATTGATCAACTCAATGGGACAACAAAGAAAATATTAATACAAGATATAAGCGACGTTATAAACGAATAAGAAAGGTTAGGCATTTTGCCAAACCTTTCTCTTTTCTGACAGAAATTTATGAAAACATTTGAAGACATCTTGTGAACTTGCTGTGATGAACAACGTTTGTCTGGCTTTTGCCTTATCAATAAGAACATCCTTCATCTTAATAGACTTGTAATCAAACGGATGTTCAATGATGTAGTTCGTTAGCTTATGCATCTTTTCCACATCTTTCTTTCTCCATTCATTATCATCCCACGAATAACCTGAATATGTCTCATTAGGAGGAACAGTCTTAACTCGTGTACCAATATGATACATACGTGGTTTCAGATTTTCATCAACGTTGAAATCTGGAAGATATGTATATGACAACATGTAAAGATTCTCATAATAATTGGCACCAGCGTAATCGATGAAACAAGCACCCAACAAGCAATCATCGACATGATCAATTCCATCACGAACCTTCATGTTTATATCAGAATACATGTATTTTAACGCTTGGCTCAACATACCTGTCATAGCGGTAGAATCAAAAATCATCAAATCCCCGCGAACGTACAAGTCATCCACATATGAGCTGTTAAGATTGACAAAACTGTTCAATGCGTTTCCGTATATGCAATTATGATTAAACTGATCAATGACAGCATCAAGAAGATCAATATTAAGCCACATTGAAATGTTCATTCGAACGTACCAATCATACTTGTTCTTCTCAATTAAATCAAAAGCCTTGATTGTCTTCTCGAATGTTCTGTACACGCTTTCCTCTTCCTTCACTTTAATAAGCTTAAGATTCTGATAAACATCTGAATCTTCCATCTCAACTTCTTCATCTATAAGAGGTTCGCACCAGTAGAAGTAAAAATCATATTCATGTTTGAATCGATCTTTATTATCGTTATAATACTTAATCAACGTATCCCCAATAGCTTCGAGATTACGCGTTGAAGGTTCGGCGTTCGCCGCCATTACCATGATAGCAATCTTTTCCATAATCAAATAATTGTTAAACCGTATTTTGGGTTAATGTATTGTTTTTGGAGAGTGTCAACAACTACTTCATAATTAGGGGTGTTAAACATTATTATAGCGTTCTGACCCTCTTTATAATTATTATATCTATCTATAATTCTGTCCCTTAAACCTATTGCATGCTCAAAATATTTCTTTGATGACCAGTTATCAATCTTTTGAGCGATATCCTGGCGTATCCATGATAGATGATGCATCTTCACAACATGGTAATTCATTATGCAATAGAATGTGTTTGGCTCATTTATCGTATATCTTCTTGTTGGATCAGATGGCTTGTCGAAACTTCCGTTCTTGAAGTCAAAGCGATATTTGCTCTGCGTTATAAATGGAACATAGCAATAGAACGGCCAAATCATCACATGACGATAATCCCTGTAATAATTCACATACTGACAGTAAGTAATCTTCAATTTATCTGTGTTCTCAACCAAACGTTTGGCGTTCGCAAAATCCTCACCGTCATAATATTCATCGCTATCAACAACCATACTATATGTACATCCCTGATTCTCAAGATAATCAAGGATATAATTTCTCTTGTCTGTTTCAACGAAACGTGGAGCACTATTTCCTTCTTCCTTATGAAAATTAGTAGGATTGAACCATATAGCATCATCAGCAAGACCTTCGTCAATTAACGTTTTAACGTGCTTCACAACGTTCTGGTTAATCGGAACGCCATAATATGATTCATTCTGCAGGCACAGAACAATAAGATCGCAGCTTGGTCTTACTTCTGTCAACATGTTTCTCAAATGAGCAACATCATCAAATACGATAACACCGTATCCTAACTTTTCAATTTTATTTGTCTGATTACTCATGAAATTTAACGAGGTATGGTTTATGTGAACGTGTGTCTATAATCGTAAAATCTTCACTGCTCTCGTTAAACTTATCTGCTGGAAAGTTGAAATAATTTCCCTCTGGTGTTACCACAAAGAAATCATTGCTATCAACCTCAACATCAGCATATAGAATTTTGATATCCATCTGATTAAAAATCTTCTCTTTACATTATTATACGGTAAAAATAAAAAAACGATTAAAAAAAGGATGCACAATTTTGTACATCCCTCTAAAAAATTTGCAAATTATCGAAGAAACTTATTTGAACGTTGCCAAATATCTCCATTTTCCTATCTGGTGCATGAGATCCTCAAGCACGTTTACAATTCCGCCATAAGTATCTCCTCCATTCTCAAGCGCAGCCGTAAGCTGAGAAACTTTTTCGTGTAGTTCGTCAAGAAGAGACTCAAGCTCAACCTGGTTTGTCATCAATGGGACAACAGCACCAACCTTTATGCGAAAACCGCATACGCCCATTAAATCCTCAGCAATATTATCCTCTGTATCTTCAAGTGTGGATATAATGCTATCAGTTAAAGTGTGCTGTGCATGTACTTCTGTCGCCCAATGCATTTCTCTTAAACGAATACGAACTCCCTCAATGTACTTGATGAAATCAAGCACCGCCTCTGTCGGAGATGTTGAACCTGCGCGTTCCTCTACACCATTTTGCTGATTAGCGATGGCAATAATAGCTGATGATAACGCATCGATTCCATATTTTTGTTCGAGATCTTCAAGTAACACACGATCTCTTCGATAAAGTCTTGCCATTTTGAAAATAATATTTTATTATTTATCTGAAAATCAAAATAAGCTTTTTTCTCGCAAGTCTATATCGAATCTGCTGCACGGGAAACCTCTTTTTTTATAGATTTCCATACGTTCACACCCATGCCTATACAGATAGTTTTCCTCATAGTAACCGCCTCCATATCTGTAATCATCAACAAAGTCTATCATAATTGTTCTATCCTTTCCCTCAAACTTTCGCATACCACGTCCAAGTATCTGTGCAAGTATCGTGTCTGATTTTGTTGTTTCGACAAGGAAAATGTTCCACATGTTGCATATATCAATACCTTCAGAGAAACAACCCATAGATGCAACGATTATTGTGTTTCCTGTCAAATCGTCCTCCATAGACTGTTTCATTTCATCACGAACGTTCGTATTCGTGTTTCCATCAATATAAAAACATGTTTTGTCTGTTGTTTCCCTTAACCTGTCATAGATTTTCTTTCCATATCCATTCTCGACATCTGAGAAAATGACAAGAGTATTCTTAGTTGTCTTAGCAATCATATTGCATATGAAACTAAGCCTAAGAGCACTATCCCTCGCAACTTCTCGTTCGCGGGCAAGTATTCTGTTACCAAGAGTTGGATCATCAGCTTTGCTTACAGAACGCATTCTATATAAATCATACAAACTTTCTTGATCCAAATATTTGATAAAGAATGAATTAATGTATACAGGTGTTGCGGATTTTTTATTTTCGATTAGTTCATAACTTGGCAAACGGAACACAACAGGGCCAACATATGATGACAATACAAAGTTATCATATGAACCTTCCTCTGGAAATGTTCCAGTCATTCCAATCTTATATTCAGCATTGACGCATTTACTAACAATCTTTCTGATACTTGGAGACGTAGCATGGTGACACTCATCAATGATAACTGCATCAAACTTCTCGAAGAACGCATCTGGTTTTCTGCACAATGACTGATAGTTTCCGAAAACGATGTTTTCATCATAAAGTTCCTTCTTTTTAGCCTTTGCGTGAACTTCGCTATAAGTCCAGTCAGTAATAAGTTGGTTCGTTGAATCGTATTGAAGGAATTTATCTGCTGATTGAGTTGTTAGATTTGTCTTTGGAGTGATGAACAAGATGTGATTGAAGTGAAGAAAATCTTTCATAAAACGGAACAGCATATATGCCATTAACGTTTTTCCTCCAGATGTAGACACCTCAACACAACACTTCTTGTATTCAATCATCTTGAACACACCTTCCATCTGATAATCCCTCGGACTCATTGTTGAATTTTTGAACAAACCAGAAATGTACTCGGCAAACGTATCATATGATACAGCACTATTCTTGATTTTATTTTCGAAATCCCCAATGAACTGAATATTATAGTTGAATTTCTCACAGACACGGATCAATTCTATCCACAACCCAACAGGCATAAGTCCAAAATTGTTCATGAACTTCTCCTCGACTTGTGCATTAGGGTTCTTGTTCTTGATTATGAACCAAGAATTGATCTTTTTGGTGAAACTCAGCTTTAACTGCTGCATCTCTAAAGCATCACCCTCTACAAGAACCCATTTTCCGTTATCTAATAATTGTGCTTGTAGCATGTGCAAACGGCACCACAAAAAGGTGCTCTCTACACTATTATACGGAGAAAACATAAAAACGATTAAAAATCGGGTGTTAAAAATTGTTAAATATGCAAAAATCAGATAAATAGTCCAAAGAAACTTGCTACAATGGCAACAGTAACACCAACATCGATACAAGAGGCTGCTACAAAATTCGTTAACGAAATACTTGGAGGACTCAATTCGGCGGCGACAGAAATCGCTGGCGTTGATGTCATGTGGTTTAGATTAGTACCAGATAAAAGATCACAAGATGTTATATTTCAATCATATACACTTTTTGGTGTAGAAGACTGCCCGTTAAGCTTCAAAGCCATGTATTCGGACTCTGGATATGATGACGCGGCTATCACATACAACATCATGGGAATTAACTTTGCTGTCCCAATGACAATGGACATTGCCGTCGACACATGGAAAACAGCAACTGGAAACGATGGAACGATTCCACAAAAGGGTGACATCGTATACATACCAATGACAAAGAAACTTATGGAGGTAGTAAGCATGCAACCAGTTAAACAGCTTGGGGGTCAATTGACATCATATAAAGTGAATCTTTCTATATACACGCCAACAAGAAGCAGGATTGTCGGAGAACAGCTCAAAGAAAGCATCGAGAACAACACAACAAATCTCATGGACAGCTTCGGTGAAGACATACACGAAAATATTGAAGATATTGTTGATGATAACCAGCTTTCAAAATATTCTTCTACATCACAGGATAAACAGAAGAAAGTGACACCAGAAAGATCTGATGAATCTATCATGCTCAATGTCAAATCAATAGAGATGTTCGATCTTATAATTGATGGACACACTGTTGCGAGAAATTACTATAACCTCAATAAGAAAGTAAAGAAGATTGTAGAATATAAGAAAAATGATCACATAACACCTGAAGATGAACGTTGCTTCACCTGCTGGTTCAACATACACGAACCAAAGAACAACTATATCAAGAACATCAAAAAAGGTATATCCGTTTATAAGGAAAGCGGCGAATATTATCTTGATGTTTCAGTTGGTAGCAAATTCAAAGAGAATGAACCAATAAAGCTTCAACGTGGTTCCATAACGATACCAGGTACGGTGGTGAACAAAAACAGAATACACGTAAACGGTGATCAAATAGTCAAACTTAATAAAACCGTCAAAGGATGGAATAACCTACCAGGATACACGATTACATCTGACAATATACTTAACTTATTAACATCTAATTCGTTATCTCTATCAATAAAGGGAATGTCACTTGTATCAATATCAACAACTGATGAAGAAACGCTTGTTCAGTTAACTGAAGAAATACAAACAGACAAATGGTACGGAATCATTATTAACATGTCTGACAAATTTGAAGTTAACCTGTTTACCCAAGTGAACGGAAAACTCACACAAATGTCATCATCATCTGTTGAAAATGAGATTTATGATGAGATTGATGTTGAGAAATACTACATCATTCCGTCAAATGCTTACATGACAAACATCAGACTGTACGACTGCATCAACGACAACATAGACAAACAACTTACTGAACTTGTTTCATATAACATAAGGAATGATCATCATGCTATCATCAATGACAGCGCAGATACATACCTCAACCAAAAGTATATAGGAAGACAAAGATAATGGGATTTGCGGAAGATAAATTAGCATATTTGGAAAAAGTCAACGCGGCAAATAACTCTGCGCCAACTGCTGTGAATATGACAGAAACATCGACATCGGCTGAACGTTCTAGTGGTGATGATGGATATTCAGATCCAGACATAGAACATTCAATTAAGGATTTCTATGACAATAAACGTATGGCTTTCTTTGACACAAGGCTATACAGAAATCTCTTTCTATATAACGTTGGCGGGCAAGGACAAAACGGTAAACAGACGTTCTATCCTCATTTCGATTATGGTTCTTATATTGCCGACTTACACGAAACGCCGACGGAGGTTCAACAGCAAATAGAAGAATACAAAAGCAACGGTGAAGGAAACTATGATCCAAAAGTCATAGAAGCTCTTGAGAAGAGGAAGAAATATATTGACGACTTCATGCGCAAGAACTATCGAGAGTATATGACGGCAAGATCAATGATTCACCCATATGCTCTTGTTAAGCTTGCTGGTGCATCTGGTAGCGCTGATGCTGTTGGTCAATTCCTTACATATGATCAGTATAATAAAAGACGATTCTACGAGGTTGATGGTGAACAGCAATATAGCGGACATTATTCAAAAACGCCAACAACGACAACACTCATACGATGGGGAAATGAATCACCAAGAGGAAGAACTCCGTATTCATTCCAGGACTTCGTATTTTGTAAATGGTGGAACAAAATAGAAAACAACAGACTTATAACACTTCGCCGCTATGCTGCTCCTGTAACAGATAACATAGAATTCAGAGACTATGTTATTGAACCAATTACTCCTAACAATACAACAGAAAGCGTGGCATTCGAAACTGTTGATCAAAGCGGAAAAGTTCAAACATATCAAGGGCGCAACAGTGATGATCCATGGACACCTCTGGCAACAGCTGTCACATATTTTGGAGAAGAAACTGGAAACAAATTGTCAGATTTATTAACATTCAGTGCCAATTACAGATGGAAGGAGAAAATCGCAGAAGATGATCCAATCGACATTTCATCGAAGCAAAATGATATGGGTTCTGGTCTGATAAACAATACATCATTAGGTGGCTTAGGTGGGGCTTTATCAAGCGGACTAAGTATGACTGCTGCAATAATGGGATTCTTTGGTGAAGTCAATAATCCTGGAAGCACAATAAACCTTGATGCTGTTCATAATATTCCGCCAGATCCTTACAAAAAAGGTCCTTATGAAAATCGTATTCTCGGTCCTGTTAACGTAATCAGAAACACAATGAGACGCGAACGGGGTCTGGAATTCAAGCAAGATGGATTAAAGGTGACGTTCGAGTACGTTGCACGTCCAATTGCTGGAATTAACAATAAGGCGGTTCTTCTTGATTTGCTATCAAATATGCTTGTTCTTACATATTCATCTGGTACATGGTTTGGTGGAATGTGGAGATACAACTGCACTGATCCAGCTGTTTATCCATGGAAATATGGTGATTCAATGAATAAACTGCATAGAGGACAACTTTTTGGCAAAGATGGATTTACACAATCTATAACAAAAAACATTTTCAGAGACGGTGTAGGATATCTTGCGATGTTCTTACCAGATGCCGCTAATTTTATTGCTGGTCTTTTTAAGGGGGCGGTGAACAGCATAACGAGCATATTAAAAGGAGAAAAACCATCACTCAACGCTGAATTTGAAGGAGCACTTCAAACAGGAACATCAAGAGCTATTCAAAAAGTCATCGCGGCGAAAGCCTTAAAAGGAACAACTGTACCTTATATAGAAGATCAACGAGCATTGTTAACTGGTGAACCTGTAGGTGATTGGCATTTGACAATAGGAAACCCTCTTAATCCAATTGCAATGATAGGAAATTTAATTGTCAAAGACGTTAAGATAGAATTTTCTGACGAATTAGGTCCTGATGACTTTCCTATAGGATTTAAAGCCATTGTTACACTTGATCATGGTCTTGGTCGTGATAGGGACGCTATTGAATCTATGTTCAATAGAGGATTTGGAAGAATATACACATTATCAAAAGAATTCAGATCTTCTGCAGACGGTGAAACCAAAGTTGACAAATATACAGGTGGAGTAAATTCGACAGAAGGGCGAGTTCACTATGATGAAACAAGAAACACATATTATGGCGGAGGTACAAGATTCATAGCTAACATACAGCATACGACACTCGCAAATACAGGAACATTGTATAACGGCGGAACAATGAATTATGCTTCTTTAAAACCAACAAACGCGCTTTCATTAAAGACAACACACGAAGTCTCATCTTATTATGTAAACGCATGGCAAATGGGATACACACTGTAAATCAAATATTTATATATTATGTTTTCAAGAAGTTTAGATGCAAAAGGCACATATATGGTTGACGGCAATGAAGTCGTTGACTTGTCAGAAGGAATTTTCGATCCAGGAAAATCAATGTCCAGGATAGGAAGTGTATACAAAGTCAGAAAAGAATATGAAATGAGACCAGATCTTATTTCAACATCATTGTATGGAACATCCGATTATGCAGAAATGGTTATGAAATATTCCCTCATGAATAATCCGTTCGCTATAGAAAAAGATGATTTGATATACGGTGTGTCGCTTTCAGAAATTTACAACCCGATTAAGGAGAACGTTACTGATACAACTGGTGTGTTTGACGCTGTGAAGAATTATCACAAATATATAGATAAATCGAAGGTTCCAGATAAATCAGGATCAGATGTCAACACAACACCTATACCTGGAAACGGAGAACCAATCGAACCTAACATATCGAAGAAGGGTGATTCTGGAATAACAATCAAAGATGGAAAGATTTATTTCGGAAACCTTGACACAACAATAGTTAACTGTGCGACAAACGGCACATCAATAGGAGAATTCTTAAACGCCGCAATAGAACAAAGTAAATGAGCATCGTACTTAATAACATAACAGACAGACCTGCAAGCTACGTCCCAGTAATGGAGTCACAGCCAGCGAACATCATCAGACTCGTGGAAGACCCTACGGTTATTAAAACCATACAGTTTGATGAGATTTCCGTTCCTGACACACCAGATCCGACAACGACGCAAGGCGGTAACATTAAAACATCTGAATTGGGTTTGGCGTTTCCAATGATAAGGATCAACGACATGATATTGTCGCGACAAAACATCATGTCAATGAGCATAAGACAAACTGGTTTCATACCAACCATTGATCTTGTGCTCGTTTTTGAAGATACAAACTTCGTGAGCAAAAACATGCCGAAGGATGGTGACATCATTTCTTTGTACATAAGAACAGATACAAATGCGATCACATTCATAAGATGTGAATTTTTGATAACACGATGTTCTGTGTCTAACAGAAGTTATGGAAAAATGGGAAACGGCGTATCACTAAGCGGAAGACTGTTTATCCCTGGATTCGAATCAAAGGCTGCTGTTCATGCCATAACAGGAACATCTAAAAACGTGATGAGAGAAGTGGCGAAAACATACGGAATCGGATTTGCGTACAACGATTCAGATGACACAGACGATTTCATGACATGGATTCAATGCAGGGAAAGAACAGATTCATTTCTAAATTCTGTCACAGAACATGCGTGGAAAAACGAAACATCATTCTTCAAATCATGGATAGACTTGTATTACAATCTCTGTTTCGTAAATATAAATAAGTTCATGCTTTCAACTGAAAACGATGAGGAAGTTGATGTGACGTTCGCAACAAATGTGCTTAACATGTACAACCAGTTAACTGTGGATTCTTCTGTTGGAAATGCGATGATGGCTGCAAAGATATTATCAAATATAGAGGAATTTATGCAGACACCATTCTACATCAAAAAATGGGATCCATTAAATAAATCTACAAAGGTTTCATTATCAAAAGGTTATGCAACAACAACATATACATTTCTTCATAATCAGAATATGATAAATCAAGGTGATTGGAATTGTTTCGAGACTCTCACAAACATACCTTCATATGATCAAAACAAAACTGATTCCTTCACTATTTTGAGAGGCAGAACAAAATATAATCGCGACAAAAATCCAGAAACCGAACAGGCTCGTGTTAACTATGATTACATTGGTCTGTATAACAGGGTAGAATGGACAGGTGTTGAATATGTCTTGAGTGATGATGAAAGAAATAAGCATCCTAACAAGTGGTCTGGCAATGTGCATAAAAACTACAACAGGGCACCAATTCATAATTCTCAAAACATGAGCGAATTCAATAAAATGTACATCGACGTGTATTGCTCTGGACTGAATATGCAGATATTGAGAGGTGAACGAATACCTGTCCTGCTCGTTTTTAACAACACAATAGAACAAGAAATGTACAACTCGACAGAAACAGACATGCCAAGAGAATACAACAGATTATATTCTGGGTATTATTATGTGGACAGCGTGGAATATTCATACAAACCAATGACGGGTGGCGAAACAGGAATGTCACCATACACAACGATGTTTAGGCTAAAGCGCAGAGAATGGCCTACACCTGAAATAATAGCAAAAGATACAACTGAGCAAAATGGCAATTCATGATAAAATATTAAACATAGGCGGAGGAGGCGTAAGCGGACTTATCAATAACGTTGGAGGTCTCGCTCAATCAGCTGGCAGCATCATCAAGAAGGTGAAAAGCCTCACCAAGGACAATGTGTCACCAGGTACTGTGAGAGATTATCACACAAACGGTTTTGCTGCACAGGAAAGTATGTTCAGACCGAACTTCTTCGCCAGAATGTTCGACGAACCGACATATCTATCATTCAGAATAGAATTCATGTTCAACGATCCAGACAACAGATCAAGAAACACGGCGTACAATAACGAAAGTGTATTACACAGCGCCGTCGCAACCGCCGATTACTCAGTTATGTATGATTACATGCCAGAACCTTTCCTTGATGATGCTGCTATCACCTTTGCTGGAAGTGCAACGTCGAATGACGTTAGTACAGGTAAAAGATATTCAACGGAAGACTATCTTGACATGAATCTTGGCGATCACGGTCGCGCAGCTCTTCTGGCAACATTCAAGATGGCACTGAAAGACATACAGGAAAACTTCCCGTTTTATTTCCAGTCAATTAATGGCTTGGATAAATTGGCAGAAGTCAACACGGAAAGAGGTATGCGTCTTGGAAAGGATGTAGCCATAGAACTTACATGTCTTGAAGGTATAGACCTTAAAATAACACAGCTCCTCCAACTGTACAGAAAGATAGTGTGGGATGACGTGTACCAAAGATGGGTTCTACCAGACATGATGAGATATTTCGGAATGAGAATATATGTATCTGAAATAAGACTATTCAGTGACGTAAAGAATGAAAGCGGACAAAACGGAACACTATATGATTTCAGAAACGCTGAAGTTCGCAACATGACATATGCAAAGCCACAAAAGGATCTTCTTGGAACGATCACAAACACGATTTCAACTGCAACAGCCGTATCACAGGCTTTTCTTGGAACAAAAAGCGTCATATCAAAAGCATTGAATTTCACGGCAGGCGCATTGCAGACAGCACAAAGTGCAATAAACTCAATAACAGGGGCACTCGATATGAGGGAGTATTGCAACAACGCTATAAATGAAGTTATGCCAACTCTTTGTTTCGAGTGTCATATGTGTGAGTTTGACATTGAAAACACTCTTGAACACATCAGCAGTTTGAGTGCATCAAACAGTGCGTCAACTGCAGCGGAGCCAAGACTCAGAATAAAGGTTGGTCAAGTTCGTGAAAAACAAGCGTTTCCATTGAACAAGGCTCTCCATCCAGTAGAATATGGAAGCGGGTATGCAAAAACATTGAGTGATTACGGAAGCAATGCAACGGCGTTCAGCAACACAGACAGCAGGCAAGAAATTCAGGAAACAAGAAGAGAAAAGGTTCCAGAGCAAGGTAATTTCATATATGATGACGTTCTGAACAAAAGATATTTGAACAACAAAATGCCTTCACGACTTATAGAGTACAACGAGAACCTTAAGTATGGAATAGGCGTAGCCGACGCGAACACTATATCTATATCAAGGATGTCAAAGATGATGCAGAACCATATGACAACGATGAATTACAGTCCAGACGACGCTCCACAGTCCGCCGCATCCGCATCACTCTTTACAACGGCAATGAGAGAAGCTGTCAGCATCGCCACTGATTTGGGAGTTAACGGAAACATAGTTGAACGAAGCAGCAGGGCAACACACCAAAGATCTGAACTTGTTAATGCAATGATCAGCATCGGGGAGACAATGAACGCCGCAGCGGACAGGATATACAACGGACCTGAAATGAAATCAATGGCAGTGCAGGGTGTTTCCGATGAACAAAGAGCGGCTATAGCTAACAACACATTCAGGGCATATATTGATGAACTGGAAAAATCAACAGCAACAGAAAACCCTGTTCTGCACGCATTCATACAAAATTACAAAACAATAAGAAACGAGGAGAACACATAATGGATTTAAGTAAAGACTTTATTGGAAGAGTCGTATTCAACGAAGACCCTACATTTTCTGGCAGGTGTAAAATAAACGTATTCGGTTTATTCGAAGAATTTTCTACAGAACAAATTCCGTGGTTTACACCACAATCATCAACAATGTTCAGCAGCGAACATGGTGGTGGTTCGTTGTCTGTTCCAAAAATAGGAACAATTGTCCGTGTTCGATTTCCTTTTGGTGACTTATATTCTGGAGAATATTCAAACATACAGACAATCGATCCAGCGCTTATTGACGAAATAAAGTCAGATTATCAAAACACACATGTTGTTCTCTACGATTCAGAAAAGGAGCTTCTTGTCATATATCAGCCAATGACAGGATACAAAATGTATCTCGCTGGGTCTATGATAATAATTGACGCTGACGGATCAATCAGGCTTCACCACAGAAACAATAGCAACGTAATTGAAGTGAATGACAGCGACGTAAACATAATCGCAAGCGGTGGAGGTGCAGTGAACATCTCAAGTGGGGCAACAGTTAACCTTACCGCCGAAACAGTTAATGTGAATGCAAATTCCATAGCGTTGGGCGAAAATGCGACAGCAAAGGCAGTTAATGGTGACAAACTAATAGAAGTTCTTCAAACAATGTCAGAAGTTATTGATACAAAGGATCCTCAAGAACCTTCACCTTTAACTGGAAAGACATTTGAGGAAATTCTATCAAACAACGTAACTTTAATCTAATTATCTGATTAATAAATAGTTAAATGATTTACTATAATTTCCTTATTTAAACATTGTATAAATTACATTTTTATTTAAATGAAAATCAACAAGTTACAAGTTTAATCAAAAAATTCTCGAAAAAAAGTTGTAAAAATTTTAATCGTTTTGGCCGTGGCGGTAGTATAATAAAGTGAGGGCTTTTGGAAAAGGAAAGTTATTTTAAATTTAAAAATATATTAAGAAGATATTATTAGTATTATTATATTATTGGGGTGGCCCTCGAAAAAGAACAAAAAATAAGTAAAAAGGTAAATTCTTAAATAGGCCCCCGAAAATGGTCCCCTGAAAAAGAAAATAAAAAGAAAAAAGCAAAAAAAGAAAGAAAAAAGGAAATGAGTCAAAATGAAGACTCAAATCTACGCGCAAAAAATTCAACCAAAAATAAAATGGAAAATGTCTGGAAAGCTATAAAAAATTTTTTCGTCAAAGCATTTAAGTGGATCTTCTCAGATTTCACACATGCGTTGCTCGTGCTCGCGTGCGTATGTGTATGCATATTGCAATTCAAATACACATACATGAAAGACAAATATTATAATCTTGTGGACAGCACAGAAGACACGATAAAGGTGTATAAGAACAAGATTGGGGAAATATACAAGGAACGAGCTTCAGCGATCACGGATATAAAAAATCTGAAACTGAAGAATGAGGAACTGTATAACGAGGTGAAGAATCTAAAGGAAAACCCGATTGTCGTGACAAAGATAAAGACGGAGATCAAATACAAGGATATAGAAGTCCATGATACCGTTAAAATAGATCCACAGGGAAACTATTTCTTTCCAGTGAATCATAACGATCAATGGATCTCCATAAATGGAAAGTCTTCGTTCGATGTCAGCAAGATGCTGGGGACAGTGAAGTTCGATTCCATTTCGGTTCCGAACAACATAACAGTAGACATCATAGAGAAGGGAGACAAGCTGTCGTTCCTCGCAAAGACGGACAATCCATATTGTCAGATAAATAGTCTAAACGGAACAATCCTTTCCCCAGAAAAGTCCAAAGTCCTGAAAAGAAGGTTTGAAAAGAACTGGTATTTCATTTATGGAGTTGGAGCGTCTGGAACGATATACAACAACAAGGTTATTCTTGTTCCAGGGGTTCAGGTGACGTTCGGTAGAAAACTTTTTGCTTTCTGATGGCTAACAAGAAGAGATATTTGCAGATTAGTGACATAATGATGTTCGAGATGGACATGCTCGGCGAAGGAGCCGACTATGAAAATCTCGAATCGATTTCGTTCATATATACAAAACAGGTGGACGGGCGCTACCTGATTCTTTCTCCAATTTCATATGAGTGCGAGAAGGATGTTGAGTCTGACTCATACAAGAAGATCAGAAAACCTGTTTCAATAAATACGCTGAATCACCTTTCAGTCCCGAAGGATGTGAACCTGTCGGAGTGGTATTCGTTTCTTGATCCAGATTATGAGTACATTGATGATTCCATTATGAACTCAATTGATCCAGATCAAATAAAAGCAAGGGAATACGCGAAATATCTTTCAGATCCGATGGGTGAAAACTCATCTAACCCTTATTGCAGATATTACTATAAGGTTCCAGATATACGGTTTGACTCAATGAGACTGTATTTTGTCAACGGATATGACTTTAGCAACGTATATGGAATCATGATGAGGCTTTGCGCTGACGGAAATGACCAGAAGGATGCTCAGGGAAGGATCATTGAAAGGGAAATTGATCTTTGCAATTTCTTCCTGAATAAGTCAACGTTCTTCAAGCTTGTCGAGTTCCTTCCTACACCTATAATTTTCGGAAACAACATATATGACAGGTACATAGAGGTCAAAGTTCCGTGCCTTTATGACCTGATGAGGGTGAATGACAGCTCATCTTCGGTCAGCCAGTTCATACAGGATGTTAACATAAAGAACTGGACGATGCTTAATCTGAACTTTGCGTACATATTTGATGACGACAAGGAAATAAACAGAATAGACTATAGCATATCCGAGCTCGCCAATCCTAATGTCGTGACGAACGACATGGTTAACCTGAATTTCACGCGTTCGTCTGTTCTCAACGGAAGCCTTCCTACATCTTTCCTCAATTCTGATAATCTGGGAGCGTATATATCTGAATGTACAGATGTTCCTTATCTGATGTTCTATGCTACATGGATGGACAACCCGCTTACAAGTGAAATAGTTTGGCAGTTCAACAAGACGATACGTCTTTATGACACCAGCTTGATAAGGGATCATTACGATTATGAGATTGATGATGACTATAAGGTTGAGTATGACATGAAGAAATGGATATGTCTTCATGAGATTAAGACATCGTTCTGCATGGGTGATCATGTAGCGAAGGAAGAGACGTATTCGATGACGCAGATTTTCGTCAACGAGACAGACCCTCACATATTCTATTACAGACCGACAATATTTGATCAGGAACTTGGAATGTACATAAACAATGTACAGATTGTGTACACGATGAGGTTCATCAATTCACATGACAAGGTTCAGTTCGTGAAGGTGGCGACGTTGTCGCTGTATGATGATCTTCAGAAATATTATGCAAAGGGGACGACACTGAAGATGAACCAGCTCAAACCTTATAAGATATTCAATAAGATTATAGAGAACAAGCATGAGTTTGTCGGCAACGGTAATCAGCTTCAGCGAACGAAATACGTGAAGATGTTCTACAATTCAACGGATATAGTTCTTGACGATCATGGCGATCCAGTTCAGGGTAATTACTCATACGTGCTTTCGATGAGTTCTGCACCGAAGAGCTATAAGTTTACGTTTAAGAAGACAGGAACGAACGGAACGTATACGTATCTGGATCTTTCAAACGGTTATTATAAGTTAATGTTCAAGGGTTCTGATGGCATAGATGTTGTCATAGAGCCTACATACACACAGAACATGAACCTGTATGTAGGTGAGCTTGAATTCAATATAAGTTCAGTCATGATCACTAAGCTTATGGGTGTGCAGGACACTGACAGAAAAATGTCAATTGTTGTACAGAATGAGGACGGATCTGTCAGTTCAATGTTTGATTTTATGTACGAAATATAAAATAATTCTTTAGATTTTAATCGTTTTTTCAACTTTCAAGTATAATAATATAAAAGAACATTCAAAGGCAATGGCTAAGAAAACAAGAGAAGAAGATCTCATGAGCGCTTATGTTGCTCAAGAAGAAAATGATTTTCAGGACGGCGCAGTAACGCAAAATCCATTCAAGACTGCAGGTATGCAGACAGTTAGTGAACAACCAAGTCAGGAAAATGTTCAGCCACAGAAGACTATGGCTGAAATTGCCCGTGAAAACAGGACACATGGAAGAGATGACATTCCTGTGACAAGGGAAGACGGCTCTGGCTTGCATTATAGAGATAACATCGGTTGGCTTAAGATTCCAATTGATTCGCTTCCTACTGGAGGAATGTTTTATCCAGACGGATTTGAGATAAGCATTCGTGCAGCTCGTGGTGAGGAAATCAAGCACTGGTCTACAATGAACGATCAGGATATCAATCAGCTTTCCAGAGTGGATGATATTCTCAACTATATGATCGAAAAATGTTGTTCAGTGAAGAATCCACAGTACCCTGGTAACTGCTGGAAAGATTTGAAGAATGTTGACAGATTTTATATCTTGTTGGCAATCAAAGAGTTTACATTCTTGAACGGAGAAAATGAGTTAATGGTTCCTATTTCTGAAGGAAAGGAGATACCTGTTGTCAAGGAAATGATTAACTTCATTAAGATTCCTGATGAAGTCATGAAATTCTACAACAGTGATGACAAGTGTTTCCATTTCAATGTCAACGGAACGCTTATGAAGATCCATATCCCGTCGCTTGGTGTCAATGAATGGCTGAAGAAATATGCAGCACAGAAGATCAACGCTAAGGAGGGGTATGACGAGGACTTCCTCACATATGCACCTATGTTGATACGTGATTTCCGTGGACTTACACAGAGTTCATATGAGGAGCTTGTCGCTTCTTCGCGTCTGTGGGGCGTAAAGGAATGGTCAGTCGTGTCTCATGTGACAACGCTGTTGGGAAATGCAAGTGAACCAAAAATCAAGTATGTGAATGAGGACGGGGCAGAGGTTGAAATCCCGTTGACATTTCGAGGCGGAATGCGCAATATTTTCATCCTTTCAAATCCGTTACAGTCAATATGTTGATCTTGAGCTTGTGTTCGCGATGAAGCTTCACATCACTCCAGATGTTCTTGGAAAAATGTATTTCTATGACATAATGATGTTGTACAACAGGTACGACCAGTATGTACAGGATGAACAGGAAAGCCAGAAGGAGCAGCAGAAGCAGTACGAGGCACAGCAAGAGGAATACAATTCAAAGTACTCCAACATATCGTCTCAAATGGCGAATATAACAAGGGGAATGGGTTCAATGACCCCGTCAAGCCTAACAAGCGGCTTCAATTTCCCTAAGATATGAAGATAATAATATTCACGTATATTTTAAATTTCTTCATTGCCGTTCGGTCCTGTCGTGATGACAGGATCGAACTTTTTTGGATAAATATTTCTGAAAAATAACATGATGACTGATGGATACAATAAAGAAATACTGGAAAGAAATAACAATGTTTCTGCTTTCGCTCTTTTTTATAGCGAACTGCACGAGTAAGGGAAACTTCCAGCGCAAATGCGCACGCCTTGAGATTGAGCACAAGGCTGAGATTGATTCCATTAATGATGTTTTTGCAAATTCTGTAAAGACAATAGATAGCCTCAAGAACGCAATAAAGATGCGTGACGCAAAGATAGAATCACTTGAAAACGAGATAAGGATATACCAGGATCAAAATGATAAGCTGGCGAACAAGCCAGTTGTTGTAAAGGTAAGCAAGAAATGACATGAAGAAATATATCAATAAGATATTCATATATGTGTTTCTGTTCCTTTATGCACTTGTAGCCTTTATATCGTTCTGTCATGCAATAGAGTTTTTTGATATAGGTAACGTCAGCTGGATGTCCGTTATTCTGGCGTTAGCGTTTGAGCTTGGTCTTGCCGTCTGTCTTGCTTCAATTCTGATAGGAACAAACAAGAGGAACAATATGGCTTGGGTGCTTTTGACAATTCTTGTCATCGTTCAGGTGATAGGAAACACTTACTCTGTTTTTAAGTTCATATCCGAATCCGAGCAAAATTACTACAGCTATCTTGCGAAACCGCTATTGTTTTTCGTTCAGGACATCAGTGAAGAAACTGTACAGATAATTGTTTCTTGGATTATTGGAGCGATATTGCCGATTGTTGCGCTTTTGATGACTGAAATGGTTGCTAACGGAATAAAGGAAGAGAATCTTGTGGAAAATTCAGTCGTTATTGATGAAAATGATGCGCAATCGGCTGAAACATCCAACGATGAACCGAAGAAGGAGCGTGTTAATAGTGTAGTTCGCGGCGGTGTTGATGAAGTTGACAGCAGGATTGCGAAAAAGATTTATCCGTCATAAAAGAAAGAGCCTCGTCATTGACTGACAAGGCTCTTGTTTGCTATTTCGAGGTTATCTGATGTAGCTAATCGGTGACCGCCGTACTGGTCTACTCCCTTTGGTAGGATGAGTTCAAGATCTTCATCTGCTCTCACAGCTACAAGTTTTGCCGTCTTGAACGCTTGGACATAAAGGCAAACAACTTTTCCGCTTTCATCCTTGACTATTCTGTTTACGATTCCAGTGTAAGTCTTTTGGGGGTTGTTGAAACCTCTTCCTTTTACCGTTGATCCAGGATGTATGTAATACTCATGGTTCATCGGTGTAGGCTTCTGCTGGAGTTCGTCTGTCATAGGAAGAACTTGGTACACATATCCAGGTTGTCTTCCTTGCACGTTGTATGATGCTGGGGAAAGCGTGTTGTCATAGCCTCCTCCTCCAACAAATCCGTATCCGCCACTTATAAGTGTGCTTTCGTTGATGCTTCTTCTTTTTTTCATGATTATGCGAACGCCATATATTTTACTTGAACTGGGAAATTGTTCGGATTATATATTATTACACTTGGGATTAGGTTTCTTGTTTCTGGGTGTTCTGGATCATCAGATATTGTTGTTCTTGCGTAGAACTGTCCAACCGTCATCCATTGCTTTGTATGTGAAAGGTATGCGCAATATCCTTCAAGTCCCATTGTTTCTCTGTGCTCTATGTCCTTGTATATTGATTTTCCCTGTTCTGTGAACGATACAGCGGACTCTTCCCAGTCTTCAAGCATCTTAGGGATTACCTGTGGTATTTCATCTGCATAAATCCAGTCGTCATTAACATTATGGTGTGAATAGAATCCCATCCATTTGTTGTAGAGTTCGTGGTCGTATTCGCAATGGAACATATCGTTTACGTCTATAAGCTTGCGAACTCCAGTGAACGTTCCTTCGACAAGGCTTTCTGGTATTGCATAGAATTCCTGCACCCTGTCAACAAGGTGAGCAACCTTGACAGCCTTCTGTAATTCTGTTATGCTGTCCGCGTTGTATTGTGGATAAATAACCGACATGATGATTCCTTTCATTGCTCCGTTTCTGTAGAGTTTTGATGGAACATATTTTGTGAAATCTTCATACAGATATATTTTATGCACATCGTTTTCCATCAATATGTCGTTGAAGTCCTTTTCGAGACAAGTGAACAGGTTGTAAAGGCGTGAATAGTCGCTTCTTTTCAGTATGCTTGAGTACAGGTTCACAGCGCCAAGTGAAGAACTGTCCATGTTGTTACCTGTTACAAATCCGTCATCCCATCCGTATTCATAAGATTTGCCGTTTTCGATCATCCACTGGTTAACATAATAGAATATGTCCATTCCTTCTTCCGATTTCCAGAACAGCACATGATCGATCCAGAATTCATATGCAAGGATTGTTGCAGTGAATATAACGTATCCGTCATCGAATGATACGACAATAGGTATTTCCTGTTTCTCGAAATATTCGTTTATGACATCGATGAATGTCTTTTCCTCGTCTGGATTTCCTTGCGCCTTGATGAACTCAGTCTTGATGTTTCCAGTTTTTCTGTCAAGGTATCTTATTGCAAAGAATATCATGCCGTATAACATCCAGTCTTCATCTTCGGTGATTTCTCCAATTATCCTTCCGTATGCTTTCTGGCAATAAGCGTCCCCATACAGGAATCCTTTGATATAGCAATATCCGTTTGGATCGATTGTCCTTACATCTGACATATACTGTGATGCTGGAACATGTATCTCTGACAGGTCTATTGATGAAAGTATGTCATCATTTGATGTGATTTGTCCAGCAGAATCATTGATGTCAAACGAGATTTCGTCGGCAGAACTTGCGTTGCTGCAGATGATGTCGGCATAAATGTAAGATTTTGTCGGATTGTTATAATATTGGTTAAATAAATCAGTTGCCATTATGTTGTATTTTGTTTTATTTCACAATTAATTGATATCGAAACGATTGTATCTAAGATTGATATTAAATGTGTTGTATGATGCTACTGTTGCCGCATAGCTTAAGTTCAGTTCACTTGTTGCTGTCGGTGTTATTTCCCAGAATGTGAATTCAAGCAGTTGCATGCCAGAGTCTGTGAGGAATCCTAATTTTACTGGTTCCATCCAGCACGGTTGCTTGTTTTTGTAATTGTCCACATAGTGAAGGAACACATCAATCTGGTGCCAAAATATCCAGTATGAAAGATAGCTTTCTGTAAGCTTCATCGTCAATCTAAGATTCTTGTCGATGATCGGTTCAAGTTCTTTTCCGCCGTAGTATGCAACTTCATATTGTCCTCTCTGTTGAGTTGACAAATCAATGTTCATTGCTGGGAACGTGACAGCCTGAACCTGTGAATTCATGAAATCGCTAACAGTTTCATATGGAAGCCTCATCTTTTGAACCATAGGTGTCCACGTGTTGATAACCTCGTCATACCAGAAGTTTGACGGGAAATAAAAAGTGAACATCTGAGGAAGGTTGTTAAGTACCATTATCAAAAAATGTATTTTCACTATTTATCTGTATTTTGGATGTGTAGTTGTCTTTGTGACAGATAAATAGTGAAAATCTTTTGCGTTAAAATAAGATGGTTCGTTTTCATGTCAGATTAAATAAAAAGACCAATGAGTGTGACGGGTGCGCGGCTCCAGTTGATGGCGCGTTGTCGGTTGGAATGGGAGATGCTGTTCCGTGCATGTCTGGAGATCGTTGGGATAATGTTCTTGGTGCTGGATTTGTTGGATACAATAATTCCCTTCGACCAAAGAGACGTTATAGAGTTAAAAGGAAGAAAAGAAATTAATGGAAGAAAATACATCACCTTTATATCAGCGTTACAATTATGATAACGTGTTCAACAGATCCGTCATAGCTGGTCTTCTTTATCTGCTTAATCATAAATTGACATATCAACAAGTGTGGGATGATAACACTGTTGAAAATGTAACCGTGCCGTTCGCGTATAATTTTGCGCAATCCAGGGATCAGCGTTTTGCTCAGGATAATTATACATTTTTTGGGAGAGAGTGTTTTTCCGATAAGATGATTGACGGAAAGTTTGATATGTGTCCACGTTTCGCCGTTAGTTATACTGGATCCACTATTGATGCGGCGAACATTACAAATCGTTTTGTAAAAGGAAATTACATGAAGGATGAAAATGGTGTTTTGACCTCTTACACAGCTTTCATGTATTCTATTCCATTGACATTGAATTTTGATTTTGAGGGATGGATTGATCATTTGGAGACAGCATTTAAGATTGAACAGGAAATTCGTGACACTTTTTATAAGAATCAGACATATAATGTTTTATACAAGGGTATGAAGATTGGTTGCCGTGCAGGTTTTCCAGAACAATATGGAACAGGTGAAAAAACAGTCACGTATGGGTTTGAACAGGAATCTCAGCTTATAAAGATGAATTTCACACTTTCCGTTGAAACTTATCAGCCATGTTTTGATGAATCGCTTTCAGTTCCTTCTGATAAGACAATTGAACATTTTGCATTTGATCCTAATGTTTACAATGCTAATGTTACACCTATGAATCAGCGAATTGAATTGAAGCTTAATCCTATTCCAACCGACACATATTATGCGGTTGGTCAGGTTATTTCGATTACATGGGAGGTGTCTTCGCTTTCATCGGATGTTTATTCAATTCTTTTATATTACATCACACCAGACGGCGATAAGCATATTATAGATTGTCCGATGCGTCAGCATAATATGTATGATTGGACAATACCAGAAACTATATCGAACTTCAAGCAGCCGAACGTTGTGTTCATTGATGATGAAATAAGCGTTGTCAAGAAACCTTATGTCACTGTTATACCAGAATCCACTGGATATGTTGACACTGGATGTTTCTTTATATCGGATCCAGGATCTTTTTCTGGTGATGGATATGTTCAGGTTTCTTTGGAATTTTATGATTCTTCTTCCAATTTGAAGATTCATGATTGCTATGTTGCTGAAGTTACAAAGAGTGGAGGCGTTAGCAACATTTATTATTACAAAGATTGCCCAGATGCTCATTTTGACATCACTAACACCCGTCGTTTAAAATACAAAAAAGGCGAGTTTGGTGTGCCAATTACGCTTGGAATTGCGTATCCTCAAGATACAACAATTAATGATGAAATTCATAACATATTGATTATCTGATAGTTAGCTTGTTCTATTTTTGCAAAAATTTTTTCCGAATTTGAAATAAATAATAAAAGCATCGATTTTAAACAATAATTATATAATATTTTCAATGGAAATGTCAAATACTAAAAAGACTCTTGCAATGGTGAACATCGTGCCGATTCGTTCATCAATCGAGAAACTTAAAGTTTCTGAGTCTGAATCTATTGCAGTGCAGAATTTCTGCAACGAGTACAGTAAGAAATTGAATGACGGAATGAAAGAGGAGCAGATATGCGAGGCTTTTGTGAATGATTTGGCAAAGATTGCCAATACAGAATCAGCAAAGGCTGTTCTTAAGGAAGTCAACGAATCCGTCAAAATGAATGAGACCAACATCAAGTTGGCTAATTGCGTTTATAATCTTGACAACAGCTCATGCATGTTTGTCGCTCCAATGATTGAGTCCGCAGTTGTTGATTATATGATTGACAAGAACTCGACGACGCGTGATAATGTCAAGCTGAACCTTTCTTTGTTCGAGAGCGATTCGCTTGTTCAGCAAATTCTTGAGGCTCTTCAGTTCGAGCAATATGAGGAGAAATCTGGAAAGACTCTTCAAAATGTTATTCTCAAGGAAGAGTTTAAGGCTGAACCAGTTAAAACATACACACAGGATGAGGTTGACAAGATTTTGGCAAACAAGATGAATGAAATGGAAACTGAGAAACAGAATGCCGTAAAGAAGACAAAGAATTCCATTCCTAATCACATCAAGTTAAGTGAGTCAATCGCAGCAATACTCAAGAACAATAAGAATGAGAAGCTTAAGGTGTTCTGTGAGCAATACATTAACGCCCTTAATAACGGAAAGCCAGATGAACTTCTTTATGAGTCATTCATATCTGGTATATCCAATTGGAATTATCTTAGTGCTGTTGATACTGAACTGTCAGCTCTGAATGACAGGGTTAACCGTTATAAGCAAGACATTAGTCTTAAGAAGATTCTTGAAACTATGTCTCAGACTGGATCTTATTACATCGTTCCTCTTATTGAAGATGTTGTTGCCGATTATGTGGATAATAAGAACATGGCAACGCGAACCATTCTTCTTCAAAGACTTGAGGCATTCGAGTATGATCCGTTCGTTCGTGATATGGAATGCTTGATTACAAGAGATCTTTCTATTGAAAATACTGTTTATCTCGGTGAATCTGTTGAATACCTCAACAATAAAGTTAAGACAGAATTGGTGTTTTCTCCAGTTAAGTACATCAAGGAGAACGAATGTGTGTTCAATGTAAAGGGTGCTTACTTCGCAAGAAAGAATAATGAAATTTCCAAGCTGACAAAGAATGAGGTGGCATCTTTGAGCGAATCGTTCAAGGCTCTTTGCAATATTGTCAACAATGATAACGTTCGCTTCTCTCAAGAATTTAATTCTGTCACAATTTACGGAAATGAGAACAAGTGTGTCATCAATGAATCTGAAATTTTGCTTAATGATAAGGAGGTTACGACTGACGAGCTTAAGTCACTTATGGAATCTGCAATTAATATGAGAAGTAATGATGCAGAGTTCTATGCTATGTCTGTTGCTCTTAATGAACATTATAACGATATTGCTTATATTGATTTCGTTAAGAGAATTGAATCAAAGGATAATAGCGGAAAATCTTGCGATGTGTTTAAGCTTAAAGAAAGTATTTTCGTAAACACAACGAACAGCAATCTTGGACGTTCTACGTTCTATCGTAATGTGAATCCGATACAATGCCGCAATTATATAAATGAGCATATGGAAATCAATTGCTCTCCATTGTTCGAGGATGAATTACCAGAACAGGAGAAGATTGAGCATGATATTGAGACTAAGAAGAAGGAATATCAGGATTATATCGATTCACTTGAAGAGAAGAAGAAGACACTCATGAGTATGAAGGATGAAGCTGCAGACACAAAGGATATTGATGATGCCATTGATATGATCGATAAAGAACTTGAGGACACCAAGAAAGACTTTAAGAAATATCAGGATGATGCTGATAAGTATTTGAACGGTGATGAGGATGATGAGGATGATAGTCTTAAGGACGATCTTCCAGATACTGGAGATGAAGATGGTGACAAGAATGATGATGTTGACGGCGGTGATGGAGAAGATGGAGAGAATGGCGAAGATGATGACAAGAAGGGTGATGAACTTGATCCAGACAAGGAATCAAAGGAAGATATGGAAAATCCGATAACAGGTGCAGAAGGTGGAGAAGAGGAAGTAGATATTGAAGATGATTCAGATATGGATTTCCCATCAGAGTTTGATGATGTTGCTGAATATGATCCAGATTTTGATGTTCCTACATCTGTTACTGTTAGTGACACACCAGAAGAAGGTCAATCAACAAAGGATATCGGTTATGGAAGATTCCAGATTGTGAAGGTTTCGTATAATAAGAATGTTAAGAGCGGAAAGACAAATGGCAAGGGTGAAGTTCTTCTTTTAATTCCATCTGTTGATGCTAATGGCGATGTTCATGATGACACTCGTAAGGTTAGCTTCTATCTTGATGCTGATAAGAAACCTATCATCAATAACGAGTACATGCCTCTTGATATGTATACTGAAATCGTTGATGCTATTGAAAATGACCCTAATAAGCCAGATTCTGTTGTTGGCGGCGATACAGTTGTTGAACCTGAAAACAATGAATTGAAAGCACCAGGAGAAGAAACGTCTGATGAGTTTCCAGCAATGTTTGGAGATGAAAAAGAAACATCCGTTACAGTAGAAACACCAGATTTCAAGGAAACTGAAACAAAGGATGAAGTTCCAGTTAAAAAGGAAGATCTTGAATCCGATGATGCCGCTGCAAAAGAATCTCCAGCAGAAACAAAGGATGCAGAGGATGAAACTCCAAACTATCCTATTTCTGTAGGTCTTCTTCCAGATGAGATAGCACCAATGGATATGGAGGATTTTGAAAAGGATCTTGATGACGAACTTAAGATCGAGCATTCAAAGAGCGAGAGTAATGAAACAGAAGTTATTTTGAAGATTACAAATAGAGCACAGGCTAATGCTTTGAGAAAGTATTACAAGAAATGGTTCTCTTATACAGATGATCAGTTCAGTGATGATTTCCCAGAATTAAGAAAGTGCTTTGATAATAAGCCAGCTCATATCAATGTGATGTCTGCTAATGAAGGTGTTCAAATTAAAGGTGTTAAGCCTATTAGCGATTCTTCCTTTCGTATAATTCTTCCATGTAATGAATCTATTGCGAAGATTTTCAATATAAAGAATCATGGAAATTATGAACAATTCAGTGTTGTTGCGGAGAATGAGCAGGAAGCTTATAAGATTTATGAATCTCTTTATATGTATGCAAGGAAGAACAATGGCAACGTAGAGCAAGATGTTGTTGATGTTCTTGATGCATATGGAAAGAAATATGGAAAGCTTGCTGAAAGTGCATGCTGTTATAATTTGAGTGTTCCTTATAATAATTTTCTAAAACAAAAGCTTACGTCTAAAGGGTTTGATGTTAATGTTGTGAATGAAAACATGAACCTTGATATTGTTAAGGATGATTTCAACAACGTTAAAAAGATTCTTGAATCTTTCTACGGCGATTCTGCACCAATTGAAGCAAGGGATTTTTTCAAGCATGTGAATGAAAATGTTACCATCACTGTAAAAGATGATTCAACTGGTAAAACTGTGACAATCAATACTGATGAACTTAACGGAAAGAGTGCAGGAGGCGGCGAAGATGAAGCTGTTACACCAGATTTTGAGGATTCGTTCAAGAACGTGACATTTAATCCAGAGGAAAGTCTTGCATTTAAGGATGATGAAGATTCTGCCGATGATGATAAGGATGAAAAGAAAGACGAGGATAAGAAGAAGGAAGAAGAGGATCAGAAGAAGAACGAGGAAAAGGGTGACGCTGCTATCTCCGATGAAGCTGCTGGTGAGGAAGATAATGATGATGAAGATGAAAATGGTGAGGAAACTGGTGACGAGAAGGATAAAGGCGATGCTGATAATGAGAAAAGTGAAGAAAAACCAAAGAAGAAGTTTAAGTTTAAGGTTAAATCTAAAAAAGCATCAAACGAATCTGTTGCCGACAAAGATGGAAATGCGTTGAATGAATCAAATGCAGGTATCGGTATCGCTGAACCAAATGTTCTTGACTACGTTAAATGTAAGGACGGGCTTAAAGGTCAGATTATTAGCAAGCAAGCTGATGGTGATTTTATAGTGAATGTGCAGGGTCATACCAGAATATACCCAAAGAATGAAGTAGAGGTGATATATGCAAGACCAGATCTCGTCGACACACCTTTCAAGTATGATGAGGCAACTCTTCGCGGAATTTATGAGAGTTATGTGAACTGTGGAATGTATGTTAATAATACACAGGTGACTCCAAATGACTGCAAAGTGCAACTTCTTGAATACATGAAAGCATCTGACAATACAGAAATTAATATTATTATAGAAGGGGAGAAAACAAAGGTTGCGAAGAAGTATGTTAGAATTAATGAAGATTTGAACGATGTTATGGATCTTGCTAACTATTCTCCTGGTACAATGACGTTCGTTGTTGAAGGTGTTGTTCAGAAAACAGATGTTCTTGTTAACGTTCGCGACTTTTCGAATTATGTGATGATGAATGAATCCACAATTCCAGTTCGTACACTTATCTTTGCTGACAACGGTGAAACTCATTTAAGCTATATCAATGGTGGAAATTTGATGATTAATGAATCTGAAGATTTCTTTAAGCCAGAAACAGAACGTTTAATGGAGAGTGCTATTGCAGCACTTTCTTAAAAAGTAACCAAGTTTGATTATGGAACCAGCAGCAGGAATTGATTGGACAACAATCATCGTAACGTTGATTAGTGTCATTACTAGCGGTGGACTTGGAATTTTGGCAACGCTTAAGTACACCAAGAACAAAGCTAAGACAGAGGCGAATTCTGCCGCTAATCAGGAACAGTCTGAGAGAATAGACTTAGGCGATAAGTATGTTAATCAGATGTTGTCAATGCTTGAAAAAATACAAGAGGCATCAAACAAGAACATCGCTTTAACCGAAGACACGAGAACTGAACGCATGGATGTTTGGGAGAACGTGAAGGTCAAGATGGATAGAATTCATGATGATCTTGTAAGTGTTAAAACAGAGGTTACTGGTATCGTTCAATATCTTAATGGCGGATATAGAGCGTATAAGGATGAACATCCAGAATTGGCGGTATTTGAAGATGAATCATAAGAAATTTGAAGGTGGAATTAAAATTTCCACCTTCTTTTTTAATCTTTTTATATTTTTTTCAGTATAATAATGTAAAGGAATGATCTTTTACGATGTCAACAAAATTACAGGAAAAGCTTCGCTGCCAGAAGCGTGGGGAAGAATTTGTAGATGAAACACTTAGTAGTGTAGGAAGAACTCCAGAAGAACAGCATTATGTAAAAAATTCGGTTCTTCTTGCTGAAATATTGAGATGCAAAAGGGAAAACGACGGAAAGGCAAGCGATGAACTCGCTAAAATGTTTGTTCAGATTGCAACGAAACTATCAAACAAATTAAAATACACAAATGAAGAGGATAAAATAGATTGTATTTATACAGCTGTCGGGGATTGTATTAAGTATTTTAAAGACTTTAACGAGAATGTTACCCAGAACGCATTTGCATATATAACTTCAATATGCAGAAACGGATTTGCGAAAGGATGGCGAAATCTAGGTTATATGAAACTTCCTCAAAGCATGAGGGTTTCCTTGTCAGATAATATTTACAACATTTAATAAAAATAAACCAATTACAATTATGCAAGAGATGGGTATTCCATCATTGATGGAAGAAGTAAACAAAAATGAAACATTGTTTAATGAAGAAGTTGCATCTTCTCTTATTGACTCGCCATCGCTTCTTGACGAAAGTGACAACATGTCGTTTGTTGAAATAAACAATGATGTGATGTCAGAGGATGATATTGAATACAGAAAGAAATATTTTTCAGATCCTAAAAATCAGGCTGAAATACTTCTTCAGAATTATATCAAGAGTCAGGACATCCTTGTTAATCGTCAAAGAAGACGTGAAATATACAAGGAATTCTATAGAAACGCAAAGAAAGGAAAGTATAAGAAACTGTTCAGTGAACAGATTTATGGCATTTCGCAGGAGGAGTCAAAGAAAAATTTCAAAAAATTGAACGATTGATTGAAAATAAATAGTCCAAAGAAACGCTTTCACGTTCATAATGAGAAATTTGTATGACTATGATTACTTCGATAAGGAAGATGAAATTACAGACGAGGATATGATGGATGATTTGGAACCAGACAATCATACCATCGATTTGGACGATCCAGATGATTTTGAATTTGATGAAATCGACAATGTTGAATCAACTGTTAAACCACAAACGTTGTTGAAGGCGTTACGAGATGAACTTAAGGTGAAGGAAGTTGACAGAGGTTCCTTGACATTTAAGAAGGACGGGGAAACTTATGAAGGGGTTCCTATGCTGGAGATAAACTCAAATAAGTTTGTGTTTAAGCTTGAACCAAGCGGACAACTTAAATCGTTTCTTCTTTCTGACATACAGGTAACCGCATGATGTGCGGTGAAAAAAGACAATAATCGCCGCAAAATATGCGGCGTTTATTATTATAATGTGATTGATTTGGAACCTGACATTTTAGGATTGTTCAATATTGAGGTAATCTTCGTGCTTCTGCTTTCATTGATTAAATTGTAATTTGATGAAGCTGGAGCTTTCTTTTTTGGGCAGTTCGGGCATTTTCGCATGATAATTGCTCTTTTTCTTTTATTTATTTTTCAGATAAATAAGAAAACGCGTTTGTTTGAATATTGTATGAAAATTAAGTTTATTGATAAAATAGAAGAAGCTGATGAAATCCAGGATGGCAACGGAGATACCAATGCAAGCCAGGAAATAAAGACTGATATCCAAAATAAGGAAGATGGCGATCAATCTGGATCATATAGTTCTGATGTAACAGATTTACAACAGGATGCATCTGATATTATGACAAAAAAGACGCAACTGAAGACACAGTATCAAACAAATCTAAAATATGTCAACGATCAAACGTCTGCAATTATAAAGCAAAGAAATGATTTGGAGGACATCGCACCAGAAAATGATGAACAGGCTGATATAACAAAGAATAAGATTATTCAGTCCAATGTGCTTATAAACACATTGTTGAATAAAAAACTTATGTTAAAAAATACATATCAGATGAATATAAAGAACTTGGATCAAAAACTTATGGGAATTAATCAGAAAATTGCGGCGAACGGAGGAAACATATCACCTAATTGTATAGATGAACAGGTAAAGATTAATGCAAGGTTCAGTAAGAAGCTGTTTGAATCTGTACTCAACAAGACCGATGAGATGTTCGCTGAAATATGTCTTGCTTTTGAACAGATTGATGATCTATCATATACACCTGATAACACGCGATGCAGGACGTTCGCAAGAAACATTGTTGCTTACTTGAATAAGATTGGATGGGATAGCGGCAATAAAGAAAATGAATTTAAGACGTTTGTTTACAATTTGCTTACGGCGAGCCATCTGTCACTTTCATTAAAGGAAAAAGATATGTTTATTGATAATCTTGTAGGTTTAATGAAAAGTAACGCCTTGTTCAAGTGGGTGTTCGCATAAAATTGAAAAATAAAACTAAAATATATAAAAATGGCAAAATATAAATTAAAAAATAGTAATCACAAAGTTAATTGCGAGGTTCTTAACGAAAGCGCTGGTGATTATATAGTTCGTTTTAACAACGGTGTTATTCAGAATGTACCAAAGAATCGTGTGAGCAATCTTGACAACATTGATGAAGGTGTTTTGGATTATGTTAGGGATGCTGCAAAAAATGTTAACAAGTACGGACAAAGATTTATAAGTAAAGTTAAGGATGTTGCTGAAAAGGTTAAGAAGTTTTTTGTTGATGTTTTTACAGCAGAAAATTTTGTATTTTTTAAGAATCAAGATGGAAATGTTTTGGAAGCGAGTCATCCTATTAATGCAATGGAGGGTGCAAAAAACACAACATGTGTGAATTATGTTCCTGGAAGTGATACTGTAGAACTTTGTAATGAATTGGGAATTGAGCCAGAAGCTGTTGAAAATTATGAATTTACAGGCACATATGAAGGTGCTGTTCAGTTTGGTGATGATGTAAATGAATCTGAAAAAACTTCATCAAGCTTGATTGATGCTATATTTGAAGATGAGAATTCTTTCCTTGCAAAGAATGAAAAAATCAGTTTAAAAGGAACATTTTGCAATTGGACAACAGAACAAATCGTTAATTATCTCGGAAATGAATACATGAGTAGATATAAAGGTAATAAACCAAATGGACTTCCGTTGTTTATATGGGGAGCTCCAGGTATTGGAAAAACATCTATTATTCGTTCATTGAGAAGCGTTGTTCAGAAAACAACAGGAAAATCAATTAATATTATATCAATTAATGGAGGAAATGTTGGACCAGATGATTTCACAATGCCAGCGACGATTGTTAGAACACTTAAGGCAAATGATATAGAGGATGCTGATAATGATGATTTTAAAGGCGCAACACAAACAACAATAAAGGATCTTCCAAAAAATTGGTTGCCTGTTTATAATCCGCAGAGTGAGGAAGCAGATCCTGCACTTTTGAATGCTATAGCCAACGGCGGTGGACTTGTAAGAGATGAGAATGGAAATGATATTATAGAAAACGGTCCTGGTGGTATTTTCTTTATCGATGAATATTCTCGTATGACACAAGCTGGTATGGATGCTCTTATGCAAGCTCCAACAACACGAGAAATTGGCTCAAATTCGACATTAAAGTTTGGTGATCGATGGGTTATTGTTTGTGCAGCAAACCGTAAATCAGATATGAGTCGTAGAGGTGGTGCGGAAGCATTGTCATTTGAAGGTGCATCAAAGACTCGTTTTAACCATTGTAATTTTGTTCCAGATCCAAAAGATTGGATAGAATGGGCAAGACAGGAATCAAATCATAGACGCGGAAGAAAAAATGTTTTAAGCGATATAGTTTCTTATATTGAAAGTGAAATTAAAAGGGATCCTCAAAATTATGGAGACTTTTATGAAATGTGGACACACCCAACAGGTGAATTAAATGGAGAGAAAGGAACGGCTAACCCTCGTACTTGGGAAGCTTTGTCAGAAACTCTTATTGATCAGTGTCTTGAAAATGAATTTGGAAAAAAATATTCAACAATTTCTTCTATGCCAACAAAGACATTAGCAGAAATTGCTTCTGGTATTGTTGGTGGAGATGTTGCAAAACGTTTTGCTCAATTTGTTTCGCAATTTGCTTTATTCAAACCAGAAGATGCAATTAATGTATGGACAAAGGGTGATAATACAAAATATGAAATTATAAAACAGCAGAAATTGAATTCGTCTAACATTGAGGAATATTTTACAAAACATATATTTCCATTGTTAAAGGAATATTATCCTGGTGGGTTAAAGGATAAGGTTTCACCAGATGCCGCTGTTAACTTTATGAAATTTTTGGAAGCTTGCTGTTATGATTCTGGACAATTTAATTTAAATAGGTTTAAAACCTTAAGCACAATGTTCGGGTTTGAGTTTGGGGTTGATTTGAAGTCAACAACTGGACCTTATGCTGACGCAGCAAACTATAAAGAAGATGTTATTGCTAAAAACGAATTGGTTTGATGACATGTTAATACTTAAATATAAATCTAAATGTGGTTCCAGTCTGAATGAATCTCAGACTGGAAATCCTATTTGGGTAAAAAGTGACGGTACAGTTGTTGATATAGATACTGTTGTTATGGTAGTTGAAGCCGTTATGCAAGATCTTGCTCAATATTTTCCAAGCGTTGAAAGAATAATGAAGCATAAAGATATTGTGTACACAGATAGTCCATATGTTCCAACAATGGCAACTGATGGTGTTTCTATTTTTATTAATCCAGCGTTTGCTGAATATTTAATCAATAAAGATGAGGAAAAAGGACCGTTATATTTGGAATTTGTTCTTATTCATGAGGCACTTCATATTTTGTTTGATCATTGTAATAAACATTCTGAAAGCCTTGATAAATATTCTGATTCTGAAAAAGTTAATATGGCTCAGGATTATGAAATAAATTATACAATTGAGAATTTTTTAAGACAAGGTCCTGGAAACTCTCCGTTTAAGGGTGTTACTAATGCTATCGATGGATGTTATAATGATGATTATGGAAAAAAAGGGTTGACATGGGAAGAAATATACGATAAGATTCCAAAAATCGTTCGCAAGAAAAAGCTTGCAAAGACATCAGATGAATGGAAACGTGGTTTTTCAGATGGTTTTGCAGAAGTTATTAATCAATTACGAAAAGAAAGTCTTGTTGAAAAATGCGTTATGATGTAAAGACTGAGATAAATCGGTTGTTAAAAGATAAAACTCTTACAAAACAAGAGAAAATTAAAAAGATTAAGGATCTTTATAACTCTACAAATTCTGGTATAACAGATTCTGAGAAGAAAGATGCTGGTGGTGCTGGAAACGGAGTTTATGGTTCATCATCTGATGGTGATGATAATTTAGATGGTGGTTCTGGAAATCATCAAGGACAAACTAACCAGCAAGGTGAGTTAGATCAAAATGCTAGTGGACAAAATGTTCATAGCGCGAAGCATAATGATTTAAAAAATCAGCAGGGTCAGCAAGGTCAGCAAGGACAGCATGGTCAGCAGGGTCAGCAAGGACAGCAGGGTCAGCAAGGACAGCAGGGTCAGCAGGGTCAGCAGGGTCAGCAGGGTCAGCAAGGTCAGCAGGGTCAGCAAGGACAGCAGGGTCAGCAAGGACAGCAGGGTCAGCAAGGACAGCAGGGTCAGCAGGGTCAGCAAGGACAGCAGGGTCAGCAAGGACAGCAGGGTCAGCAGGGTCAGCAAGGACAGCAGGGACAGCAGGGTCAGCAGGGTCAGCAAGGACAGCAGGGACAGCAGGGTCAGCAGGGTCAGCAGGGTCAGCAAGGTCAGCAGGGTCAGCAAGGACAGCAAGGACAGCAAGGACAGCAGGGTCAGCAAGGTCAGCAGGGTCAGCAAGGACAGCAGGGTCAGCAAGGACAGCAGGGTCAGCAGGGACAGCAGGGTCAGCAGGGTCAGCAGGGTCAGCAAGGACAGCAAGGACAGCAAGGACAGCAGGGTCAGCAGGGTCAGCAGGGTCAGCAGGGTCAGCAGGGTCAGAATGCTAATATGCCTCAACTTGATGAATATTCTATCGGATATATTCTTGGAAAAAAATATGCACAAGAAATGTACGATCATGGTGGTTTAGCCCCAATTATGAGAGATCAAGTTGAACTTCCTGATAATCTTGATGTTATGAAAATAATTGAAAGTGTCAATGAATCTCTTGATGATGATATTGCTAATATTATTGATGATGTTTCGTTGGATGATGATAAGCGTGTAAATAAAATTCATGATTTGTTTTTTGGTACATCAACTGATCAATTAACAGACAAGCAAGATAGTGTAAAAGATGTTTATGTTCCAGATGATGTAATTATTATGCGTAATGGATCTATAGATACGGATGAATTATTTACAGGTGCCCATGTTATTGATCAAAATGTTGGTGATGAAATTCGTAAAGAACGTGGAATCAATCCAAAAGATCCAGATTGGGGTATGAGTGAAAGTGAGGATGCAATGATAAGAGAGGCATTTCCAATAATTAATGATATATTTAAGCCATCTCCGCAAGATGATAAAGAACTTGTGTCTTCCGCTAATACAATGAGGGATAAAATACAAGGTCGTATTAGAAGGAGCCGTGAAGGTATTATAGATTGGAAGAAAGCTCTTCAGGAATTTATTTCAGAGAGATCTCATACATATGAAAAGGGTCCTCTTAGAAAGAATGTTTATCAAAGAACTGGAATAGGATTGAAGCATAGGGTTAGATCATATAGTGATTATAATAAATGCGTTGTTTATATTGATACTTCTGGCTCTATAAATAATTCACAGACACAACTTATTCCAATAATGATTGGAGAAATAGAAAAAATCATGCAAGATTGTCATTTTAACACCGTTGATATACATTTGTTCGATGATGGTGTATATAATGAACATTTTGATGTTGATTCTTATGTTGTGAGCGATGAAGAATGGGGTATAGAAGGTGCATCTACAGGCGGTGGAACAAATATTCATGATGTATATAAGCATATTGTTGAAAATTATGTTGAAGATGATGATTTAAGATATGATATCAATGCAATTATAATTATTACAGATGTTTCTGGTATGGAGTATTCTGGTAACATTAAACCTTTTGCTAATAAACTTGGCAAGAATACCCTTGAGCATATGCTTTATGTAATTTATAATGATTACAGCGATATGTATTTAAAGGAGGTTACTGAAGAAATGGATACCTTAGTGTCGAAATATTCCAGACATTATGAAATTACTGTTAATGCATTTAAAAAACAAATATTAGATGAATCAATGAATATTAATAAGCAAAAAAGGTTGAATTTAAATGAAGCTCTTGGTGGATTAAATAAAATTAAACAAAAACAGCAGCAGTCGCAGATGGATTCTTCTCAACGTTCTGAAGAAGAGAAAAATGATAGACTAAGAAAGAGTGAAATCCAGGGAGCCAGAGCGATAGGTCAACTCGAAAAAGTTCTTCCAGAACTTGTAGCAAATCTTGAAAAATTCTTTCCATATTGTAAGATGGTTAAAGAGTATACAGCTGTAATGAATACAGATGATTCATATTATGTAACAGAAGATGCTCATGTTATTTTGCATATGAATATAAATAATGAAAATATTCAGAATTTATGTGATGCTTGTTCCGTTATGGATATTGATCAGGTGTTTGGGGATGTTTCAATTAGAAGCAATAGAACATTTACTGGATTCCCAGATAACTTTCCAAAGGAAATTGGCGGAAATTTGAATATGTTTAATCTTCCAAACATGAGAACATTTAAAAATGCACCAGAAGCTGTATCTGGAAGGGTATCTATTAATGTTAGTTATCCTATGAGTCGATATATTAAGAAAGATGAGCAAAATGATTATATTAAATCGATTAAGAGAACTATCGGTTTTGTTGATGATGAAGATAATAAACCAAAATCCATATTCACAATGACACAGAGAAATGATGAAAGTGTAAATGAGATAATTAAGAATAGAGTTGCTCTTAGTGAATCGTTCATTAATGAAATGGCTCTTCCTCATAAATTAAGTAGTATTTTTCCAAGACGATCAAAGCCGCAGTCTGGAAGCAAGATAACGGATAAGGATTATCTTTCTTCTACCGAACTTTATCGTAAAAACAGAAATGTTTTCTTTGATGTTATCGATCCTCTTATAGAAATTAATTGGGGTGAATTATCAGATGATGACATTACTGTTATTACGGATGTTAGTCAGATTCGTCTCGCTGCAAAGGATAGCAATTATTTTGCAAAGAATAAAGACAATATAAATCAGCTAGATTATGCAGGAATTCGCATATTTACAACATCTGATGATGTTATTAGTGCGGTTTATGCACAATCTAAGAAAGGCAAAAAGCCAACAATTGTATATATGAGTGATTCTGATGGAAACGCAATTACCGATCCAAAAGAAATCCAAAAAGAGGTTGATGATAGATTTAACATCATTATGCAAACTGTTAATTTCTTGAATAGCGTTGGCGTGAAACCAGAGAACTTGCCAGAGAAATTCTCACTTGTTCATGGCAGAGGACGGAATGCAACAGTAGAAGGCGCAGCTCTGCATGTTCTGTATTTTATGATGTCTAAGCTTGCTGGTTACGCTAAAGCTGTCGATTATTCATTTAAAAACGATCTGCTCGCACCACAGTTTACAGAGAACGCAACATCCGATGAAGAAATATTTGACAGGCTTGTGAGATATCTTTATGGAAATAATATAAAGAGTTCAAATGGGGCTGTTTATAAAATTTACACAACATATGGAAAGGTTGATACCGTTAATTTTGATCAGTCTGTTACTTCTCAACCAAAGAGAAAGGACGATTTTAATCATGCATATTTTAACACTTCAAATCAAAAGGACGTGTTTGATTGCTTCTCTGATAATTTTATAAAGGCGTTGCTTGTTGGATCGTCTTTGAGAGGTGTAGATGACTATTCAAAATTTGATATCGATGAAATTATTGATGCGGATCGTGAAACTTTATTGGAAATGATAAACAATGTTAAGGATGTTGAATTGATAAAAACATCGTTGAAAACGTTGTCATTTAAGGGAAAGGAACGCGGACAGGGCGGTGCAAAATATGATCACTCTAATCCTTTCGATGTTCTTATGATGTTCCCAGATAAATGTGAAAAAGAATATGATATTCGTGTTGATGTTAACGATGAGGTGTTGGATAGGATAAACAAAACTGTCACTCGTGATATATATAAATCTGGAATGTATTCAACAATCAAGGATTATAAGTATAACAGAGAGACGGGGGAACGTGAAAGGGCTGATATTTTAGGTACAGGTGAATCCAAGAATGTCGCTAAGAAAGTCGATAGATATGATGATATTAATAATATTGTTAATTATATCGTTGATAATAAAGATATGTTCAAAGACGCAAAGAATGTATATAAGGATGCTCTTGATAAAAAAGGTTATACTAATGTTAATGCTGAACTTAAGAAATTTGACGAGTGTGTTGATAATATAATTAATTACACAGATTTGATCAAGGCTTATATCAGAAATAATTCCAATGTCGTTGATGAAAAACCTGATGTTGTTGATATTATAATTGAAAATGCAACATCTATTGTTGATTATCTTGGAGAAATAATGGATCCTTCACAAAGCGATGAAAACCAAATAATTGAAAATGCAAATGATATGATTAAAATCATTAGGAAGTTTGGTGAATTGTATCGTACACTTGCTGGTAAATCTGAAACATATGCAAAGATTGTGCAGAAAAAGGTGAACAGACTTAGCGATTATAATAAGAATAAGAAGGTGGTTCAGCAGGATTCGGAATCACATGATAAGTCTGATGCTGTAAAAAAGAATTATAAAGATGTTTTCGATAAACTTTCAGCAAATGCGCAAAACGTATTAAATGTTGTTAATTATGTTGATTTCAATAAAGCATCTGATGACGCTATTGATCATTTTGCAACAAAGGGCGACATGGTTCGAAGAATTTCAAATCAATTGAATAAAGTTATTGAGTTTGCAAATACAATCATTACAAATGGAGATGTTGATTGGATGAATACGACATTTGGAAAAATTAAAGATGTTAACGATATTTGTGATTCAGTTATGAATACTACTGATGCTGAAAATATTACAGATTTCCTTGTTGACTTGGATGGTGCATGCAGATCTGTTGTTAAAATAGCAAGAAGCTTCCAATCTGGATCTTATTCTTTAAGTGGAGCGGCTACTGCGTAAAAATATAAAAACATAATATTATGATAAGGCGATCTTTTTGGATCGCTTTATTTGTTGGATAAATAGTGTAAATTACATTTTATTTACATGATAATTCAGCCAATATATACATCTGAATCTCTTAATGTTCCGAAGATTGACGATTTTGATAAAGAAATTCTTGAGTATCTTGTTTCTTCATATGGATCCGATTTAGTTGTTCAGTCGTTAAACGAAGGACATAGAGAAAAGTATGGTTATGATCAGACTGGTGGATATAAAACAAGCGGTCTCTCTGGTTTTGCTAAGTCAATTCCAAGTTTTTTGCTGACATCGTTTATTAGTTGGCCTATTGCTTTGTTGACAGGAGTTGCTGCATTGTATAATAGATTCAGCAGAAATTTTGAAGATAAAAATTCATGGATGAATACTTTATCTCCTGGATATTGGACAGATTATTTAGGTCATTCTCGTGTATCTTCATCTTCATCGTCTTCGTCGAAATCTTCATTGTTTGGATCAAGTAAAGATAAAAGTGAGACTTCATGGGTTGACAGGGCAAAGCAGGCTTTGCTTGGTGCTGGAGGCGCAGCTGGTGCAGCGGCTGGTGCAGCGTTACTCGCAAAGGATTCGTCATTAGATGCAGCGGATTCTTCAACTGAACTTGATAAGGATGAGGCTAAAAGCATGTTGATGAATGCCGTGTTTGTTCCTTACTGGGTTACGTTGTCTAACGGAGAGATTATTCGTGTTAGAGCTGATTCAGAGGAACATGCTAAGATGATGGCTAATCTTATCATCGAACGAACTGAAAAGCCTTGTTATGATACGATGAATGCAAGAATTGAGAAAGGCATGCCTAAGTACACATTTTATTTTTCTGATGGTGAGAAATGTTATTGGTCTGCGCCAACACAGAAGCAAGCTCAAAAAGAGGCGTTGTTGACAAGAAAAAGTCTATGTGATGAGATGAACAAGGTTATGCCAGGAAATGTTCAGATTGATGATTTGGACACTCCAGTTCTTGATGGCAAGGTTGGTGTCGAGAGAGGAAAGAAGATTGAGCTTCCAGAGAAGGATAGGTTTCTTGCTGTCACGACAAATAAGCCAGAGCGAAGAAATACCAGGGTTCGGCATGAACTCCCGAAGCCAGTCTATAAATATGGAAGTTTTGAACATTACAGGGTAGGGTTTGGTAATTTCACGATAAACCTTCCAGCATACGATTATGATGAGGTCAAGGATGTGATATCGTTGTTTAATTCAAGATACGCGGTTAGCGTTATCCGTGAAATATATCGCAACATGGATCAAAAAGCTGATTTGTACAAGGTGACGATGAAGGATGGTGACAAGTATGTTGTCACATCCAGAAATGCTAATGGTGCTTCTTCAATAGGGTTGAAACTGTATAATGCGAAGGTTGATGCTTTGAAGAAAGGTTTATCTGATGCTGCTCGTGAAGAATATGATAGTTTTCTGTTAGAGTATGGTGATGTTCTGAATAATGTTCAAAGCGTTAAGCCTCTTGAACTTGAGCAAGGAAAAGAATATAAAGGTAGAAAGAGGAATGAAGTGATTGGTGTAAAGGTTTTGAAAGATGAAAATGCGGTAAAGCAGAAAACGTTCACAATATAAAAAAGGAGGGATTTTCCCTCCTTTTATTTTTTATGAATTAGAGCTTGCATCGGCTTTCAGTTTTGTGTAATATAGATATTGAAGACCTGGCCAGTTCAGGTATTCTTTGTTTTCTGCCCATGTTGAGCTGTCAATATATGTAGGATTAGCCATTTTTCGTTCAAAACATTTCTTTGCATTATTTATCTTAAGTTGAGTTTTCGACATCTATTTATTTAATTTTTTCTCATCAATTTTTAATCGAAATTTGTTTTTGATCGTATAATAATGTAGAAGGCTCATGTACACAATGTTTTTGGGCTACTGTAATAAATAACGTACATCCTTATCGAAGATAAGGTGCTACAAACCAAAAATAATTTTATAACATGCGGGTAATTAAACGTAATGAATCTGAACAGGACTTTTGTCTTGATAAGATCGAGAAAGCAATTAGAAAGGCGAACTCCACTGTAAGCCCAGATGAGCAGATGAACGATGAGGCTATACAGAAAGTGATAAACACTGTGTTGAAGAAGCTTACTGGATTCAATTCTGTAAAGGTTGAGGACATCCAGGATTTTGTCGAGCAGGCTCTTGTGCGCCACAACAAGTACAGTGTGGCAAAGTCTTATATCCTTTACAGGGATAAGAAGAGGCAAAGCAAGAAGTTCACAGGTAATGAGGAAAAGATTATGTCATTGCTTGACGGTACTTCTTCGCTGAGAGGTGATAACGCGAACAAGCACATTGATGACAACGCTTCAATTCGTGATTATATTGCAGGAATTATGTGTAAAGGTTTAGCAAATAAAGTTATCCCAAAGGATATTGTTAAGGCACATAATGAAGGAATCATTCATTGGCATGATGCTGATTACAGTCCAATTCAACCACTTCATAATTGTTTTGGTCCATCTCAAAAATTTATCACAGATAAAGGTATAAGAAAATTTTCAGATTTTATAAACGGAGAAAAGGTTATTGTTAAAGATTATCTTGGATCGTTTCGGGAGGCAACTGTTCATATATATGAACCACAAAAATTATATAACATTACATTTGTGAGAAAAAAAGGAACAGGTGCAAGAACGGTTGTCGCAACAGCAGATCATAAATGGTTGTTAAGTGATGGAAATTTTACAACATCGTTAAAAGTTGGTGATAAATTGTGGCAGACAAATGGACCAGATGTAAAACAAGAAATAGAAACCATTGATGACGCTCGTGCATGGTGTATGGGTTTTGTTGTTGGAGATGGTAGCGATCAAACACCTCACGAACAATTACACATGACTTGTAGATTATGTGGTTCAAAAAATAAATATGCACACATTTTCGAAAAAGCTGGTTATAGAATGAAATGTTTGTCTAATGGCGACATGGTACCATATACAAAATATAAATCTAAACAAGATTTTCTTAATGGTAGATGTTGGAGATATCTGTCAACAAAACATAAAGCTTTGTTATTTGAAGGTTTGTATGCAGCTGATGGTAGAACAAAGGACTATAGTATTCAAACATCAGATTCGCGTGTTATAGAACTTATAGAGGAGTGTGCAGGAATGGCTGGTTATTTTATAACAATCAAGCGCGATGGATATAATTCAACAAATTATAAAGAAAATAGATATTATTGTTATTTTAAATTTTTACCGCCTCAAAAAAATGATTCATATTGGATTGTTAAATCTATAGAAAGTTTTAGACGTGGAAATCCATCAGTTAATGTTTATTGTGTTAATGAACCAATTACTCATACATTTACTCTTGAAAATGGAATAATAACAGGAAATTGTGATGTATATGACCTTGAAAATATGTTTGAACATGGGTTTGTGATGGGTGATACGTTGATAGAACCTAATGGTGAGACACCGTTTAGAACAATGGTTAACCTTGCTGCTCAAATTGCATTGCTAATATCAGGGAGGCAGTATGGTGGTCAAACAATGTCGTGGATTCATCTTGTCCCGTATATTAATCAATCGAGAAAGGTTATTCGTAAAAATATCATAAATGATGCTAAAAATATAGGTGTTGAAATTACAGAGGAACAGATCGTTCGTCTTACCGAGATTAAACTTCGTGAAGAAGTCTCCGAAGGTGTGAAGATTTATCAGTATCAGGTTCTTTGTCATTCTTCGGCTAATGGTCAGACACCTTTCGTTTCTAATAATCTTTGTTTACGTGAAGCACAGACGCAACAAGAGCTTGATGATTTTGCTATGTTGATTGAGGAGGTTCTAAAACGCCGTATAAAGGGCGTAAAAGATGCGAGTGGTCAGTATATCAGCCCATTGTTCCCGAAGCTGTTATATTGGACGTGTGATGGGTTAAACGTTAAAAAATCAGATCCATATTATTATCTGACAGAACTTGCAGCTGAATGTATTGCAAAAAGAATGCAGCCAGATATTGTTTCTGAAAAGATGACACGTGAGGTCAAACAGGGTCAAATTATCCCGATGATGGGGTGTCGCTCTTTGTTAGGTCCTATTTGGGAAGAGCGTACATATCCAGTTGATACAAAGTTTTTCTGGGTTGCTGGCTCTGTTTATCCGTATTGTGAGTTTATTGATGCAAGATCGTTTGAATCTTTGCCAAATGGAGAATATAAATCAGGATACGATGATGGTGAATACTCTATCAATTTTAGAGGAAATACAGGTTGGTTGATTAAAAAGACAGATACAGAAGTTGTTATTAAACAACCTATGGTTTATGGACGTTGGAATAATGGTGTGATAACAATTAATCTTCCTTATGTTGCTTTGGAATCTAAGGAGAGGGGAATTGACTTCTATGAAAATCTTGATAATTGGCTTGAATTGTGTAGACGAGCGATGCAGGAAAGAGTTAAATCTTGCAGAAAGATCAAGGCAAAGAATTCACCAATATTGTGGATGTATGGTGCATTGTCAAGAATGGAACCAGACATGACTGTTGGTGAATTGATGGATCAACATCCTACTCGTTCAACTGTCAGTCTTGGTTATGTTGGGCTCTATGAAACCGTAGAGGCGTTGATAGGAGAATCTAATACAACAGACAAAGGACGAAAATTGTGCAAGGAAATAATGCAACATATAAATAATATTCTTTCTGAATGGAAGAAAAATGATAATATTATGTATGCGATTTATGGAACACCAGAGGAATCGCTGACATATAAATTTGCACTTGCTCTTCGTAAAAGTTTTGGATTGATTCCGAAGATTACGGATAAGGATTATGTCGTAAATTCATATCATGTAGATCCTCGTGAGGAAATTGATGCATTTAAAAAGCTTGAAATTGAGGGTGAATATCTTGCGTTATCATCTGGTGGTGCGGTTAGTTATGTTGAAACTGCTGATCTCGTTAATAATCCAGAGGCGATTATCAAGATGATTCAGTGGATGCATAATCATATTATATATGCGGAGGTTAATAGAAAAATAGGTGTTTGTAAACATTGTGGATATGAAGGTGACATTCAACTTATTAAAACAGAAGATGGTGTTTTCAAATTCATTTGCCCAAATTGTGGAAATGATGATGATGATTCTCTTGATGTTACAGCTCGCATCTGTGGATATCTTGGCAAGGTGAATGCTGGAAACACGAACAAGGGTCGTCTTGATGACATATATCACAGAGTCATTCACACTGATATTGATGAGAATAAGGAAGCTGAAGAGTAATTTAACCAAAAAACTACACAGATTGATTATGCATTACGCGAACATCAAATATTGCTCAACCACTAACGGAACAGGAGTCAGAACCTCTTTGTTCGTTAGTGGCTGCAGAATTCACTGCAAGGGTTGCTTCAATAAGCAGGCGTGGGATTTCCAGTACGGGAAAGAGTTTACACAGGAAGTGATAGACAGGATACTTACATCTATTGATATAGAATATTGTTCTGGCTTGACAATTCTTGGAGGTGAACCGCTGGATCCGAATAATTTATCAGAGGTTGAAAACATAATTGATCAGTTTAGAGAGAAGTTCGGATACAATAATCCAGAGAAGACGATATGGATTTATACTGGGTATAAGTATGAATCTCTCAGCGATGATCAGCGTAGGGTAGCTGGTAAGTGCGATACCGTTGTCGATGGTCCGTTTGAAATGGATAAGGCAGATGTAACTTTGAAGTTTAGGGGATCATCAAATCAAAGAATTATAGACTTAAGCTGTGAACAACCTTGATGTCATTTTCAAGGAACTTGAAGTCGACAAACTTTATCTTGTTGATATCAAAATTTGATAACAGCCATGCGCTATATAATCTTTCCTGAAGGAATCCTCCAATGAGCATGTGATAATTCACAGGTCTTGAGAGGATTTCCTTTCTTTTTCCATTTATACGTTCTCTGACATATTTCTCAAGGACGTCTTTGTTTTCGAACCCCATGTCATAGAAATATCTCTCAAGGACTGTGAACGCGAACGAACAGTATCGTTCAAAATCTTCTCTTCTCATTACATATGATGATGAGAAGAACAGTATTTTTAGATTGTTGAATATGTAATTCACGCTTTCTTTGTATTCTGGAAAAGATTTGCAGATGATATTGACAAATGCGTCATAATCAATTTGAGGGTGACATGCAAGCATTTGCCTTTTTATTGATCCTTTTATTTCCATCGGCGTGTTTGTTATGATTCTGTATTTGTCCAACATTTTGGAGAAATCGGTGTCCTCGTCGAACTTTAGTCTTCGGCGATACTGGCATTGTCCGACGAAGTCTGTGTCCGTGTTTTTCCAGATCCAGTATGTTCCAGTTGTTTCCGAATAGAAATAGTTCTTGTCGGATATGTTGTCACCAGTGTTGTCCTGGAGTTCGCATATTTTATTTTTCGCTGTTGCCGCCCCGCATTGTATCGGGGTGTACAACGCATTATCCCAAAAGCCGTATGGAACTTTTTTATATGCGAGCTCAAAAATCTGTATATCTTTCCTCTTTTCCATTTTTTTCAAAAGTTTTTTGGTTACTTATTTATCTATTTAAAATAAAAGTTGTAACTTTGCAACAAAATTGTTTATTGCGAAAAATAGATAGTGATTTTAATCTTTTTCTGTTTTTTGCAGTATAATAATGTAAAGGAGAATTCAATTTAATGGCAAGTTCATCACCATTCTTACAGAATGTATATTATCATTATATCCTATCTGAACCGAGTTTAGTCATGAGATTTGAGCCAGAATTCTTTTCAGCCAAGAATCTGCAGATTGCGTTCAGGCTGGCAAAGGATTATGTGATCAAGTATCATCAGGCTCCGTCCAGTGAGCAGATGAAGCAGTTGGTAATCAATAATCATCAGGAAGAGACGTTGACTGATGATATCATTGATGTCCTTTATGCGCAGAAGAGGATGTTGGATAATTACACGGATGAATGGTTGTATGATGAGGCGACAAACTGGGCGATCCTTGAAAACGTGAAGAAGTCAATCTATGATGCGACTGCATACATAAAGTTGAATCAGGAGACGATGGAAGACGGGAAGGCGAAGGAAGTTGTTGAACATGTGAAGACGATGTTTAACAGATCGTGCGTTCTTGAGTTTGAGGAAAATATTGATACTGGGTCAGATTTTTGGGATGCTGAAAGTCATAAGCAAAAGAAGTTGATACGATCGTCGCTTGGTTATGATTTCATTGATTTTTGTCTTAACGGTGGAGGTTTTTCTGGTGCGTTGATTTGTTTTGCTGGTGCCCCGAAGACAGGTAAATCGTTATGGATGCAGAATATTTGTGTAAAATCTGTTGAGAAGGGTGAGAATAACGCTTATATTTCGTTGGAGCTTCCAGAGGAAATGGTTATTGAGCGTATGGGTGCGAACATGTTTTCCATTCCATCACTGGAATACTCTAAATACTCACAGGATACTGTAACGTTCAAGGAAAAGATTAACCGTTACAGGAAATCTCAGATGGTGAAGCCTGGAGCGTTGATTGTGAAGGATTTTCCGACATCTACGTTAAGCGTGATTGAGTTGGAAAGTTATCTTCTTTCAAAGGAGGAAGAGTTGTCGACAGAAGGTCATCCTTTCAAGTTCAAGAACATATTTCTTGATTATTTGAACATTATGAGGAATTATAGAAACCCGAACACTGAGAATACGTATATGAAGATTAAGCAGATAGCGGAGGATCTCAGGGCAATGGGAAAGAAAAATGGTTGGTGTATAATAACCGCTACACAAACCAATCGATCTCAGTTCGATACGAACGACATGCAGGCTAACCAGATTTCAGAATCAACAGGTCTTGGTGCTACAGTTGATGCATTGTTCGGTATAATAGCCGACGCTCTCATGCTCGCACAAGGACAGTATTATTTGAAATGCTTGTACGATCGAGTTGCACCTCGCGCCAATAAAAAGAAGCTATTTAAATGCGATTTTACATATTTAAGAATAACAGAAGATACAACAGAAGAAATAATTGACACAGCATTACAGAATCCACTTGACAACAACAGCAATAGATTCATAGCTGGTGCTGCCAAAAAAAGAAACCAACAGAAAATTAATCAAACATTCACCCCAGGTGAAGCACCAAAACCAGATGATGCACCGAACCAATCAGTTAACCTTATTGAATCAGCACCATCACAGAGCGAGAACAAGATCATTTCTCCTTTCTTCAAGGTGAAGGGTCAGGGATTGTTCGACTTAAAAGAAAACAAATCCTAAAATGTTAGAGGATAAGATATTTAATAACACATTTGACAATGTAGAATATGGTACAGAACGAACTACACAGTCCGCCATCGCGATTAACCCTTGCGTAGAAGACAGGTACGAGGAAAGCGTCGCAGAAAACATAGAGGACATATACACAAAAAGAAAGCTCATGGATCTAATGGAAACCCTTTACAAGGAATCGCCGTTCCATGAGAAATATAATAATAACAATAAGAAGATCGAACGATGTGACTTCTTCGATATATATTATCATTTTAAGGAGGAACTGCTTAAAAGGGAAGAGTTTACAATAATTCAGATATTCTGTACTATTGCAGAATTTTTCGATTTGAATTATAGAACGCTTTACAATGATATACTAACTCTTGAGGACAAGGTTTCGATACTTGATCAGCTTGAGAAGGATTACGGGCTTGAGAAGCAGTTCACCCAATCAAAAGCTTTATTTTAACATGGTAACATTTAACGAACCAAAGATAGATTCAGTAATTTTCATATCAGACGTTCATTTTGGAGTGAAGAACGGATCGATTGATTGGCTTGAAAATATGAAAATGTATTTCATGGATTTCTTTATTCCGTATGTGAAGAGGATCAAGAAGACCAATCACCCTTGCGTTGTTGTCGCTGGCGACTATTTTGATAACAGGCAGTTCGTGGATATCAATGTGCTTAACACTGCATTGGACATTATGGAGCTTATTGCGAAGGAATGCAAGGTTTACATGATAATCGGAAATCATGACATATACAAGAGCAATGATGTTGACATTAATTCACTTCGTCCTTTATCATATATAAAGAATGTGAACATTGTTCATGATATTGCTGAACTTGTTATAAAGAATGACAAGAAGTTCCTTCTCGTTTCATGGATCGGTGACATGAAAAAGGAAAACAAGATTATAGCGGAGAACAAGGACAAATATGATATACTTGTTTTCCACACTGAGCTTTCAGGCATGTCATATGACAACGGCAGAAAAATCATTAATGGTTTGAATATTGATATCGTGGATGACATGAGGATTGTTTCTGGGCATATACATAAAAGACAGGAAAGCAAAAGGGGAATATACTTGGGTTCGCCGTATCATACAAGCAGAATGGATATAGGTAACAAGAAGGGCATATATACGTTTTTCTCAGAAGATGACGGGTTGTTGACTATATCATTTACTGGAAACAATATTTCACCAGAATTTATATTGAAACGTTTCTCTGAGGTTGGAAGAAAGGCTGAGGATTGGAAAGATATCGTGCATAACAATTATGTATATATAGTTTTCACCACGAGTGAGCTTGATGTAGTGAATGTGACAAAGTTTGTGAACGAACTCCAGGAATACAAGCCAAAGGATATAAACATCATAGAAGAGAAACAGGTTGTTAATGTGAATGTTGATCAGGCTGTTGTTGATGGCGGCGGTGAAGTTGTTGATTTAAGTGTTAAGCCAGATGCTACGATTGAGGAGATTTTTGAGACAAAGCTTCGGGCATTCAAGTTGACTAAGGATCAACAGAAGGTTATTAATAAAATGAATACTGATTATCTTACACAGGCTTTATCATGAAGATATTAAAATTACAATGGAGAAACATATTCTCGTATGGAGACGATGTGACTGAACTTGAGTTGGGTGATGATGCAAAGCTTTGGCAGCTTTCTGGAAAATCTGGTTCTGGAAAGAGTAGCTTGCTTTCGATCCCGAAGTTGCTTCTTTTTGGAAAGACCGAAGGGGGTGACGGAAAACCTGTGGATGTTGCGGACATATCAAATTGGATCAACAAGAAAGGTTGGATATCTGGGACAATCATGAAGAACAGTGACATGTATGTGATAGAGCGTACATTTTCCCCTTCAGCTTTGTCAATAACAAAGAATGGTGAACCGATTGATAAAGCTGGCGTTAAAAACATGCAGGGTGTAATTGATAGCGAGATTCTTGATAATATGCCGTACAACATATTTGCGAACGTCATGAGTCTATCGCTTAACAATTTCAAGTCGTTCATATCAATGTCTCCAGCTGATAAGAGGCTCATCATTGACAAGATTTTCTCGCTGGAGATAATCAACAAGGTTTACGAACTTGTCAAAAAGGACATGAAGGATCTTGGAAATGCAATCAATATAAGCAATTCTCAGATATATTCTCTTGATCAGACAATAAAGACATCACAACAGGAACTTGACAATTTGAGCACAAACACTGATGACAATGTTCAGGAAAAGCTTGATGCGATTAAGATGAAGCTTGGCAAAGTGGATGCTTTATATAATGATCAGAATTCAATATATCAGCAATTGTGTTCCAAGTATAATGAGTTGTATCAGGCAGACAACAAAATTGTGCTTGCGATCAATTCAGAAAATTATGAGATTGCAAACATACAGAAGAAGATAAACTTGTTTAATCAAGATAAGTGTCCGACTTGCGGTACATCATTTAATTCATCCGAATTTGTGTCGCTTAAAAACGAACTCCAGGAGCAGATGGATGCAAGACAGGAAACTGTTAATTCATATAATCAGCAGCGAAGTTTGCTTTCTGGTGAGATTTCAAATATAAATGATCAGATTTCTCTTGTTCAGGAAAACATTAGAAAGATTACAGCGAAGAAGAATGAGCTTGTCAATGAGTTCACGAGGATCGAGGCATCGTCTAAGAACCTCAGCGAGTCAGCTGCCATCAAGAACATAATTGCCACGACAAATAAGACAAAGGATGAAATAGAAAGGGGGATAAAGGAGTCAAATGAGAAGATGAAGATGATGGAAATCATTGAGACGATGTATTCAGCGGATGGAATAAAGCAGACGATGATGAATAATTATATTCCTTCATTGAATGCTGAGATTGCTGAAACTTTGAGCTTCCTTGGTTTTCCGTATTCTCTGGAGTTCGATAATAATTTTGATCCTCACATGACTTATTTGGGGAAGTCGATTAAATCGAAGAATCTTAGTATCGGTGAGCATAAGAAGGTTGATTTGACTGTTCTTTGCTCGCTGCTGAAGATGATTAAGAGAAAGTATCCTCAGATAAATCTTGTTTGTTTGGATGAAACTGTGAGTTCACTTGATTATGAAAGCAGCACAGAAATCATAAAATACCTGAAGGAGATTTCCCGTGAAATGTGTCTTAACATTTTCATAGTGTCTCACACGACGCTGGACGAGAACCTTTTTGATGAGCATATTGTTGTTGAAAAGACATCTGAATATTCAGTTTTGAAAAAAATATAAACTTTTTTGCGAAAACATTTTTCTATGTCAAAAAAAAGTTGTAACTTTGCAACAGAATTAAAAAAGAACAAAGATGATAAAAGAATTTAAAGAAATAACAGAAGATAATCTGCAGTATATGATGAGCCATCCTGTCATCGTAAATGAGAAGCTGGATCTCATTCAGTTTAAGGTAAAGATTAACGAAGAAGGAACAGAATTGCTTAATTCAAAGAATAAGCCGATAACGGATATTGATTGTCTTGTTAATTCGGTGTACAAAGACATTAAAGAATATTATACGAACTTTGTAGTAGCGAACTCAACAGAATTGACAGAGAAATTTGGAGCGTCAGAGATAGGTTTTTTCTGCAAGTCCTGGTCCCAGACAAAAATCATCAGATATCCAAATATTAAAGAAAAGTTCATCATCGGTCATTTTTATACAAAAGAAAAACAAAAGAATGATATTGTCGAACTTTCGAGAATACTTAGCACAGTGCATTTAACTCCGATAGCTATCAGAGAATCAATTGAAGGAATAGAAGAAGTTGACAGACATGATCCTGTTGCCTTGGTGGAATTTTTCACAGGAGGAAAAACATGGTCAGGAAATGGAATTGAAGAAATTGAAGGCATCATACTTACATCTGGAAGGCTTAATTATAAGATTACTGTCAATGATGTAACGCCTCATATTGAAAAGACAACAAAGAAATTATACAGGGATACAGTTCTTGAGAACTTTTGCAATGTCATCTATGATATTGATGATGCCAAAGCGATCATGAACAGTAGACAATCATACATAGATAAGATTTCAAAATTGTTCGTTTTGTATGTTGATAAGACGAACTTGTTCACGAGGCATTATCTTGAACCAGAAGATCTCCTTCCTCCTGCTGCTGGCTATATTGGTGATCTTGATTACACGAAGTTATCGTTACCTATTAAGTTAGTTTGCATGAGTAGTGATGTGTATAAGAATATATTTAGGATTCTTGTTGTAACGTTTTCTTCCGATGTATCAAAATTTGACAGCTTTAGCCCTGATATAAAGGATAAGTTGTTGTATATTTACAGGAAGATAAATAAAGCGTGAACAAAAGAATTTAAAAAGAATATTTGATAGTTTAATCAATAATTTTTTTAATAATTAAAAGAATATCAAAAATTTAAAAAAGAATTAATTATGGCATCAATCGACATTTTTAATCCAACAGGCGGCGTTAAAGAAGACAGAAAGAACACCGATCAGTACAGAGTATCATTTAAAGAAGGAAAGAATGGAATTTATCGTTCGGTCATCCGATTCATTCCTTGGTATGCAGACCCAAGCCATTGTCAGATGGAGAAGGAGGTATCATGGGTGAAAGACCCAATTACACACAAGGGGTTGTATGTGGATGATCCTAAGAGCATTGGAGAGTTCTCTCCAGTAACAGACATGTTCTTCAAGTTCTATCATACTGGCATTCCAAGTTATGTTGAGTTTGCAAAGACGTATCTCGGATCGAAGAAGCAGTATGCATCACTTGTTCAGATTATGTCTGATGAACAGCATCCAGAACTTGTAGGTCAGATTAAGATTTGGGTTTATGGCAAGAAGGTTCAGGAGAAGCTTCACAATGAGGAGTTTCCTCCATCTGGACAGCAGGGAATCAATCCGTTCCATCCAATTTACGGGCGTAAGTTCTCGTTGATTTGCACCAACCAATCTGGATTCAACAACTTCGATCAGTCAGGTTTCTTCGATGAGAAGAATGGCAACCAGATTCTACCATCAGGTATGTGGTATGTGGATCCAAAGAATCCAAATTCTTACTCAATCGTTGATGAGAACACGGATCAGGAAGTTCTTGTTGAGTATTTGAAGACAAATTCTCCAGACCTTTCCAAGTATGATTATCATCCTTGGACAGAGGAGCAGACTGCTCATGTTCAGTCAGTTCTTGCGAATTGTGCGAATTTCATGGCAAGCGGAACACTCGCTTCTGCTACACCAGCACCAGCTACACCAGCACCAGCGCAACCGTTTATTCCTGGTTCTCAGCCAACTCCAGGTGCAGTTCCACCTCCAACGTCGGCTCCAGTATTCCCAGGTGCAGCACCAGCTCCAGGTGCAGTTCCACCACCAGCATCTGCGCCAGTATTCCCAGGTGCAGTTCAACCACCAGCATCTGCGCCAGTATTCCCAGGTGCGACACCACCACCTGCCGCAGCACCAATGCCAACAGCAGCACCAGTTATGCCAGGCGTTACAGGTGTAACACCACCAACGGTGACACCAAAGTCCGTAGATGCTCCTGTTGCAGCTCCAGTGTCAGGTATGAATATGGACGATGTTCTCGCAAAACTTTAAAGGTTAGAAAAATAAAGGATCCTCGAAATCGGGGATCCTTTTTTAATCGCAATTATGATCTTCGTTTGAATTTGATGTCGGGTCTTTTTTCAGTTTTTTTCTTAGGTTTCTTAATGTTTCCTTATCTGTTTCGACACCTGATTTCAATATGTATATTTGGTTTTCCAAATTAGATTTTTCAAGTTTTAGCTGATTGATTATTTGATCCTGCATTGTGATTAGCATGTTGGCTGATAGTTTTGATGATTGGTCAGCTTTGCTCATTATTAATTTGCAAAGCATTTTCATCATATCAATAAGCATATTCAGAGCTGGCATCAATGAGCCAGGTATGTTTCCAAGATTGACAAACAACAGCATTGGTAATGTGCATATTCCGCATATCCCAACACCTATGACAACAGTTACTCTTCCGTAAAGAACGGTGTATGGTATATATATGATGGGCATTGGTATAGGGGCACCGTCTATTACAATTCCTGTTGCCCAGTATGACGGCATAGTGCAGTTAACAATTGTTGCTATTGTACAATATCTAAGCCAGTAATTGTATTCATTCACTCCACATGCTGTCAGGTGTGAATTTTCTGGATATATTGGAAGTTCCTTTTCTTTTTCTTCTTTTATTGTAAGCGGTTCATCTATGAAGTAGAAATCATGTGGTATGTTATCTTTATATACTTTGTTTTTTCCTCCCCAGTTCGCTTCTTTGTATTTGTCAAAAAGTTCGCCGCTTTCTATCTGATTGATGTGTTTATTATAATAACTTATTGCCTTATCTGCTAATTCTCTCAGGATTTTACTTTCATTTTTTGAAAGGATGAGGAAAGGATCAAGATATTTTCTTTCAAATGTGCTTACTTGACCATCGTACTGGTTGCTTGTATTTAAGGCTCTTGTAATTTCTTCGTGTTCCCACTTTTTTACGAGTTCATTGATGGATGTAGATTTAGAGTTCTCTGTCAGTTCTGTTGCCGCTTCCAGTAGTTCATCATATTCTTCCTCATCAATATATGATGTGAGGTATTCTTCATCTATGTCGTTCTCAACCCTTCTGACTTGCACGAAAGATATGGATATTTTCATAAGACGATTGTACAGATTTTTCATTTCCGCATCTTCTGGGGATTCCTCTACGTTAGGGTTTTTGATGATTGTCTCCATGTCCATTGACTTGTATTTGTCAGCCAATGATGCTGGTGGAACATATTTGCACAGTGTCTCAAGATATTTCAACACCTTTGAATACAGCGTTGTTCTGTTTTTGTCATCTATCTTCGCCTGTATCAAGTCATTTTCGTCATCTGCGTAGAAATCATATTGAAAGATTGTTTTTAATCTTCTATAATAATCGTAAGATTCTGATTTCCAATATTTTTTGATTGTATCATCACATAATGCGTTGAATTTTGTTATCAGTGATTTTATGTTTGTTGCATTATATTCAAGTCTGCTTCTTATCTGAAGGAAAGATGTTAGGTGATGCATCAGTTCAACGACATATGGGTTGCTGTCATCATAATAGAAATCCTCTCCAGTTATGTAATCAAGATATTCATCAAACAACATCTGATCCATTATCGTTCCCTTATTGTATCCGAAATCATTTACATTGTTGTACATGTACATGATTTTTCCGTAAAACTGCTTTTTTCTTGAATCTATTTCAGCTTTCAGACCCATCATGTCATTATTTTCACAGTATTGCTGAACATTGTCAGCACCACATACATCCATTAGCGATTCGTTGTATTTTTCAGATAGCGATTTTGCAGCATTTCTGTATGAATTGCATATCCTGGATGTCGTGTTTCCCGTGTATGATGTTGTTGGTGAAACGTGGGTTAGATAATTGCAGGCTATATCTGCCTGTCTGAAATAAAGGATGTAATCTTTAATGAACATTTCTGCCTGTGTGGTTCGCTGCATTATTTCATTCAGATCGCTTATGTTCATATCATCTTTGCTAACAAGATCCTCTATTTCCTGCTGTGTTGAATTTTCAGATATTCCAACCATTTTTGAAACATCTGTCTCATATTTCCCTATGATGTAGTTTTCGTGGACTTCTGTTACTGTTCCTATTATTTTTGATTTAACGGCGATTCCTTTCATCGTAGCAATCATGTCATTCATTTTTATGCGTTGTCCTTCTGTTACCATTATTTGTGTTTTTGGATATCCGAACTCCACGATAAACCTGTCCGATGTTGCTGCATCAGATCTTACAGAAGCGAGATCCTCGAATCTCGTTTTGACTTCAGGAGGGCATATTGATATGCATCCTAATTTTGACTCTAAACTATTTGGATCCTGTGCTGCCATCAATTGAATAACCGTTTTCGTTGTTTGAACAATATTGTAATATTACACTCTTTATCTTTTTTGCCTCTATTGCAGCTTTTGCTTTAAGATGCAGTTCCTCGTCTTTTTTGTTTTCTTTTGGCTTTGCCGCATCAGATGAAGCTTTTTCAAATTGTCTCAATGCCAGGAGTGTTCCAGCAAGCATGCCAAGAGCTGGCAATAATATTTCCAGAAGTTTGTCAAAATCAAATCCGCTTTTGTCCGTTGCGTTCTTTATTCCCTTTATTGCGTTAAGTTTTCCAAGAACGCGTTTCCATGTTGATTCCGATGTTTTTTTTAGGTTACACGCAGCGTCAAGTGCTTCATTGATTGTATTCATTTGTATCAGTTTAATGAACACGCTTCTGTCACGGGATGTCATATTGTCCATTTCTTGATACAGACGAAGCTTCATCGTCGCCATTTCTGTTTCAAGCGCGTCGATGTCAGTTTGCTCATCATATTCTTCTAAATACTCTTCATCCATGGCTTAAATGATTTCCTTTTGTCCGTGTTGACCCTTACCAGCGTTCGCAGCATAAGCACCCCAGTATTCACGTCTTTGATCCCCATTTGGTCTCCTGTATCCTATGTGAACCCATGCCGATCCAGTTGTATTGAAATTTCCAGTGTATTCCACAAGAATCTGATCAAACGGGTATTGCCTGTTTTGTGAAAGGAACGATTTGATAAATGCAGCCAGTTTTTTGACGTTCGCTCTTTTTGATGAATTATCTGTGAAATACGGTTGAACATCGATTGCATATCCATATATGTGAGCTGAACCGTTGTTTGATTGCGTTCCGCCTCCAGAATAATGATATCCTACAGGTCTGTATCCAGATGTTATTGTCCACGATGGATTCTGATGCTGGCTTTCCATATATGCGTTCCATGCCTTACGGATTGGAACCCAAAGGTTTCTCATCGCCTCACCTATATGCTGTCTTGCAAGCTCGTTCGTTATGACCTTTCTGTTTTCATATTTAGATCCTCTATTATATATGTTGAGGTAAGTGACTTCCTTATATTCGTTCATTGATTCATCCCCTCTTGGTACATATTGGGATGTGTCAATGTTTTCTGTTGAACTTGGAAATTTTGGCACTTGTTCACATGGTTCATCCATGATCCACAAAGCGTTTGCTATTCCTTCTTCCATTGCACCCTCTCCATCTTGATTGTATTTGTTCATGTCCCTTATTGCACCTTCAGGACCAGCTGAAAATTCATAATATCCCATTGCCATTCGTGCGGCTTCTCTTGTTGTTTTTGATGCAACAAGATGTGTCCAACCAGATTTATGTGTTGTATTTAGTTCATGCTCAACAAAGTTTAATTGTTGTATCAATGAAGGATTTTTGCCAAACATGTTTTCAAGTATTTTTCTTCTGTGATATACTGCACCTGTAGCTGTAACACCTATCCATTGTGCTATTCCATATGCGCCAGAAGATTTGTTTAGAGCTGTTGGTAAACAACCAGATTCTCTCATGAAGTTTCCTGCAAGACCAGCCGCCTGAAATTTCTGTAGTTTTTCTACACGTAAAACATTTCCTTTGCTGTCTTTTATCTTCATCTCTATGCTCATCAGGTAATTCATGATTATGTTGAGATTTTTTGTCCCTTCAGCCGTTAGCTTTTTTGCATCGACACATCCATACCCGTACTCTCCGTCTATTAGTTCGGCGTTGCTGTAATTGTATTCTATAGGTGGAAAGAATTGATTTTCAGATATCACCTCAAATATTCCAACGGCGTGTGATTCTGATCTTTTTATCTCTTCCCAGCGTGCGTTGAGTTCATCGAAGTATTTTTCTGATTCATCAAGTCCCTGGAAAATCGGATCAGCAGCATGACGCACAATTTTTACTTGTGAACCAACTTCTCGTCTCACAGTGTTTTTGGCATTGTGATGCGCAATATGTATGTTTCTGTTTAGGGTTTCTTTTGGCGGCGGCATTCCAGCTATTGTTTCTGCTGCGGATTTTGCGGCTTGTTTGACATCTTCAACATATTTGCATGGATCTGTGCCAAGTTCTGGAATAGATGTTCCCATCAAAGGTATGTCATATGGCAAATCTTCAGGAAGATCATCGTCAAGCGCATCTATGGCTTGTTCCAGTTTTTTGAGCTTTTTCTTCATCTTGTCTGTTGGCGTTTCAATCAGCATTTTTTGTTTATATTCGTTAGCCGCATGAATCCACGCATCATATTCAACTTGTGTTTGGACATCTTTTCCCCATCCATGACCTTCTTCTATTTTTTCATTATTCATATACTTTTCATAAGTGAATCCGCCTCGCTTATCAAAATCAAGCATTTCATACCTTATTGTTACTTCATCTGCGGTCAACGTTATTATTTGGTTATTGTGGCTGATTATTACATTTTCAACTTCTGAACGCCAGTCATCGTAATATGATGGTGAAATGTATTTGTCGCTTGCGCTGTATATGTTGTATCCAGATGTTGAATATTCTAGTTTTCCTTGATCTGTTTCGCATATTGTTTTGTAAAGCGTATAGTCATCGTACTCGATAAGATCCATCGAGTTGTCAAACTGAGCTGTGTCTATCCTGATTCTTATGATTTTCATTATTATCCTATGTCTGCGAGGCAAGTTTTCATGTTCCAGTAAGAATCCGCTATGTCATCCATGCAAAGAACATAGTTTGTCTTTTTTCTGAGAACATCGTTATGGTTTTGCAAGAAATCCATGAACATGTTAGATGCTGGTTCTTTCGCCATGGCGTTAATCATCGCTTCCTTTCCCAAACCTTTCTGTGAGCAACCAGCAGTCTTTTTTATCCTTATTGGGGAATATGTCTTGAGATTTGTGTATCCGTTCTTCATCAGATCATGCATCAGGATGTACTTGTATCCTGCAAGTTGCAAGGTGGCGTTTCCGCTTCTTGAGAATGCGAAGCTTTCATTTGCCACATACACATCAGAACGCTTGATGTTGTTCTTTTCACATATTTCATTTATAGTGTCAAGAATCATTTCGGAAAGTTTTGTTGCTCGCGTCGTGTGCTCGATTATGAGCTGATGCTGATCAAGGGATTTTGGCTTTATCTTATGGAGTTCGCGGTTGAATATGTGAGCTCCACATGAAGTCAGCTTTTCAAGTGAAACATCATCAATTTCAGCTGGCCATACGTAAAATTCAATCTTGCCGTCTATGTATGATGTCATTGCTGGTTTTGAACAAGAGAAATCAAATCCAAATACTGCTGTCATTGTCTGTTTTCTTATGTTTTTGACTATTTATCCTGTTTTTCCACTATGGACTGTTTTAGTTTAGATAAATAATGAAAAGATTTAATTTTAACGATATAATGGCACTCAACGAGGATAATGTAACAGGATATCATTCACATCTTGTTCACACTGGATTAGATAGGGGTGTTACGGGAGGAAATGATGCTCCCATGCCAATCGATCCACCACAATTAGTGGCATCAGCCAAAAAAGCAGCAAAAACATTAGTTGGACAAAATTCAAACACAGGAGTATCAGGTAGTATGGCAGGAAGCGGCGGAATCAATATTCATGTAGATGATCACAGCGTTTTTATCGATAATAGTGTTCATCATTCAGGCGTTGCGGACGGATTAGCGTTCTTTGGCGCACATTGGAAGGAAATAGCAATCGTTGCAGGCGCAGCAGCGATGATTTATGCTATTGCAAAAATGATCAAGGCACTCAATAAGAGCATAAAGATTCGTTACAATAAGGTTGTAAGGACTCTTCAGAGAGCGCAAAAGGATTTCACCCTTAAAGAAGAGGGTCTTAACATGAAATCCGTTCTACCTGGTGTAGGAAGCGGAATATTTGACTGGATTTCCAGAACATTGACAGGCAACTGGAAGTCAGCGAAGCATCATCGCGGAAATATTGGTTTGCATCCTTTCTGTAACGCTTACATCGAAGAGATTGCAATGGATTATAAGACTGCAACTGATGCGTTCAGCAAGATTAAGCTTGGTGCTGATGGGTCAAGCGTTGACGACGGCAGAAACACAGATGAGAAGGTTAACAAGGGTGAAGGCGAATATAATTCATACGGGCAGAAGAAGAAAAATGGTGGAAGTAATGAAAGCGTAGGTGATGTAGTTATCTATTCAAGTTTCCGTGAGGCATATTCAACAGAACTCCTTAACGAGGGTGTAGCAGAGGAAAAAGTGAACGAATCTGTTCTTGCGCTTGTGATGGCTGGCGTTTCTCTCGCGACTCTTGCCGTTCGTGCTGGTACGTTCCTTTATCAGCGTTACAAGGACGGAAAACCTGTTGGCGATCCAAAGAAGGTTGCGGTGACAAAAGAGTCTACAAGAGAGATTTGTTATGCAATTATCAATAATTATGCTGACAAGTATGTGAACATGAAGCAAGTGTTCAAGGAAATCGGTATTGATACAAATTCTCTTGCAGATATTAATGCATCTGATTGCGATAAGCTTGCTGAAATTCTTAAGAAGTATCAGAAACCAGAAAAGAATTCATACACAAAGCAATATGAACGTATCGAAAAGGCTTATCGTAAGATGCTTGGACATTATTATGCAATAGGTAACGGTATTATTGCTAATTTTGTTAAATATTCTGAAGCAAAGGATGAGAAGCATGCAAATCTTATTGTTGCATCCAAGGAGAAGCTTGAAAATATGTGGGATTCACAGAAAGATTTCTATGATAATAATTTCTCTCATGTTATTATTGAAATTGTATCGAGTGAAGCATATATTCAATATCTTAATTTTATTCTTGATAGAGTTATACCTGTATTCAAGACAGGTCTTGCAAGCGATGCTGATTATGTTCTTGGTGTTCAACCACGAAAGGGTGAATATTATTTGCTCAGGCAGACAGGTAACGGGCAGGCTATGCTTGGAGATAATGAGGTTGAGATTGGAAACGTAGCTATTGCAGAGGTTGTTAGCTGTGATCCAAAGAATGGTAACATGAAGTTTAAGCTTACAGGTTTGGTGAAAGGAACTGAAGGTGATAATTTTAGAATTAATGATGATGGTGTCGCAGAATTAAGCACAGATGACATCGATTATGATGCATACAAAGAGAAGGGTGAGATCGATCTTCCATATAACAAGTGGATGTCGCTTGATCCTGTTCTTCTTGATTGGACACCAGACGTTCAAACAGGTGTTTTCTTTAGAATTCCAAAATACGATAACAGTGTAACACAGTTTGTGTATGCAACAGCAGACAGAGAAAACGAAACTAAAGGTTATAATACATTCATCGTTGTCATGATGAAAAATCGCACACGAGATCCATATGAGATATTATCATTAAAGAAGTATAAAATAAACAATTTTATCAGTGAAAGTGCTATTTATACATTGTTTACTACTGATAAGAGTTTAGATCCATTGTTTGCTTATTGGCCATTTGGAGATAGAATAAAAAATGCAGTAAAATCTTATCAGGGAGATGAACCTAAAATTGATGATGTAGAGACAACTGATGGACTCATCAAGGCACTTAATGAACGGTCAGCTGAAGAGGCAGCTGTTCGCGTCAGTGATGTTTATGACAGGCAATTTAATGACGGGGAAAACGATATTAGACAGTATGTATACGCATATGGTGACAAAGATGATAAGGATGAATTCAATTCGTTTGTTATAATTACAACAAAGAACGACAGTAAAGAGATTCTTTCAAGATCTGTTTACAAGATTGATAATTACATGTCAGCCGATGACCTTAATGAATTCATGACACAGAAGGTCGATCCTCAATTTACTCAAAGAGATAATTATAATGATTCTGAATTAAAGAAATATGCTGACAAATATGGTCAAAGTCATCCTCTTCCAGAAGGTGATGATATTGAGAATGTTGGAACAACAGATAAGCTTATTGAGAAATTCAACGCAAAGGATAATAAAAAACCAGGCGTAAAATATAGTAACATTTATAAACGTTCCCTTTATTCATCTGATCAATATATATATGCTTCTGGTGATACCGATGGAGAGCATGAATATAATGTTTTTCATGTTGTTGTTTCTCCAAAAAATGTTCAGGAAATCAGAGAATATAAATCTTTTATGACTGGAACATATTTTACTGATTCAGATCTTGATTCATTATTAATTAATAAATTAAAATTTTCAAAGGACAGTCATTTTATAGGATCTTCTCTTCAAAATAAACTTAACGGCATATTTAAGAATTCAAATGAACCAAAGCCAATTAAAGTAAAAAATATTGATATTCTTGAAGAAAAGATTAATATGCTTGTTTATAATGATTTTATTGCACAGTGCGTTAAAATTATGATAGATGAATGTGGTGTTAAAATGAATAACAACGAACCATCTCAATTTGATATTGTTTCAACCGAGAAGGATGGTGTTAAAATATTTACAGAATCTTCATCGTTAACGAATGTTGATTCATTTAAAGTTAGATTTGAAGATCTTAATGTTGAATTCAATATAGCTTGCAGCGGAAAAAATACTAATAATATCCTCATAACTAGGTTGGTTACAGGTGCGCAGCTGCCATCAATTACAATGGAGAAAAAGAATTGGAATGTAAATGCTGTTGCTGATACGATGATTAAAACATTTAATAAGAACGTAAGCACTTCAGAGAAACCGACAGTTGAATATTCATACAATACAGATGTAAATGAAAGTCTCAATCAGTCGAACGTCAACGTTACCCGTAGGTTTGACATAAGGATGAGGAATTGGTTTGTTATTTCAGAGGCTGTTTATGACAATGGAAGCGGAAAGAAATCTAAGCTTGATGAAAGTTCGTTCATAAAGAAGATTCTTGACAGATCCGACTGTACGGCGTTCGCTAAGTCATCTAAGCTTGCGAAGTTCATGAAATACGAGATAAATCAAAACTACAATCTTGTTTCTGAGGCAAGTAACACACCATCCGTTGCAACACCTCTTTATGAAAGCCTTGTTCTCGTGAAGTTCGATAAATTAGATAATGTTGTTGAAAAGATTAGTCTTGGTAAACATAGAATCGGTTAATTAAGATGAATAATCAAATGTTATATTACAAGGAAGGTATCATGGAGTCACTCCATGATATCGATCATGACAGATACTATCATAACAGGATTTCATCTAAATCTCTTGATAAGGTGTTGAATCTTGCTGAAGCGTACTCCATCATGTCAAAGTGTGAACAAGATGCTGAGGCGATCAATGAGTCGTCTTCGCTGTACCATAAGATAAGATCACTTGTGAAGGAATATGATTTCAGGAAAAGGCACAAGAACGAGGCGTTCGAGAATCCTTTTGATGAAATAGGCGACACCACAATAAACACCAGATATGAGGAAATGGCTGACTTTGACTTTGATGAAAAGGATTTCAATATAGGAAGAGTAAGACTTTGGAACAACAACACCGATAATAAGATAATGTTCAAAGGCGGAAAGATGATAGCTGGACAGTTCTTCGGAATAAATGACACAATAGAGGAATGCCCAGTCAGAATACTTTATGAGAAGGATATGTATTCAGAGAACATTCGGGAGTTCGCGTTCACAATTGATGCACCAAGAGGAATATATGCTATACCATTTGGGTATGCATCGTATTATCGAAATTCACTTGATTGCAATATAGAGCCTAATGCGGATTATGAATATGTGGATGGAGAAACACCTATTATAAGGATATTCGCCACAAGAAACATCAAGAGAGGACATGAGATTGTTCTTTATGCCGAAGATTCAGATTTCGGCAACGAGATAAAGCCAGGACAGTTCAAGTATGATCAGGATTCTGATCCGTTCTATAGAGTTAAGAACATAAAAATAGCGTAGTAATAATTTAGATAAATAGTGAAAAAGATACAGTTTAAGATAATGAAATCATTTGAAAACGTTTACAATAGATCAAAACATAATGCAATCAACGAGCAGCAGAAGGCTATAGCAGCTGATAAGGCAAAGCTTGTTGCGGCAATCAAGCATGAATATGGCGTGCAGGATTTCGCGACACTCGTGAACGAGGCTGAGAAGGAATCGTTCAAGGCTATGCTCGCTGAAATGTGGGACAGAGAAAGCGGATTGACAAGTAAGGGAGTTGCTTTCCTTAATGAAAGCGCAGCTGTACTTACAGAGAAGTCAACCGATGAACAAATCGAGAAATTCTTCAAGAGAGAAATTAAGGCAAATGTTGATAAGATCGTTGAGACTCTTGTCCTTGGTAAAGAATGCTCTTTCTGCGGTGAACTCAAGAAGAAGATAGAAACTTACACAAAGAAGAAGGTTTCAACCAAGACAGCAAAGCAGTGGATCTTCGATGTGTGCTGCGCGTTCATCGGACAAAAGGTTAAATCAATTAAATTCTAAAAGCAATCGGTAAGTCATGAAGTTTAATAAAGATTCGTTCCTTAATGAAATTGTCGACAAGGTTCAGTCCGCAATCGACAAGAACCTGATTACACAGGAGGATGTGCAGAACAACGACGTTGACCGTCTGCATGGATTCATCCAGTATGAACTTCTGAACTATATAGAGGATAGGAAGTTCGCTATCGATGTGCTTAAGGATTTCAATTTCGATGAGAGAAAAGACTGGAAAGATCTTCAGGCAGAATACGGAGAGTTCCGTTCATTGATGGATATCGCCCTCGTTAACCTTTGGAAATACCTTGAAAGTGAAAAGGCTACAGAGTTCTCATATTACAGCCACGATACAAAGAAAACCGATAACATGCTTGACCTTGTGCATGACAAGGAGGATTTCCAGAATCCAAGAAACGATGAGGACAACAATGGAAAGGATGATGGAATGGAAATCGGTTTCGATGCGGTCAATAATGATTCTAATGATAATTCTGGTGATGTTCCTCCATCACCTCCAGCTGAACCAGAAAGACCACGTAGAAAGATTAGAATATCCCGACCAGAATAATGTTTCTAAAAAATACAAAAAAAGAAAAAAGGCTATCATCAATGTGATAGCCTTTTCTTTTTATAACGCTGGATCAAACGTTCCTCTGTCAAGTATAGAGTCATAGAAAATGACAATCTTATCCATTATCCTTGTTATCTTGACAAACATAACATTCAGATTCCAACCATTCTTTGACCAGGTTTCAAGCTGATCGCAAACATCGGACTCCGTTGAAAATTCCTTGTACGCAAATTTTTTCATGTGCTTTTATTTTAAAGATTTATCAATTCCATTTCATCATCGGAAAAATATTGATCAAGATTGGGGATAACCTTGTTTTCCTTTGAACACCACATAACAACATCATTATAATCAAGTTTTCCACGGGACACTATGCCTATGTCCTTCTTGAATGAATCCCAAAGGAAAACTTCATACCCTTCATGAAGTTTCTCAATAGCATGCTCCCTGCCAGTCTTGTCATCATCAAACAAATAACGTATCATGAAAGGGAAATCCATGTTCTTTCCAGCACCACATAACGCAATTGAGTTCTTTATCAGGAATGAATCCATCGGACCTTCCGTGACCGTGACAGGCTTGTTGCAGTCAATCAGTAATATGTTGAATATCATCGACAACGTATTGATGTCATCTGGAATAACAACATCATCATTCAATATAATCTGATGTAGCTTCTGCAGATTGTATGTCTTGTATTTCGCTGATCCAGATCCAAATGAACGAACCTGCATTCCGAATATTTTACCAGTCTTCGTCAAGTTCAAAACAAACAGCTTGTCATGGGATGACGAATAAAGGAATTTGTCAAAATTGTATTGCTTTCTGGATATAAGGTAATTCCTTCCCTGACATGGGGTGCTGCACTCTTGAAGATTCAAAATGGAACGGAAGTGATCCCTGGAGATCGCATACTTGTCAATCTCATCATCATTGTATATGTAAGACATGTTCGTTTGTTTGACAAATGATGACGAATCTTTTGATGTCGCTATGTAATCAATGATGTCAATGGAAGGATTCTGCCCATAAGTCTTGAGGAACTTCTGCAAAGACATGCATGTGCCACAGTTGAAACATTTGTACAGGTTCTTGAACTTTCCTTCAAGGATGATGTTTCCTCGTTTTTTGTAATTGTTGGAAGCTGAATCACCACAGCAAGGAGCCGCAAAAGATATCCTGTCATGATGAACACGAATCTTCTGCTTCGGCGGATTGTGAGGGAAAACCGTCTGCAGGATGTTGGAAATCAATGGCTGGAGTTCGTTTACGAAATCCTCTTTGGACAAGTTTTCAGACACGTTGCCATGAGGTGATAATATGCTTTTATCTTCCATTAAAATTAATTTTGTTGCAAATATACTACTTATTTTTGATATAGAAAAATTGTTGCTGATGATATTTTGTATTTTAAATAATTTTTGGTGCCATTTATATGGTTATTTTAGATAAATAGTAAAATAGTGGCATTAAAAATAAAACGCGTGAAATTAAGATAAATAATAAAATAAATCGTCACAAAACCAGTGGCATCCAAAAAACTAAAACTATACATCTTGCGATATGACAAGAGATTTCAATAAGCTAATTACAATTCCTGGTGAATTGCATTCCGCTGCAACAGATGGTAGAGTTGCCGCAGCATCAGAGGTGTTCGATTATGATGCAAGTCTTTATCAAAGTGAAATAAACGCCCAAACGAAAGAAACCCTTAAGGAGAATGGGTTGTCTGTTCCATCCTATTACGAGGAATACATGAGAACGATTTCCGATAAGGTTAATTCCGCTTTTTCAGAAATTGGTGGAAACGGTGACGGTGTATGTTTCATTACGGATTCCCATTTAGGATGGGCTGATGCCTCTGGATCAATATCTAACTTCGGTCTTGCAGGTTGCCTTGCCTCGGATATTATGAAAAATACTGGAATCAGTAAATCCGTTTATGGCGGTGACATCATGTATGACTACATGAAATACGATTCAGATGATCAGTATGAGGAAATCAAGAGGGTGAAGGGTTTGTTTGATAAGTTAATGTACAATCCTTTATCTAAGGGTGGCGTATATCTTCAGGCAAAGGGTAGCCATGATTTCTATCTGAAGGCAGAAAGGGATCTTCCTAAGTTTGCTTTGTCTCAGCAAGAGAACAGGAATTTCATCATGCCGAAGCCATCAAAATACGATATTGTATCAAACGATGCTGATCCAGATGGTTGCTATTATTATTACGATGATGATGCTAACAGCAGAAGATATATTGTTATGGATACACATGATGGTGTAGACAGTGATACATATGTTGTTGGAAAAGAACAATTGAAATGGTTAGCAAATGTTGCATTGATGACAAATAAGAAAGGATATAATATTGTAATCGTTTCACATGTTTCCGTGATGGGTGTCACTACTAATATTAAATATGATGATGTCAGAAATGTTATAAAGGCTTTCAATTTTAAAACTTCTTTTAATGGTGTTGATTTTTCGGATTCTTATGGAAATGTAGTTTTGAATATACATGGTAATGAGCATAAGGATGTGCAGGCATATGTTGATGGTGTTCTGTGCATTGGTGTAGCTGCGGATTATAATAGCAATGAGATGCAGAGTTCCCCGCTTTCAAGTTATGCTGCTTATCCTGGAAGAGAATTCACAGAGGATGAAGAAAATGATCTTCTTCAGCTGTTTGATGTTGTTCTTCTTGGCAATGATGTTGTGAAATGCATCAGGGTTGGATCTGGGTTTGATAGAACGTTCCATATGGAAATATTACCAAGTGATGTAGGAAATATATTTAATTTAACAAGTTCCTTATCTGGATCTGTTTCATGGGGTGTATATGATTCAACATATGATGGTATGATTGAAAATACATGTTCTTGTGCGGTTGTTAATGATGGTGTTGTTATTGTTTCAGAAAAAGGTGAATGTACAGTTTACGCAGTAGATTCAGAAGGAAATAAGGAATTTTGGTATATTGGTTTTAAGACATTTTCTTATAAAGGTAAATATTTGACATTTATTCCATCAGAATCAGGTACATTTAAATTCACAGGTACAGGTTCAAACAGTTTGAGTTATTCAACTGATGGTGGTTCAACATGGACAGCTTTAGCAAGCGATACATCAACTAATGAAATAGAAGCTGGTGCAAAAATTATTTGGAAAGGAACATGTACACCTACATCAGCTGGTATAGGCACATTCAAGTCAAGTGGGCAATTTGTTGTTGAAGGAAATGTTATGTCACTTTTGTATGGAGATGATTATGCAGGACAAACTGATTTAACTGGTAAAATTTATGCTTTTGCGAATTTGTTCAATAATTGCGATAAATTAACATCTGCTGCAGAACTTGAACTTCCAGTGACAACTTTGGCAAATTTTTGTTATTCTAATATGTTCTCTGGCTGCACAAGTTTGGTTGAAGCTCCAGAACTTCCAGCAACAACATTGGCAAATTATTGTTATCAATATATGTTCCAAAATTGCACAAGTTTGGAAGTTGCTCCAGAATTACCTGCTATAACATTAGCAACTTATTGTTATTCATATATGTTCTCTGGTTGCACAAGTTTGGTTAACGCTCCAGAACTTCCAGCTACAACTTTGGCATCTGATTGTTATCAATATATGTTCTCTGGTTGCACAAGTTTGGTGAACGCTCCAGAACTTTCAGCAACAACTTTGGCAAATAATTGTTATCAATATATGTTCCAAAATTGTACAAGTTTGGTGAAAGCACCAGAACTTCCAGCTACAACTTTGGCACCTTATTGTTATTATTTTATGTTCTCTGGTTGCACAAGTTTGGTTAACGCTCCATCTATTCTTCCAGCTATAAC